AACAGCTCTGAATTTTGTGAAATGTTTATAATGTTTTTAGAAAGAATTTTTAAAATCTGATAAGCCATTTGAATATTCAAATGTTCTTGTTTTTCTAACTCGTCCACTACAACATAATACATTTCATTAATAATTCCGTCGTACAACATCGCAACCATATTTTTAATTTGATCAGATATTGATCCTTTTGTCATTGTATCTGCATTTTTTATATGCGAATCTTTTTCTAAATCAAATAACCAATATACACTTGCTCCATGTTGTTTTGTCCCCAATGTAGATTGTTTTAAATATTCTAAAATCAAATCATTTCCGTTAGATGTTGATTTACTTAATGATCTAATATCAACAGAATTTTCTAATTTGACACATTGAATAGGAGACATATTTGTAGATATCATGAAACCAACGATGTTTATTATCATATCTTTACTTCCAACACGTAATTGTAAATAATTTTTTTTATTTCTTTGTCTGAAATCGCCGTCAGTGGCAAAACTTACACTTCTCACTACATCTATAGTTTCTTGCATACTTACGCTAAACCCTGCATTTTCAAAATCCTTAAAGTTTACATATGGATATAATTTGTAATGTAACAAATCATTAAAATATTCGTTGTTTTCTACACTTCGTTTTCCTTGATTTAAAAATTTATTAATAATATGAATATCTTCATGATGATTTACTATGATTGCTTTTCGGGATAACAGTGGAACATAAAATTGTTTTTTAATATTTGCTTTTATTTTTTCATCACGTTTTACTTGGTCAGAATAAAGTTCGGTAACACTATCAATTTTGTTAATAATATATCTTATTTTTGTATCTTCCTTTTTTTTTATTTTATTTTGATCAAGAGTTTTATCATATCGTTCAGAATCCTTATGATACAATAAAAAATCATCACAAATTGGTGTTAAAATTCCTGAATTAATTAATAATAATATTTTTTCATCTACCGATTCAGGTGGTTTTAGTAACATTTCTTCATATTGTTTCAAAAATTTCCAAAAATAATTAGATAAATTTTTAACGTCTTGTTTTGATCCAATTAATTTTTCTATAGAACTGTAGTCGACATATTGCTGATTTGGAACTACGATATCAATGAACATATATTCTTCGTCAAGATGTTCACTCATTTCCAAAAGTCTAAAAATTTCTTTCTTTTCATTTGTTTTGTATAATAAAAGAATAATAATAGTTTTGATAATATTGTGACATTGAATACTTTTATTATTTTTGACACCGTCACCATCTAATTTGATGTTTCTACTTACAAAATCTACGCCCAAATTATTTAAAAATGATATGACTTCTTTATAATCAGGTTTTGTTTTAAGAATATCTATTTTTTGTTGGTCTGCAGTCAATAAATTCAACATGTTATGAATCATTGCATTATATTTAATAATCAATTGATTGCTTTCTGAATTGAAAAAGTTGTTAATTTTGAAATTATGTTCTGGTTGATTTTTTGTAAATTCTACAATGTTGTTAATAAATGTGTCAGCTTTTGACTGATAGTTAAAACCAATTGTTAAAAATAAATAACAAAAAATATAACGTTTAATAATTTCAGAAATTGTGTTCATGGCTTCATTACTTTTTACAAGTTCTTTGATTTCTTTTAGATTGATCGTTTCAATATAATTTCTAACTAGATCGTTAATTTCAGATTGATATTTAACAAAGTTTGGTTCTTTGAAAATTTTTATCAAATCTTTGTCCTTTAAAATTATATTTACGTAGAAATCATCAATTACATTGTCAATTAAATCATCAATTTTGTTAATATACATGTATTGTTGTTTTATATTATTAGAATAGATTTAATTTATCTAAAAAACTCGTTTGTTTTATAAAAAAAATATGAGTTTGATAATTATTATGTCTGAGGAAGATTTAAATTGTTATATTACAAAAATGTTTTTTGAGAATACTATCGACGATAAAGAAATTAAAGTTATAAATTTTGAGTCAGAAAATATGACAATGTTCAAAAAAACACAAATTGTTTCGAAAGATCGTCATGATAAAATTATTATATCAAACTCTTTAAAAAAACCAATAGTATCATTTTCAAATAATATAATATATGACAACGGAACTATCGACATTGTGTCGAAATTAAATTGGAAATCTTTTGAAATAATAGAATATAATTTTAATTCGGCGTATGTCATACTTTTTTATCAAAACGAGACATGGTATATTACGTATGATGAAACTATAACAAAATTAAGTAACGTTCAAAATTTGTATTCTCGTGTATTAAATAATTTATTTGCTGAATATAATATTGAGTTAAGTAAATTACAAACAAATGTGTCATATCATTTGATGTTGACACATCCATCGTTATCAAAAGTTACACAACATGATGTAAAATCAATAACACTGTTATGGACATGTGACAACACTATAAACTTAATAGATATTGAAACGCCATTTAATAAAAATTTAAAATATTTTTCGTGCTTGGACGAACTACAAATCTCATTAGAGATAGAATGTAATAATGATATGATGAATAAATCATTATCGTTTGGAGGGTATTTTATAAAAATACCATACTTATTTGGGAACAAACAACAATATATGTGTTGTGTAATAAGATCAAATTTATACAAACATATTTTATCAATATTACCTAAAAATGATAATAAATATATAAGTTATTTAGAATTATATCAAAAAAATGAGTTAAGTGACGTGATTGTATATATACATAAATATCCGAATGACGTGATAAGAAGAATAAATATGGCAATAAGGACATTATCAAAAGAAATATTAAATATTTATCATTTAACAAGAAAGAAACAAAATATTGTTCTTTATACGAATTTGTCCAGGGGATATAAAAAGGTATTATTCGAATTACACAAAATATATGTAACTCAAAAACATTTAGAAATATCATCAAAACAATCAAAAAATGGAGCACAATTAATAGAAAAAAAATCAATATCTGTGGATGTTGTATATGATTATTTAAAATCGATAAATGTGAGTGATTTAATACAAATATTTAAAGATAGAACAGAAATAATAAATGCTCTTGTGGATGAAAATTACAAATTATATAATATATTTAACTTAAATGATATATATATTGTCACACAAATAGAATTAATGTTTAATAAAAATTAACTTAAACAAACATAAATGAAAATAATTATTTCTTCACTTTTTTTGGTTTTGATTCTACTTCTTTAGTAGATTTTGTGTTAGGTTTTGCAGAAACATCATTAATTTTCGCAAGATCTTCTATTAATTTTCCAATATGTTGAAACTTATTTATGCATATATCTATACATTCTAACATTGCATCGATAGGATGTGTTTTTTCTGGTACACTTTCTACATTTAACATAATTAGCCTTATTAAATGATCTGGTTTTACGCAACCAGATCCTAAAATATCGTCGTGAGATTGAAATTCGTAATTCAGCAATTCACCTATTGTGTGATCTTCGTTAGGAATAGAAAATTGTATAATTGGTTCTAATTCTATTTCACCAGTATCCATTTTTTCTTTTAAATCAACTTTGATTTGTTTTAATCTAAAAATCAAATATTTACATGATCTCAAATATAACTCGTACTCTGAAAACTGCCAATTTCCTTCTAATGTTAAAACATATTCTTTTCCTTTTTTTGTTTCAATTTCATCGTAATATCCATTTCTTGCGGCTTTCCAAATTGCATTTAAATCGCCGACTCCTAACACTGATTTAAAATGACATTTAAATTCGTCCTTTGGCCTTAATTTAATCAATAATATTGGATATTTTTGTGAATATGGCGTACTTTGTTCTCCAGAAATATGTATAGTTAAGTCATTTGTTGTTACTGGTATAATGGATGTAGTATTATTTACTACATTTACGTAGTATTCATTTGGTTGTTCATTTTTATGTTTATCTCTTTCTGGATCAGCAAAATTAACTTTATACCAATGTTTTTCGTCTAATTGATATAAATTGGGATCAATTTCTGCTATAGGAACTGTTGATAATTGTAAGCGCATATAATCATTATTAAAAGCAACAGTTGTGTTTGATTCAATATTAATAAGTTCATTTGGAATCGCATATGTAGGAATTCTATTTGCAGCAACACGCCTGATAGCATTGGCCATTTTAATGTTAAAATCTGAACCTGAAAAATTTAATGTTAGCCAACTTGCATTTATTGACTCATCTTTTACATATTTGACATAATTAACTTCTTCGACAGAAATATCGAAAGAATGTTTTTTAAAGGTAATGTTGTCGGACATTATTATTAATTGTATAATATCTTACTATACTTTTAAATCTTTTTAAACATTTAATTTAGATTTCAATTTTTTAAATAGGCACGTACATTTTTACAAATAATTTTTCAAGTCGATTATATAATAAATAAGTCATGTCAATGGGATTTGTATTTTATCATCCAAATAACGCTGGAAGTTTTAATCTGATGAAGTTAATGGAAAATGAAGGGATGTTAAGAATGTTTGAATTAAGATCTGTACAAGGAATGTCTGATGAAAATTTAATATCATATGGTATTTATGCTGTTCCAACTATTGTATTTATAAATAACGGAAATAAAGGAATTTATGAAAAAGAAAAAGCATTTGCTTTTGTAAATAATATGATAGAAAATCGTAGACAAAATATTATGAGACGAACCGAAAATCATCGTAAACTCATTCAGACAAACGGAATGATGAACAATATTAAAGAAGGTTTATTTGAATATAATTCAAATGAATCACAAGGAGTCTCAGATGCATATTCTTATTGGAAGGACGATATAAATCAAGATATAGAAGTTGCACAACCAAAATCATTTTTACAATATGGAAAAGATGCTCAATATGGTATTATGACTCTTCCAGAAAATCCAAATAATAAATTTAAGCTTACTGCCGACATGCAGAGCAAAATGGTGGCAAATATACAACAACAGAGAGGCCAACAAGAAGAACAAATAAAACAAGTTTTAGAACAACAACAAATTGACAAGATTTTGAATTATAATCCAAATAATTAATTAAATTTTAAATTTTATGATAAGTTAAAAAAACAAAGTGTGTTCAATATAAAGAAAAAATAATATAATAAAATATTACTATGTCAGCAATAAAGGCAATTTTAGACGAAGCCAACGTATTAGTAAATACGAAAAAAGTCACAAAAATGGATGTTTACCAAGTAGAACATGAATGTAAGAAACATTTGACAAATATAAATAGCAAGTTACAAATGTGTATTACAATGTTTAACACTGTAATAAGTGATATTTGTACATCAGTTTTAAAAAGTTCCCCAAATGATCCAACTGTTCAAACATATAGTGAAGTTGTGAATGGAATTATTCAAGATTCTCCAGTAGAGCCAATTTCATTATTTATTTTGTATATTTACAAAGATCCATTGTACAGACAAAATATTGCCGAGGGAAATGAATCATTTTTTGTAAACGATGATTATCAAAATATGACTAAAGGAGATAAAAATAAAGTAGCGACGATGTTTCAATTTAAATCATCGTGGAAAAATTTTAATACTCAACAAAAAGATTACATCAAAAATGCAACAAAGATGTTATTAAAAATCGCAGAAACATATATTATTGAAAAAGATGATGGAAATAAAATTGCTGAAGCAATGTCTAAATTGTCAAAAATAACTACTATTTAATATTAATTTTGTTTATGTTGTTATTATTTCAAAAAAAGTTGAAATAATAAAATATCTGAATGTCCTGAATATTTTGATTTTTAAACAAACCGGTAATCTAGAGACATTTTATGGCTACGTCATGTGAAACTCCCAACTCTGCTCTTGTCGTGGTAGATCCACAACGAGACTTTGAACAAGATGGTTCATTGTGTGTATCGGGTGATGCAAATTCTATTTATATTTTGATTAATGCATTACTTGCACTGTTTGAAGTGCAAGTAGCGAGTCAAGATTATCATGGATATGATCACAGTTCGTTTGCAGATTTAAAAAAAGGAGAAGTGCCGTTTGTAACGGTTAAAGACGTTGTTTTACCGGACAACACAGTTTTCAAGCAAAAATGCTGGACTGTTCATTGCGTTAGGGGAACTTCAGGAGTTAGAATGTCAAAATCATTCTCATTTGATCCAACAAAGCTAAGAATTGTACGTAAAGGAACACTTGCTGGCATTGAATCGTATTCTGCGGTTGGTGACAGTACTGAAGAAAAGAAGTTTGAAAGAACTAATTTAATTGAACATTTGCGTGCAAACAACATTGTAAATGTATATGTATGTCGACTTGCTTTTGACTATTGTGTTGGAAGTACAGCATTGGATTTGGCAAAGGCTGGATTTAATGTGTATGTATTGACAGATTGTACTAGATATGTTTTCCAAGCCAACCCAGATGATATCACAAACAAAGTGTTTTCTGAAGACGCATTAACAATGTATACAAAGTTGGTCACACATGGCGTAAACTTTATTACGTCGGCAGAAGTTCCTACCAATGTTACTTCAATTCAAATGGGTGAACAAATTTTGCCACTTGCATGCGATCTTGAAGACATTTAATTTGTTAATTTTTGTTTATAAAAATTGAATATGTTTTAGTTTCAATATGTGTTTGGCATATATGTGTAATTATATCGTATATGGAAAACTACACTACAATTTATAAAATATTGACGTTAGAAGAATGGTCAGAATTTGAAACTATTGGAGAATTTAGGGGAACTTCACTTGATGTTAAAGATGGATATATTCACATGTCAAAAAATATGGATCAAGTAAACAGAGTCAAAAATAAGTATTATAAAGATACAAAAATTGTACTTGTTCATATTGATCCATTATTATTGCCTGCGTCAGATTTCAGATATGAATTAATTTCAAACGGCGATACTTATCCTCATTTGTATAATACTTTATTAACAAAATACATTATAAAATATGAATTATTGTAAAAAAAGTTGAAATCATGAATAAGCTGAATACATTCAAAATTTCGCTATACAGATCATAACACCGGGTAAAAAATGGGACTAACAAAAGATTTACAAAGACAAAATGCTTCTGAAGCTCAAGTTGTAAGTACTGCTGTACAGCCTGTTTCTAGCGGGGGATACAATACACAAAATGTTCCTCAACTTGCTAGTCAACAGCCACCTCCGATGTCGGTTCAGGAAGTACAACACGTCAGGCAAGTTGCTCAACAATCAAGTATGGAAACAAGCTATTTGCAAGCAATATGTTAATCCGGGACATTTACAGAAACCAACTGTTCCGACTGATGGAGTCAATCCAGAAATTTCAGTACTTGTGACCGAAAGAATGTGGAGAATTGTTTGTGTAAGAAATTTATATAATTTTTATACCAATGCGTCATTACAAACTTTAGTGAACAGAGCATGTAAACACGACTGGCGACTTATCCAAACTAGATTTGGAATTCCTACAATCGAAGAAGCAGTTGATATGGCAGTGATGGGTTTATATGATATTGTATTTTTCATCGACGATTCTGGGTCAATGAGTCTTACTGAAGCTTCTGAAGATGGTATGAAGAGATGGGAAACTGCGAGACAGATCGTCGCGAAGATTGCATTTATTGCGACAATGATGGATCCAGATGGAGTACTTGTAAGGGCATTTAACGATCCTAAGCAAGGTAACGGACTTTCTACGGTCCAACTTGTTGATGAGTGGTTTAATGGAGTAAGTCCAAATGGTGGTACTCCATCAGGAAGTGCTTTAAGGGATAATATTATAACTCCTATTGTGAAACCAATGGTTTTGGCAAATGAGCTACAACGGCCAATTCTCATTATTACTGTTACCGATGGCGAACCAAATTCAAGTCCTATTAATGAAAAATTAGAACTTGAAAACGTCTTGACTGAAACAAAACAATTGTTCAGAAATTCTAAGTATGGAGAATTTGGTATCTCATTTTCGTTTGTTCAAGTTGGAGTTAATGAACAGGCTACTGAATTTTTGGGATATCTTGATGAACATCCAGTTGTAGGAAATTTCGTTGATTGTACTTCATCATATGCGATCGAAAAGAAGGAGTGTGAGGAAAAATATAGAAAGCAAGGCTTGGTAGGAAAACAATTTACACAAGCAGAATATGTTATTAAGTTAATGATCGGTTCTATTGATCCTGTATACGACGCAAAGGATGAAAGCGGAGGAAGAAGAGCTCCGACTGCAAGTGGTGGATTTATGGGAGCGGTCAGTAGTGTATTTGGATGGGGGCAACAACCACCTCCTCCAGCTTATGCACAACCAGCTTATGGGCAACCACAAGGATCTGTCCCCATGGCTCAGGCATATCCTATTTCGAACAATCAATATGGCGGATATCACCCATAAATAATATTTAGATTTGTTTATAAAAAAAGTTTTTGAAGTAACACAAAATGTATGTTAATCATGCTTACATGCAATTTTGTCATGATATTCAGGAATATGCCTAAATGCATATTTCCTTTCTTTATACCAATGAATTCCTTTCGCACATCCATTGTTTTCATCACTATCATATTCGGAAGTTACAGTACTATTAATTTTATATGTCAAAGAATTATCATTATAAACACATGAATATGCTTCGCGTTCTGTGTCTGCTACTGAAACTTCTTCATTAAAAAGGGGCAATTGGATATCAAGAACTTCGGCAATGTCACTTCTATGTTTTCTGTAACACATAAAGAACTCTTCGTCAATCGCCATTAAATATTGTGCAGATTCTGGAATTTTTAATTTGACAATTCTAAAATGACCTTCTGCATTTTTGCAAACTTTCCAACCAATCAAAAATGTGGTAAGTTTTTTTTCGCTGAGTTTGTCAACGATTACTTTGCCATCTCGTTCTTTTCTTACAATTTTTCCGTCTATTGTGTGAATTGTTGTTTTTTTATCGTTCATTGATTGCGAAGAAAATTTCCCTCTCCTTCTTAATCCAGTTGTGCTGTCAGTAAAATCACACATTGTAGTGACACTGTGTTTGTAATTTCCACTAAGCATATCATAATGTTCACTTTCAAATGACATCATTTCATTTTTAATCATAAAAACTGTGCTAATTTGTGATGAATTTTGTAGCACAATATTTTTATGATATTGAATATTCATACTATCTGTTTTGTAATTGTATGAAAATTTTTTTTCTTCAGATGAGTTTTCTGCTCGTATATATTGCTTTATTGTCGGAGTCGTTATGACTGCGTTAACAATTACTTTATTATTGTCGCATGTAATAACTTTTCCATTACAGTACACATCATTAAATTTGACGTGAATTATATTGTTCGAGATATATACATGACATTTACATCCTAAACTATTTGGGATAATAAACATTGCAAATTGATGTTTATTGATACAAAGATTAAAATATTCACTTGAAAATACGAGTTCATTTTGACTCTCGAAAATTTTTGATGAAACAAACGAATTCAACAAAATGCTATGTGAAATATTTAAATTACATTTTATTGGTAATTCTTGTAATATTGTCGAAAGAGCTTCAAAAAGTAAATATGATGGAGTGAAACTTGGCAAAGACGGAGATTTTGTTTGTATAAATGTAGTGTCACGTAATTCTAGTCCTGATAATTTAAAAAAGTTTTTCATAGATTGTGTGAACATCATCTTTTGTTTATGTAAACCGTAGTTAACATCACTGAAATTTGTAACAGGGACAAACTCATTTAATTTTACGGGCTCGTGATAATCTTGTTCTGATCTCGCAGGAAATATACACAACATATGTGATATATGTGATATATGTGTTGTATAAAACTCATAAGAAAATACAATTAATATATAAATTCAATTTTTCTGTTAATGATAAAAATTTGAATAACAAAAATAAATAAAAAATACAAGCATATACATAATTGATTATTATTGATATGAAAAAATCAAATCAAATGAAACAAAACATAACAAGTCATATTTTTAATACTATTAGTATGGCTTCCATATATATATTCTGTATTTTACTGGGATTATGTATTGTGGCAATGATTGTCGCAAAGCTAATGTATAATTTTTATATAAATATGTTGATTATGTTGTATGTGTTTTCATTAAAAGGTTGGAAAAATACAACAAATATCTTTACTATCAACGAAAAATATAATTCATTATGTTCGTTAAATTTTTTTGAGGAAACTTATAATTCACATGTTAATTATTACGATTTAGATATAGTTACAGATAAACATAATATTACTGCATATTGTATAAATGAAAGAGTCGTTAATTTGATAAAAAATAATACTAGAATAAGCGAATTATGGTGTGCACATTCGTATATATTTGAACAATGTATTTACGAAAAAAATATTATGGACATGATTGGATTTCTTGTTGTGGTGTCAACTATTACATTATATTTTATAATAATTTTATGGTTAATAATCAGGGCATGTACTAATAATCAAGACAAAATAAAATAGAACCATATTTTGTTTTTTCGATAAAAGTTGTTCTTGTCCCGAAATCATAAGTTGAAATGATCCATTGATTACCATTTGGAAACCATTTTAAAAATTTTCCATGTAATGATCCTTTAACATAAAAACATGATATCCATAATTTTCCATTTTCGTGCCAAGAATTAAATTTTCCATTAAGAACTCCATTTTCATAGTCACAAAAAATACTTTTTGAATTTAATATTATTTTGAAAGGAGAAAAATATGATCTATGATATATAATGTACTCACCATGTAAAATTCCATTTTTGTATGTGATTTGTTTCTTTTTATCACAATTGTCATAAAATTCATAAAATGTTCCTTCCAACTCACATTTATCATTATAAGTGCAAATTATGTGATTTATTCCGTTACTATACCAAGTTCTAAAAACGCCAGAAAACTTTTTATTGATTAAATCATAATAAAATGCACATTTTATTGATTTGAAATATTTAATTTTTAAAATATTTATTGTTCCTATTATTTCTCCTGTTGTGAGTGATCCTATTGTTTTAAATATATTTGTGGAGTCAAGTTTACTTATTATTAATATAATTTTGAAAATGTCGCCAAAATATGTTGCAGTTCTTTTATATATTATATTATTTCTATTTTCATTTGTTTTAGTTTTTGGCAATTTTTCTAAAAATATTAAATGTTCATTGTAAGACATATAGATGGCATTATTATCGTCTATATATGGTTTGTACAATGTGTAAATATTATGTAATTCAGATTCATAAAAAATCATCTCATTAGAAAAATTTATTAATAAAAGTACCAATATTGTATTACAATTCATAATGTTGTTCAATTTTTATAACTTAATACAATAAACTTGAGCAACGAATGCGTTTGATACTTAAAGATATTTATATATAAATAAATTATTCTAAGATGGAAAACTCTGAAACACGAGAAAAAATGACTCAAAAAAATTTTAACATTTTGATAAACAACAAACATTTTGTAACATCATTAATAGAAATTTTAACTATGTTATCAAATAAATCTAAAGAATTAAATATAGAAGAACTTGATTTAAACCAAAAACACAACGTGATTTGCTATAAAGATCATGTGAGATTAAGAAAATCATGCGCGGCATTAATTCATAATTTTACGTCACCAAATCCAGAAAGTGGATTTACTGAAGGACCGCTTATTAAGAAAGTATATAAAACTTTGACCCAAAATATGGATCATTTTTTTCCTGAATCAAATTTAGACTTATTTTATTTACAAAATGCAAATGGTGCAGTGATAACAATTATTCCTTCGATTGATATTGGGTTGGTAGCAAGACGCATGACAGAGGAAGAATTAAAGGGATTATGGGGCTATTTGTACATGTTATATATTTCTGCAGTAGGAATGATTTTGGAAGCAAATGAACATAAGAAAGAAGGAAAAGTATGGGAGATTTTACCTGCAATGAGAGAACGTGTTACGAAATTAGGACTAATGAAAGATGGAAAAATATTTAACCCATTTATTGGATTGCAAGGAGAATCTGGAAATTATGACGTAGAAACAATGTTTTCTAACGTTGATAAAACAACTCCTTCAGGTCCAAGTATGGAAGATATGATGAAATTAACTGGCGTTGATAAATTAATAGATGTTAGTCAGTTAAAAGATCAATTAAATAATGTTAAACAAGAAGATATTAGCGAAGCAACAAAAAATATAACAAAATTATTAGGAGCAGAAAGTGACCAAGATGTGAATGATGTATGTTCTACTTTAGTAGAAGGTATAGTGACAGAATTAAGAGCAAATCCAGATGCTGGGATAAAGAATTTGTTTGAGATAACGGGAAAAATTACAGAAACTATGGGAAACAAGTTGGACAAGGGAAAGATGGCAAAAACTGCGACACAATTATTTAACTTTTTACAAAATGGAGAATCAAATTTGAGGAAAATGACAGACGAACAAGGAAATCCAATCGGAGAAAAGATCATGAAATCATTGGAAGTTCCGTTAAAATTTGCACAAAGCTTTCAACCTGGACAAACTCCAAATCTTGCACAATGTCAAAGTATGATGGCACAAGTTAACGAAACTGTTTCGCAAATTAGAAAAGAAACCGAAAAGGGGGCAACAAAATAATAATTTTTCTGAAGAGAACGTAATATTTATGCAGAAATATCAAATATGATAGGTATTTTATCAAGAATATTTGTCAGATTTGTTGTTTAATAAGACACTCATAAAAATAGAAAATAAAATTAAGAAAAAAAATAAGATATTATAAAAATTTATTTGATTTTGATTGTTACATTATTTTCTCATATAACAATATATACTCATGTCTGAACAAAGTTTTAATCAATCAATGAAACCATTTTGCGGAAATAGCAATGCCAGTGGCATGTTTCTAGAAGCAAATTATCCGGGTGGGGTTTACACTGCAAGTTTGAACGATGCAACAAATCCAGAAATAGCAGGTAATATCGTAGAAGGTATAATGTTAGTAAAAAATTATCGTCCAAATGCACGAGTAAATGGAATGAATGATGATGACATTCATAACCAATATGTTGATTTTGTCGTAAGAACTGCATTGTTTCACAGAGAATTAGATATGCCAACAACATTAGGATCAAACTTGGCTGGATTAAAATCTGCATTTGAAATGGCTACAAATGAAATGTTAAATAGACGTGCATTAAGTGTAGGAGACGTCGCTACCAAAAAAGTTGCTACAAGTAAGGGACCAGCTGTACAAGTAGCAAATTACTTGGACCCGAACGCCAGTTATTTGGATTATATTAACACTTCAATTGTATTACTTGATCCATCTGTACCTGCCGATTATTTAGCAGGAAAATGCACGAGTGTGGCAGGTGTCGTAGCAAATCCAGCACTTTCCGGTGATATGTGTACAGCTACATGGTACGCCCCATCATCTGGATCAGCTGGATCTGTACATATTAATAATTTTCTTAAGGCAAATGGAGCTGGCGTAGCGAACTTTGATGCACTTATTAATGCATTTGATCAACAAATTCATACAGTTCTAAAAGATTATCAACAATTATTGATACAAGAATTGAACTTAAATGATCCTTCACTTGATCCAAATAATGTACAATCGATTAAAAATCTTGCACGTAGAGCATCAGCTAAAAGAGATATTTTACTAACAAGATTATCGGAAGCTGTATATTCCGTGGCAAAACCAGCGATGAATGCAGTAGCACTTCCAAATTTTACTACACTCGATAAAAATCATTATGCAAAACAATTTTTTGAAGATGTAGTAAGAAATTGGCCATTTCTAAATACTCATGCAAGAGATTTTTATAGAGCGCACATCAGAGTATATAGAAAAATTGGATCTTCAATTGGAGTATCATCTGTAAATTCCGGGTGGGAAGATATCACAGCAAAACTTGACGATGATTTAGATTTTGTTAAAAATTTGCCATTGAACGAACTAAGAATTAATTTGATGAAAGAACGACCGGGAGCAGATAAAGTATTATTTGGAGCAACCTTGCCATATATTCCTACAAACAGAATTAAAAAATTGTGGTATACAAGCATGTCGGGGGCTGGAGTAGGAACAATAGTTTCGTCAATTAGTGCTCCAGAATCTGATGCTATTAGAAATATTTATAATAGTGTTTATACTGGCGTCAGTGTTGTGGTAGGAGGACAAACCATGACGTTGCCAACACATTATTCAAATGTTATGTCACAAACTGCAGATTTTGATGTTAATGATGCATGGGTGGTTAAAAATTTAATTGCTTCTCGTAAGGCAACTCCAGCAAAACAAACAAGTTCATTTACTAATGAAACATTATTGGTTGAAGATATGGTTACAAAAATTACTTATTATAGAGATGACAACGGAAATTATTACAGAATTGGAGCAGACGGAACCAAAATTCCATATCATCAAGACAATATCAGGGATGATAATTGTGCAGGATCAGTTTTGAAGGGTAACCCAACACAATGTGCAAAATTTGTCAGAGATTGCATTTTGAGCGGAGATAATAATGCATTATCAGGATGTTTAGCAAATTTGTCAGATCAAAGTATGTTTAAGGTAGCACACAGCGAATTAGTCGATATGGATCCAGATATCGCGGTTCAAATTTTGAGAACATTTAAATTTAATACAAATATTAAAAATTTACCAAATGGATCAGTTTATATTGAATCTCAATCTTTCGACACATGGAAGGAAACAGTTTTATCTAACCCACAAATAATTGCACCACATGTTAGAGAAGCAATAGAAGGAAATCCAAGATTATGTGATTACTTAAAAGGAGTAATTGCATTTGTTAACCAAAATGCGGCTATATTAAACCCAGGATGGAAAGGTGATAAACCAGCTCAAGAACAAGTTGATGATCCATATATTAGGGCATTAAAGAGAACTCAATGGGTAAATCCACGACCAGAAGATATGAAATATTCCGACAGTCGAATGTTGTTGCAAGCATTTAACACTCCAATGTTAGCAATTACATCTCCAGGAAGATTAATCAATCCTTTTGCAAACACTGTTATTGGAAGTGGTGCAATGTTTGTTAGCCCAAGATTGATGTCAGGTGGAGGAAATTCATATGAAGATTCATTAGCACGAAAGATCAACGCAAATGGAAGAGTCAGCGAAACAATGGAATTAATTTTTGCTGATGTCCATGATGATTTACGTAAGGCAGGCTATGTATTAACACAATCTGATCATCATAAATTGGAAAATTCTTTTAAGGAACTTGCAAAGACAGAAACCAGATTGTCAGAATTACACGGAATGTTAAGAACATTGACAGATTTAAATTCTTTGTTCAAGGCATCTGGATGTGTTTCACATGAACATGTTGGAAATGTTTCTATTGAAAATTTGAGAAATAGAAAAGACACATTGGCATACTTAAGTCAAAATATTAATGATATTCAAAATTGCATTAATAACAACATCACAAGTCAAAATTCTAAATGCACTGAATTAGCTAAATATTATTCAGCATTAGTAGATGCTTCTGTTGGAAGATCTACATCAGATGTTATTAGAGTCGGTGATTTATAAACAAAATAAAAACTAATTTAAGGATATGCATTTTTTAATAGAACTTGATTTTCTTCTAAACTGAATTCATTTCTGATTGGCTCCAAAAAATCAGAAAAAAATCGTCCGATTGAATTTTGCAAATCTTTTGGATGAATTCCACCATTTGACGATCCAAGTGCCACTTGTTGTTCTAATTCGTCAAACGTGGAAAAAGTTATATTTCCTCCATTTTCTTCACTTCTAACAAGATTAAATTTCCCTTCTATTGGAAAAATAAATATTTTAATTAAATATAACGCACTATTGTCAGTAAGATCGCCGTCCGCACAAAATATTTTACTTGACAATTCCATTATTCTTTCAGGTGTATCTAACATATCTATTTTTCCATTTGCATCACTTGCGCTCATTTTTTCTAATTCTTCTTCACCATCTGCATTTTTTTTTGCTTTACCCTTTTTCTTTTTTGATAAGCTAATAATTGGGTTCATCAAATGAGTAAATTTTCTCTCAACATCAATTTTCGGTAAATAATCACGAGAATATGCAAAAATTTTTCTCTGATCAATTCCACCCAACTCTGCATCAGCATTTAAATATTTCTCATCTAGTGCTTGTAACATAGGGTAAAGTAAACTTGATACAAATGGATCATCATCCTGTTTCACTACTTCTGCTCCTGCTTTTTGTGCTTGTTTTGAGCGAGTAACAGTTGTTAGTTTAAAAAATTCGAACATAACTTCTGGAGTAAGCTGATAATCCATTCCTCTAACAAATTTTACTTTAGATAAATCTACTCCCAAACGATTAAGAATTGCAGTAATCATTCGTTGATAATATTCTGTTCTAAATCCAACTTGTTCTCGTGTAGATTTTAAGTTATCTAGAAGTGCATGTAAATCTGCTAAAAGAATTGTCATATTACATCCTGCATTAATACAGTCACGTATTTTTAGCAATGGAACTATATATCCTATATGTACACGCCCTGTAGGAGCTGTGCCCCAATACACCTCTGGATCTCTCACATCTAATAAGGAACGTAAATTATGCCCACCTATAACTTCCTGCAAACCACGAGTAATTAAGTCATATTTTTCGTCAGAATTCATTGTTCAAATAAATATATGTCAAGTAATAAATAACATATATACAAATAGTTAAGAAATTCAATTTTTAAAAAATAGTGTGATTTGATACAATTCCAGATTCCAAAATAATATTATTTTCTACCATAATTTCTAAAACAAATGAATGATCAACTCCATTAAAATCATATAAAGATCCATCCGGAGCAAAAAAATGTATTGTTAGTTTATCTATATCTATTGGGTCGTATGTGTTGGAAGCCGTTTGAACAAACGTATCGTATAAAATTTTTCCAGGTAGACCTGCCAAATTTATTTTTGCGAAATACTTTGGGACAAAGTTTGTTCCTAAATTTATAGTAGCATTCAATTCATTTACAGACATAAGTATATAATCGTATCCGCTTAATTTTATGTTATTACTTGTTAATAAACTTTTATTTCCAGATTTATTGTATACATAATTACTTCCTGTGATTACGTCTGTCACTACAACTTCATCGTCGTATGCATCAGAATTATTTAATGTGTCACCAAATTTAGTAATTGATGTATCATCACCAACATTTCTAAATCCCAATAGTGTTCCAAATGTGTCAGACGAGTTAAATAACAATCTAAAATTATTTGGAACATACGCGCGCGCGGCAAAACCTCCTCCGGTTTCTGAACGTGTTCCATAGTATAAGTTAAAATTGTCGATACTAATGGTATAAGTGTCTGTTGATGCAACTCCGGTAACTATATGAGTTGTATTTAACACGGTGTCTGGGATACCCTTATGTGTAATAAATCCAGAGAAAAGTACACTATCTCCAACTTTTAATCCATGTGAAGTTTGTTGTATTGTAAGACTGTATGATGAACTTCCCTGTCCAGTGTCTAAAATCGGGGGATCTATACCTATAATTGGCTGGCTAAGTTTTGCTTCTTTATAGCTTTTAAATGTAACTATGTTTGTATCAGTATCTATTGTAACATTCATAAAATTTGCATTTGTGTAGTTTGTTGTAGTTGTTGATGCGGTTATGTATTTTCTTTGTACAGTATAAACTTTTTGTTCTATTGCTGTTTTTAAGGTATCTGGAGAATAATTTCCGGCATCTAATGCTATTTGGTATGTCACATCACCATCATCTTGATTTTGCCAATATAACATATTATTGTTATTTCCTGGTGTATTTCTAATAATTTTTGATGTATTTGGAAAAGTAGTACTCACTAGTTTTACCGAAATTACATTATGAAGTGCCCTAGGTAGGTTTACAATATAGGAATTTGGATCATTGTATCCATAAATCAAATTAGTAATTTTTGATATATAAACCTCGTCACCACCAAATGAAGCTTGCACATTTGTCCCGTTTATGTTGTCAGTGTAATATGCGACGTTATTAATTTTTGTTACTATTGTGTCACTTGTGGTAGAAAAAACTTCATGGTAGCCAAATGTATGTGACGCATCAGTAGGAAACTCTGCATTGAGCTGATTTAATGGAATTCCACCGTAATGGTTAAATTGTAATGTGAGTGTATAAGGTGTAATAGGTGGCGCGTCGGAGTATGCGGTGTTTAGCAATATATAAAACCCATTTATTCTTACTTGTTGTGGATTTGAATTGTCAGGAATATTTACTGGATTTGTGGCAAGTCCCTTTGGATCAGGATTAATGAAATATACTTGATGAGTTCCATTTAAAAAATTTATAGGTATATTTCCTACAGATGGGACTCCTAACGGACTTGTAGTAAACCCACTAATTTTAACTTTTAAATCAGATGTATCATATGCCTTGAGTGTAGAATAATTTATTCCTGTACCCACTTTGAAATGTGGATCAAATGTCACTACGTTCGAGCCATCTGGTGTTATAATACGATAAATACATGAAAATGACACTGATGTAGATCCTGGAGTAAATGTAACAGCGCTAATACTAGCATTATTTATGTCTGTATATATGGTGTTTATTGATATAGGATTATTAGTTATTCCTCCTAATGAAAAGCGATCACCTTTTAAAAAATTGTGATTTGGACATTTAATTTCTAACAAATTTGAAGTTGATTTGCCAAATTTACCTATTCCTACTTGGGTTGTTAAAGAATTGAACGATAATGGATCAGTTGGCAATGTTATTTCTTTGTCATATGAAACTATTGGATTGACATTTCGTTTTGAGCTATCAATATTTATTTGAAATGTATTTAATCTATACTTAAAATTTTCATTTAGTAATCCTCGCTTGTTTAAATTATCATAATTTGGGTTATATTTATGATATTTGTCAAAACTTGTATCATTTACACCCAAGTCTACTTCTTGATTGTTAAATCCATATAACGTACTTTGAATTGGGTCACTATGAGAAGTACGTTTAATCCCAGTCGGGATTTTTCCTAATTCTGCTTGTTTTTGTTGTGTTAAAATATTTTTTTGCCTATCGATATAACTAGGATCAAAATCTTTTGTATTTGTACTTCCTATATAAGAATTATAAGTTCTTTGCGTATTTGCATTACTATAATCTGCAGAAGAATAACTCATTTGTTATGTCTGTATATCTTAAGTTTGTTTAAATATATTTTATTTCAAAAAATTGAATAAACTTGACGTAATTTTAACTATGGACAATAATATCATTTTAAATATGTCGACTACAAAAGCATTTAGACAACAAATTGCGGAAGAAAATGAACAATTGGTACACAATAATACTTTTAAAAATAAGACCAGTTCACAAAAGTTTAATTTATCAACAACGATAAATAAAGCGTATTTAAACGACCAAGGAAAAATAATGATATTTAGCGGTTATACGGACTGTGCAATAGAATATTTTTCAAGGCTAAATAAAAAAGTTTGTGCATTAAATTTTGCAAATGCAACGACTCCAGGGGGTGGATATATGAGAGGCGCACTTGCACAAGAAGAGGAATTATGTAGACAGTATCCGACATTACATGTAGCTTTACATAATATGAAATATAAATATGATCAATATCCATTAAAATTTGGCGAATTAATATATACGAAAAATGTACAACGAAATAGAAAAAATTACAAAAATAATTACAACATCATTGATCAACCAACTTTGTCATGTGATTTTATTACATGTGCATGTCCAAATCTAAACCGACGATTATTTATAGAAATATTACCTAAAGAGCAAGAACATATTACGAAATCTATAGACTTGATGTTTAAGGTGGGCATAAATAACGACGTTAGAATTTTAATTTTAGGAGCGTGGGGTTGTGGAGCATTTTCTCCTGTTGATAACGTTAGTCCTTTGTTCACATACACAAATTTTATAGCAAACGAATTTAAAAAAATCTCTCAATTATACTTGAAGTGTTTTGATATAATTGTTTTTGCTGTTCCAACCGATGACAATGGAAATGTATTTATGAAAGTATTTAAAAATTGATGTTTTTTATCATTTGAAATATTTGTTTAAAAAATTGATGTTTTTTATCATTTGAAATATTTGTTTAAAAAATTGATGTTTTTTTATCATTTGAAATATTTGTTTAAAAAATTGAATATTATATTAATTTGTAAGCACATACATAAATATATTTATTTATCGTCATCAATTTAGACATGCTAAAAAAAATTCTTAATGACTTGACATCGGTTACTAAATTTGTTCATGACACAATACATGGAAACATTGGTCTGTCATTTATGGCGTTGTGTATTATTGACACAGCAATATTTCAAAGATTGTCCGGCTTAAAACAATTAGGTCCGTGCAGATATATTTATCAAACAGCTGTTCATACTCGATATGAACATTCAATAGGTACGTATTATTTGGCAGGAGAATTGATATCAACAATTGCAAATTTAGACAATCAGCAAGAAATAGATGAATATTTGAGAGAAATACCAGAATTACAAGATTACTTTACCAGGGCAGAAATAACAGAAAATTTGTTAACTCCGTATGTAAGGGAACTTGTTAAAATTGCCGGTCTGTGTCATGATATTGGACATGCATCATTTTCACATTTATATGATGATGTGTTTTTACCAAAAGTCGATTTTTCTAACAATCCGAATAAATCTCATGAACATAGATCAAACTTGCTAATAGATAAAATAATAAGGGAACATGATATATTGCGTACATACATAACAGAATCCGATATAGCATTTATTAAAGCCTTAATAAATCCTTCTAAAGAGCAAAGAGGATTTATTTTTCAGATTATATCAAATAATGTAAATGGGTTGGACGTTGATAAATATGATTACTTGCAACGTGATATTAAAACTGTGGATTTTCCAGCAAAAGTCGATACCACCATGTTAACAAAATATGTAAAAGTGGCAAATAACAATATTATATATCCAATACACGCATTTGATGATATTGAAAATTTATTTCGAACTCGCCATAAAATGTACAAAAAAGTGTATTTACATCCCAATGTTACATCTGTAGAATATTTAATTACTGAAATTATGATAGAACTAAATAAAATAATGGAATTATCATCAAGTATTAACGATATGGACAAGTTTATTACGTTGAACGATAACACTATAATTGAATGTGTAAACGTAATAGAAAAGTTACATGTAAATCTAACAGAGGATCAAATTATGTCATACAATAAAATAAAAGAATTAAAACGGAGACTTGATACACGAGATTTTTATCATCTTTTGTGTTCAATAACTACAAAAGAAAAATTAAATACAAGTTTAATTTTAGAATCTTTAAATTTAACTGATTTTGTGATATTTGCAAACCACAAAATTGGGTTTTTAAGTGGAAATAAACCAAATCCATTTGAACACATTTATTTTTTTGATCCTAGTGAATCACCTTTGACAATTGGAACATTATCAAACAAAGGAATAGATATACCAGTTTTGGCTTCAACAGGAACACATCAAGAATTTGTGACAAATTTTTATTTTAATGGGTCAAAGGATTCACATTTAATTCCAGAATTGGAAGAAAAATTAAAATCTGTATTGATATCTACATAACAAAATAAAGTTTTCAAAATTAATATTATAAAAATGAGTTATCCGGAATTTGAAATAAAATTAAATATATCAAAAATATTCTCAACGTGATGCAATAAAAATTGAAAAATTTTATCCAACAAATTGTTTTTATTGTATAAAATAATCATAATATATATATCATAATATGGCCAATAACGAGTTATATCAGTTCGGAGCTATGAATGAGTTAAATGTAGGCGGTTACATGATGATTAAAAATTATCCATGTAAAATAACGGAGAAAAGTGTGTCAAAAACTGGAAAACATGGATCATCCAAAGCACATGTCGTGGGAAAAGATATTTTTACCGACAAAAAATATGAAGAAATTTTTGGAAGTTCTGAAAAAGTGCAAGTTCCTGTTATTAATCGAGTGACATATATAGTACAGTTTGTGGAAGAGAATCAAGAAAACACGGGTTTATTAAATGTTTATGTCATGGAAGAAGAGCAAGCAAGACTTTTGCCAATACAAGTAAATAAAAATAATGAAGCTGACATGGAGACAATTACAAAAATAAATGAATTATTAGAAAATGAATCTGACGGGGATTGTGTAATTAGTGTAATTCAAGCGATGAATAAAGAAAGAATTACACAATGTACAAAATCAAAAAAGTAATTATTATAAATTTTGATATAAATGAGGGTACCAAATTTTATCAAACGGGTGTGCATTATCAGGATCTACATCTCCCTCGTGTGGGAATCTTTTGTTTATGGGTAAAAGAGGCATTGGCCAAGTACCAAAATTTATTTTACAGTATTCTTCATATTTGTTAGGAACGTAAATATTAAACCCTTCGAATTCTATTTCTCTTAGTGGAAAAATTACTTCATAATGATATATTTCTTCATATCTATTTTTTTCAAGTCTTTTGTAATACACAAATTCTCCTTGATAATCCCACAAAAATATATCAATTTGTAAACCATGATGCGAGTCTTCAGGAGTATAATTTAAATAATGTGAATATAAATGACGAATTTTACAACAATCGTTAATACTATATCTTTTATCTCTTTTTTTATCTTGTAAGAACATTGTTGAAGGTAATTCGTGCGAAACAGATCTAAATTTTATATATTCGTCTCTCATCATCGAAACATCAATATCACCATCAAAAGGAACCCATCCCCCAACTTTTTCACCATTATCTAAAATTTTATCCTTTCTTATAGCCCCAATTAATGCCCCACCTATCGTACAATACTTGATATTGTGCTTTCTACAAATTGAATCAAATTGTTTAAACATTTCCGTCATTATCATTTGAGCTTTTCTTAAATTTTCAAGTTTTTTTCCGCATAAAGATGGATGTAATTCCATAAGTTTTTATATATTATATCTTATTAAAATTCTATTTATTATGTCTGTCGTAGAGATTCCTTCTGTATAGGTTATCGGAAAAAATTTACCAATTTGTTTGGGATAATTATCATTTGGATCACACGATGATTCATGATGAGCATAATAATCAATATTATATTTATTCATAAATTCTTCTGTTATTATCCACGGTGCTTCATCAATAATCTCATCGACATATTTATTGTATTTTACACATTTAACACGTTCGTCATATGTCATAATTGGAAGTTTTTTATGTTTTATACAATCTTCATCACTGGCAACACCTACAATTAAATAACAGTCAGAAAAATGTTCTTTTATTTGTTCGAAAACTCTTCCATGTCCATAATGACATAGATCAAAAACTCCATCAGTATAAATTATTAACTTTTTCATATAAATATTATTTTATAATAATTGTTCATTTATTTTTTTTTATTTCTACATATGTAAAATCTGGAGCCGGCTCGATACAATCACAATGGTCTTGCTGTTCTTCTTTCACGTCAGTGTTTCCATAATTCCAGAACATTCCATACGCGGCGTGTTTAAGTGATCTTCTTATTGCAGTTCCAGATTGTTTCATAAATTCTTTATCATTAACAATTTTTAATAGGAAATCATTTATTATTTTATTTGTTTCATCTGATTGCGCTAGCCCATCTGCTACATTTTCAATTAATGATCTAATTTTTTCTTTTATTTCCTGACTATCACATGTAACTTGAACTATCCTTATTATTTGATCACGTACATTATTATTAAACCATTCTTGTTCCACAGTATTTTCTAAATGTTGTTTTAAAAGTTTTTCTATTGCTAACCTTGTTCTTTCCGATGTAGTTGTTGATTCTAATTGGGTTTGAATTACTTCTGTTATACATTTTATAATGTGTTCATCAACAGATAAAATTTTTGCGTTTTCAATCGCCATTTTTCTTAAATTTGAACTTAATTCATTATCTTCTATTAGCCTATCTAATTGATTTCGTAACATTTGATTTGTTTTATCTCTTAATTCTTCATCTGCCAACAAAGTCAAAAGTTGTTGCTTTAAAACCCCTTTTATCATAATTGTCACATAACTAGTAAACATCATAAATGCTTTGAGAAGTATATGTAAAAAATTTATTATGTAATCAGCTATTTCTCGATTATAAATACATGCTAAAAATTGTATTGATATTTGTATGACAAACATAATTACTGCAAACACGTTCATGTTTCACTATATAATCGAAGTTAGAATTTATAATTTTAAATTATGAACAAAATTGTCAATTTTTATAATGGAAATATAATAAAAATTGAAATTTTGATGTTTGATAACTACTTTTTATATGACTTTTTATATGCCCGAAAATGTTCTCTAAAAGAATTATTTTAAAAACATCGCCACCCGCCAGAAAATTCTGGAGTTGTTCAGATGAAGTTATGAACGTTAAAGTAAGGAGTGTTGGAAAATACGGATATATTTTTTCTCATGACAATGCTTTAGTTTCAATGTCATCGTTTATGACTAATGATGACATGTCATCCAGTACACAAAATGTATTTAATGTATCATTAACTAAACACAATATAAACCCACATATTTTTAAAGATGCAATGCAAAATAACAAAATATTACAAATACGAGTTCAACAACATGTATTTGGATTGCCGACTGATGGTAATATATTTGATCCTTATTATGTTGTCGAAGAAATTAAACGTTAATACAAATCATATTACATTTTTTTTATTATAAATTTTTATTTAAAACACAATATAAAAAAATTGAAAATTAAAATAAATACTTAAAAACCCATATTTAATGGACAGAATCATATATTTAGATTATGTCAGGAAAATCAACGAAGCCAAAAGCAAGTTTAACAACAGAATCTAAACCAAAAGCAAAATCAAAAACAAAATCTATTGAAGAAAGATTTCAAAAAAAATCTCAAAGAGAACATGTTTTGATCAGACCCGATATGTATATTGGGAGTATTGCTCCAGAAAGCGGAGAAATGTGGGTTTATGATAAAGATGTAAATTTAATTGTTAAAAAGAAAATAACATATGTTCCTGGATTTTATAAGATTATTGATGAATTGATTGTTAATGCACATGACCATTTTGTAAGAGGAGAATTATGTACATGGATTAAAATGTATTTTAATCAAGAAGATGGTTCAATTACAATTTGGAACAACGGAAATGGTATTCCAGTTGAATTTCATAAAGATGAAAACATGTATGTACCAGAATTGATTTTTGGTCATTTGTTAGCGGGAGAAAACTTTGATGATAATGAAGAAAAAATAACAGGTGGGAGGAACGGAATAGGTGCAAAATGTCTTTCACATAACACATTAATACCGTTGTTTGATGGATCTATAAAAAAAGCGGGTGATATATTGTCAACCGATAAACTTATTGGAGATGATGGAACTATTAGAAATATTAAAAATATTATAAAAGGATCAGGGAAAATGTATGAAATAATACAATCAAGTGGTGAAAAATATGAAGTTAATGATCAACATACTTTAACACTTCATATGCCTGATCATAAAGTTATATTTTGGAATGATACTGCGTGTGCATGGACAATGTTATGGTGGAATAATAAAGATAGGTGTATAAATTCTAAAAAAATAAAAATAGGTAAAAACCCATGTACTTGCCCAGAATGTAAAATAGAATTAAACAGTGATATTAACAGACATTACAGAAGACAACATCCTGATAAAAAACCACCTAAAACCAGAAAATTACCAAATAAGTGTGCTCCTGGTACTGATGAAGTAAAACAAGGAAAATTATTAATGGAAGAATTTTCGAAAACCATTCCAGATGACAATATAATAGATATGCCAGTACAAGAATTTTTAAAATTAAATAATACTACAAAGTTGAGATTAGCAGGAATTAGAGGTGAGTGTGTAAAATGGGAACATAAAGATGTTGCTTTAGATCCATATGTACTGGGTATGTGGTTAGGTGATGGTATTCAAACAGGATATGCACATGTATGCAATGGAAAAAGTGATCCAGAAATAATAGAATATTTAACAGAATGGGGCATAAAAAATGACGCAAAATTGACACAATCCAATTGCGATGAATATATTTACCACTATTCTTCCGTAACACATTATGGAAAAAAAGGTTACGCTCCATTAAAAAAATTATTAGAACAATACGATTTGATTAAAAATAAGCACATTCCGCCAGACTATATTGTAAACGATCGCGATACAAGATTAAAAGTGTTGGCAGGATTTATAGATACAGATGGAACAGTTCAACGTGCCGGAACTAGAATTATGATATGTCAGGGATTACATCATGAAAGGTTGATAAAAGATATGACGTTTTTAGCCAGATCTCTTGGATTTTATTGTTCTCTTACAAAAAAGAAAACTTCGTGGGAATGGAACGGAATTAAAAAGCATGGAAAATGTTATTGTCTTAATATATCGGGCTTAGTTGAAGATATACCAACTATATTACCTAGAAAAGAATGTCACAACATTAAGAAGCAATCATTTTTAACTACTGGACAAATTAAAATAAAAGAAATTCCAAATGGAAAATATGTTGGCATCGAAATAGATGGAAATAATAGATTCGTTATTAATGATTTTACGGTTACTCACAATTGTTCCAATATTTACGGATCTAAATTTATTGTAGAAACTGTAGATGCAAAATCTAAAAAGAAGTATGTTCAAGAGTGGCGCAATAATATGTCCGAAAGATCAGATCCTGTTATCACTGATATGAAAAAGGGGGAAGAACCATATACAAAAATTACATGTTACCCTGATTACAAGAGATTTAGTATGCAAGGACTTGACGATGATCATATGTCATTATTAATGAAACGTGCATACGATATTAGCGGATGTATAGGAGAAAAAGTTAAAGTATATTTAAATGATGAACTAATTAAAACTAAAAAATTTACTGATTATATTAAATTGCATTATAAGGAAGAGCCAGAATTGATATATGACACATTTGGAGAAAGATGGAAAGTTGGTGTTGTATATGAACCAGATATGGGAAATCAACAAGTGTCTTTTGTGAATGGTGTTTGGACATATCAGGGTGGAAATCATGTGAAATATATTGAAGATCAAATTTATGAAAAATTAATAGCAACAATAAAAAAGAAGCATAAGGTAACAGTAAAAAAAGCTCAAATTAGAGAACATCTTACATTTTTCGTAGATTCGGTAATTAATAATCCATCATTTACAAGTCAAACTAAAGGAGAGTTAGCGACAAAACCAAAAGATTTCGGATCAACATGTACAATTTTGGATGGATTTATCAAGAAAATAGAAAAAACTGGTATTGTGGATCTTGTTGGTCAATATGCGAACTTTAAGGAAGAAAATAAGCTGAAGCAAGGAGATGGTAGTAGACGAGGATCTGTCAGAGATATTCCGAAACTAGACGACGCTGATTGGGCGGGAACTCAAAAAGGAAAATATTGTCGTCTCATTCTTACAGAAGGAGATTCAGCGAAAGCTTTTGCGCTTGCCGGTCTTAAAAAAATTGGAAGACAACAATTTGGTGTTTTTCCGTTGAAAGGAAAACCGCTAAACTTTAGAAAAGCTACATATGCTCAAATTAAGAAGAACAAAGAATTCGAATATTTAAAGCGTATTTTGGGTTTAAAAATGGACAAAGTTTATACCGATGTTAAAGATTTACGATATGGAGGTATAATTATTTTAACTGATCAAGATGTAGATGGGTCGCATATTAAAGGATTGATTATTAATATGTTACAATGTTATTGGCCAGAGTTGTTGAAAATTGATGGATTTATCCAAACAATTTCAACTCCTCTTATTAAAGCATTCAAAAAGAGTGACACAAAGAAAAAAAATGGATTGTCGTTTTACACTATTACTGACTATGAAAAATGGGTAAAAGAAGTTTTGGACGGAGACACATCAAAATATTACATAAAATATTATAAAGGATTGGGAACTTCTGACGATAAAGAGGCTCGAGAAATATTTAGTGATTTTGAAAAACGAATTGTGTCATTTATATGGGAAACTGCACAAGATGATAACGTTGAAATTGTTGATAATATTATGAATAATGAAGATGAAGACAATTCAGAAGAAGTAGCAGATGTTGATAACAATCAGGAAGAAGATAGCGAAACTAAAGCAGAAAAGGGTAACAAGGGTAAGAAGTTAACAAAAGCAGAAAGAGTTGAAAACAAAAAGGAGAAAATAAAAAGAATCAATAGATCTCTTGCAGATCCTGAGATTTTTAAAAGTCCATCGTTCAACTCAATTACATTGATGTTCGAGGATGGAAGGGAAAATGACCGTAAGGAAGTATTAAAAACATATGATCGTGATTTAACTTTAGAATATGACAATCAATTTGTTACATATAGCGATTTTATAAGAAAAGACATGATTCACTTTTCACATGAAGACAACATACGATCAATTCCTTCTCTAGTAGATGGAATGAAACCGTCCCAACGTAAAATTTTATATGCAGCTTTTAAAAAAAATCAAACAAGTGAAATTAAAGTTGCACAGCTAGCGGCTTATGTGTCAGAGCATACAGCATACTTGCATGGCGAAGCTTCATTACAAGAGGCTATTATTGGAATGGCTCAAATATATCCTGGTAGTAATAATATTTGTTTGTTACATCCATCTGGAAATCATGGTCATCGAAATATGGGAGGCAAAGATCATGCAAGTCCAAGATATATATTTACTAATATTGAACCACTAACATTTAACATTTTTAGAAAAGAAGATGAGGTTATTTTGAAATATCTTATTGAAGAAGGAGAAAGCGTAGAACCAGAATTTTACTACCCAGTGTTGCCAATGGTTTTAGTAAATGGTTCAACAGGAGTTGGAACTGGATATAGTTCGTCTGTTTTACAATATAATCCAAAAGACATCACGACAAATTTGTTCAGACGAATGGACGGAAAACAAATGTCGGAAATGACTCCATGGTACAATGGATTCAATGGGACAATTGACAAGATAAAAGAAAACGAATATATGGTAATGGGCAAATTCGAACTTGTTCCGGATAATCACAATGCTATTAGAATCACTGAAATTCCAATTAAAAGAAAACAATATTGTTGGATCGCAGATTACGTAAACTTTTTAAAATCATTAGAAAGTGAAGGCAAGGGTGATAACAAAATTGTCTCAAAAGTTCATCCAAATGCAGGAGGTAATGATGAAATTGATATTCTAGTTGAGTTCAAACCAAACGAATTTCAAAAACTTTATAAAAAGGGCGATGACGCAATAATTAAATTTTTCAAATTATCGGCAACAATGGCTTCGACAAATCTTCATATGTATGACTCAAATAACTCTATTGTAAAATATAGCGATCCTTTAGAAATAATGGAAGAATTTTTTGAATTAAGATTAAAAACATATGAAGTACGTAGAGCAATTCATCTAAAAGTATTATTAAATGAGCTTGAAATTTTAAAGTTTAAGGTGAAATTTATAGAAGATACACGCTCAAAAAAAATTATTGTTATAGATCAACCAGAGGAAGTCATTGAAGCAAATTTAGAGTCACGTGGATATCCAAGGTTAGCAACAAAATATGACGCTCCGGAGGAAGACAAATCATATTCATACTTGACAAATATGAGAATATGGTCTTTATCTTTGGAACGCATTGACGAACTTAACAAAGAGTATAATAAAAAGAAAGCTGAATATGATGACTATCTTGCAACAAGTGCGTTAGAACTGTGGCGTAGAGAACTTGTGGAATTCGACAAGGCATATGATAAATGGTTAATTGATATGAAAGAATATTTAAATGATGACGATGATGATGATGATAATAATGAAAATAAAGGAAAGAAACCAAGAAAGAAAGCACAACCAAAAAAAAGTGAAGTTGTCGCACAACCAAAAGAAGTAGAGAAGAAACCAAAAAAGAAAGTCGTTATTAAACAATAAACGAATGTTATTTTATATTTGATTAGAAACACCAGTTAAATATGTTACGCGGTCATTAATTGTTTTTGCAATTGACTCAAGTTCATGAGTGTTATCAATATTTTTATTTAACCCACTAATTCTATATATGATAGAATTAATATATTCACAATTATGTTTCACTTTTTCGTTATATGTATTATATGATCTTGTTTCTCCACTACGAGATTTTGTATCATCAAAATAATAATGTGCAAGTTGATTACAAATAGTATTAGTAATTGTCTCTACAGAATTTCTATCCAAATTTGATATTAGTTGTGATGGGGCTTGACTCATTAATTCATCATATCTATTATCCCAAAGAGAGACATCGTGGATGACAGCATGATTAATTTTTGTATAATGCGTCGCGACAATTTTGTTAACTGCTGATTTTAGTAACAAAATTGTATTTTTAATAGGAAGTCTATTTTGTTTCTTTTCAAGATACAATTGATGATATGTGTTGTAATCCTTGAATTTTTTTAGTTCCAATAAACGTGGTTGTGAAACTTTTGCTACTTTAAATCTGGGATCACCTTCTGTCAAACGATGTCGAGAATTATATGAATTTGCTTTCCATTGTCTATATCGTGTTTTCATTCCACACCAGGAAATCTTCATTCGATTTCTAGAAGATCTGTACGAGTTTATTGTGTTAAATTTAATTCGATAGAAATTCCATTTTATTGTTAGCCATGAATCTCTAAACATATGTTTAATATTGGTAAATGTTTTTAAAATAGTTTTGTTTGTTGTCATAAACTTGTAAAAACAATAGGTAGCGTAATTTATAATAATAAAGATTGGTGTTGTTATTTGTGGTTTGTTTATCGCGAGAGTTACGAAATAATACACAACGAAGTTATATCCCATTAATATAAGTTTTGATGTCCATCGAATTAAAAGATTAGAATGATTTTTAAAGAATAACGGGGCAAACACTAAAGTTTGTAGTGCTCCAACATTATATCTTTTTCCAAATGGAACACATTGTAAATTTCTAATAATATCGTCTACATACGAAACTCCAATTGTTATTATGAACAAACAAATTTCAACAAATATTCTAGATACAAAATTTGAGCATATGTATCTATTTTTTCTTAACCAATCATATGGCGTCTTCCATATTTTGTATATAATATACAAGCCACATGTATCTCTCATTAATTGCCATTCTCTATCACTAAGTTCAATCGTCTCGAAACCAAACCATATACAAGCCAACCCAAATGTGCCAACTATATACATAAGCGTACCAATTAGCCACAAAGAATATGGAGAACACGACGAGTTATCTATTTGATTATTAGTTTCATTTTGTTGATCTGGTTGTTTATGTTCAGATTCAGATTGAACATTATTTTCTGAGACGACAACTGCCTGGACAATTGGAGGATCATTTGATTTATGTTCTACTTCTGAATAAGAATTTCCCTGATATGAGAGCACTGCATTAGCTTGAATAGGTTGTTGTGCAACAGGATTTAACACCGCCATTCTTTTTTCATAGCCATATCTCCAATCATATGCATATGAAAAATAACAATAAATGAGATACAAAGGAAACCAAACGAAATATCCAGAATTTGCGATAATTCTGTCAACTACATATTCAGAATTCCATCTAGTAAATACAAACCATATTACATGTATTACGTTACATGTAAGTAATTTGTAAATATGTCCAAGTGTGTATTTAAAGTAAGAATCATGTTGAGAAATAAATTTATTTCCAAAACATCTCAATTCACACCATAGAACGGGAACAGTACAAATTCCCAAAGATAAAAATGTTATACCAATGATACCACAAAACTTTTCGCATAAGCTAAATTTTTTTTGAATTAATAGATTTTGTGGTTCATTTTGATAACATAAATTGCAACAACAGCAACAATTGTTTACTGATGATATTTGTGTATTTCCATAATACCGCAAATATCTAAGCAAAGTTATTTTTCCATATTTTTGTTTCTCTTCGTCTGTCATTTGATATATCATATTCAATGATCCATTCCATGCTTTCCAGTATTGCTTTCTTACACATTTTGTCAATAACCATAGACCATAAACTCCGTAAGTGGCACATATTAATTCTAGATAAGCAGTTTCTTCATCTTCTTCGGCGATATATGAGTCCCAATTTCTACAAATATATATTGCTCGTGCTTGTCCCCAAATTGGAAACATCGCCCGGAAAACTATAAATCCGGTATAACAAAGAAACATAAAACAATCACATATCCCAATAGGTTTTACATAATCTTGTGTAGGTGCAGGAGGAGCACTTGGCATAGCAGGTTGTATCTCCAATGCTTTATATTTTGTGTCTTCCATTTTATATTTATAAACATTCTGAACATATAACTATTTTTAGTTATTGTGAAATTCAACTTTTTTGTGAAAAAGTTGAAAAATGAACTTTATTTGTGGATTATATTATTATTTTTTAATAAATTACATCGATGTGTGATCAAGACATAGAGATATCGTTAGTAGGAGCTTTAATGGAAGAAGAACCTACAGATCATGAAATGCACACAATTTACACATTTTATAATATGCTAGAAAAAGATAGTAAAATTAAAACGATTTTTAATAATGTGCTAACATCATTTTTTACTGGAGTGTTTGATAAGAATGGAATAAAATTACATGTTGATTATCAAAAAACATTGTTCGAATTAAATGATGAAAAATTTAATGTTTTGCAAAATATGTTTCGGTCATGGTGTGAAGAGGTAGATAATGATATTTTAATAACTATTTTTGAAGAATATATTAAACAACTAAATCAACTTGACAAAGAAAAAAATAAAATATTTGTTCAAAAAATGTATAACGAATTAACTATGACAAATGTGTTTAAAGCAAATTTAGAAAATTATTCAAAATTTGACATTGGAATGTTGTATGAAACACGAGGCATATTTTCTCCATTGTTTAATAGAAAAGAAACAAAATTTGCGTCAAACCATTTAAACAATTTTAATAACGTTGACGTATATGAACTAATAGATCAAATTAAACCAATTTTAGAAAATCCGACATTATATTCGTCAACAATTGACTACATACATGAAATTTTATGTGTAAATGAAGATTTTACACGAGATGATTCGAGGTATATTGATGTGACGAAAGCTAGTACAGTATCATTTAACAAATTTTTATTAATTATATTGTTAGAAATATTGTCAAAAATCGGATTTGACAATATTAACAACATAATATCACAGTGTGAGATTACTCACGTTAAAGAATATGATATACAAAATTTGCAATTAGAACAAAAACTTGTAGTGACTATAGCAAAAGCAATTCCAATTTGTCATATTGGAGCAATTAAACTATATCATTCGTGCAAATCATCTTTAGCAAGTTACAAAGGATTTTCTAGTTTAATAATGGTACAACCTAATAAAACAAAACAAATAGAAATTTTAGAAGAAAAAATGGCTATGTTAATGTCTATTTTTTCATATGATCGATCAAATAATTTATTACAAAATTTTTATGTTAATTATTACAAGTCAATTTACCCAAAACTCGATATTGACGAGATTTATACGGATATAATTTCGTTCACAGACCTAATTACGTCATTTCCACCGACAAAAAATATCTACGGCGTTGTTTCGCCAAAATTATTTCAAGTTTGTTCTGAAATTTTAGGGAATTCGAACATGACGAAACACACGCGACATTATAGTGCAGAACTATTATTTAAGCTAATTCCGACAAACGGATTCAATATTGCTCCTACATTTTTTAATGATCTATTTAGATACATTGGTGATATAGATTATTATAAATGGATGAATTTATTATCTGCAATAAAACATCATAAAAAAATATTACAAAATATGATCATGTTGTTAGATTACCCAGAAAAAGTTTTTGAACAATCTGACAAGATTGTTTCAAAAACTTTATACACATTGTTAGGTAATGCAGTTGAAAGTTATACACAGTTTGAATCAATTTGCGAAAAATCAAAAGATGAACCTATGTATTACCAATTAGAAGAATTATTCGGAGATTTTTTTGATATTGTTATGATGACTTTGAACGTTTATACAAATATTTATACAAAAGCTATTGTAAAAAAGTCATATGCAGAAGCAGAAGAAAAATATTCTATATTAGTTCATAAATTAATCGATTCATGTACAAGTGAAAAAAGTGTGATTAATACAATTTTTAAAAGAGAACAATTGGTTAACCAACTATTAAGTATAACCTATCAATCATTATACGATCACATTGAAATATCTGCAAAATATTTAGCACAACATAAAAAGATTATTATTGATGGTTTCAATAAATCTGATTTAAGTGCCGAAAAATGCGAAGTGATAAAAGAACTATTAGAAAAGTTTTTTAAACATGACATAAATTATCCCGAAGAGTTTTTAGATCCATTATTGTGTACACCAATTGTAGAGCCAATAATGTTACCTGGAATAAAAGAAATTCACGATCGAGTCGCAATAGTATCACAAATTCATGAATCTGGAAAAAATCCGTACAACAGAGAACCATTGTCCCTAGATCAACTTGAAGAATACAATGAAACCCCCGAAATTAAAAAACAACTTGAAGACTTTTTAAAAAGAAAAAAAGAATTTGAGCATTCAATCTCAAGTTAATAAACTAAATAATTTACCATTCGCTCACAACATAATCCTTCAAAAAAACCCCATAAGTTGTTTTTCCGAATTGTTCTCTAATTTACCATTCGCTCACAACATAATCCTTCAAAAAAACCCCATAAGTTGTTTTTCCGGTATTATAATATTCGAATACAGGATCTAATACCCTACATGCACCATCAATATTGTCTAATGGAACATCATCAGTTTGTTTTATACTACGGCTTTCATACTCATTTGGAAATTCATTTGTTATCCATCCTGTGTCTACTCCCACCATATAAATTTTATCACGAGCATATGATTTAGCAGATGTTCTTGTCATCATATTTAACGCCGATTTTGCCATATTTGTATGAGGATGATTTGCAGTTTTATTCCTCATATTAAAAATACCTTCCATACTACTAACATTTACAATATATGCACCATTTGCATTTCTCAAAAGTTGTTTTAAACATTGATTCAGGTGAAATGGTGCCAGAGCGTTAATAGTCATACATTCCACGCATTCTTCAGTATCAATTTCGCCAAGTTCTTTTATCCATGTGTTAGTTGTACGTAAATCTATTTGTTCTCCATTCCCGTCATATTTTCCGGGAGGAAAAAAAGAACCATCTTCAGATTTTAATGAATTAAAAACTTGAAATAAATGATCAGAATATGTATTTTGTAAAACAAGAGAAGATTCGTCATGTTTAACGCTAATTAGTTGATTTGATTCTGTGGTTTTTTCTATATCGCCCAATAATTTAGAATATTCTTGTTCTCCTTTAATCAAATGTTCGAAAAATTCTTTTGGTCGTCTTATTGTTTGAGCGGCATTGTTTATTAAAATGTCAAGTTTTGAAAAATTTTTGTACATAAAATTACAAAAATTGTCAATATGTGTTTTTCTTCTTAGATCAAGCGGATAAATTATTAATTTTGATTTAAATGTTTCGTATTTTGGATGTTTTGAAAATCTATCGATAGCATCTGCAACAAACCGTGTTGTAACAATAACAGTACAGTTACATTCTAGAAGTCTTATTGCGGTTTCAAACCCTATTTTGACTCTGCCTCCAGTTACTATTGCAATTTTATCATCGAGATGTGCAGTAATAGTTCTCTTTGATTTATTTATATCTTTACAATTATCACAAAAATGAGATTTTGATCTGTCAACAACGTTAGACCTACATACATAACATTTATGCATAACCTTTTGTGATTTTTTATTGTTTTCTTGTTTATTTTGCTTTTTGGCTTCTTCAATTCTTGCTCGTTTTTTCCCAGTATTTATTGATACCACCTTACAACACGCTTCAATAATTTCATCTGGGAAAACTTGTTTCAAATCGATGAGTGTATGAACTTGATTGGTTTGTGCATAATCATAAATAAAATTTAAATTGTCAATAACAAGTTGGGCATTTATTTTAACGTCATCTATTGAGGTCATTTATGTGAAACTTTTATTTAACATTAACCTAAATTATCAGTAAATAGTTGTCAATTTCAATTTTTACGATATTCCTCAATATCTATGGTTTTTCTTATTCTTATAATCTCTCACATAAGTCTCAAAAAACTTATCAAGACCAAAAAAGAAAATTGCATAGTTGTGTTTTGTGTCTCCTTTGTGATGTTCATAATGAAGATATTTTAGTTCCTTATAAACCTCAAGTTGATTTAACCAATGTCCATCTACATGAAAACTTAGATGCAAATAATTTCCAACAAAGTCCACCAAAAATCCTTGAATAATAGTAGCGACGATGACATTGACAGGCAATCTGAAAACAAAATATTTTAATGCGGTCACTATAATAGCCATAAACAGACCAAAACTCTCATTTTGGATAGATTCGTGAGGCTTTAACTCACCGAGTGGTAATGCATGTTTGATCAAAAACCATTCATTTTTACAATTTTCTACCCATTCTTTAGCATGAACTGAACCGTAAAAATGTTTAGCGGGGAAAAATCTTTGATGATGGAGATTGTGCCAATCATGACAAACTTTATTAAATGGTACCCAATTTAAACGATGATGCGCTTGGACATGCCATGCATAAAATACCAACATATCAACAAACCAAGAAATAGGAGTTACATACCACTGAGTCCCTGTAATTAAAACAGTTAAATAAGAATAAAGTGACATCATCGAAAGATAAAATGGAATGCCATACCATTTTAAATTTCTGGTTCCTTCAACTTCAAACATTTCATCAGTAGTTAATGTTAGATCTGTTGTATGTTGTTCATCAGACATTTTATGAGTTGTGTGATAAATTTAAACATTTTTATATGAAGGTTGCAAACGATTATCAATATCAATTTTTTTATTAGAACTATTCACTTAAACAAAACCTCAAATTTATCATAAGTTCGTAAGTTTAAATCTGGCATAAAACCACGTTTTTCATAAAAAGAATAAACTTCTGTATCTTCACTGTCGCAAGTCAAAAGAATTCCATCTAATGATTGTTGTTCGACAATATTTGACACAGTTTTCATCAATTCACTTGCAATGCCTTTACCTCTAAAATGTGGTGATGTAAAAATGTATGTTATATAAAAAACATTTCTACCATCATTTAAGTTCATAATTTCTCCCAACACATAACCAATTATTTTTCCTTTGTACATTTTAAACATGATTATTGAACGAGGAGATTTTATAACACGCATGATTTCTTTCATGTTGTGTTTCAACTTTGGATATTGAACTAACTCTCTAAAATTATTAAAAATTGTTTGTCCGAAAACGACCAAATCATGGGTGGCTTTTTGATTTTGAGATACTATATAAATTGACATATACACTTGTTTAATAAAAAATAAAAATTGAAATCCACTAATTTCTACTATTTATATTTGTTATATTTAAAACTAATTAATAAGCATCGCTATGGAACAACAAAACCAACAAGTACAAAGACAAAATGGAAATACACATGTCCGAGTAAACATACGATATTTATCTGAGGTTTTCTTTCAAAAGTATTATTATGGAATAATGGGTGATGTTTTTAATATATTGTTAATAATAGTGTATTTTAGAACGATGAATTTACATAATGACGACCAACAAACATTACTTCAAAATTCTATAATAGCAACATTGTTTACATATGGGGCAGGATTATTACTTAGGACAGGACTTGTTCTAAACGCATTAAGATATTACGGACAAAATTTAAGAATTGAAGAAGCAAATGAAAAAGTAACATTTGAAACAAATAAAATTTATTTGTGGTTGGCAGGAATATTTGGGACTATATGCATTATTCCACGTATTCCTATAATGTATTATTTCATACCGTTGACAAAAACCGCAATGTGTGATTTATATGGTCCGTCAAATTGTGATATGCTAAAAGCATTTTCTGTTGTAACTTTAATGACATCTGGAGTTTTTGCTATATCATTGTTTGCTCTGTTTTTGGCATGGCCAAATTATTTGACAGGAACCCCAAAAAATATTGTGACTTTTATCAGAGATAATATATTTGGATTGCTTTGTGGCAATGTAGTAAATAGCATAAATGTAACTTATAATTAAAAATTGAAATTTTACAATAACTATGTTTAGTTTATATACATAATTATCAATATTTACATTTAATGCCGACGACAAGCTGTCAAACGTTAGAGCAAACTACACAACAGAGTCCACTTGAACAATTAAATGTTATTGAACAGCCAAACAATATTGAGTCTAACGATGAATCGAATGACACTGTAGAACGTGACCAGGAACATATAATTGAACAAGAACAGAATGAATTTATTAATCGACTAGAACGTGATGCCGAAAGAGAATTAAGAGAAGAGCGACAGAGAAGATATGAAGAAAATAATCCCCCAAAGGAAATGACAATTGGATTGATCTTATGGAGAATGACACATTATTCATTTTTTAATGACATACTATATTTATCAATGCTATATGCATATATAACGTTAGATAAGAGTGTCATGTCTACAATTGTGTCAAAATGTATATTAATTAAAATAATCGTATGGATTATTCCGTTTGTTACTAGAGTTTTTGTTCAACCATTGCTTGATTATAAAAAATTAGGACAATCATTTAGACCAAAAGAAATGAACAAATTTACGCTTGCGTCATCAAAAGTAGTAGGACTATATCACTGTGTATCTATCATAGTATTTTTCTTTGCCGATGTAATAATCATATCTCAGTTTATTCCTGTTCAAAATTCGTGTGATCCATACCCTTTAAATATGTGCGTTATTCAAAAAATATATTCTATTATATGTATCACATCTTATTCATCAATTTGTTTGTTGTTAATATGTGGCTTGATTGCAGTTGTCGCCCCAGAATTTCAAAAAAAGATAAATGAATGGACATATGCATTAAATGTCGCCGGATTACAACATTTAACAGTATCAGAAAATGATGATGATAAGGACTGTGCTATTTGTTTCGAGACTATGAAAGAAGCAACTGGTCTACCATGTGGGCATAAATTTTGTGACAATTGTATTAAACCGTGGATAAAAGAAAAGGGAACTTGTCCTACATGCTTCCAACCTGCATTTAGCAAAAAAACTACCGATTTACATGTTTATCAAGAAGGTCATAAATATGTAGAATGTGAAGAAAAAACTAATGAACATCCGTTGGCAACTGTTGTTTAAACAGAATTGTTTTGTTTATCATAAAGAGTCATAATTTGATCTAATATTTGTGCTACTAATTCAAGATTTTTTGATAATTCCCCTGCTTCTTTTAAAGTAAACGTTCCTTTTGCTGTGGCTTTGTCTAGGCCGACATAAATGTTTGTAACTGCATGTTTGATGTCTTCTTTATTTTTTGGCAATGCCAAATTCGTAGATTCCTTACCTAAATTTTCCATTTAATAAAATAAATTTATATTTTTTTATTTTGATTTTTGTCGCACTCAGAATTTCTGATTGTCCTCCCGATTACTTGTTCAACTCTGTGTTCATTCCAATTTGGCTCAAGTATATGAACTTCTCTCATGATATCCATTTTTATGTTTTGCGATACAAAATATATAACATGAATTTTCTTTTGTTCTGATGTGTTAATAATATTATTATGTAGTTCATTTCTTATTTTTTTTAAGTTTTCTGTTGACATTTGTAATAAATGAGCAAAAAAGATTTTTATATTTTGACAATAGTTTTCAATTTTTGTAAATCATTAAATATATTCTCTCCAGGAGTTTCTAATATTATTGGCGCGCCTAAATCAATAAATTTTTTCGCAAAATATAATAATGAACTTTCTCCAATATAACCATCTCCAATATTTTCATGTCGATCTAATTTTGATCCTATGTCGTTTTTACTGTCATTTAAGTGTATCAATTTAACATGTTCTAATCCTATCAACTCGTTGAACTTGTCTAAATATTGTTCAACAGTATTTTCATTACGAATATCATAACCTGCAGAAAATATATGGCATGTGTCAATACATAACTTAAATCTATTTTTAATAATATTATTTTTATGTGATAAAATTTTTCTATAAAAATGAGCGAGATCTTCTAATTGATAACATATTTCACTTCCTTGTCCCGTTGATGTTTCTATGAATATTGGTGTTTGATGAGAAAGAGTTTCTGAATGTACATATAATAAAACACTATACATATTATTTAGCGCTTCTTCTTTTGATAATTCAAGTTGTTTACCTAAATGAATTACTATTCCGACAGCTCCAATTCTGTTTGCACATTTGATTTCTTCTATGAATTGTTTTGTCCACCAACTATGTTCGTTCCAATTTTGAGAACAATTTATTGTGTATGACGCATGAACAATACATTTTATGTTATTTTTATCTAAAAATAGTCTGAAATTATCATATTCTTTATGTTTTTTATTCATTACACTTACAAAAAGCTGAATACAATTTCCCCCAACTTTTTTAACCTCTAGCGTGGACTTATTTAAATTATTTATATCACTATCTATATGTATTCCAATCATTTATATAATATAATACAAAAAATTGAAAGACACTTACACAACATGAAATGAGTTAAACAAATATTAATAAAATAATATACTAATTAAATAAAATGTTTTTTATGGACAAATATAAACCAACAAACAAAAAAGAGGCATTTTTTCATAAACAAATATTGGATCTTCTTGAAGTTATGAGTAAAGATGAAGCAATCCCACACATAATTTTTTATGGGCCATGTGGATCTGGAAAAAAAACTCTTATAAGTATATTTTTAGAAATGATTTTTGGTAAATATGCAAACAAAACAAAAAATGTACAATATAAAGTTTCAGGAAGTGGATCTAAAGTTACAACTGAGGTTGTAAAACAAAGTAATTATCATATTGTTATTGAACCAAAAAATAATAATTCTGATAGATACATTATCCACGACATTGTAAAAGAATATGCAAAACATATTGGAGCATTTCGTAAATCAAGATCATTTAAGGTTGTTTTAATTAATAATATAGATAACTTATCTTATTCTGTTCAAACTTCTCTACGTAGAACAATGGAAACATTTAATGAAAAATGTAGATTTATAATGTGGTGTAAATCTTTATCAAAAGTTATTAAACCTTTGCAAAGTAGATGTGTATGTTTAAGAATACCTACCCCTACAAATCACGAATTATTTCAGTATATATTTAAAATATCAATATTGGAACAAATGGATTTAGAACTAAATCAATATCATACTATAGTCACTGAATCTTGTGGAAATATTAAAGTTGCATTGTATATGTTGCATATGTACAAATTTGGATATACAGATACAAAAACAGATTATGAAATTGCAATAGATCAAATAGTTGACTTAATTTTAGATCTTAAAATAGAAAATATTTTAGAAATTAGAACAATAGTATCTAACCTAAAAATAACAACGTTTGAGGGATCAGTAATTATGAAGGATATCGTGGATAAATTGTGTTGTAGGAAAGAATTAAGTGACGATGCTAAATACGAAATTGTAACATGTGCTGCAAATTCAGAATATCAATTAATAAAAGGAAGAAGAGAAATGTTACAATTTGATAAGTTAATTGCAACAATCATGGAAATATATTTTAGAATTTCCTCTAATAAAAAGAACAAGAAAAGTGTTACAAAATAATAAATCTATAAAAAATGTATTTATGCAAATACCATAACTAATAACAAAATTAAAAATGCAACAACTAAAAACACAATTATCGCACATCGACATTGTCCTCCACTGTTTTCTATCATTTTATTTACCATGCCTGTAACAAATTTTACTTTATCATTTGCTTCAGTAACTCCTTTATCCAAATTATCTACTAATTCTCCTTGTACTTTTGATTTTTCATTCATATCGTTTGCTAATGCTCCCAATTGATTAACTCCAGTTTCAATGTCATCAATTAACTCATCTTGATCAGTCATATCGTTTTTAAGTTGTGTTAATTGAGTTAATTCAGTTCCACGTGAACCGTGCAATGGATTTGTAGTTGTTGATCCACGAATAGACTTTTGTTTATTTTTTTCCATTGTTATGGATTGTTTAATTAATAAATATTGTAATTTGTAATGACTTCCTGAATAATTTGTTAATCAATTTTTTATCCAATTTATCTTAAATGATAAGAAAAAACATCAATTTTCTTCAATCTGTTTTAAATTATAAGAAAAAACGTTATTTTTTATTCAATATATTTAAATTATAAGAAAAACAAATAAAAAAGTTGAATTATATTCTTTTTTATGTTAAATTTTTATATAAACAAGTTATTATTTTTAATGTGTGGTATTTGGATTTATTTAATCAAACAAGGATCTCAATCAACCCTGTCATATGGCGAAATGTACGAAGCCTTTATGAATACTCAGTCGCGTGGTCCTGACAGATCATCCTTTTTAAAATTAAGTGATTATGGTTTATACATAGGTTTTCATAGATTAAGTATTATGGATACAAGTACAGCAGGAGACCAACCATTTGTTATGGAATGTCCTGCCGAGAACAAAGTTGTATATGTCGTATGTAATGGTGAAATTTACAATTATAAAGAATTATGTGAAAAATATAATATTGTATGTAAATCAGGTTCTGATTGTGAAGTTATTTTACATTTGTATAAGTTAATTGGTATCGATGCTTTAATTAAAGAGTTAAATGGTGAATTTTCATTTTGTATCGCGGATATTGACAAGACTAGTGGCGAAGTAAAATTGTTCGTTGGGAGGGATCAATGTGGTATTCGTCCTCTATTTATTACACAAGACGAAAATGAACTTGTGCTTACTTCTACTCTGGAAGGATCACCATTTTTACAAAGAGATTATTTTGTAGAACAATTTCGACCGCGTAATTATGCGACCATATCTAACGTTGATTTAGCCCCGCAATATACACAATGGTTAAATTTTAATCTAATTGTTCCGCACATAACAGACTTAGAAGAAGCTTGTAAATTAATTAGGGAAACTCTAATAGAATGTGTTAGATGTAAAATGTCTTCAGATAGGCCAATTGGAGCATTGTTGTCAGGAGGGGTTGATAGTAGTTTGGTTTGCGCGATTGCTTCTGAATATTGTAAAGAACATGGGACAGTTTTACATACATTTAGCATCGGCATGGATGGATCGCCTGATTCATATTTTGCGCAAATTGTCGCTGATCATATTGGAAGTATACATACTAACATTGAATTGCCGGAAAAGGATTGGTTAAATGCTATTGAAATGGTTACACAAGTGATTGCTTCATATGATACAACAAGCGTGCGTGCGTCGACTGGTCAGTATCTAATATCCAAATGGATAGCCGAATATACGAGCATAAAGGTTCTTACCCTCGGAGATGGTATGGACGAACTAGGTAATGGGTATAAATATAACCACAATTGTCCTGGTCCGGAGGACGCTCATATCGATACTCTAAGACTTGTCAATAATATTCATTTTTTTGATGTGTTAAGAGCAGATAGAGGTGTCGCATCAAATGGAATTGAAGCACGTGTACCGTACTTGGATACAAGGTTTATAAATGCTTACTTATCTATCGATCCAAAATTAAGAATGCCAACAAATGGAATGGAAAAATGGCTATTGCGAAAGGCATTTGATGGCACGAGGTTATTGCCAGAATGTGTATTATATCGCAATAAAACTGCGTTTTCAGATGGATGTAGTTCAAAAAAAAGACAATGGAGGTCTATTATACAAGAACAAATAGATAATAAATGGAGTAATGAAGAATTCGAAAAAATACGATCGACATATGATCATTGTATACCAGATTTAAAAGAATCTTTACATTACAGACAAATATTCGAAAGAAAATTTGGTACTGGGAAAAATACAGCAAAAGTAGTACCATATTTTTGGTTGCCGATGTGGTGTGGAAATGTTATCGATCCGAGCGCCAGAATATTAACTAATATTTGTAAAGAAGATGATGTTCCAGAATAAAAATTGATTTTATTTATGATTAGTTGTAAATCAACAGAAAACATGATATAAGAATATTTTTGATGATAACAACAATAGAAAAAATAAAACAATATGCACAATCAATTGGCTTTTTATTTGATGAAAATAGTTTTGATAAAAGAGGCAATATCAACGTAACTTGCCCAAATAACCACATAACAACAGTAAATTATAAAAATTGGCAAACAAACATAAACAAATGTCAGAAATGTCCAAAGCCACAAATAGAGAGAAAAAAATGGAAATTATATGAGATAGAAGATTGTTTTACAAATAAAGGTTTTGAACTATTAAGTAAATCGTATGATGGATATGATACCAAGTTAGAATACAAATGTAAAAATGGACATGTAAATACGGCGACATTTGGAAATTTCAGAAAGATGACTTATGGTTGCAAAGAGTGTGCATATAAAAATATAGCTAAACAAAATTCATTACCATTTAACGTTGTATGTGAATTATTTGAAAAACGAGGTTACACAATATTAATAACAGAAAATGAGTATACAAATGGAACAGCCAAAATAAATTTCAAGTGTGATAAAGGTCACATAACGGACACCAATGTTGTCGCATTAAAAAATGGACATGGTTGTAATGTGTGTTCAGGAAATAAAAAATTAACATATGAACAAGTTAAAACTAAATTTGAGGAATATGGTTATACAATGATAAGCACTACATATTTTAACGCAAGAACAGATATGAATGTTAAATGTCAAAACGGGCATTTGACGTCTATTTGTTATGATGATGTTACCCACAGTAAAGGACCAAGTAATGGTTGCAAATATTGTTCGGGATGTGCTCCTTGTGAATATGAAGATGTTAAAAAAGCTTTTGAAAATGAAAACTATACATTGTTGTCAACTGAATACATCAATGCACATAAACATTTGGAATTTGTTTGCCCAAAGGGACATCAACACAAAATGTCGTATACACATTTTGTGTCTGGAAAACGTTGTGGAATTTGCGCAGAATCCAATGGGGAAATGATAATTAGAAAATATTTGGATAAATCGCAAATACCATATGAAAGAGAAAAAAGATTTAAACAATGCAAAAATAAAAAATATTTACCATTTGATTTTTATGTTGATAATAAATTTATAATAGAATTTGACGGAATTCAACATTTCACTTATACGGAAAATGATTTTTTTGGAGGAAAAGAAAGATTTGCACAATGTCAACTGCATGATAAAATTAAAACTGACTTTTGTTTTGACTATCATATACCACTTTTAAGAATTTCATACGATTGTATTAATGACATACCAAATCTAATTGACAAATTTATAATTCAAATAAAAAAAGATAAAACGGCAATTAAATTTTCAAACACATTTCTTTATGAACATCTTGAATATAATTAAATCTATCCACTATAATTCCTACAATTACGATCATCACACGCCCATCTCATTGAATCTTCATCACATCTGTCACAATATGATTTTGATTTATTTTCTTCAATAATTCTTACTTTTTTGTTGTTATGACATTTAGGGTCATCGCATGAAAATCTCATTGAATCTTCATCACATCTCTCACAATAATTATGTTGTGTAATTTTTTGTACTACTTTTATTTCTTGTGTTTTGGCAACATTTTCGATTTTTCTTTTTTTGTTGGCGTTTGTAAAATTAATTACTGACTCAAGTTCATTTTTAATTTTTACTTTATCAAAGTCATATGTATAAAATTCTTTTAATTTAATTGATTCTTTATTACAAATTAAAATAACTGACAAAATCCATCGATCTTTTGTCTCGAAAAAAATTCTAAAATCATTTTTGATAAAATTATCGAAATTTTCTACATTTTCACATAAATACCATTTATCTCCATTAATCAAGTAAACTCCTTTTGTTTCGGTCTTAAAATCATCACTCATACTAACATAAAAATAAATTTCATTATTATCGATTATTTTTGAATGTACCAAATTAATAATCATTGTGGTTTTGCGCAAAATAAAGCAATAAGTAATTCAAATAATAATATTTCAATTTTTAAAACAAAAAAATTGAACACTTGAAATCATAATAGTTCTCCGAATATAATAATACGAATATATCACATACTAATTACAATGTCTAAAAAAGGTGATGATTATGTACGTCCCCCAGATCCATCAAAAAAGATACGATTAGTTGATACAAGTTCAGCGAATGATATGTTTGAAAATGATGAAGATTTTTTACGTTATAAATTTTTAATTACCCATAATAAAAAAATTCCTAACGAAATGAAGTCAGCAATGATCGCAAGTAAACGGGACGAAATGGTTAGAATGAGAAATGCTGGTCATATCTTTTCTGGAGGATCTTTTAATCCATTTTTTGGGTTGGAAGATCAATATATGAACTCAAAAGCATTCAGTCACGGATACGACAATTCGGCTGACCAAATGGTTGATGATGATATTGATGATATTACATTTCAACCACCAATTGAACAACAACCAACGGTCGTAACTCCTACATTAAAAAGAGATGAAGCATATAGTATGTTACTAGAATTAATATTTGCTCACTATGACGATTTTAACTCATATTGTAATGTAGAGGGATTAGTGTTATCAATCCAGCAATATTTAGAAAATATTTTGGATGAAATCATTTTACAATCTGATGTGTGCTGGGGTATTAGACAAAATATTGAGTTATTCTGTTTTGAAAATCAAAAAACAAAAAATCTTCTGAAAAAAATTTTTGTCCCAGATTCTGTAGAGGAATATGAACAATTTGAATCATTAATGGAAATTCAAAAACAATCAAATGAAATCAATGACTTGGAAGAAATTAATAAACAAATTCAGTTTCAGAAAGAATTGGAAGAACAAGAAAATTTAAAAAGGATTCTTGCAGAAGAAGAACAAAAAAGAAAACAAGAAGAAATAGAAAAGAGAAATACTTTAATAAGTAATTTGTTTTCACAAATGACAAGATTGGGAAGTTATGACAAATCTGTAAACGAATTAAAAATAAAAATTACGCCATCTATTGAAAAATATATAGCACTAGAAACAGATCTAATTTGTGTTACTTTAGAATCGTATGAACAAGTTGTAAAATTCATAAAGCAAATTAGATTAGATCCCACCATTAAAGAAGAATTGATTAGATCATTTAGCGCATTGTAATTCTTCTCGGTGAACAATCCCACCATGTTTGTGAAAATTTTTGTGTATGACCTGGAAGTATAAAATCATTAATTGTGTTGTTACATAAAGCCGATGATAACTCGCATCGTGTATGAACCCTGATAACTTTGTTTACTTTTTGATGTGACTTGTGGTCAGCATAAGGACCATGTTTTTTATGCTTGTTTATTCGAAGATTTGCACGTTTCCGCAAGTTAAATGATTTTGAATTACATTCCATGTTCATATAATATGGGCAGAAATTAGTTTTGTTATCCATAGTTTTTCATTCAATTTTTATTCTAACAAATATTATAGGATAATAATAAGATATGACATATCAGCTAATAATTTTGTATATAATAATTATAATTACGTTGGTTTTTTTGAAACCGGCGTTTTTATATGATAATGAGAAGCAACAATATAAAGAATTTGGCACTGGAGAAAATCAAACATTGTTTACACTTCCATCGATTGCAATAATTTTAGCTATAATAATTGCAATTATTGCAATGTCATTCAAGATAAAATCAATAATAAACACGACCAAAAACAATTCTAATCTTAATGCCAATGACACAAATAATATGAATTATAAATTTATACCAGTTCCAGTATACTATCAACAACCAATGGTTCAAGTTCCGTTTAACCAAATGAGTCCAGTTTTAACTCAACAACTCGGACAACAAATGAAACAAATGCAGTCATTAAATCAACCAGCAATGCCAATCACGCAACCTATAAATGTAAATCAAACTGGTGGTCAATATATGGTAACCCCAGAAATGTTTCTTAATATGTTGTAAATATTAAAAAAATATTAGTAAACAAATGTTTAAAAAATCTACAATATAATATAATGAATATACTTGATATTATATTATTATTGGCTCTCTTAGTTTTATTTTGTAAATTTGGTGTGCCTTTGATGACCACACAACAAGAACAATATAAGCCAACACAAAGTAATTTAAATCAATATTCTGAATATGATGATGACGATTGTGATGATAAATATGATGATAAGAAAGTAGATAAATATTTAGATATAATTTTGAAGGCTAAATATGGAGGAAAAAATAAAAAGATAAAAGTTAATGAATATTTCATAGAAAATCAATGGCACACAGATTATCGTGACACACAAAATGCTTTTGATTTAGTGGTACCTAACAGAAAACAATTATTTAATTTATGTGCTTTGCCGGTAGATCAAGTTAGTGAAGTATCAGAAAAAGATACTAAATATTTGGTATCAAAATTTATAAAAGAGATCAATAAAACTGTTAAAAATAAAGTATCAGATGAATTAGCTACTACAAGTTGGATAGATAATATGCCACAAAAGAAAGTTGAATCTGGATGGGATAAACAACAAAAAGCATTAGGACTTCCAACATCAATTTACAACGAACCAGCGAAAAAGGCTCCAATAAAACTTGTTAAAATTGATCATGCCGAAAAATATGAAACTGAAAAAGAAGTTAGATACTCATTATTTTTAATTATCCAGAAAAAACATGTAAAAGATCAACTTGTAATAAAAGTTAATTTTGTCGTAGATAAAAATGACGTTAATATGGACCGTGATTTTTTCGCAAGTGATAAAGATTCATTTAGGACAACTGTAATGATAGAAGAAATTTCGATTCTTGGATTTTTAACAAAAAATCAATTTGGAGAAAGAACAAAAAGAGATGATTTTTATCAGTTTGACGCCATAACAGATGGTAGAATGTTTTCACAAGAACAAATAATTAAAGAATTAAACAGAAAAAAGGCAGAATATGCAAAAGAAATGGAAGGGGCATAAAATGCTATATTTTTATGTAGTCAAAATTTTATTTTTGCGATAATTCATCAAGAATATTTAACATGTTAAAATCTCCTTGTAATTGTCTCATATAACTATCAATTAAATTTTTTATTTCTTTGATAAACGTAGTCGAATAATCAATATAAAATGGATACACATATTCCTTTAAATTTAACAAAAGTGATGACGTGTCTTTAATTCCAATTGTGGTTGATGATTCTAAAATTTTGTTTATGTGATTAAATATTGATTCTGCAGTTAATCTTTTGTCTAAATCATCTTCTCCCTCATTTGGACCTTCGTATATTTGTAAAGTAACTTTGACAAGTTTTAATGGCAATGTTTCAAAAATATAATTCATTAATGCTGATCCTTCTTGGCTTTTTTTATTTGCGTCAATTATTTCTATTACAAGTTGTGTTATTGCGTATGCATAATCTTTATCAGTATATTGATGTTTTGGCATTGCATTTAACATAAACTTGGTTATTGCTTTAACAATAAAACCAAACAAATTTACACACAATGTATGTCGAATTACATGTACAATAATGTTAATAATTTTTGTCAATGCGTAATTTGATTCCATGTCATAAACTTGGTCTAATTCGAAATAATTTTCACAAAATGGATTTATAATTTTTTTATGATATTGTGAGAGAATTGCGACGTCTCTTACTTTTTCTAGTGATGATTTTGAATTGTCTAATAATACTTTTTTTTGGTAATCAATTATTCTGTCTATTACTTGGGTGTAATCATTTTGTTTTAAATTTTGTAAATATTTTTTCCACATTAATGGATAAGTTCTCATATCAGTAGAATAATAATATTTTTTACCATCTAATATTGGTTTTACGTCATAATTTATAACATCGATAAACACAGAATTATATATGTCAGTAACATTTTCATCATATAATTTAAAATGTTGTCTATTCCTATCAATAAATTGTTTTAATCGTGTATTTTCCCCTTGTGAAAATGTAGTTGTAGTATTTACTTGTTTGTTGAAAGTGCTTACTTCATTGTTGTATTTTAATAAATTTGCGTCAATATTTTGTATATTCGTTTGAATTTGATCAACACGTAAATTGTCTATATGTGACATCGGTTTTGGTTTTTTATTAAGTTCTGTTAATTCTTCATTCAAACTTGTTTTTCTTTGGGTTAATATTGCCATTCGTTCACTTTTAGTCACGATTTGTTGTTTTGCAGACTCAATATATGATTTGGGCTCAAACTCTTCTACACTCAAATCCACATCAAGAAGAGGAAGTACACAATCTGGAGTCAAACCAATTAAATTTTCTAATTCTTCGTTGTTAGAATAATTCCAGCCGTTTGCATAACCTTTTCCTGTTAAATAAAATTGATGATTTAATAAATATAACGCCATTGGCAAAATTAATGTCGTATATTTCGGGATATTGTTTGAGTATTTTTCATTTTTCTTTAATTTTTGAATTATTTTATCCGTAACATTTTTACATACTTCATATTTATTTCCAATTTGTTTTTGAAGTTGCATTGCATATAAATCCCACGCATGGTCTAATGCACATTTTCCAAATTTATTTGTAAATGTTGTGCTATATATTACAGCTCCATGTCTTTTTAATTCTTTTATTGCTAATATATTTCCAGTTTCTATAGCATAGTACAAAGGAGTGTTTCCAATAGCATCTTTTAAATTTACTTTGGCGTTAAATTCTAACAACGTGTTTATAACATCTTGATCATACTTATAACAAATTTCATTTCTAGTTTGCGTGTCTGAATCAAAATTTAATATTTTATGTATTTTCTTTTTTTTTGTGTACTCTTCGTTTAGGTTTCCTACTGTCATCATCGCAATATCTCTAATTTCAGTGTTACTATTTGCCACGTTACGTGTTATGGTTTCTTGATGTAGAACTAATAAGTCTTCAAATATTTCATTTAAATCAAGAGAGAACCCAACGTCAGAATTTAATACTGCAGTGGGAATTATTTGACCGAACACATTATTAATTAAGGCATCATAATGCTGGGGTATTGTATTTCTTATCATTTTTAATAATAATGAGTTGATTTTTGTATTAATATTTTCATTAATAAAATTAATTAAATATTTGTCTATTCCTCTTCCTATCATTGTCAGAATAAATCCATAATTACTAGCATCAAATTTTACTGTTTTTTTTACATCATCATTTAATTTTGTTATAATTGTATTTAAATTTATTTCGTGTGGAAGTGCAGGCTTTTGTGATTGTGTCAAGAATTTATAGGACACGTCGATTATATTACGTATAATTGCATATTTCAACATATTTAAGAAAATTGCATAAAATATTCCCACTATTGGATAATAAAATGTGTCCTTATTTTTTGGAAAAGAATATAAGTATGCAATATTTCCAATCATACTTGGTACCGGATTCCCAGCTAATTTTGTATCTCTTCCTACTTCTGAAATTTTAATTTGATGAACTTTCATTGCGTCCAACATGTCGATACCTAATTCTCTAACATCAACATTTGACGTCCCCACTAAGTAACCAAGAACAGGTAAATTACGTTGAACTATTGCACCTCCAGACTTCACGATGCCAACAGGTAAATTTGATAATGTGACTTGAACCATGAAATTTTCTATTAAGTCTTTACGTCGTTCTATTATATTTGGACCACTCAAATTAACAAATGATAAACTATCTGGAAGTTTTCTAATTTTTTGTAATGGATTGTTAACAATATCTACTATTAAATGACCACTACTGTCATAATTACTGCTCTTATAAAAATTTTCAAATGTGTCATACTTAAAATATGCATCGATGCATTTACTTGCTGACATTTCTTCTATAAAAGTTATTATTCCATTTAGATTTCCGACTATGTTTTTTACAGAATCATATATATCAGAACACATTTTTGCAAGATCTTCATTTGAAATACTAGCCAAATCATCTGTTATTTGTTCTATTAAGAATGAATAGTGTGGTTGTCCATCAAATAACGGCTTCATATTATCAAACGTTCTATACAAATCAGAAAATATCAATCTAACTTGCTCTACAGAGTCATTTATGGAAGCTATTAACATAGTTATATTTAAAAGTTGTGTCACGGCGCCCGTGATATGTTGTTCATACACTAAAGGTAGTGGATATTTGGGGTCACTATCAAGTCCAGATACTATTGAGTTTATATGTCTTTTTAATTGTAAATATGATTTGTCTAATAAATGTGTATATAACTTTATTTTTGTATTAAAATATAATCCATTTGAATTTGGATCTCCTGAACCGTCTCCAGTAGGAAGAACGTTTATAGGAGTTGCTCCTGTAACGCTAAACGAACCTCCGACGTTCAAAGGATATGTTAAACGTGCTTTTTTAGGATAAGTTCCATTATTTGCGTCTATATAATCTTGTACGTCGTCTTTTAAAATTCTTATTCTGGCAGGATTCGATATTGTGGTTAAATTAAATTTTTCGGCAACTGTGTTTTTTTGTGTCCCGTTTGTTCTTGTATAAAACCCGGTCAAATAATTGTAAGTTAAGTTTTCATCTACCAATGGTACATTAATAATCATTTTTGCATTATTTGTGATATCTTCGCACAAAAGTGTTCTTATAACATGCATTTGTTGAATTGACACATTACCTGTTAATCTTCCTATTACGTCTGAATATATGTGACAATGACTAATTACACGATCGCACCGAGCATTATACTTTTTTAATGTATTAACTTCACCATCAAGAACACCAATTAATTGCTGTAATTCTATAATTTTACTCTGTCTATTTTCTCTTAATTGTTTATCAACAATATTAGTAAAATCTTCTAACGATGTATATGGCAAAAGTCTATTTTGTTGTAAACTATCTGGGCCCCAACCAGATACAATATTCGATTTTATCAACATTGGGTCTACAGAAGCTTTTACTTGCAAATTAATATATTCTGTCAATGAAGTCTTAATGTCCATTATCTTTGAGAAAACTTCTTGTTTTTTATCTTCGTCATTTGATGAAGAGTTAATTAAAACATCAATAATTTCTTGTTGATTTTTTTCTTGTAAATTTTTTATTTCAAATGGAAACATATCTTGCAATCTATCAAACGAACTTTTCATTTGATTTATAAATTTTGCTGTATTTTTATCGTTAGTAAAAAATTCACTTAACGCAGAATTCAATTCCTTAGTATTTTTGTCCATGTCAACTTTATTTACTTTGAACACATTTGACATACGTGGTATTAATGGACGAATCTTTTCTTCTTTTGGACAATCTACATTTTCGCCAATAGTGGCATAATGTAACGGGGATTTATATTGATTATCTAACGCATTTATATTTGCTCCATATGACAATAATAATTTAATAATTTCTGGTAATTGATATTTACATGCAAGATGAAGAGGAGATATATTATTAACATCATATGCATTTACTTGAGCTCCTTTCATAATTGCCAACTGAATCAATTCTTTCTTTTCATGAGATGTTATGTTGGAATTTTTTATTATGACATGCAATGCAGACTCACCAACGACATTTTTACTTGTCATTAATATATTATTAGTTAGCAGGTGTTCTTTGATTTTTAAATAATTACCATCTGCTATAACCAAAAATAAATTATTTACAATCTCATCAGATGGTTTTTTTTCTGGGATAACAGGTTTATATAAAGTCGAACCTTTTGGTATGTACGGTTGCTGAGTATTTTTGTTAAATGATTTATCCATAGTTCTTATATTACAAGAAGACAAAATTATTGTCCAATATAAAAGATTGTTATATTTTGTTGCAAGGTGTAATAAAATATAACAATCTTTTATTGCAGAACTTAAATGATCACGTAGTTTTTGGTTTTAATTGCTTCCGAGTTAATTTCAAAATTTTTAGATAGTACTTCTTTAGAATTATCACATGATTACTAGAAGAAATTACATTTTAAAAAAATTAATGATAAAAATAGACACTAAAAATAAGTAATAACTTGAATAATTGCAAATATTAAATTTATTTGCGTTTTGTTACGATAAAAATCATGTAAATGAAAAGTATAAGAGGTAACAATCACATGTTTAAAAATATAATGAATAATACACAATCTGGAGTTGGCAAGTCTATATATAACATAGAATCAAATGGACCCGCGACATCTGCAACAAATTCAGATTTGGCAGATTTTATAAACTCGCTCGCACCAGTAACAATAAATCAAACTACAACAACAAATCAATCTGGAAGTTTTGGTAACCTTACTGCGGACACAATAACAACAAATATATTAACAGTGTTAGAAAATTTTTATGTTGGATCTGATCAATTATTTCAAATTTCATTGAGTGACGTTAGTTTTACCAATGGTGCTTCACGACAAGATACCATAATTACGACAAATAATTATCAGTCATCAAATCTTACGTATACTTCTATCATATTAAATGTTCCGTATTTATATCCAACTCCTGATTATGTTCCTAATAGTACATTACATGAAGCCCCGGATAATTATTTAGAAGTATATGATAGCAAATTTAGGGTATCTGGTCCATTCACAGAAATTAAATCAATGAAGACAGCAATGATTTCTCCAATTTTTACGGTAGGTTACCTAGATAGAGTAGAATTTAGTACATTAGGATCTAGCACTTCATTACCTACCGCATATGATAAAGGTATAGCATTTGAGTATGTCAATAGTGGTAATATTAGTTTTGGATTTTATGGTTATTCTACTCAATATGACAGATTTGTTTTCTACAAATCTGCAGTTAACAATGGTACCACGACATATCAAATTTATAAAAATGGTCTTAATACTGGGCAAACTGGCATACATACTGATTATAATGTAACTCGCCCGGATAAAACATCATTAACTTCAGTAGAGGCTGATGTTTTGTATTCGCACATAATAAATTCGTCTGACCAAATTTACACTTCACTTGCAAGTAGTACTTTAGATAGATCACTTACCATAAATTCATACGGATTATTATCTATTGTTGTTAATCAAGATACAAATTTTACGCCAGGAACATTTGATTTTAACATATCAGTAAAAGAAAATATAATAGAATCTTCTTCGGCATTCAACGGTACTTATTCCGGAGATTATACAATATTGTGCCAAAATGCACATTTTGGAGTTGTTGGAACACATTTGACGACTTTTAATGTTAATTCATCCGCAATTAATTTGACTTCATATGGTTCATCTTCTACTAGTATCGATATCACGACAAATAATAGTTCAGGCGGTATCAATATTTCATCAGGAACAGGTGGCTTAACTGAAACGACGACAGGAGACGTATCAATAACATCTGGAACAGCAAAATCTATTACAATAATAGCCGGATCAAATGGCTTAACTGAAATATCATCTGGATTGGTCTCAATACAATCAACATCATCTAACATATCATTATCAACCGGATCATCTGGAAGTATAACGTTAACTTCAGGAACAGGTGGTATAACTGAAACAACAACAGGAGATGTATCAATAACATCAGGAACAACAAACTCAATAAATATGACAGCAGGAACAAGCGGAATCACTGAAACAACAACTGGAAATATCTCACTAACATCAGGAACAACAAACTCAATAAATATGACAGCAGGGACAGGTGGCATAACTGAAACAACGACTGGGGATGTATCAATAACATCGGGAACAGCAAAATCTATTACAATAACAGCCGGATCAAATGGATTGACTGAAATATCGTCTGGATTAGTTTCAATTCAATCAACATTATCTAATATAGCGTTATCAACTGGATCATCTGGAAGTATAACATTAACTTCTGGAACAGGTGGTATAACTGAAACGACAACAGGAGATGTATCAATAACATCGGGAACAGCAAAATCTATCACAATAACGGCAGGATCAAATGGCTTAACTGAAACAACAACAGGAGATATTTCGATAACATCGGGAACAGCAAAATCTATCACAATAACGGCAGGATCAAATGGCTTAACTGAAACGACAACAGGAGATGTATCAATAACATCGGGAACAACAAAATCTATCACAATAACAGCCGGATCAAATGGATTGACAGAAGTATCGACAGGAGATATTAATATAAATACAACAGGAACAGGAAAAAAAACAAGTATTAACACATTAAATGTAGGAAATGAAGTTGATATTGGGAATACATCAATAATAAAATTAAATAATTATGCACAAATCACAAATTATGCATCGTTGGGGACGTCATCCAGAAATCTAAACACAATTTTTGAAATATCAACTAATTTAACAAGTACTGGATCATCAAGTGCGATTTTGGTAACTCCTACAATAACTGGTTATAACAATAATTCTACGCAATCATTTCAATCAACTCCAACAATAATAACACAATCAAATAGTACAGTACCTCTCATTACAAATATGTCATTATACCCTGTAAACTTGACTGTAGGATCATTTGGAACAGTAACGAACAGTTCTACTTTATATATAGATGGAACAACTTCTACAGGTCAATCGAACTATAGCATTTATTCAAAAATCGGAAATATCTTTTTTGGAGGTAGTACGGGCAACGTTATGTGGAATAGTACGACAAACACATTGGGCCTTACAGAAGCCATAGTGGAAGTTACACAAAGTATAGGAAATACAAATCCATATTTGTCAATAGTAAATTCTTCACAACAATTAAATTATTACATATTAAGTGCTACAAATATAATAGGATCAGGAGAGCTATATTTGGACGGAACAACAACACATATAACAATGACAACAAATTACATCTATAACGGAATCGGAGTAATATCAGCTGTTCAGTCGGATGGAACATCATGTCAATTTCAAATTAGTTTTTCTATAGTTGTTATCGGTGGTGTCTCAACAATAAAATCATCAAATATAAATATGAACTACAATGATGTAAATAATTTTAGTTATAATTTATCTACTGATGCATCAAATAATATTATTTTCAATGTCAAAAGTTTGAATTCAAGTCAAACAAATTGGGGTGGGAATGTGTCAATTACTGTTATGCAATTATAAAAAGTATATTTGTTTATATAAAAATTTCGCTAATATTATTATTGGAAATGAGTAATATCAGAATATCGAGCTTAAATGGACAATTAAATGGATCTTCTTCTACTTTCGGAACTACGTTGCAAGATGGTAGTGGATCTACATTACAAACTACGTATTTGCCAAAAACAAGCGATACATTACAAGTGTATAAATATATGTGTAGTGCAACTTCAACTACAAGTTCTGTTGCTGGAAATACTGTGTCAATAACTTTACCGAGTGCAGGAGTAGGACTTGGCGCAGGAAGATTTGGTCAACTGATGATCAGATTTACAGTTCTAATGATAAAAGGAAGTGGCGGTGCAACGTTGTCACCTCGAATAATGGATCAATATTTATTATCTACGTGTGTGGACGGTGATGGAGATATAGTTCAACCACCAAATTTTCAAAAAATATTATCATCGTCAATTGATTCATATATTCCATTTTCATATTCTACCACTGTTGTAGATCCTTCCACACCAGGATTTTCTCTAACTGATGCTTCTGGAATTTTTACGTTAACTATAGCTTCATCAACGGCTACTGCTACCGGATCAACATTTGAAGTTGTGGCCGAATTTGACGTTATATCTAGCTCAGTTTAAATTTACTTTAGTTGTTTTATTAAAGAACAAAATTGTTCCGCAGTTATTTCGCCTTTACGTAACTGATCTACTAATGGAGTAGAATTGTTATATTTTTTATAGCATGAAGCGGAACAGCAATTATATGTTGAATTTGGAATTATATTACATAAATATAATTTGTTTTTACACCACGAGCATCGTTTTTCCATAAATGACTCCAGTATATAATTTTCTAATGTTGAGTAACATATTTCTCCATCCTTAAATTTAAACAAAAAATCTTCTAATGTGCTCATATTGTATATATAACATAACCATTATTTAGCATAAAAATGTAATTATTTCAAAATTTTATTGTTGAAATAATTTTATTTATAATAAATCATACCTATAATCCGTTCGCGTTAATATTTAGTTCCCGGAGTATCTGACGCGCGATAATCATTATATTGGAGACACATTGGGGCTTGTACTTTTCCTGTATGTACATTGTCATAAAGGCTAATTTGTTCATAAAATTGTCCCGGGCTCATTCTAGTAGGAAATTGAGTATGTATGCATGTTGATGGTCTGCATGTTTTTCCTCGTAAATTTTGCCATGTATTATCCATAAGTGTAGTTCCATTGTTTTGTAAAAACATTCTATATTCATCATCATCAACAATACCATTTTTATATTTGTTATGTTGTTCTCTGGTGTTAGCAGATCTATAATCAGTCATCCAACGAGTATCTCCCATTTTTGGAGGGCAATTTTTATACACGTTATCCATTTCTTATAATATACCAATACAGATTTTTATTTATTTTCGCTTAAATGTCCTTTAATTTTATCATACAATTCATCTTTCCTTAGTTGACGTCTAACTGACCCATCTTTGTTCCAAATGGGTATTGATAATTCTTTTGCTATTTTTTTTAAAATTTCAGATGTATACATATCTTTTGCAAGCAAATTATTTATTGTTAATTTTTGTATATTTATTGTGGCTACTGAATCATCCTCTTTTGCAACTTTTTTTTGTTTCTTTTTTGATCCAAATGTTATAGATCCGTAATTACTTGAATGCTCCGAATTTTCTTCGTCATTTTGCTCTACTGAAACATCATTATTACTCTCACTTTCTTCTATGTCATTTTCATCAATGTCGTTAAACGTATATTCTTTTATTTCATTATTTTCATTATTTTCATTGTTTTCATTTACAACATTTTCTAGTTTTTTGTCAGTTTTCATATTTGCTGAATTGGCAGATATAATAGATTCCGTTGTTATATGATTATTTTCATCTTCAATAAGATCTGGACTTAAATTAAATTGATGTTTAGATTTTTTCTTGCTTTCTGACTTCTCTTCTGTTGGAGGTAAAATGACTTTAAACTCATCAATACCTTTAACTTGAAGTTTTGGTTCATCTTCGCTTAAGTATAAACTTTCTCCACTTTGCTGTTTTACACTTGTTTTGCTCATTTTACAATCAGATAAAGATGCAAATTTTATTCCGTTTCCTTGTGAATCAGTATCAGAATAATGATTAGACATATTTGTTATTGGTTGATTTCCATAGTCGTTCATTTTTCGCACTTGCTCGATGTAATCACCATTAATGGTTTTTAATTTATTTACACACATTCCAAAACCACTTTGCATTTTAATTAACGTGTTTTTTGAAGAATTATCAACATATGAAGCTATTTTATCAAGTTTATCACTCATTTCACATTTCATGTTATCGAGTTCTCTAGTGAAAAACAATATTAGTCCGACAATTACCAACAACAGTATGATAAATTTGTAATCCATATTTGTATATTTCTTATATTTAAAATAAAAAGCACGAAATAAACGAACGTTCTACAAAAAATTGAAAATTACAACAATAAAATATTTGATAAACAAAATTTGTTAAATATATATTTTCATGACACTTGATAAAGAAAAAATAAAACAATATATTTTTAATCGTCCACTACATGAAATTTGTAATTGTGATACTTTAACTCCAAAATATGAACTTTATCCAACAAGAGAACACTTCGAAGAACATACTCAAAATACAATAGTATTTGATTCAGACGCATGGTATGAAGCCAATGAATGGACTAGATTGGCAAATTATTATATAGGATTGAGACTAAGAAAATTATATCAAACAAATATGTCATCTTACAGTATACAATAATATAAACATCAATGATTGCAGATTTAAATTTTTCTATAACAAGTGGCGATATGATAGATATAATAACAGATAGTAGTAGATTTATGTTTCATATTTTATTAGTTCATGTAGTCACACACATTATCGACGGAGAAGATGAATTGTTTGGAATGAAAACAGTAAAATCTTTGTTTGTTACGGCGATGGCAATTTTGATTTATTACGTGTTATTTAAAAAAATGGTCGACGCAAAATTGAATAATATAAAGTCTAAAAACGATAAAGACAATGATAATAATATATAATAATATCATAATGAGTGATTTAACTGAAGTATTTGAACTTGACGGAGTTTTTTATGAAATAAAACAAGATAAATACGAACCAAGGGAATTATATGTGGAACGTGTATGGTTTATATTGAATGAAATAAAATCTGGAAGTAAATTAAGTTTAGAAAAACTTATTACTAAGTCAAGAATTGAATCAAATAAAAAATATTTGCGTTGCAGATATAATTAATTAATTTTTATATTGATTTGTTCTGGAGGTAACACACTTAATGACGATTTCCATTCTTTCAAATCCATATTAGTTCCTTCTGTATAAATTGGACAAACTGGGCATGTTGGTCCTGATGGTACACACACAGGAGGCACAACAGGAGTGGGATACCAGTTTGCAGGAGGTAAAAACGAATAACCATATTCAAATGTTCCGGGACCAGTCGAAACAGGTAACGTATTATAATCTGTATAATTATATGCGAATGGAGTTTGACTAATTGGATTTACTGCATTGATTGTATATGTTCCATCTGCATTTTTTGTATATCCACTAACATTTTTATTTTCTGGAAACGTTACTTGTGGAGCTTGAGCCGGTACAGGTGGTGGTGTTTGTGCTACTTGTTGAGCTTGTTTTTGGTCATTTTGTATAGATTGTCCAAAAAGTTGGTTTTGTGCTTGTTGCATTTGTTGTTGTCCTTGTTGAAAAGCTACGTCAGATTGACTTTTTGTTTTTGCTAATAACTCTGGATCATCTTGTGATGTGTTTGAAGGAGATCCTGATATTTGGGACAATGAACTTCCTATCGACGACAAATCATATGATGAAGTATTGTTTGACCCACAAATCGCGTTTAATGAAGTGTTTATTGCAGAACTATCAAACCCTTCTTTGATGTTACATGCACAATTTTGTTGTTGGTTTCCAAAGTACATTTGATAGCAGTTTTCTGCGATTATATATACTAATAAAATAATTGCAGTGACAATTAAAATGTCACTGTCTTTCATTGGATCTTTTGGAACATATTTAAATAATAAATATATGACTGCTCCTTGCGTCAAATATCTTAGTAATTTATGTATTAAGTCTTGGGTCATTTTATTTAATATATTATACAAAGTGAAAAATAGAATATACATTGAATTTATATTTCATTTATCATTTTATAATCCGCTCAAGTTAATTTCAAAAATTAACTTGGGTAAAAAAAAGATAAGTGTATAAGGATTATAATTCATATAATTTTTATTTCAAAAATATAATCAGGAGTCAAATCACCCAAAATTTTTACTAACCATGGTCGCACATGATAAAACTTTAGAATATCAGATTTAGTACTCTTAAATGTAATAACAAGTTTTGAACCGGCACCTATAACATATTTATTTTTTTTATCAAAAATATTTCTTCTCCTAATTTCACGCGTTATCCATGGACAATTACTAGTATATATCCATATAAATCCAGTTGTAGGATTGTCATCTAATACTATTTGGTATTCATCATTGGGTCGTGAAATAATACTAAATACTGTGTTTTTACATTTTTTATTGTACATTTTCTATATTTTTATTAGATATTATAATTTTAGAAAACATTAGGTACATATATTTTTATCAATAGTAAACATCGTTAGTGACAGTTCTATTAATAAATAAAACCCAACTATCGTCATTGAGACAATACATATTTTTTTTGTTTTATCATCTTGAACCTCAAAAAATTCTTTGTATCTTTCCATAAGAGTAAAATCAATATATAAAGAATAACCCAATATACATATTAACCCTGTCATTATTGATTGCTGAAATATTACAGATGGTTCTATTTTGCATTTGTTTTTTATTTTTTTAATAAGTTGAATTAAAAAATAAAAAACAGTGATACTCACAAACAAATAAAATTTATGAAGTATTTTATGATCATCATTAATATTTGGGACATCAAAATATAACATTGCAAAAATAAATGTAAATAAAAATAATGTGTCTGTAAATATATTCATTATGTTTCTATATTTATATTGTAGTTATTTTTTATTGTTTGTTTTGGTAACAAACAATTCAAATGTTTGTTTATGTGTTTTTATTATGTAAATTGTTATTATTTACATAGTTAAATAAATTTAAATACAACCATAATACTTAATTTGTTATTAGTTGCACATTTCCGCTTCCTGTTTTTTTAGCAGGAACTAAACTTATTATTAAAATCGATATCATTAATAAAATCATCAGCGCTAAAATTACCATAAGAGTGACTACATGAGGATAATACTTTTCTGCGATATCACATAAAATAGGGTCGATCATATGTTTCACTATTTTATCTTTGATTTTTTTTCGCTGAAATTCTTTTATTAATCCATCAACTATTTCATCTGTTATCGGTCCAATATGCGTTCTAGTATCATTATCATTTACGGAGTTCATTATATATTTTATATAGAATTTTTTTATAAAGTTTGTACACACTTAAACACATTTTTGATATAAGAATATTATTAAATGGAAACTCAACAAAATTTTCATAGTGGAGTTTTTGACATCGACGTTAAAAATCTGAGATTTAAAAAAACTCGAGACAAATTATCTGAACATCAAAAAAATTATATTATTTTTGACGAAACTGGAAAACCAAAAATAAAATTAGAAAAAGTGTTTTTACCATTCGGTGCAGAATATTACAACAAAAAACAAATATTAAATATCGAAATATATCCAAATAAAAACAACACTCATAATAATTTATATTCATTACTATTAGCCCTTGAACAAGAATTTTCTGATAAACTTGTTCATAATTACGAATTAAAAAATGATATAGCAGAACTAAAATATTACAGCTTTTTAAAAAATAATTCAAATAACGTTCATATAAGAACATATATGTCACCAAATCCAAACATTTATACAATTATAGGCAAATTTAAAGAACCAATAATGCAATCAAGTATAAAAGGAACTTATTGCAATATAGAAATGGAATTAGGTACACTATGGATGAATGACACAAATTTTGGAGTTATTTGGTATGTAAAAGATATTCAAATTGTTTAGTGTTAATCTTTCGTTTTTTATACATCTTATTCAATATCAATCGAACATACAATTAGTTCAACTGATATTGTTAATTTCTTGTTTCTTATACATCTTATTCAATATCAATCGAACTAATTGTATCTAATCCTGATTCAGATGTCACAACTTCCTTTACTTTTTTGCCACGTTTTGGTTTTGCAGGTTCTGAAGATTTGTCTGATTGAGAACTCGATTCTTTCATTTTGTGCTTTTCATCAATTAGTTTAACCATATTTTTAACGTCTTTTTTGGAAATGCTTTCTAAAACTTCCTTATTAGATGCACGTTTTTCTAGTTCGATAGCTCTATCATAATTGCTTCTATCTCCTTCCTTTTTTATAGCATCATATAAAATTGCCTTATATGCACGTGCTTCTACTTCATCGACACCTAAAATTTCCATAATGCGTTCAACTGATCTTTTATGTGCTTCAGTTGCTTGATTTTCGACAGTTCTTGCAATAGATGAAACCTCACTGAAATCATCGTCATTTATCTCATCTTCAGAATCACCTCCTGTCAAGTAATCTGCACGTGGCTCTTCAGAATATGTCACCATTGATCGTCTTCCTTTGATTGGTTTATAACCTCCATATTGATGATTATTATTTTCATTTATGATTTGATTCAAAATGTCATCACTATTTATAGACATTGATTGTTCTGAAAAAATATTATTTCGTTTTGGTTGAGATGGTGGCATATATGAGTCTTGCATTGCTTCAGTTCGTCTAAAATTGATTGTGTCAGAATCTGTCTTTGCCATCAACGGACCTAATAATTTGTCTAATTGATTATTAATGTCTTCCGCGATTTGACCACATTTTTGTTCTGGTAATTTTACGAAAATGTCTGGTACATTATGATTATTTCCAGATTCCACATGAATAACTTTGTTTGCATTGTTTGCGATAGTTAAGTTAGCTCCATGTGCTACCAATTCGTCAATAACCATATCAGATCCATCATTTGCAGCAATGTGAGCAGGTGTATTCCCATTTTCATCTTGTGCATTAATATGACGTTTTGCGTTTGTGTTGCTTAAAACTACTGATAATAAATCTTTCATTATAGGAATTTTGGAGTATAACACGATGTGATGAAGTAAATTGCGTTTATTACTATCACACTTTGAAAAATCGAGTTGTACAGATTTGTCTATAGCATGTCTAATGATAAAATATGCTATTTGAGGGTATTGATTTTTGAACGCGTCCAATGCCAATTCAGTTGCATATTCTCCGCTTCCAGATCCAAGTAGCCAATTCATTATGCCACCGCCGGATTGAAATTCAGAAGTTGCCGAATATTGAGATTCTGATCCTATACTTAAAAGTGGATTATTGTTAGTATTTTTCTTCGAATTCATATATTATGTCACTATATATTTTCTATAAAGACTTTAAAAATTAAAAAATGTTTGTATAATAATTTTTTGCTGAATGTAATATATAATGATTGAAATATCAGACAGCAACAAAATATTAATACTTATATTGTTAGTAGGGCTTGTTATATACTTATTATCGGGATCTAACAAAAAATCTGAACCTATTCATAACCAAGGAGCACTTCAACAGACACCAACTACATCTACTACAGACACTGATAGTTTGCCAAATAACACCGATGGTTCATCAACCGATTCGTCACACAGCGGATCACAAGGTTCATTAGCAAGTGACCTCGTTGGAAAAATGTCAACAAAAAATTCATCCACAAATGGGTATAAAAATGTAAATTATGCTGACGGTGACAGAAATCAAGTATCAAATCTAGATAGATTTTTTAATAATGAAAATCCATTAGATCAACCATCAAACGGTTTTACATCAAGTAGCGATGGAAGAAATTATGCTTCTTATACACCTGGTTCTGGAGAAAAGCAACAAGATGATGACAAATTTGACTCTTCTGCACTTTTGCCACAAGAACAAAAAGACTGGTTCGATGATCCTCAAGCCAAAAAAGGTATCAACTCTCCTCATTTGATTAATATTTTTAGACCAACTGGTGTCAACACTATCCAAACAACGTTGAAGAATGCATCATGGGATATCAGAGGAGCACCACCAAATCCAAAATATGTTGTATCTCCATGGGGAAATTCATCGTATGAACCAGACACAAACTTGAAAAATGGATCTTTATGTGTATAAACAAATTTTTGTTATTAATAAATTTTTAATATTATGATATATTATCGTTTCATAATATTTTTTATCGCAAATCGTACGGATCATGAACCTCCACGCACCAACAACACAATCCACGAATATACGAAAATAATCTTGTCCAACATGTCTCAGTTTGACGCACTGTTTGTTGAAATTTTTCTTGTGTTTGTTTTGGTCTCTCTAAAACAAGTACTTGTTGTTGCATGGTTATAATAGATAAACAACATATTAATATAAACAAATAACGCAAGTATTCAATTTTTATACAGACAACGCTTGAAGTGTATTATCAAATGCGGTGATAATATCATGCAATCTTAGTGTTGCATCATATCGCTGAGATACACTGTTCTTTGCATTGGGATCTAAATCAATCATTTCACCAAATGTCCTCTTAGTATGTTTACGTACCTCTTCAGGGCTTCCTAGTCTTGACAAGGTTTCAGCGTCAGGTTCAAATACCCAATCCCATGCAAATCCACCTTTTCCCCTCAATCCTTTAGAAATTCGACCAGTACAACATCCATCTATAATGACAATACTTGATTCATCAAGTACATTAGGATTATAAATCTCAATCTTAGCGGGGTCGAACGCAAAACAAGCAAATTGTGAAACAGCCCTAGCTGCTCTTGGGTGCACGCCATTCAAAGTGAGATTTTCAGGCGGATTCAAATAATAATGCGTACGTAATGCAACTCGAGATGCTTCTCTTGAACTTTCATCCAAAATTACAAGCTGAGTTTCCACGAGATCATTAATTGCCCTTTGCTCAAATCCATCTGCCAATGCCACTAACTCATCTGGATCAACTCCTTTAATCAAATGTCCTGGCATATGCTTTTTCGAAGCAAGTAAGAAAAATGATGAATCTTCGATAATAAAGAGTGTTTTTCCCCTTAATTCTAAAGTGCCACTTTTCACAAGATTCCATACTTGCTTCCAACAATCTCTTACTTTGCCAAGTGTCACGCCTCTTATCACTTCCTCATATTGCTTTCCAATATCTCCTTGTGATTCCTCTAGATTTAAGGGAAGAACACCAATTTGAGTATCACCGCCCTTCACCGCTAAAATCTTGGCAATTTCAGTTCCTTTGTTTGGATTGCCACTAACCAACACCTTATTTGTTTCACATCTTAGTGGATTTGAAGGATTATAATCTGATAATTTAACTTTACTAAACATGTTGTATAATGTAAACTAATTATTTTCTATTGTCATCGAAAATAATAGATATTTAGTATTTTCAACTTTTTTTGTTAAAATAATAAATGTTTCAGCGTTTATTATTTTTGCAGAAATATTAAATTTTTTAAAAATTTAATATTTTGTCTAAAAAAGTTGAAATTAAATACAAATTGCCATACTGATTAAAAAACTATTTACTATATACATATACCTGTAACTATTTTAACATGTCATCAAACAACTCATTAAATACATATTATTGTTTTGTCAAACTCAGTTCTGTAGATAGACCAGTGTGGTCAAATGACGTTACATCTAGCTTCCAATCAAGAGGCGTAGAACAAGGAAGGTTGCAAGTTAAACCATCTAATGGAATTGTCAGTGAAAGATCTTTTAGTTTTGTGTGGAATTCTACAATGACAACATGGAAAGTAAAGTTTTCGTATTTTAACAAAAAAGGAAATCAAGAATTTGAATGTGAAGTTCCCGTAGCTACTATTTTGCAAGATCTAAAGGGAGGACAATATAGAATGATTCCATTGAACGATGACTTGGGAAATATGGAAATTCGCTTTTCTACCAACTCTTTCCTTCCTCCTTCTGCAGTATCATTTTGTGATCCTCAGCAAATTGCTTCTGAAAACTTATTTTTCAGACCAGTCGAGTCTACAGATAGAGTCCAAGAAGGATCTATTATTGATAATAACATTAAATTTCCAAAGACTCTGTCAATCAGTGTAGATCTGACAGGTTCTAACGGCGATTTAAGAACAGGTCTACATAATGAAAATCCTGATAGAAATGATTATAGAAAGGCAATTATAGTGTTTTCTGACTTAGTTTCATATTTGTCTCCCGACAAATCAATGCCGATCTGGGGATTTGGTTATGAAAAGCTATCTCGCTCTGGAAGTAAAAGAAAGTTTAATGTTCCTGATAATGAATATTGCACAAATTTTACTGAAGTTTATTGGACTTCAAATGGTCCTGTCGGGTGTGGCGCTTCTGTGCAATGTTATGACACTATGCTAGAACAATTAAAAAATGGCGAGTTCAGACTTGCTGGTGGTACGGAATATGATAAAGTCTTAAACTCAGTAGAACCAACATTAAAGCGAGGAGAACACTCTATTTTGTTATTTTTTACTGACGGTCGAGCAGACGACGAAGCAAGTTTTGATTTACATTGTAGAAGACTTTCTACGGATAGGTCAAAATTCTTATCTATCATTCTTGTCGTAGTGGGAGACAGAAAACAGGATATCGTAGACAAATTCAAAAATAAGCGATATCCAAATTTACTTGTATTTGGACAAGACGATTTGAATTCTGGAAAGATTTATTCATCTGCAATGAATTGGCTCGATCAACGATCTAGTCAATTGTCCACCGTGTAAATTTTAATATAGCTCAATAAAAAAATTGAATATTGAAATAATCTAATAATTACATATATTTTTTCTTTTTTATTATAACATAAGTAATGTCATCACAATATTTACAATCAACTAGCTATCAACAAGTAGAAAAGCCTCTGAGAAAGGAAGAAAGAATTTCAATTGCACCAGTCAGCGTAATTTTGACTTCGTGTGCGGGCATGCATCAAGACTCTAGACAATGCAGAATTATCAAAGGTGAAGAACGCGATCAAATTTCCCAACTTCATTCAGTATTCCAACAAACTTTACAATCTCAGCATTCACGAATTGTAAATTTGAACCTGTTGACTGATGGTCAAAGAGGAGACATTGGAAATGATATTATTGGAGCTACTTATTTGAAAGCACTTAGAAGTGATCCACGATTCTCTGATTGTAACTTGTGTGTGCAAGTGTTAGAGAACCCATACACAGTAAGTGTAACTTCTCGCGTTCCCAATGATACTGCAAGAAGCATTTGGGAGGGAGCACTATCATTCTTATCAGGACAAAATAACATGCTTGGATTGTGTGGTACGCGTGGTATTCTTGCCGTCTCCCTTCAAATTTCCGCTGATTGTAATTTTGAACAAAATGTTCTCACTACAACTGCGACGCCTGGAGAAATTCAATATGAAAAGAGAATGGATATGCATGGAAATAGACTCATTGGAAGAGATTTGACAAACTCTACTATGACGAGATATAATGGTCAACAAGTATTTGTTACTGCTAATTGTTATGGATTGACGCAACGTCCAGATACATTGGATAAGGATGGTATGCTTCAAACTAGATTGCCCAATGTATGTAGTGGATTTTATGATAAGGTTTTTGTAAATACATCTTCAAATTATGGTGTTGTTCCTAATGATTATCATGGCGTTCTCATGGGGCTTGGGGTGTTGTCTAATCAATTTGGACAACAATATGGATTAGAACAAGACGGTCAAATGTTATTGTTTGGTCAAGGCACTGCTTTATATAAATGTGCATTGGATGCAATTTCACAAATTGAAATTCCTGCAAAATACTCATTGAGAGCTGGATTTCTGAGCACAAGTATTAAAAAGACAAATGAAGTCAAGAAAATGGCTGGAGACAACCTTTCATATATGAATGAAAAGTGGGGTAGAAAGTTAAGTAAATTTAGTATCGAAGTATACAGAATTCAGTTCCATAAGATGCCAGAGAAACAATCAATGGATCCTGTTGATGTTATCGAAGATAAGGTTGACGACTTACGATTTAAGTTAGACCAACTATCTTCTTTAATTGGACTCGACTTCGTTTTTAATGACGATACTTCGTTTGAAGTTGATGCATTAAACAGAGAACCATCAACTTTATACAGAACAATGTATGATAAGATGTTGAACATGGAACGTGACACAACACTTTCAAAATATGCCTATGATACCAAAGATGTGGCAGTAGGATACAACTATAATAATTATTTGTGTAACAAAGTTAGTTCAGAAATCGCGAAGAATAACTCTTTGACTAGAGAATGTTCAGCTATTACAATTTTCGGCGTTCACGTTACTACCGGATACGGAACTGTAGTTGATACAATTTTAAGAGGATTAGTTAGAGGCGTTGTTCCTGATGTTCCTTCAGGAGATAGAGAATTTGGTTGGGACACTGTATTTGATTTTGTTACTTATACTGATGAATTTGGTACAACATATAATTCTGGCGGACGTACTTATGCTAGTATGACTGATACCGAACTTGCAAAAGTGAAGCCAAGAGCAATTGCAATGAGAAAGGCTTTGGGAGAGAAACTTGCATATATTTCTGGAAACTTTACTGGGACTGAAACATATGTTACTCAATCTGAGCAAGACTTGAAGGCGACTCAATCTAAAATCGAAGCTAAAGTAAATATTTTTACTGACTTATTTAAATCTGGACAAATTCAAGCAACTCAAACCCAACAAGGAGCAAAGGTTTCAGGAGCTACTATTAACGCCAGTAACTCCAATATGGCGGCAATTATGGCAGCCTTTGCTTAAGTTAAGAATAATATTATCTTACAATGTAAAAATTGATTATTGTATTGACAATAAATCATATTTTGTTTATTTAAATCATACATAAAAGTATGAACAATACATTTCTGAATTTAGTAGACGAATTGAAAAATGACATCAGCTCTATTAACACGAAAAATATATCAAAATGCGACTTTGACAAAAAAGCTTTGACGATAAAACAAAAAATACTTTATCTTAAAAATTCACAGGTTGATGAACAATACAAAAAAATGTGTGAATCGTCGTTGATGTTTGTAATTGAATTATTTAAAGCGAAAATAGCCGAATTTAGAAAAGTAGAACTTGAATTAAAGGAACAAAAAAGAAAACAATCCGAGAGAATAATTCGAGGATATTCCCCAAATATTTCTACTCAAGATTTGGAAAGTGCAGTTAAAAATCCAACAGAGTATGCACGATTAAAAATATTATCTAATGAACCAGATAGTGTTATCATTAATAAACTAAAACATGTAGAAGAAAAATATCAAGATGTTTTAGAATTAGAAGCAAATATAGCAGAATTAAACCAAATGTTCATAGATTTTGCTCTAATAGTAGATAAACAAGGAAATTTATTAGATCATATTGAACTCGGAGTCAAACTGGCCAATGATTATGTTAAAGAAGGAAATGAAGAAATGGAAAGAGCTATAGAAGAAGCAAAAAAATTAAGACGTAAACAACTATGCTTATGTTGTTGTTGTACGTTGAGTTTTTGTGTAGTTGGATTAATCATATTTTTTGTTGTTTACGTTCATTCTGGAAAAATTTAGAAAATTCTTTCAATGCAGACATTTCACCTTCAGATATTATAAAGTCCTTCGTTGGTCCAACATTTAATAAAAAATTTCCGTTTAACTCTTGGACTTGTAAGTACAATTTGTAAAGTTCTTTTCCATCTTTATATTTGTCAAATTGGTTATATCCCCATGAATAGCCTATTGTCGTAACATGTTGCCAATTTGCATCGATATTAGATGTTGGAATATACCTGTCACTCTTGACATTATATGTACAATAATCATAATTCTTTTGTTTTCCTATTCTATCATTTATTTTTATTCCTAAACTTGTAATTGACTTGCATATTAAATTTATTTTGTTTAAAATTTGTTTTTGTGTTATTTTCCAATCTCCGTCAAACCACAAATAATGTGGATTATATCTTAATAATTCGTTGATTTGATTTTCACAATAATTATTGAAATAATCAATATTAAAATTTATATCACATTCAAACCACGAATAATAAAAACCATATTCAATTCCAATTTTTTTGCATTCTTCTGAAAAAATTTTACATATATCATTATCTGATTTTTTATGAGTTGTTTTTGTATTAAATAAACAAAATCCATCATGATGTTTTGCCGTTAATATTATATATTTAAATCCTAAATTAGAACAAGTTTTTATAAGTTGTTTTATTTTTTGTCTAGTTGGTTTCAAATTGTGAGACTGATCAAAATAATCACAATTTGAAAAATATTTTTTATGATATTGTTGTGTTTCAACATACCCTGAAATAGGTCTGAATTTTCCATTTTCTAGTAAACGAGTGTAATACCATTCTGATCCATTACAAATTTTTCTTCTTTTTGCACTTTCTATTGAATCATATGCATAAATTGAATACAATCCGTAATGGATAATTATTCCTAAGTCCATGATTGATATTTGTATTTTTTATTATTTTAAGTATGTTTCGTAAAAATTGAAAATAACATTACAACTTTAAATTACTTAAATATATAGCAATAATTATATAAAATGGAAGCCGACGACACCACATCTCAATTTATGGTAGATTTAACTAATAATTACTTAACATATTTTAAAAAAATAAATGGAAAACCACAAGAGTTGAATATGTTTGACGGAATTAATATTGATGATGAAACTTCAGTAAATCATCAAACAGAATCATTTTATGAAGAAATGGTGAAATATCAAATGGCGAGTGACACTGACAAAGAAGTTTATAAATATGACGAATTGCCAAATTTGGAAGATGATGATGAGCTCTATTCGATACAATGTGAAGGTGAACAAATAGTAGTATCAAAATCATTATTTTCGCTTCTTATAGAGTTAACAAATTTACAAAATGAAAATCCAAAAAAAAAGTATGACATAATATGTCTCAGTTAAAGAATCTTGCTATAGTTAATTTATATAAAGAATGCCTGAAAAGCAAAAAATAACTTCAAATGCTAAAATTAATCCCGCCACAAAAATAATTTACCCAGATGTTAATAATATCCAAGTAGATAGCTCTATTGAAGGTTCTGACGGAACTACTCCCACAATAGAATCTGACGAATCTAGAGCTGTTCCAAAAAACTTTAGAGAAAAAATAATTAAATTTATTAAGTTAGATGATCTTATTCGAGAAGAGACAATAGCTTACAAAGAAAAAATGGAAACATTAAAATCACAAAAAGAAGAAGTATCTGGATATATATTAAGACATTTAGAAGATGTAGGAGAAAAAGAGATTGATTTAGAAACAAAGGGAAAAATATCAAAATATACATCTACCAGAAAAAGTGGATTAAACAAAGATATAATACAACAATCAATTTACGAAAAACTAAAAAATGACAAACTTGTTAAAACTGACGATGAAGGGAGAATGTTGGCACAAGCCACATATGAAATAATGGAGGGTAAAAGAGAAGTTAAAACGAAAGTTACATTAAAACGAACAATAAAAAGGGAAAAAAAACAAAAAAATGTTTCAGAACAACATTTAGAAAAGAACCCTAAAAAAGTAAATAAAAAATAATTTAATTAGGAATCCATAACTGGACATATGGAGAAAGTGGAGCAACAAAACTTGGCGTAAATACTGTGTCAATATCATAAATAGACGGAGTATACCACCAATATGCAATTGGTCTTACTGATTTTTTCAATCGAATATATCTAAATAATTCATCTAAATCTTGGTCACTGCTATCTGAACTACTATCATCTTCATCATCATATCTCTTACGATGTTTACCACCTGTCATCGAATTTTCAGCTGTTTGTCTTACTTCATTTGATTTATTTATAAAATCACGTTGTTTATTTTCATTCATACTTACATCAACATTTGTTATGATGTAATCTGCGTGTCTTCCTTCCAATTTTTCTTTTACCATATAATGATAAAGTTCGTTCGAATTTTCATCTTTTAACGTAAATAAAAATTTAGGAATGTTTCCTGTGACGTATTTATTATCTGACGTTAAATTTTCCCAAAATTGTTTTGCAGCATCATCAGAATTTTTTGCACTGTACATATTAGAAAATGTTCCTACAATTACAGGGTTAACTAATTGATATTTTCCCATTATATTATACATTTAGAGAAATTTTATAGCTCACGTTCTAAAAGAAATTTAGCTACTGTTTTAAACTTATTTATACATATATAGTGAAGATATACCTTTATATTTCGAAATGAGTTTAATGCAAAATAAAAAAATTGAATCGCGTTTATTTTTCGTATAAAAACCACTTAAGAGTATAAAAATACACAATATAACATGAGTAAAATAGTAAGGATAGAAACAGACCATAGTTATGAATTAAAAATTATGTTCGAAGTCCTAAAAGAAGTGTTCGATGAAATTAAAATAGATTTTTTAAGAAGTGACACGCAATCTGCGGAACCTTTAAAAAAGAAATCATCAAAAATGACTGAAGAACAATCCGAAAACAAAACCACCACAAAATTAAAAAAGAAAAAAGATGTCACTGAAGATGATGATGTTGACACTAATGAAAAAAAACCAACAAAGAAAAATTCTAAAAAGCCTGTTCAAGCAAAAGATACAAAGAAGAAAACGAAAAAACAAGACGATGAGGAGGATGAAGATGAAGAACAAGAATTAGAAGAAGACAACGCAGAATCGGAGGAAATACAAAAGGAAGTTAAAAAGAAATCTACTGTTGGTGGAATAAGAATTATGGCGATCGATGACAACCAATTATTGCTAATTTACGTCAAATTAAACCCAGATCAATTTTTGGACTTTTATGTGAAGTCAGAATGTCACAGCGTCGGATTAGATTTAATAGAATTTCATAAATTTGTTAAAACCATTGACAAAGACAGCATCATGAATATTTATATTGATAAAGATGATGATCAAAATATTGCATTTGGGCTTAAAAATGCGAAAAAAGGAATTAGTTCAAAATATACACAAAAATTATTAGATATAAATGATGATTCCAATCAATTGCCATTAGAATCTAACTTTCATATGTCAGTAATGATGGAAACGTGCGATTTCAAAAAAATATGTACTGAACTAAGTCAATTTTCAGAATATGTGGAAATTACGTGCACAAATAAAGAAATTACTTTTAAATGCAGAGGTGATCAAAATAAATATGAAAAATCATTCGAAAATTCAGGAGAGGGAGTAAGGATAATTGCACTTAAAAAGGATGGTCCTCCTATTTTTCAAGCTATTTATAATTTAAAACATCTTGTTACTTTTGGAAGATGTACAAATTTATGTTCTGAAATGCAACTATATTTGCGAAATGATTATCCACTTTTCATATATTTTACTATTGGAGATTTGGGAAAACTTTTGGTCGGATTATCTCCTGTAGACGGAAAAATTGTAAAGAAGGACAATGACTATAATGAAGAACATGATAAACATTATCAGGAAAAGAAAATTATTATGAAAAGTTAAATAACATAATTTTTATTTATTTTGTTTACTATTGCGATAATCACTCACAATAATAAAAAGTTTGAAAAATACAAAATAAGAATTGTATATGTTGTTGTATGTTTTTATATACACTCATGAAATTGATCGGTGCAGTATTACTACACAATGACAATCATATTATTGATGAATATTTTAATTTAGGATTTGTTGGATATTTTTCTCGTAATAGTATCAAAGAACTACTAATATTTTTTTGTAAAGAAATTTCAAATACTATTCAAGATGACATAACGTTCACCGTGGTGTTTGAGGAAAAAACAAATTCATACGGTTGTTTTAAAAAATTTAGAGAATATACATATTGTATTATTTATGATAATGAATATCCAGTTCAAGTAATAAAGAAAATTATATTTTTATTCAGAGAACAAAAACTAAAAGCAAAATATATTCTGGAAAATTATAATGATCCAAATAATTTGGATGATTTAAAAAAAATTAAAGATATACAACAAAAGTTAAATGATACCAGACTAGTATTACACAATACAATAGAAGAAGTGTTGTCAAGGGGAGAAAAATTAGATGACATTGTTCAAAAAAGCAATGATTTGTCACAAGCATCAAAAGATTTTTATGGAAGGTCAAAAAAATTAAATAGTTGTTGTGGAGTATTTTAGATTGTTTATTTTATTTATAAAAAAGTTGATTCATATACTTACTACATATAAAGACTTAACTATATACAGTAAATAGTCAAATGGGTAAGTCTAAAACGTTAGTCCCTTCAAATAATATTCAAAAGAGCAAAACTCCTGTGAACAAGTTCGTAGCTCTTGATTCTGATTATGAAAATTCTGATGATGAAATAGAAAATAAAAAAACAGAACAACCAGCCGTTCAAGAACAAATTCCTGAAGTTAACAAAAAAGAAATTGTATTAAGCAATGAAGAACAACATAAACCAAAACACGAAGAATACCAACCTACATTTGCCACAAAATTGCTAAATAGTAAAAAACATTTTCAACAAGAATCATCACATGACAAAAATACATTTAAAACTTTTTCCGGTGGAAATAAAAAATATGGCGAACATAAAAATTCAAAATACCTAAAAGATTCTTCCGAACAAAAAGAATTTAAAAAACAACCCGGTGAAATGAAAAAATTATATATTGAACCGACAGAATATTGTGAAGAACGTGAAAATGAACTCGGAAATACAAAATTCCTCAATTCTTCTTGGACAGTGTGGATACATAAAGCAAATGTAGGTCCCGAAACTGAAAATTGGACAGAAGACACTTACACAAGTATTTATGTTATAAATAGTGTTGGATCCTTTTGGAGATTTTTTAACAATTTTCAAATGTTAGACAAAGTAAATTATCAATATTTCATTATGAGAAATAAAATAAAACCAATATGGGAAGATAATGATAATAGAAATGGAAGTATTTGTTCATTTCGTGTAGAATATGGACCGTGTGCAATGACATGTATGTCATTATTGATCATGAATGAAACTTTTATGACGGGAAATGATGATATAAATGGAATTTCATATTCTATTAAACACAAAAGTATTTTAATTAAAGTATGGTATAAAATAGGAACAAACAAAGTAGTAGATAAAATTCCAATAGAATTTATGAATAAACTCGACGCATTCATAAAAAATAATGATAAATTTGGTAAACGCGATAATTCATCAATAACAATAAGATATTCCAGAATAGAACCAAAATATGACGTGGAAAATTAAATTATTTTTATAATAAATAAATTATAATTTAAATACGCCTACAAGTGCACATATTTGTGTATATTCATTTGTACACGAAGTTAAATTCATTTCAATATCTCTCATGTTTATTAATTTTGTTAATAAGCTTTCGTCAGTTTCATTATTTTGTTTATTTATTAAAAGTGTTGTTAACTCTGTCAATATATCTCCAGTTGCATATCCGTTAGTATGAATTATGTTAGTTATTTTTTCATAAGCCGTTATAAAATCGTCATTTTTTAAACATGTATATATTTGTTCTACATGCGTAGTCAATGGATACCCTGCACAACTTGACACATTATTGTTGTTGATAACAGTATATGACATACTTGTGGCTTGCAATATATTAAGAACTTTTCTCATATCACCTTTAGCTATTTTTAAAATTTCATTTGCTCCTCCGTCAGTCAATGTCAACCCCATTTCATCACATATTTCATTTAGTTTTTTTTTAATATTTATCTTTGATAATGGAGAAAATTTAAAAATTACACATCTTGATTGAATTGCAGGATTAATTTTTTTTACGTAATTACATATCAAACAAAATCTTACATTTAATGTGTGTTTTTCCATTACACTCACGAGCGCAGATTGAGCATCTTGTGTCATTGCATCTGCTTCATCTAAAATTACTAATTTAAACGCTACTTCATTTTTTCCCAAAAAAATTCCTTTTGTTGACACAAAACTACTAACTTTTCCTCTTATTGCGTCAATACCTCTTTCTTCTGATGCATTAATGTCTAAAACCATTGTTTGATATCTATTTCCATATAACTTTTTTGCACATGCCATAATCGTAGATGTTTTTCCTGTTCCTGGAGGTCCGCGAAAAATTAAATGTGGTAGTTGTTGTTTTTCTACAAATTTATTTAACGTAAAAATAATATTTTCATGTGATATTATATTATCAAGAGTTTTCGGTCTAAATTTTTCTATCCATGGCAACGTGGCATTTTCTTGTTTTTCTTTTACTATCATACTATCTTTCTTGAACTCATTCATACAATCCATAACATCCTCATACATTTGCATTGCGTCTATATTTTTCTTCTTTTTTGGCTTTTTTTGATATTCTTCGTCACTTTCAGAATGTCGAGACGTATTATCATCATCTTCATTTTCATCGTCTGAAATTTGTTTTAATTTTTTTCTTCCCATTGGCGATATATATGATAATTTTGTTTATGTGTAATATTATTATTATTCGTGTCTTGTTTTTTCAATTTTTATTTTAGCGTTAACAATTTATTGCTCTATCTAAAATTCTTTTTAATTCCCCGTTATTTTTCATTTCCTTCATATTTATATTATTTTTTCTAAAAAGTATAATATTCTTAAATTGCTCAAGATATTCACATTGTGAAATATGATGTGAATCGTTTTTGTCAGAAACACTCATGTCTCCATACAAAAAATAAATAGTTGTATCATTTATAAAATTTCTTAAATCTGAATATTTTTGATCTACTACTGGACTACTTTCTTCTGGACATACAACTCTTGGTATAAATGCTATAACTTTAGTTACATCACATAACGAGCCAAATAGTATTGCGGCATATCCTCCCCCAGATATCCCCATAAATATTACTTTTTTATAATTTCCATTTTTTATTAATTGTTTTAAGTATTCTGAAGTTTCTTCTATATTTGACGATATTCCAATTAATCCTTTATGATATCGCAAAATTTGTTGTGTTGATTGCTGTAACAAATCTACGTAAAATGCATAATCATATTTTTTATTGTATGTTTTTGATAAAAAGTTTAAAAATTCAAAAGGTGGAACGCCTCCCATCTTAAGATAAAGTCCTCCAAAACAAACTATTAATGTTTCAGATCCATTTAAATCTAACAATTCACAAGGTTTATTATTTTTGTGTGTCATAATTGTGTAAACAAACAAAAAAATATTTTTAATGGATATAAATATAAATTTTTTCAGTAAAAAAAGTTGATTTTATTTTTTTTACGGTGAAAGCCTAAATTAAATGACTTAAACATAATCTACTATATTATTTATAAATGGCGGAAAATTATATCTATGATGATTCTTATGACCAAATTCACCACATAGACTTTGACGTTTTAGATAGTGGAGAAATTGAGAAGATGTCCGCACTTGGACCCGGTCCTGGAATAGAACTTGCTGAGGCAGGTAATTCAGATCAAGGTCCGAAAAAGGGTGGTTTGTCTGACGCTAGATTAGGAACAAGTACAAATGACACAAATTGCGTTACATGTGGGCTCAACACTGAATATTGCCCCGGTCATTTCGGACATATTAATTTAGCAGAAGTTGTTTTTCACGTCGGATATTTACCATTTGTTCATAAAATTTTAACATGTGTTTGTAAACGTTGTTCAAGATTATTAGTTCATAAAAATGAAGATGAGCTAAGAGAAATTCTTAAAACAAAATCTGGGAAAGAATGTATGGCGTATGTTCGTGCTGCAACGAAAAATGTTACAAACTGTCAATATTGTGCAACACAAGTTTCTAAAATAAAAATCGAAGTGAAAAAAGCATCCGGTCTTATTAGTATTGTTTCTGAAATTGAACCAGATAACAAGGATGAACTTGAAGGAAAGAAGAAGTTGAGGCAGGAATTAACTCCCGATATGGTTTATCATATTTTGAAAAATGTAAGTGATGTTGATTGCAGAAGTATGGGAATGAATCCTGACAGATCAAGACCAGAGGGTATGATTCATTTGACTTTTCCTGTACCTCCAGTCCAAATGAGACCTTCTGCAAAAGGTGATTTTATGGGAGGAGCATCAATGGAAGATGATCTTACTCATAAACTTGCAGATATTATTAAGGCTAACAGCAGAATTATCAAAAACAAAGAAAACCAAACTGAAAACAACATGAAATTTAGTGGAGAACACACACATTTATTACAATATCAAGTTGGAACTTATTTAGAAAGTGAATCTATGTCTCTAATGAAAAATGACAACAAAGGTAAACAATTTAAATCTCTGGCTTCCAGATTGAAAGGTAAAACTGGGCGTGTAAGAGGTAATTTGATGGGTAAACTTTTGCTCATAACAGGTAGCTACTAAAGTGGTTGGTGTCAACACCACTTTGGGAAAATAGTGTAATGACATCTTTAATATAACTATCTAGTCTAATCGTTTAGAAATGTAAATAAAAATACAATTAAACGATTGGGCAACATTGTCAAATTGCGGGAAGTGTATAATTTAATTTTAATGTACTTAATTATGATGTAATGTCATAAAACTGTTCGCGTAGTGGCGAACAAAAATGTTTAATAATGATTTTAAAATAACAAATTAGCCAGAGCCATTGAATATAAAAATCAAGTATTGAACATAAAGTAATAACCATTAAAATTAGCAAAAGGACATTTTTGCATATATTAATCCGCAGCAAAGCTTATTATGTTTTAACACATAATTTGAATGTTCAGAGACTAGACGGCAATGGGTTTTGCACATTAAATGTGCTTAGCTTAAGGTATAGTCCGGCTGTAATTGTCAAATTAAAATGCTATTACCGGCAAGACGATTACAAACTGAAGAGAGGTAATTTCACAGCAAGAACGGTCATCACATCTGACCCAACAATAGGAAACAATCAACTTGGTGTTCCAGTTAAAATTGCAATGATATTAACATTTCCAGAAGTGGTGACTCCAAATAACATAGATTTTTTAAGAAAACTTGTTAACAATGGTATGGATCAATATCCAGGAGCAAATTATGTATTTAAATTAAGTAAAAGAGAAGTTGGTAAACGTGTTTTGCCAATTCAATTAAGATATCAAAAAGGTGCAGTTGAATTACAATATGGTGATGTTGTAGAAAGACATATGTTGGACAACGACATTGTTCTTTTAAATCGTCAGCCTACTTTGCACAAACAATCTATGATGGGTCACAGAGTTAAAGTTATCAATGATCCAACACTTATGACATATAGATTGAGTGTGGCTATTACGACGCCTTATAATGCAGATAGATCATTGTTTGCAACAGGTAGCTACTAATTTGGTTGGTGTCAATACCAAATTAGAAAAATAGTGTAATGACATCTTTAATATAACTACCTAGTGATTTGTAATTTTACAAATTCGCGACATTACCAAACTGCGGGAAACTCCTAAAGGAAATAAATACGACTTGTTAATAGAAATATTCACAAGGATCTCAGTTAATTGCTGATCTCGCGTAACAAGTTTATTTTTACAGGATAATTCGCAACCAAGTTTCTATTACAAATAATAGAAAATGGCTCAGAGACTAAATGGTAATGGGTCAAATTATATATTTGGCTTAAGATATAGTCCAGTCCCACTAGAAATAGTGCTTGTTGAATTTAAAAATTATAATACTTAAAGATATATTTTATAATCTGTGGTATAAAGATGTTAAATATTTCTGAAAATTTATCCGATATGTTAAAAAACGTTGTCATATACAATAATGTTGTGCCCAATAATATCTCAATTTTACAAGAAGATCAAAAAGATCTCAGATACGGTCAAATATATATAATAACATGCAAAAATACTTCAACTCAATATGTAGGACAGGTAGTTTCACATCGTAAAAACAAAAATAAATATAGATGGTATGGATATTTGGGGAGATTCAATGGTCATATTTCCGAAGCATTAAAAAATACCAAAAAATCTGTTTGCACATATTTAAATTCGGCAATACGATGTTATTCTCCTGAATCGTTCACCGTTAAATTATTAGAATGTTGTCCTTTGGAAAATCTCGATGAGCGAGAACGCCATTATATTAAACAATACAATACACTAGCTCCAAATGGTTATAATTTGACAACAGGAGGAAAAACTGTCAACTGGAAAAATGAATATGCAGAAAAAATCAAAAAAAATCCTGTCATAAAACGTGGAAGAGATTTTGGTTTTAAACATACAGAAGAAACTAAACAAAAAATGAAGGATTATTTTGTTACAATTTCGAAAGAGGAAATGGATAAAAAAAAAGATACGCTAAGAAATGTGGCTTCTAATTTTTTTGAACAAAAGAGAGTTGATATGTTATTAAATGTAGGTGTTGAATTTGATAAAGATTTTGCAAAATATATTAGACCAAGAATGAAAGACAACGAAATTATAGGGTATGTTATTAGAATAAACAGAAATAGACATGGTGAAATTTCAAACAAAAATTTACCACTAGATATAAAATATCAAATGTTATACGACGCATTAGAATCTGCGTACAAAATACAACAACAAAAGAAAAATCAACAAGAAGCAAAGACTCTAGAAGGAAATGTCTAGAAGAGCTTGGTAGTACCGTTTGATGGAGATGAAATTGATACATTGGTTTCAGTCTGTTCAAAAGACAGGCTAGTCTTATTGCAAAGGCAACGCACTTAAATTGCTGGAACGTCTTGAAGTTCTAAATTACTAAATTGGCATCTAAAAAATGTTAATGGCTTTAGTGAAAACTAAAGGTATAGTGACAATATTTAGAATATAAGATAATCAGCAGCCAAGTATATTGTAAAAATACAATATAAAGGTTCAGAGACTAAATAGGTGCGGGGTGACATATAATGTCATCTCAAGATATAGTCCATTCTCACTGGAAACAGTGTCATAATTTAGTTATAATTGAATTGCAAAAAGTATATAAAATATACTTTTTCGATATGACGAACTTATGAGTACAATGATCTTGATAGGAAATGATCAAGGGAGTATAGTATTAAAGGAATGTTTTCTTTCCCCAAAGCTTACAAACACAAATAGAATTAGAAGAAATAGCTTGTGTGGAAAAACAAATTATATCACCAACATCATCTAAAACAGTCATTGGTATTGTGCAAGATGGTTTGTTGGGAGCTTACAATTTAACAGATCCAAAGTTAAAAATAGACTGGAGAAGTGCAATGAACATTATGTCATACACTTCAATGGAAAGTTTCAAAAACTTGAAGAAAAATAAAGATTATACGGGATCTGAATTATACTCATTAATTTTACCGCAAGGTATTAATGTAGTAAAAGGAAGTTTTAAAATTAAAAATGGACAACTTTTAGAAGGAAGATTGTCAAAAGATATGTTGGGTGCAAAGAAAAAGAATAACTTGGTTCAATTAATTTGGGATGGATATGGAGTTGAAGAAACCAAAAAATTCATTGATAACACACAAAGATTAATTAACAACTTTAACTTGTGGCATGGATTTAGTGTAGGCATCGGAGATATTGTTGTCCCAGATGAAGTGCATAAACAAATAGAAGTAAAATTTCAAACAAAACAATTAGAAGTGGAACAACTAATTACAGAAATTGAAAACAACCCTGATATTATGCCACCCGAAGTGTTTGAACATAAAGTATTCTCAACATTAAATACTATTCGTGACGATGCATCTCAACTTGTTGTAGATAATTTGTTACCAAATAATAGTTTTGGTATTATGGCATGGTCAGGATCAAAAGGTGACAAAACAAATATGGGTCAAATGGTTATGTGTTTGGGTTTACAAGCTTTTGAAGGTAAACTAATTCCGAAGAAATATAACAATAGAACATTCGCATATTACTTTCAAAATGATGATAGAGCAATAAGTCGTGGATTAGTTAGACAAAGTTTTATTAGAGGACTTGAATTTCCTGAATATGTCGCACACTTAATGGCAAGTAGACTTGGTATTATAGAACAGGCTATTAAATCTGTTTCCGGCGATACACGTATAATGATTCAAGAAAATGGAGAAACAAAATCTGTGTTAATTGGTGACTGGATAGATGAACATATGAAAAATAACGCAGATAAAGTCACACATGAACAAGAAAAACAAATGGAATTATTAAAATTGGACAGTAAAGTGTATATTCCAACATGTGATAAATTTGGAAACACTTCATGGGAAGAATTGACACTTGTGACTCGTCATGATCCTACAGATAGAATGTTTAAAATTACGACGTTAGGAGGTAGAGAAGTAGTAGTAGCCGATTCAAAATCATTACTAATTTGGAATGAACTTACACATACATTTGAGCCAGAATTAACACATTTGGTAAAAGTCGGTGATTATGTTCCAGTTACATGGAATTTACCACCTCCGGAAATTGTAAACAACTTTATTGATATGACAAAATACTTTCCAAAAACAGAATATCTATATGGAACAGATTACCATTTAGCAGATAAGATGACAAGAGAAGCTATAGAAAAGCATGGCAATGGGCGAGTACCAAATGGATTTTGGGCAGAACATAATGGATCAACATTTACAGTACCATTTAACAGACCAGCAATGTTGCTTAGATCAACAAGTGGAAGATCAGAAACCGACTCTATCAAAGATGGCCACATATATTCATTTTCGAAAAGTCGAGCACATGGTTTACCTGCAGAATTTCCATTAAACAGAGAAAATGGTGTATTTATTGGATTATTCTTGGCAGATGGAAATGCAGATATTCCAAGCGGATATGTACAAATTACCAAGAGCGACGAATCGATACAAAAATTTGTTGGAGATTACTTCACAAAAATGGGCATTCATTGGAAGAAATCGACATATTCCAAACACACCGGAAAAGATAAAAATATTAACGGAACTTATACTGAAATGAGAGGATATTCGATTCCATTTGGAACATTTTTAACAAAATTAGTTGGACATGGTTCTGAAAACAAACGTGTTCCTGATGAAGCATTTTCAGCACCAGATGAATTTATTATTGGATTGTTAGATGGATATTTTTCTGGTGATGGATGTATTGACAAAAATAGTATTACGGTGACATCTACTTCTATGCAAATGATAGAAGGAATTAGCATGTTGTGTGCAAGAATTGGAATTTTTGGAAAAATGTCTATTGTACAACAAAAGAAAAACAATTTGGGCACTGAACATATTTTGCCTACATATGTGTTGGCAATTAGAAGTCATTGGGCAAAAACATTTCAAAAGAAAATTGTTCTGACACACGCTACAAAACAATCAAAATTGGAAAATATATCAACGACTAAAGAACATATTAATTTTCCCGTAAATGTTAATGTAGTACTAGATGCTATTGAAACAATTGAGGAATTAGATATATCGCAATATAAAAAACTTTATGATGTGACAGTACCAAGGACACTAAATTTTATGATACAGAATGGGATGCAATGTCGTGATACTGCCGAAACTGGTTATGTACAGCGTAAGCTCATAAAGTCTATGGAAGATATTATGATAAAATACGATGGTACTGTAAGAAGTGCTAATGATAGATTAATTCAAATTGTATATGGTGATTCGGGAACAGACACAACTAAACAATATGAATATTCTATAAAATTAATGGAATATAATAATGAAGATGTCAGAAACAAATGTGTATTTACAAAAGACGAATTGAAATCAATAAAAGGATTCTCTGATGATGAAAATGAAAAGTTATACAAAGAAATAGTGAAACAAAGAGATCATGTTAGAAGAGCAGTCAGAAATTCCAAAATGAACTTTATTCAAGAAATTAAAAACTTTATGTTACCAGTTAACTTGAATCGTGTTATTGATAATATTGCCGGTGCAGATATGAAGGGAGAAGTTCTAACAGCAAAATATGTCGTGGAAAAAATTAATGATATTTTGTTGAACGAAAATACAACTCTTATTTACATGAGTCCAGAAGAAAAACAAAATCAAAATTCATTCAAAAGAAGAGATGAAATGGCACATAAACAAGTATTTAAATTAGCTCTCTTCGATGCATTATCACCAAAACGTGCAATTATGGACTTAAAGCTAAACAAAGCTCAATTTGACGCGATAGTAGCAGAAGTAATATCTAGCTTTAACAAAAATATGATTGAACCTGGTGAACAAGCTGGTATTATTGCTTCACAAAGTACAGGAGAACCGTTCCGAAGTGTGGACTAAAAGCTTTTTAATTACAAAGAATTCTCCGTCCAATACATCAGGTAGTTCAGTGAACCTGATGAAGAATAAGTACAAATTATGGATAACACGCTGAAGGTTTCTCACGGCAACTTGAGAAATAAAGCTAGTCAAAGAAAATAAAAATTTGTTGAACCATTGTAGTGGGATACAAATACTCTTTGGCGAGATACGTGAAAACGGTCAATATGTAATCGAACATAAAGACCGTCGGTGACTACAATCATCGCTACAGACTGCGCTGGATCTATAGAAATATAGGTAACTAGACATAGTGAGACCAGCTTTGGCACGTATCGGTGATCTATTTGAGTTTTAACTTGAAGGATTGCCTAATGTACAGTCGGAACCAGTATGATAAATTTAAATATCATAGGAACTACTTATAAATTAAAATTTATAAGCGAGAGTTATCTTTGTGTCGATATTATAAATAATAGCAAAGATGAGCTGGTTTGAACACAAATGACGTTAAACTCGTTTCATCACGCTGGTATTGCTAGTATGAGTGCCACCGTTCAAGGTGTACCACGTATGAAAGAATTACTCAGTGTATCTAAAAATCCAAAAACTCCACAAATGGTTATTTACTTAACATCAGAATATATGAGTAACAAGGACATGGCACATAAAATCGCATCTCATATTAAATATACAACTTTAGGAGATACACGTGGAAGAATTAATGTTTACTACGATCCAAATCCAACTGCCAAAGGAGGATTTATGGAAAAAGACAATGTTAAAAATATTTCATTTCAATATAAAGGATCAAGATCAAGTTGTCAAGCAGACATTAATGGTTTACCATGGCTAATGAGAATTGAACTTGACAGAGAAAAGATGTTAGAAAAGGAAGTTACACTTCTAGAAATCAAAAGTAAATTTTGCAGTTGGTGGGAAAAGAGATTTAATGACACAAAAGTTGTTAAAGGTGAAGAAAAGAAAGTATTAAACAAAATCAACCAACTTACAATCTTATCTAACTCTGACAATGATGAGCAACCAGTATTACATATTAGATTCAATGTTAAAGACGGAGAAAAAGATAAATTCAATATGGGAACAATTGATAACTTTATTGACTTAATTATTGACAAGTTTAAATTGAAAGGATTGAACTCTATCATTGACATTCCTGCAATTCAAGAAGAAAGATTATTAATGATTAACGACGAAACTGGAAATGAAGACAAGTTAACACAACACGTTATATATGCTACAGGTGTAAACTTATTAGACATTAGATATTTTAACGGAGTCGATTTGAATAAAACAATTACAAACAATATTATGGATGTGTATGAAACATTTGGTATTGAAATCGCAAGAGCAGTTTTAATGAAAGAAATTGCAGGAGCTTATTCAAATGCAGGAGGTGAAGTTAACTATCAACATGTTACTATGATTGTAGACCAAATGACCGCAATGGGAACAATTAACTCTATTGATAGACACGGTATGAACAAATCAGATTCAGACCCATTGGCAAGAGCATCATTCGAAAAGACAGTAGAACAATTATTGATTGCTTCCGTGTATGGTGAAACTGATTATATGAGAAGTGTCTCTTCAAGAATTATGGCAGGAGCAGTTATTAAAGGTGGAACTGGATTTTGTGAAATTGAATTTGATACAGATCTCGTAGAAAAATCAGAATATATTGAAGGAATAGATTACACAAAGAAATTTACAGAACTTCACGAAAATACTTTAGCTAAAGACGTTATTGGAAAGAAAGACGAAGATATATTCATTCCAATGTAAAATTTGAAAACTTTATTTATTAAAACATACAATAGTTTATAAAATACTTGATTTTTTTATGATTACGAATATTACATAAAGAACTAAAATTATATTATAATATAATGGTGGTTCTTGATTCTGAAGAATTAAACGTTCGCGACATAACCAAAAAATGTGGTGTTAACAATATGAATTTGTTAAGACAATCATTGACATCATCAGATCAAATAGATAGTGTATTACACGTTGTCACATGTATATCAAATGTTTGCGAATATAAAAGAAGATGGCAATTGACATCAGAATTTATGGAAAAAATGAATGGAATAAATAATGTTATTTTGTATGTGGTAGAATTGGCATATGGTGACCAAGAATTTCATATTACAGATAAAACAAACCCAAATCATTTACAACTTAGAACAAAACATGCATTATGGCACAAAGAAAATATGATAAACTTAGCTATAAAAAAATTGCTTCCAGAAAACTGGAAAGCCGTTGCGTGGATAGATAGTGATATTGAATTTGAAAATCCAAATTGGGCAATCAATACATTAAAAGTATTAAATAATTTTGATATAATTCAACCATTTAGTATTTGTTTAGATTTGGATGAACATGAAAATCCAATGAGCATCTGGCAATCATTTTGTTTTAAATATTGTAACGGAAAAGAATTTAAACATGAACGAGGATTAAATTATTGGCACTGTGGTTATGCATGGGCATGCACTAGAAATTTCTATGAAAAAATAGAAGGAATCTATGATAAAGGAATTCTTGGATCCGGAGATTATATATTAAGCCAAATTCTGTTGGGTAACGTCGCATCTCTTGATAAGTCATTATTAGAATTTAAAGATGATATCACTGATCATTATAAAAATATTTTAGGTTCAAATATAAAAATAGGATATGTCCCAACGACAATAAAACATTATTTTCACGGATCAAAAGTAAATAGAAAATACATCGAAAGAAATGAAATTTTAAAAAAAATTCATTATGATCCACGAACTCATATAGCACGTGATGAAAATGGAGTTATTATTCCTACTGTCGACTTAGGACATATTTGTTTAAATGAAATATTACAATATTTTTCACAAAGAAATGAAGATGAATATTATTCATTGTTAGAAAAAAATTGAAATTGATTTATTATTAATTTATTATTAATTTATTATTTGTTGTCATAACAAATAATAAATGAGACTTTATTATTTAGTAGATAAGTGGAGAGTTGACAAAACAGGAATTATTATACAATCTGTTTATAGGGGAGATTGTGAAGACCTAGAGTATATGCCAAATGTAGAATTAAGAGTGTTTACAGAAGATCAATTGTTTGAAGAAAATTTATTAGAAAAATATGATAAATTAAAACAACTTCATGAATACTTGAAGAATTATGGCAGAGTTTTTTCAATATATTCAATAGAAACAGAAGGATTGCCTGAAAATTTTATGATTGAACAAAAACGATTTTATCACATATTATCTACCCCAAATACAAAAAATAACTGGGTAAATATTGACGATTACAATAGTTATAACTCTGATTTTCAAAACTTAAATTGGAAACTAGAAAGGCATGTTCGTGTCGACACAAAAAAATTAAAAGAATCGTTTACAAACTTTCCAAATGATCCACATGGTGATTTGAAGAAACTTATAGATATAATTTGTGGAGGAGATCATCCCGACAGACTTGTCAGGTTAAATTATTTACAAAAATCATGGATTTCAGAGTCAGACACAGAATCGGCGAGAGAACTTTGTGATATTTTATTTGATTTTACCTTTGGAGATTATTATGATATTAATGCTGAAGGATATGCATATTATCGAGAAATGAGATACTTAAGAGATAGATATAATGTATATCCAGAACGTAGCAAACATGATGAGCCAATAAATTAACAAAAAATTGATATTTTTCTATCATCTAAAATATTTGAATAAAAATTGATATTTTTCTATCATCTAAAATATTTGAATAAAAAATTGATATTTGTATTCTGTGCAATATAAAATTTAGTTATTTTATCATAGTATTGTTACAACAATGGACGATTGCGAAGATTTTTCATTTGTAGATTTTGATGATGTTCCAGAAAAAGAAGTCGAAGAAGATCCACGCAACAATGAAATATATTTCAAAACATGTAAAATAGAATTCGATGAAACCACCACAGTTTTTTACAAAGTTATGAGAGAAAGAAAATTAAATATTTTTACGCAAGAAGACGATATTGAACCTGATAAAGCATTTCAATACAGATATATGTGGGACGTTTTCACTGGAGAACCACTTGGTATTGATCCATGTGGACCTTTATGGTTTCATCCTGTAGAGCTTGTACATTATTTCGCTGAATATTGTTTACAAAATTTATGGCATGATCAAGTTGATGAATCTGGAGGAATTTATGAAGGGTATTATGGAGATTTATTGGGAAGTGGAGATGATATGTATGTCAAAGGACGTGGTCATTATACAGAATTATATCTATTTAGATTGCCGATAGTAGATTGTTATATGCCAAAAGATTGCAATTTGTCTTTAATTACAATGGGAGCAAAATTAACGACCGCAGATTTACAACAAATTGATGACTTGGTTCAGAAACATTATGTAAAGTTATATACAAAAAAATATAAAAAAAATCCTCCTAGTTTAATTGAAATGAAAAAATATTATGACAATGCAATTAGCTCAAGACCACCGTTGGATTGTTTAGGATATACAAAGGATGACGAATATACAATGTCAGAGGAAACGCTAAGAAATAACAGAGCTCAAGCAAATATACTTGCAGTAAATAATTTAAAAAAATTAGTAGGAAAAGGTAATGCAATTCATTAATGTTGTTTTATATCTAGACTACTTATACAAAGTATAACTCAGACAAATTAGCGAGTTCACTCTGATCATTTCGTAGTTCATCCAAACTAATTTGCGACAATATATTATTTTGTTCGTCAGTATTTCCTTTTTCAAAACACGTCTTTTTATGACGAGATAAACTGGATTGATGAGAAAATACTTTTCCACATTTACATATATGTCGCTTTTCAGAAATACATTCATTACATATATTTTTTATGTATTTATGTTTTAACGAATCAATGCGTTCACGTAGTCTCGTTTTGTGTTTTTTGCTATGTAAATGTTGTTTCATACTCGTTAAATTTGTAGTATCATATGTACATAATATGCATTTTTTTATTTCTAATTGTTTTTTGTGTAACTCGCAATAATCTATATAATATTTATTTATATCTTCGATGTCGTTAAATAATGTTTCAATTTCCATCATTTTTAATTTAATCAAATGTAAATCACATCTAAAAAATTCTCTATTTTTAAATACACGACATTCGTCAAGTTCGCAAAATAAAATATTTTCTGCGATATGTATATTAGAAACGTGCACTGAAAATAATTCTTCTGATGGCTCTGGATATGAAGTTGTATAATCATTTGCGCGGTCAGCAAATGAACGAGTAGTTTTTCCCAATTTATAAAAATTATTTCCATAAAATTGAAATATTGGGTTTGCCATACAATACAACAATCCCTCATTCTCGTTTTCTACTATTTCGTGTTGTGCATTATGTTTACATATATTATCATCAACTTCGTTATTTGTAACTTTATTACTCTTTATATTTTCATATTTTGTTGCCTCGTTGTCAATAAAATTGAGTCGTGATATTATACCATAAAAATATTGCTCTTTTGAAAGAATATGAACGTTATTCATTGTTATTTAAATAACGTGTCATTTGTTTAAGTGATACAACTTATAGTCCGTTCGCGTTAATTTCAGAATCTTTTTAATTTATTTTGTCATGTAAATATTGACGATTTACATGACAAAATAAATTAAAAAGATTCTGAAATTAACGCGAACGAGCAATAAATAAATTTATTAAAAAATGTAAATATTTGCCATAAATAAAAGTACTTTATTCAATGTCCAATATTTCATCATGAGTTAACTCAAGTTGAAAATACGGAGCAATGTGATTTAATATTTTATGATGTAATATTTTTTGATTTATTTCGTAGATTACTTCAATAGAATTTTTATTTTGTTCGCTTATTTTTTCACATTGAGAAATATCAACACTTTGCATCTTTGATTTACACAATTTTGAATATTCTATTAATAATATTTTTATAGCTTCTAACATTGGTGTAATTATATATTTAGATAAGCACACACCTTTTTTATCGGGACGCCATACTGCTTCATTTTGATTGATAACTTGTCTAACTATAAAATTCAACCGAGGCACATCAGAAATCCAAAATTGTTGTTTTTTTGGGTCTGATTTTTTAAAACCTTTTAATATAAACTCGCCTAAAAATTGCGATAATAAATGTTTACCATGTTGAAACACTATCATGTCTTCCAATGAATGATCTCCTAATTCTGCGTACGCCAGAAGCTTCGTTATATCATTACTTTCGAGCATTTTTATAGGGGGAGCTTCATTGTAAGCAGAGTTCAAATATGTATATACATTTATAGTTTTATTGTTAATCGTATTAACAGTGTTTTCACTACACACTTTATTATTACTATTAGTTGTATTTATTAATTGTTGGTTTGTAGTTTTTTCATTTAATTCGTCTATAGTTTTTTGCATTTTGTTGATTTGTGCTTTTAATGCTTCAATTTCATGCGCTTGTGTATTATTTTGTGTATGTGGTAATATATTAAAACATGACCTTTTATGACGTGATAAGCTTGAATGATGTGAAAATTCTTTTCCGCATTCGCATATATGTTTTGGTATATTGTTCGTCATATCATTGGCGCTTTTATTTTTTTTCTTTGGTATTTTCTCCGTAACGCTATTTTTAATACAGTTTTCATTATGATTATTTTCTAATGTAGCATTTTTTATGTTAATAATGTTCTCACATTTTGTTAACATTTTTTCATCAATCATATTATTTTTAATACAGTTTTCATTATAATTATTTTCTAATGTAGCATTTTTTATGTTAATCGTGCTCTCACAAGAAGGCAATGATGATAAAAATGCTACACGTTTGTCGTCAAATGATGACAATTGGTATTCACGCATAATATGTTTTTTTGTATTATTGTGTTTTTTCATGTCGTTTAATCTATTTGTTTTATACACACATAATTTACATTCGTATGTTTCCATATATTATACTTCATATAATTAGCTTTAAGTTATTTTTATTTTTACTTATTTAAATTAAAAAAAATATTATTATCAATTTAACAAAAAAACTAATAATCATAAACATAATTGCTTCTACAATATTTTAAGTTATTAGTTTATAAAATTATATAATATATTGCGAGTTTCTCTTAACACAAACCTTGTGTAGCGAGTTTCTCGCAACACTAAATGATTATTTAACAATTAAATATTTTAACTGATAATGTAAATAGATATAAAATAAAACTTATAATTTATCAAACCAAAACTTAACTCTTCATAAATGTCAAATATATCGATTAACCAATAATTTTGTAAAAAGTGAATATGTCGCGATTTTTTTATGAATATTTACATACAAATATGCATATTAAATTGATTCTATAAAAGAAATAAAAAACATTTTAACTCTGTATATATTATAAAATGTCTAAATTAACTTATTTGCATAAAGTTGTAAACCAATTCGTGAAAAACGGAGAGGCTGTAACTTATGAAGAAGTCATCATCGATGGACCAAAGGGAATCACTGTTAAAATGTTTTCAAAGGATAAAAATGGCGCAGAAAAAATTGTTATCGTAGGAAAAGATGACAAATTTAAAATGACTACTGCACATGGCGATGCTAAAGAAACAAAAGAGTTAAATCGTAACGAACTTATGGAAGAATTAAAGAAAAATAAAAAACTCAAATTTGCTGCTGATTTTGCAAAAACTCAAAAAGGAGGTGCTTGGTTGGGAAGAGCAAAGAAAGGATCAAAGAAGGGATCTAAAAAAATGGGTTCTAAAAAGAGAGGATCTAAGAAAGGATCTAAAAAGGGATCTAAAAAATAAAATAACTAAATCATCTTATCTGTCGATTCTCTAGATCGTTTAATCATATTGACAATTTTATTTGTTTTATCTTCTTTTTTGATATTTTCTGGGACTTCCACACCACACACTTCGATTAAAGAATTAATTATTCCAGGTTGAATTGTTTTATGTATTTTAACATATAACATTATATCATATTTTCCAGAATTATTAACATTGTCAACAAGTCTGGCAATATTGGTGTTAGATTTTACTTTTAAATCATTAAGATTTGTGTTTAAACTGATGACTTGTCTAACACTAAATTTTTTTTCTAATATTTCCTCTTTTGTATGTTCTTGTGAATTTACAAAAGATTTTATTCTTAATATAGCTTCTGGATGTTTCATATTGTCAATATGGCTTTTTATCATGAATATTTCGCGTTCTAATATTTTTTTCATATCATATTGATTATAATCATTCAACACAAATATATATGTTGTTTCGTTTTCGACAATAATTTTTTTACACGAACATCTTAACCTAATCAAGCTCATTATAATATACTTTTTTTCTTATATCCATATTATTTTTCGTAATAACCAATGATCAATTCAACTTTTTACGTTTTGTAAAAAATTGATAACATAAATAAACTGTGTTGACGTATATTAATATTTAATGACTATATGATGAGTAAAAAACAGTCATTTCCTAATGATATCTCCGCCAATTTGATGTCTGCAGGAAGTTCAGCAATATTAACTGTTTTATTTGTACATCCAATTGAAGTACTAAAAATACGACAACAAATCAAATATAACATAAATACACAGTTAAACATGTATAATATTATAAAAAACATGTATAAAACTGAAGGCATATTGTCATTTTGGAAAGGATTAAAACCCGCAATGTTAAGAGAAGGAACTTATACAACTCTACGAATTGGATTATACGACCCAATTAAAAAATATTTTAATGTTACAGGTCAATCCCCATTTTATTTAAAATTTTTGTCTGGTTCACTGGCAGGTGTTTGTGCAGTGACTGTGTCAAACCCATTTGATATATTAAAAACAAAAATTATGGCTTCTGGGAGTGATATTGGTTTGACAAATCTCATAAAGGAAATATTTAAATTTGGTGGTATTCGTGCATTTTATTCAAATTTACCTGTAAATATTTCGAGAGGAATGATTTTAAATGGAACAATTATGTCTACCAACGACACTGTTAAACAAAAAATATTAAAATTAAACATAATAAACAACATGGTTATAACAAATGCAATATCTGCATTTATTTCTGGTTTTGTAGTAACATGTGTAGTAAACCCATTTGACGTCCTTCGAACGAGACTCATGAATCAATCGCTCGCAAGTCCCGAATATGCAGGAATTTTAGATTGTGCGAAAACAATGCTAAAAAAAGAAGGGGTAAAAAGTTTATACTATGGCTTTATTCCATTATGGTTGAAATTTGCTCCAACAACAGTTTTACATTTTATATTTTTTGAATATACCAAATCAATTATTAACAAATAAAAATTGAATTATTTTTGTTTATTAAAACTACATATAAACCAAACTATAGAAATATCAATGGAAAAATATAACCATTTGAAGAAATATATTGATTTCACATGGCATATTATTTATCCTTTAGAAAGGGAAGCATTGCATGCACAAATTATTTCAGATCATTTTGTTAATAAGCATAAAACTACGAATCCCACTATAATATTTACTGGAGGATGTTATGGCGCAGGTAAGGGACATACAATAAGATATTTAGATAGTATTGGGAAAATTAAATTAGATGATTTTGTGTACGTAGATCCTGATAAAATTCGAACTAAATTTCCAGAATATCAAACTTTGTTAGATGTTTCACAAGAAGAAATGGGAGAAATAACAAGCAGAGAAGCAGGTTACATTGTAGAATTAATAGAATATTATGCATTGGAAAATAATTATAATATTATAATTGATGGATCTTTAAAAGATTGGAAATGGCATGTTCCACATTTCGAGTTGATCAACCAGAGTTTTAGTCAATTTCAAATTATTGTAATATTTGTGGTAGCGAGCCTAGAAACAATAATAAAAAGAAATTGTAAGAGATGTTTAGAAACTTTAAGATGTGTTCCAGAATTATCCATTATAAATACGTTTAAACAAATTGACGAAGCATATAGAGAATATTCTAAAATTATATCAAAATGTTATCAAGTACGTAATTTTACTAATGACCATGACCAAGATTTTTTCGAAGATATTAATAAAATAAATATTAATGAAAAAAATTGAATTAGTTGTTTATTATACCTATTAAAACATCAAAATTTATTAAATTCGTAAAAATGTTAATACCATTAAATAAAGTTGACGTTAGAGCAAATATTTTGGATGGAATTGCAAAAGTCGTTGTTACTTGTCAATTTGTAAATCTGAACGAATTTCCGGTTAATCCTATTCATTGTTTTAGTTTAGATATGAATGCAACAATACATAATTTAAAAATTTCTATTGGTGATCGGTTATTAACATCAACTATAAAAGAAAAAAATGATGCAAAGCGAGATTATATGACGGCGGTAAAAAGTGGATTTAAAGCGAGCGTATTGGAAAAGTTGTCAGATAATGAATATAAATTGTCTTTGGGAAATGTTAACTCGCACGAGAACGTAAATGTAATTATCGAATATGTAACAACTTTAGACTGTAATTCGAATGGTTCATATATATTTGTATTTCCAACAAATATATCCGTAAAATATTTTTCCAATGACAATATCAATGTCCTCGATAGAATTTATCAACAAGAAATGAATAAAATGATATATTCTAACAACGCTGCACATAGCTATATCTTTGGATTAACATGGTGTTCAGCAAATAAAATTTTAGGCGTTGAAGCTCCTACTGACATATGTAACATTGAATATGCAGATGATAAGTTATTAATTGCTTCAACTGGATCTCCAATATCCGGAGATTTTTCAATCGCAGTTAAGACGGAACACAAACCATGTGTTTATTATTATGAAGATGATAAAACTCAAGATATATATACATTAACGACAATAAGAGTAGACAAACCAAGTGAAGTTCCTGAAGAAAGATTAAAAAAAGATTTTAGAATTGTCGTTGATTGCAGTGGATCGATGGATAGTACGTTTAATATGACCACAAAAATGGAAGCTACAAAAAATGCAGTAATATCATTTCTAAATTTACTTAATCCAGAAGATTATTTTAATATAACATTTTTTGGCTCCACATATCAACGTATGTTACAATCAAGCGTCAAAGCCACAAAAGAATCAATATTTTTTGCGACAGAACGAATAAGAAGTATTGGGGCAACACTTGGCGGAACAGAATTATATGATTGTTTAAATGATTCAATAATAAACACAAAAAATTTAGATGATGTGCAATGCGAGAAAATAGTTGTGATATTTACAGATGGACAAATTGGAAATTATACAAGTTTGACAAGTATGATAGAAGAAAATTATAATTTTTGCAATAGTTTTTCATCTGCGATATCAGTTGGATGTTCAGATCAGGAATTAGTTGCAAAACGGTTAATAAACAACAGATTTAGAATATTTACAATTGGATTTGGAAATGATGTAGATAGAAAATTAATTAAAAAATTGGCAGATATTACAGGGGGATTATATGTTTATGCGAAAGATTCTCAACGTATGGAAAAAACTTTAGAATATATTGTTTCAAACATAAATTCAAAATATTATCTAAATGCAAGATTAGATGATGGAGAAAATAATACAAATAAATCATATTCTGCTATGTACCCAAATAAAAATTATATATTTGTCAGAAAATTTTCAAAAGATCAATTAAAAAAATTAGAACAAAATGGATTAACATTATTATGTACAAATTCTAAAACTAATGCTTTAGTAAGATGCAACATGAAGTTCGATAAATTTATTAGAAAAGGAGTAGAATTGAAACAATTATATAACAACACTGTTATCAAAAGTTTGGAACATTGCTTAGAATTTGCAGAATTAAATTATACAGATTACGTTCAAATGACAAAAAAAATAATAAGTATGAGTATTACAGAAAATATTATGTCAAAATATACGTCATTTTTAATAGTTGACGATAAGAAAACAACATTTGAACCAAGTGTCGACGTTACTATTCCTCAATATTCATCAAACCACGTAGTATATACACAAAACTCGAGTTCATTAGGTCCACGTTGCGAAGAAGTTGACACATTAGAAGGAGGAATGGATATGTTTGGCGGAGGAGGTGGTTATTCATCTGCATATTATACAGGAGAAAAAGATTTTGTTCCATATGTAACAGAAATTAAAAGAGAAAATTTGATATCATCTTTAAACAGGCTTGATATAAATGGTTTAATGTATGTAAATTATGAATATTGTTGTTACAAATCAATGTTAGACTTAGAAAAATCTGCAACAAATGAAAATATGTCAACAATTATGTATTATAATAGTATTATGTATTTCGAATTAATGAAATATGATGATTTACATGATCATGCATATCAATTATTGAGCGCAATATGTAAATTTGACGAAACCATTACGGTGTTTTTGATGTTAAAAATAAAAAATAATTATGCACAATATATTAAAAGTTTAGTTGAAGAAAATAATAGAAGAAGATATGTTTATCATCCTGCGGTCTCGTGGGGAGGTGGAGGAGATTATTAAAAATTGAAAGAATTATTTGTTTATGATCCAATTTAGTTATTTTTTGTTAGTTAACATAAATGAAAAAATATTCAAACAAGAGACATAAAAAAATATTAAAATTGAAACAAAAAGAACGATTAAGACGAAAAAATAACAAAAAACTACAAAAACAAGAATATGATGTTGCAGATATTAATGAATTAGATATTGATGAATTAGATATTGATAATTTTGATATTGATAATTTTGATATTGATAATTTTGATATTGATGGGCTTGCAATTCAACCTGAAAATAATGTTGCGCAAATTAAATATAACGGCGGATCGTTAATAATAAAAACTCCTCCAATAATTATTAAAAACCCTGGAATTCCAAAAACAAACATAAATACAAATATGTCTTTTCGTTTTACATTTGATGAAAATAATATTGAACATAATTCATTTCTTAATGCTCTTTCAGAAATTGATAAATATGCTTCAAAATATGCGTCATTTCCAAAATATACATATAAGACAACCAATACCGGATAGACTAATTAGAGTCAATAAAGATTCATAGAGACCAACATAAAAAATCCGAAAATGACATGTATTTTTGGTTAGACATGTAAAAATAATAGTATAAAAATAGTATGTAATGGTAATAATGAGTTTATTTCAAAAAAGTTGATATATAAAAAATTGAATTTAAAAAAGAATCGCTATAAAGGGCTATTATAATTTAACCAAAAGAAATGAGCAAAAAAGTAGCACCAAAGAAAGCAACTCAATCAGCAAATCAATCAAGCAAATCAGACAGTGGTTTACAAAATGTCCATGTGGATGATTTCGACATTAACAATTACTCTGTCAATCCAATTGACGCAGAATTTGCTAGTGGAGGATCACAATACACGGCATTTCCAAGATATAAATATCCAAACAGCAAAAAATCAGCAGGTGGAAAAGCACAATCAGATTCAAATAGATTAATTCTTATTACCGATCCAATTAAGATGTCAAAAGGAGGTTTACCAAAAGTTGACGGACAATGGAGAAAGGGTGAAGGAGCATGTCAATATTTCTGGCTTCCATTGATGACAGATGATCCAGCTGGACAAGCATTAATGAATGTATTGGCACAAATTGACGAAGTTAACAACACTAAGATTAACGTTGAAAAGAACAAAAGTGGATTTTTAAAGACAGTGTCAAACGGAAAGGAAACAGTCTTAAAGCAAGTCAAATATTCAGGATGTGTCAAGGAGTTTGATCCAAGTGCATTAAACGTTGACGAAGAAGCAGATGATGGAGAAGAAGATGGTGAGGAACAAGAACAAACTGCAGGAAAGAAAGGAACCGGTGAAAAATACAACAGAGTCAAAGTAAGATTGGCTACAGTTTGGGACAAAAATATTACAGACAAAGATACCGAAAAAGAAATCAAAATGAAAGTTTACATTAATGATGGAAACGGAAATCCAAAATCTACTCCAGAACATGTTACAAATATGGAAGAATTAAGAAAGTTATTTACTTATAATTCTACAATTCAATTTGCATTGGAACTTAATAAGATCTGGGTAATGAAACAAGTTGATACTGAAACCAAGGTTAGAAAATGCGGACTTGGTCTAAAATGCTTGCAAATTTATGTTTCGGAAATGGCGGAATTTAGTGCAGTTTCCAACGAATTAGGAGCAGGAGTATTCGGATTTAGAGGAGGAAAGAAATCATCTACCGACGATGAAGAAGTTGTAGAAGGCGACGAAGAAGAACTAGAAGCGGGCGAAGTTGAAGGTGAAGAAGATGAAGCAGGTGGTGAAGAAGGTGAGGAAGATGGCGAAGATGGCGAAGTAGTTGAAGAGGAAGCCGAAGAGGACGGAGAAGAACAAGAACAAGAGGAAGAAGAACCAGAACCAGAACCAGAGCCAGAACCAGAACCAGAGCCAGTAAAACCAAAGAAGGGATCAAAGGTAACACCAGCACCAGCACCAGTACAAGCTAAGGGAGGAAAAGGTGGAAAGAAAGTTCCAGAACCAGAACCAGAAGAAGAACCAGAACCAGAGCCAGAACCTGAACCAGTAAAACCAAAGAAACCAAGTGCTCCAGCAAAGAAACCAGTCAAAGCAACAAAGTAAATACATTATGACTTAAATTTTTTTTATTAATAAATAAATATTTTTACACACTTATAATGTGCCATAACAAATAATTATTTTATGTATGACACAATCTACTTAAAAGATTTTACATATATATTTCATATGCAAAGTCAATCAGACATAGTTTTAACCAAAAAAACTATCAACATGTCACAAATAGTGTACGATGATATAATTTTAACACAAAATGATCAGTTTGCTGTGGCAAAAATATGGTATCAACCTTCGAGCAATAATATGCATTCGTTGTTATATCAGACTATGACGTTACCTATTTATAGTTATGATGAAAAGAATAATAAATTTTTGCTCAAGTTAGACAAAGAAAATGATTATAATATTTTGAGTGAAATTGATCAATTGTCGATAAAGTATATTAAAAGTTCAGGACTTTTACAAAAATTATCACTATCACCAAAAGAAGTAAGATATAGGACTGTAGTAAATGATTTTAAAAATCAAGAAGGTGAGAAAATTAATTCGATAGAACTAAAAAACACACCAAAAACAAAATATTATTCAAATGGAATAAAAAAATCAAAAACCCTAGAAGGTGTCGAAGAGTTATTTAAAAAGGGAGTAAACGTAAAGGTAATTATCGAGATAGACGGACTTGTAGTTGATATTAAAAGAGGATCTATAATTACAAATGTTATATTACATCAGTTTAGAGTAGAAAAAATTGTTCCCAAAAAAATCGAGTTATGTGAATATTCATTTGTAGAGTCTGATAATGAAGACGATAAAGATGCAAATGAATATAATCATAATGAAATAATAACACAAGTAAATAATGAAGAAGAGCAAGAAGAAGCTGATGAACAAGAAGAAGAACAAGAGGAAGAAAATTTACAACAAATAGCAAAACATGACATAACACATGTAGATGATGATGATGAAAATGAAATGTCATCTGATTGTAAAAGTGAAGGAAATTCATATGAAGAAGAATCGTCTGATGATATAGATGTTGAAGATTTTGTGTCTAAATTAAAACAACCAACAAAACAACAAATTCAAAAAGTCCCAACACCTCCTAAGCCAAAACGAGGTAGACCAGCCAACAAAAAATAAATTTAATAATTATTATTTCAATTATATTTGTTATATGTTTTTACAAGATATAACAAAACTGTATCGCGTTAATATGACCATTTTAAATAGATAACATAAATAGTATAAACAACAACAATGAGTGAAAATCTGAGCGATGAACTATGCGATTTGAGAGATTTAAATGAACATGTCATAGGAATTGACCTAGGAACGACAAATACATGCGTAGGAATATGGAGAAATGAATCATTGGAAATCATACCAGATGAGTATGGAAATAGAACAATTCCTAGTTATGTTGCATATACAAATATAAATAGATATATTGGTCTTGAAGCAAAGAAACAAAAAGATTTAAATCCTAAAAATGTATTTTATGAAGTAAAAAGATATATTGGTAGAAAAATAGACGATCCATTAGTTACAAAAGAAAGAAATTTATTTTCTTATGATTTATCACATGACGAACACAATAATATAGTGCTTGTCCCAGAAATTAATTCAAAACTTGTATTAACTCCTGAAGAAATTTCAGCAGCAATTTTAACTAAAGCAAGAATAATGGCTTCTGAATATTTAGGAGAAAAAGTTACAAAATGTGTAATAACAATACCTGCATATTTTAATGATGGTCAAAGACAAGCGACAAAAGATGCGGCAACAATTGCAGGTTTAGAATGTATAAGAATTATTAACGAACCTACTGCGGCGGCTTTAGCTAACGGACTGTTGAAACGATCAAAAGTAAAAGACAATGAATGTAAAAATATTTTAGTTTATGATTTCGGTGGAGGGACGTTGGATGTGTCAATATTAGAAATAGAAGATGGAAGATTTTTAGTTAAAGCATCATCAGGAAACACGAGAATGGGAGGGAGTGATTTCGATAATAGATTAATGAGCTATTGCATGGGAAGATTTCAAAAAAAATATGGAATCAAAGAACTTACAGAGGTAAATAGTTTGGGATTGCAAAAATTAAGATTACAATGTGAACAAGCAAAAAAAGTATTATCATTAAGGTTAAATACACAAATCGCAGTAAGAGATTTTTATGACGGTAAAGATTTATATGTAACAATTTCAAGAGCAGAATTTGAAAAAATATGTAAAGAATTATTTTTAGTATGTTTAAAACCTATTGATGATGCACTGGAAGCATGTGATATGGATATAGAAGACATTGATGAAATTATTTTAGTGGGTGGTATGACACTAATGCCCAAAATAAGAGAATTAATAAAATGTAGATTTGGAAGAGATCCGAATTGCAGTATGAATCCAGATGAATCTGTTGCAGCTGGGGCGGCAATTCAAGCTTATATATTATCGCATTATACAGATCCATTTTCTACGTCAGTCACGTTGATGGATACAGTGGCATTAGCAATTGGTGTTGAAACTGTAGGAGGTGTTATGGATCCAATTATAGAAAGAGGAGATGTAATTCCTACCAAAGGAACAAAATCATATAGCACTGTTGAAGATTATGTTGATACAATAACCGTACAAGTTTACGAAGGTGAAAGAAAAATGGTAAAAGATAATTTTTTGATTGGAACATTTGATCTGGGAGGTATAGAAAAAGAACCGAGAGGTGTCCCAGAAATAGATGTAAAAGTTACGATTGATGAAAATGGACTTATAAATGTGACAGCCCGAAATATGAAAACTGCTGACGAAGTAAGTTTGCCTGTCACAAGTAATAAAGGTAGATTGACGAAGGCGCAAATAGAAAATTTGGTTGCAGAAGCGCAAGAATTAGAAGTCCGTGATCAGCTCAACAAAAGAAAAAAAATGATGCATTATCAATTAAGTGATTTTTGCAATAATATAATTGTCAATCTGTCCAACGGAAATTTCAAACTATCCGATAGAGATAAAATTACAATTAAAGACGATGTACAAAAAGCAATTCAATGGTTGTCAGATTGCAAATATTTCGAGCGTTCTGACAAAGAATACAAAGAAATGACAGAAGCAATAAAAAAACGATATGGAGTTTTATTGTTAACTGGACATATAGATGATGGTAAATTACATGATTTTTCTGACAATAAAGGAACAGAAATGACCACAATCTATGGAGACGAAAATGAAGAAGATGAAGAAATGAAACGAGTATTTGAACAAGTCGAAAAAGAAGAAAATGGCTTTGATGAGATGTCAGAAATGGAAGTAACAGAATTAAAGGAACTAAGACAAAAAGTTTTTGACGTTTGCTATTCAATGTGTGAAATATTATATAGCGGAAATTTAACAATATCGAAAGAGCACATCGGAGAATTAAAAGATTATATAAATGAATCTCTAATGTGGTTACATATTTGCGAAAAACCAACAAAAATAGATTATAAAATGAAAATTGATGAAATTGACGATGCATGTAATAAAGTTTTTGATTATTATAAAAATGAAGGTCAAGATGTATTTAAACAAAATGAAATTTTAACAGCAAATAAAACATGTAGAGATGAACTTGAAAATATGTGCATTGTATTTCAGTTAATGATTGCAGACGGAGCATTTCCAATTGACGAGCCTTATTTAAGTAAATTTAAAAGTAAAATAGATGATGTGTTAACATGGATGGCAGAACAAGAACAAAATATTAATTTAGAAGAAGAATCAGAATTAAAAATGAACTATTATGCTGAGTGTAATGATCAATTAGCTAATTTAAATAATTATTGTGCGGATCTCAACCAAAAATTACATGGAGTAAATATTAACGAAAAAGTAGACATCCTTGGAAAAAATAGAATAATATTGACAGGAATGGCTGCAAATTTCGAATCTGACATATCGGAAGATACTGGAGTAGATCTAATCACGATAAGACAACAAGAACAAAAACAAATTTTGGAAGACATGATCAACAAAGATTTTACAGATGATGACACAGAAATAAATGAAGAAGCATTTGAAATTAAATATGATGATAACACTAAAAATTCTATAAACATAACTAACAAAAATAAAATGAAAAAAGCTAAGAAACATAAAAATGTTTCTAAATGTGAAAAACGAAGAAAGAGAGCCATATCAAAAAAAAGACGAATGAGACGTCATTAAATAAACATTAATTTTATAATTTTATTTTTTCTTTCTGTTTTTGTATTTTTCTAAATCAGAACTTTCAATTTTTCCTATTTGTTTTTCTTCTTTTGGTTCTTCAATTTGTTTTACTTTAACACGAACTTTCGTTGGTTTCTTTTCTATCACCTTTTCTTTAATTCTAACACGTTTTTGTTTTTCAGGCTCAGGTTCATTTTCTGATTCATCTGAATTGACAGATTCATTATCAGATTCTTGTTTTGTTTGAGTTAACTGTCCCATTATTTCCTCGAATTGTTCATCGCCTAGTTCTTTTCTTAATTCTTTTTCTAGCTTCTTTTCAAGTTCTTTTTCACCTTGTTTAAACATCATATCAATTTCTTTATTATCAATATCATCTTCAATTGTAGATTGTAATTTTTCTAAATCTTCTTTTGAAACTTGATCATTCATCAATAATACTTCTATCATTTCATCAATTCTTTTATTTTCTCTATCAATTCTTTTTTGTTCTTTTTTATAATATTTTTTTAAGTCTGTATAATCTTCAGGATTATAACCAGAACGATGTTTATATTTTTGAACATATTCAAAATCTTTTTTATGTTGAGCTTCCTTGGAGGCAGAATAAATTAATTTAAGTTCACCATTATGTTCTTCAAAAATCGCTAATTTTTCTGCAAGTTCTCTTACAAATCTAATTTCATCTTTATCAATTTGCGTGACTTTATGAATTAACAAATCTTCCTCATTATTAAAATCTTTATTGTATTGCTCTTGCTTTAAAATATTGGCACTTTTAAGTATGCTTTTATATGGAGTATTCTTTCTTCCAGCATAAATCTCTTTTAACCATTTTGGTAACTTCGATTGATCTGTTCTGGTAATTTGCATTAAATCTTTAGGATCTATATATGTGCTTGCTTTATCATTAAATGCGGACTGCAATTCTTCTTTACTTTGTTTAACTACTTTTATTGGATCGATGACATAATTTAAAATTTGATCTCTTGTCATCCCTAAGTCATTAATTGTTTTGACTCGTTTTCGTTGTTCTAATTTTGCGATGTTTGCTCGTGTTTGGAAATTTGCATCTCTAATTGATCCGTAAAAATTTGGATTTGTCGTTAACATTGGATTATTGGCGAATGGTGTATTATTATTCATGTGGTGTTGATAGCCATTTATGAAATTATTATTGTATTGTGTTGGCATTTGCCTAAAATTGTTATTCATTCTATAGTTACTTTAACTATATTTTTTTAATAACGTTTAACGCATTACTAAACTCATTTGAAAAAAAGTTGATTAAATAATAACCAACATATATTATATTTAACAATAACAATAATTTTATAAATATGTCTGTACAAGATAGAATATTAAATATTTTTACTACATCAGTAAAGGCACTAAAAGAAGCATTCCCAAAATACAGACATCTAATACTTTCAACTGGTTTGGAAGATGACATTAATTATGACATGAATGATGAAACAAGCTTTAGTTTGGACTCTAATCTTGCAGAGTTTACTGATTATGCGGTAAGATTGTCAATAATGCAATATTTATATAATTATCCACATTTAAAGTTTGATATAGATTTACTTGAATTGGAAGAAAATGTGTTTACCTTTTCACACGGTGTTTTTCGTGACGGGTTACTAAAAAGTATCCAAAAAAGTATTGTTGCGAAGTCTGATTTTTTATTTCCATTTTTACCTATTGCGGGTTCCAGTCATTGGTATACTTTGTGTATATCACCATCATGCGAGAGAATAATTATTATAAATCCGTTGTCCCAATCTGATCAAAAAGAAACAAATTATTTATATAAAATAATGCACATTTTAAATTATAAGCTTGGTACACAATATGATATAGCATTCGAAAATTCTGGAATACAAACTTCAGGAAAATCGTGTGGAGAAAGTACATTGTTAATATTTTTTTCTCTTTTGGTAAATAGTGCAGATGGATATAAACGATTAGTAAAACATTTGCATAAAGATTTACCAATTAAAAATATTTTTGAACTACACAATGTAGTGATGGGAAAATTTTGTAAATGTGACAAATGTATCGATGGCGATATTCCATTTAATATAATTAGAACATTTTATGTTGGTTGTAAAAGATGTAATAGTTTAAACATAGACAATTCAACAAAATGTAGTTATTGCAAATTGGATTTCAATAATGAAAATAGTGAACGAATTCACTACAACTCAAGTACAAACAGAAAAGGTATGGAAAGTGGAATTAGAATGGGCTTATTAAATGCAATTGAATTATGTGATCCGTTGGATCCGTCTAAAAAATGTATTCATTTAGAATCAAATCAGCATAAATAATTATTTATGTAAATGAATAATTATTTTTATTTGGATTATTTATATTATGAACAAATATACAACGAGAATAACAAACTTTTTATCTGGCAATTTCGCTACATATCTTAATAAGTATAATATATTACCAAATCATCCGTTGACATCACAAATACAACATATTTACAAACAATGTAAAGAAAACCAAAAAAATAACATGATGTTAAAAACCACAATTGAGTACACAAAATTACATCATGTTGACGATGATTGTTTAATTTATCTTATTTTTAAAGAACTATATGAAGATAATCTTGTTCAAAATATAAAAAAAAATGATCTTGAAAATATTTCTACGTTTAACTCATGGTATAGACTGAATCACAACAAAGTAAATTTACATGAAATATTGATTGTTTTAAAATCGCAATCAAAATATAAAAATTTTTTTGATGTGATGTACACTACAATTAAAAATAGAAAAGATTTACATCAATTACTTTATAAAAATTCTTTTATATCTCTTGACAATATACAACATGCAGAAAGTTCTAATATTTTATATAAGAGATATGCTGATAAGAACATAGATTTAAGTTTATATGTTCCATTACAAGAAAATTCAACAGTAAAATATGATGAACCAAATATTGATTTAATATGTAAAATTTTTAAATTTATGTCAGTATTATTTGATTCTCCAAATGAGAAATTAAAGTTGGTTGTGTTTTATGGAGATCAAAAAAAATTAATTAATTTTAACAGTGAAAATCGTATTTTATGTTCGGACAACGTGAACTCTGGACTATCTGTAAAACATGAATTAATTATGATATGGCGAAAAGAAGAATTTTATAAAGTTTTAGTTCATGAACTGATACATTTTTTTGGAATTGATTTTTATGTATTAGACCCACTATATAAAAAATTAGATGAATTGTTTAAAACCAAATATAAAATAATAGGTTCTGACAAGCTTAACGAATCATACACAGAAGCACTTGCAATATTTTTACATAGCATAATTTATTCTGAAGAACACAACTTGAATTTAGATGATGTAATGAAATATGAGATCATGTTTTCTCATTTTCAAATGGCAAAAATCTTAAGTTACTTTAATTGCGAGTCATTTGATGATTTAGAAAAAACAAATTTTAAACAAAACACGTCAGTTTTTTCTTATTATATAATTAAATGCATATTAATGGTAAATTACGCACAATTGTTTGATTTTTGGCTAAACAACGGATTTAAAATTTTAAATGGTAATGAAAATAAATATGAACAATTATATACTCGAATAATAAACGAAAATAATGTTGATAAAGACACTTTAAATTTTTTTATTAATTATTTTAGAAATAATATTGACAAATTTGAAGGGTCATTTATATTTAGAACGATGAGAATGAGTTGTTATTCATTTTGATATAAAAAAATATTACATATGATTAATTTATTGTGATGCTTAAATTATACATAAATAATTTTTGGAGTGGATTCGTCGAAAAAACTGATGTAAATCACATTGGATTTTTTTTAGATTTATTTAAACTTGTTTATAATCAAGATGTCATATATTCTAATGTGCTAAATGAATGTGACATATTACTTGAATCAGTATGTGGATTTAACAAAACAAAATTATTTGATAAAAAGTGGTTACACACATATTTATTTTCTGGCGAACATCATTTAAATCAATATAAAGATTTTTATTCATGTGTCATATGGGGCGAAGAAACACATGACAAAGTCATTAATTTGCCCCTATACGTAGTTTACACTTATTGTACAGGATTTATGTTTGACGGAGTTATTGAACCTAATGTGATTCCGACAAATAATATACCCCCAAAAGATATATGTTGTGTTATCTCAGATGTGAGAGGGACTGAAAGAAATCATTTTATTGAAGAACTAGAAAAACATTTTTCAATAGATCATTACGGCAGATATAAAAATAATATGCCAAGAATAAATGCTAGATATGATTCAAAGGAATTTTCTAAAATAATATCACAATACAAATTTATTTTAACATTTGAAAAATTTAGAACTGACACGTATATTACAGAAAAGATAACTCACGGGTTTAACGCCGGAAATATTCCAATTTACTGGGGATCATTAAAAATAGGAGATTATTTTAATACAAAACGATTTATTAATGTACGAGATATAGATGATAAAACAATAGAACAAGTAGTTAAAAAAATTAGATTTTTAATTGAGAGGCCAGAGTTGTACAATATTATGCGAAACCAACCAGTTTACGCAAATAATAATAATCCGCGATCAATAGAGTGTGTGGCGAATGAAATAAAAAAATTATTAATTTTGTAATTTAAAAGTTTTTAAATCGTTCAAAAATTTTCTCATATAAACCAATTTGTGATAATATACGCCAGGTCCACCCGGAAAATGATGTATAATTTTATCACTGTGGATGTTATGATCATTATTTACTGCAAATTCTTTTAATATTTTGTTGTTATATAAATTATATTTAAAAGAATTATAAACAATATATGGCTGGTCATAACAATCAAAATGACGTGGTCTGGTCATAATATCATTATTTATTTTGTCAAACAAAGATCTGATATTTTCACAATTATTAAATAATAATATACCACTTGTAAATGCACTTTTATCATCATATTGCTCTATTTCATTTCCAAATAAAGATTTTCCAAAATAATCTGCGGGGTGATCGATTGTTCCTTCTTCTAAAACATACAAAATATCTTTGTTTATTATGTTAAATATTTTATTGATATCACCTTTTATTAAAATGTCTGTGTCTAAGTAAAGAATTTTATTATATTTTTTTGTGGATTGTAGACAAAACAAATCTAATCTTGCTTTGCATGCTTTATCAATATCACAATACGAATCATTTATTTCAAAAATAATATTATTTGTAAACAGATTACTGCTTTTAATCATATTCATAAATTCGGTAGATGTGTAAATCAATATGTGTGTAGTATCATTTAAATTTCCATATGTTAATATGCTTTCTAAAAGCAAATAAAACATGTCGACATATTGTGCTCGATTAAAAATGCAAATAAAAATGCAATCCATATGTGTATATTATATACATCGCGTTATAATTTTCTAACAAAAATATTGTACCATATAAAACAATATTATCTACAAAAATAATAAGAAATATTTATTTTTTATTATTTTTAACGATAAATAAAAAATTATTAATGTTGTAACACTTGAGAAAGAACATATGCAACACATATAGTACCACATAGCCAAAGCCACAAATTGCTTTCAGTGGTTTTCATGGGGACATTAACAATTGTTGTATTTGATGTATCTTTAATGTATTGAGATAATTCCTTGAACATTAAGCCACCACTTCCCTTTTCGATCTCTTCGGGAGTTTTTATAAATTTCACAATATAATCATGAACAAGTTTATAATGTGCTTGTCTAAAAGTTCTTAATTCTTTTACTGCACAATTATATTCCAAAAAAACTTCAAGATTTGCCATTGCAAATGTTTTTAATGAATGAGTTTTAAAATGATTTTCAACATAAGTTAAAAAATCTCTATGTTGCTTTGGCATATAATCACGTTGTTCTAATAAAAATTTTTTTCCATGTTCAGATTTATGATCAACACCAAGAATTATATCAATCAATTGTATTAAAGAACTCTGAGCGGCTGAACCTCCTCCAAATTTAAAAGATATATCAGTACCTTTTATTTTTAATCCGTTTGGAAATCCATGATCTTCAGTAAAGCCACTCAAATACAATCTAACTTGTCTCCAAAATTTTTCTGGTTCACACTCATCATACATTGTTCTTAATATATCAGTAATTTTTTTAATTGTTTCTTTGCATGTTTTTGCCAATTGAATTGCAACTTTAATATCATGTGATGTGTCCATAAATTTTAGCAAATGATTGATTAAATTTCCACATGTGTTTTCTAGAGTAATGTGAACTTTATAAAAATGTAATTCATCTGGAGTTCCCGATATTGAGTATATTGTTGATAGCTTTCGATGTTCATCAAGCTTACAATTATATAAAATTGAAGCCGCATAAGTTAGTACGCATGGCAAACCAAGTTTTTGTGCGGAATTATACCATGGTAAACCAATTTCATATGGAATTTCTTGTAGTTTTTCGTCTAGACATTTTGCATATTTTTGTGCAATGAAAGTAAAAATTAAATATACACGTTTTAATTCATCATTTGTCAAATTATCAGTTTTAGATGAGTAATGCTCATATGGCACCCCCCCTTTCTAAATTCTTTACAGTTTTCCTAAATAATACTCCATCTTGACATTGAATCAAATTTATGACATCATTATACTCGTCGAATTGTACTGGCAATTTTTGCTCGTTTGTTGAAGGATTTGACAAAAATCCCCAATCTGAAATATCATATCTTTCAAGTAAAGCTGTTGACATAGATTTAACAAAATTATCATTATTTTATTATAGATAATGGTATATGTTTATTTTTCAACTTTTTTAGATCTAATAAAAAAGTTGAAAAATGAATTTATAATATTATGTATTGTAAAATAATGGAAATAATTAAGAATTAACATGACAGAAGTTGAAAATACAGTTCAGCCACAAGAAGAACAACATGTCGATCCATGGAGTGTTAAAGCTGGTGCTACTGGATTTAATTATTTAAAATTATTGAATCAATTTGGAACAAAACCAATTACACCGGAATTAATCAAAAGAATTGAAACTGTGACGCGAATGCCAGTTCATAGATTTTTGAGAAGAGGTATATTTTTTTCACAACAATCATTAGAAGAATTTGTTACTCATTATGAACAAGGTAAGCCTGTATTTTTATATACTGGCCGTGGTCCAAGTTCTGAATCCATGCATATGGGACACATGGTTCCATTTGAATTTACGAAATATTTGCAAGACGCATTTGGATGTGTCTTGGTTGTTCAGATGTCAGATGATGAAAAATTTTATTTTAAGGGTGGAAACAAAGTTGATCATTTTGTCAGACTTGGGAGAGAAAACGCAAAAGATATTATCTCAGTCGGATTTGATCCTAACAAGACTTATGTGTTTTCCAATTTTAATGAAATAGCAAGAGGAAATCCAGGATTGTGGAGAAATGTAGTGGAGATGAATGATTATACCGGAGTAAATGTCGTTAGATCTGCATTTGGTTTAAATTCTCATAAAGTAGTCAGGGATGAGGAAACGGGAGATTATAAAGTGTCCGCAACGCCATGTTCTGTTGGCCAAATGGCATGGCCTGTTTTTCAATCTGTACCATCATTTTCAAGTTCATTCCAATTTATTTTTGGTGATCAAGAGGCACTATGCTTAGTTCCAATGGCAGTCGACCAAGCACCATACTTCAGGCTATGTCGTGACTACGCAGATTGGGCAAAGCTATTAAAGCCAGCAGAAGTGCATTCTGAATTTTTAGTCGGTTTGGGTGGAATTGATTCCAAAATGTCAACCACTGAAGGTGTTCCACCAATATTTTTGACGGATACTGAAGAAGAAGTTAAAGGAAAGATTCAAAGATGTTTTTCTGGTGGCCGTGATACAAAGAAACAACATTTAGAACAAGGCGCAAATTTGTTGGTTGATGTTCCTTATCAATGGTTACTTGTTTTTTTGGAAAGTGATGAAGAGTTGGAACGTATTGCAAAAGATTATGGACCTCCTCTTAATGGAAATGTGAGAATGATGACATCTGATGTAAAGAAAATTATGTTTGATGTTGTAATGTCTTATCTTAGAGAACATCAGAGAAAAAGAGAATTAGTGACGGAAGATGTTCTTGATCACTTTTTTAACCCACATAGAGAATTTGATTTGACAAGACCATCCAGAGAAGAATATGAATTAAAATCAGATGAAGAATATGAAAAACAAGGATGTAATTTTGATAGATATTTTGGTTTGTATTCTAATAAGTAAAAACTAACCAACACAATCATTCACATTAATTATTTTTTTGTTTATTACTTTTAGGCTAGTATGAAAACAATAACTATTTTTTGCTCGAGTAAACAAAATTTAAATTCGGTGTATAAAGAAAATGTGACAAAGGTAATCCAAAACTTGGATATAGAAAAATACACACTTGCGTATGGAGGAGGAACAACTGGTTTAATGGGAGTTGTAAAGAGTGAATGGAAAGGAAATTTAATAACTTCTAACATGAAAAAATTTGTTGAAGTAGGAGTTGAAGACACTTTTGTTTTTGATAATATTGTTGACAGACAAAAAAAATTAGTGGAAATCGGTGATGCATATTTAATTTTTCCCGGTGGTTATGGAACTCATTATGAAATGTTAGAAGTAATAACAAAAAATGATGTAAAAGAAGCACATAAGCCGATTTTTATTTTCAATGTGAACAATATTTTTGATGATTTTATTTTGCATATTAAAAAATTATGTGAGGAAGGATTTATCACGCATTTATTCGAAGAATTAAAAATATATGTCGAAACTGATTACGAAAAATTAGTTGAAATTATTGATATGATTTTATAAAAATTAATATTTTTTATTATCAAAAATATCAAAAAAATTGATTATTTAAAACACGACACATAAATAATTAAGTATACAAAAATAATAAATTCTATAAATGACAGAAAAAATCCCAAAAAAAAAGAATACAACAAAACAACAAACTACCACAAATCTAAAAATGATTGATTTGTGTGCGGGAACCGGTGCATTTTCTTTAGCTTTTGAGGAAACAAAATTAGTTAATGTTGTTTATGCAAATGATTTTGACGAATCTTCAAAAAAAATTTATGATGAAAATTTTTCGCACGAACTTACTTTAGGCGATTTATGTAATGTTGATGTAAAAACAATTCCAAAACATGATGTATTAACAGCAGGATTCCCATGTTTTATACCAGGTACAAAAGTGCTGACTTCAACGGGTTATAAAAATATAGAAAATGTAGTGTTGTCTGATATGTTAATGACACACACAGGAAAATTCAAAAAGATATTAAACTTACAAACGAAAATATATACCGGATTGTTATATAACATACGAGTTAAATATCATCCTGTTGATATAACATGTACAAATGAACATCCGTTTTTTGTACGCAAAAAAATAATTAAATGGAATAATTCAATACGGAGATATGAAACGTTTTTTCTTGATCCTGTTTGGCTAGAAGCTGAAGATGTAACTATTGATGATTATTTTGGCATGCCAATAAATACGTTAAACAAAATTCCTATTATAAACGTTAAATGCACACTGAACGATTCCGTGACAATTACAAAAATTAAACTTGATAACCCAGATTATTGGTATTTGATGGGATATTTTGTTGGGGATGGGTGGATATTAAATACAAAAAAAAAGTCAGGAAGGCCCACACATGCAATAAGATTTGCAATAAATAATAAAGATGAAAAAGAAGTTTGTGAAAAAATAAGAAGAGTTTTAAATATAACCGATAAAAAATGCGATTCTGGAAAATGTAAAAAATTCGGATGTTCTAATATGATTTGGTTCAACATTTTAAATTTGTTTGGTAAATATGCACATGGCAAAAAAATTCCGGAATTTATACAAAATGCGCCTATACCGTTAATACAAAAATTTATAGAAGGATATTTTAAAGCAGATGGATGTTTAAATAAAGATGGAACATATCAAATAACTACAGTATCATATGATTTGGCGATGGGATTGCAACGATTATATTTAAAGATGGGGTATATTTTTAGCGTAAAGAAAAATATTGGAAAAAAGCAAAAATATATAATGGGAAGATTGGTAAACTTACGCAATACTTATCAAGTTGTAGGAAAATTTATAAAAGAAAAAGAAGTTAGTTCTTTCATTGAAAATGATTACGTGTGGTTTAAACCATTTAAAATTTCTACAAATACAGTTAAAGAACAACAAGTGTATAACTTTGAAATAGATTGTGACAATAGTTATATTGTTGAAAACGTGGCATGTCATAATTGTCAGCCATTCTCAATTGCCGGTAAACAAAAGGGATTTGATGACCCAAGGACAAATATTTTTTGGAAAGTTATTGAAATATTAAAACTTCATAAACCGAGATGTGTTGTACTAGAAAATGTAAAAAATTTAGTTTCTCATGATAATGGTGATACATTTAAGACAATTATAACAAGTTTAGAAAAAGAAGGTTATCATATAAAATATAAAGTATTAAACACAGAAAAAATAACTAATATTCCTCAACATCGGGAAAGAATTTATATTGTGTGTTTTAGAGATAAAAAACATCATGAAAAATTTAATTTTAATTTCCCAGAAATACAAAATAAAATAATATCAGACTTATTAGAAAAAAATGTTCCAGATAAATATTATTATAACGACGAAACAAATAAAATTCATTCGATGGTTATTGATAGTGTTATAAAAGAGAACACTGTATATCAGTTTAGAAGAGTTTATGTAAGAGAAAATAAAAGTGGAGTATGCCCAACTTTGACAGCAAATATGGGCGGAGGAGGTCATAATGTACCACTAATATTAGATGATAATGGAGCAAGAAAATTAACGCCAAAAGAATGTTTTAATTTTCAAGGGTTTCCTGAAAATTACATTTTTCCAAAACTAAGTGATACAAAACTTTATAAACTTGCCGGAAATGCAGTAAGTGTTCCAGTTATCAGACTTATCGCGAACAAAATAATAGAAGCAATGAAATAAAATAATTTTTAATAAAGTTTTATAGAACAAGTTTCATTTATTATATTTTTATTTAATCGTAATTCAATTCGCTTTTTTGATTTGTACAATTTTGTCTCTCCATATTTGTCATTAACAAAATTACTTATCATAGCACTTTTGCATTTTGGTGTAAAACCATTAAATTCGATGTTTGAAATATTTTTACAATTTGCTTTAAAACATGTTAAGTAAATATTTTGTTTTACACAAACAAAAATCATATAATAAAGTTCATTAATATGTAAATTGTTTGTTTCATTTGTTTTATATTTTTCTAACATTTTATTTCTAAAAATTTCAACGACTTCCATCCCATTATTATTTAAAAATAAAGAATCAAGTTCATTTCCAGTAGTAAAATTTTGGATTATACTTTTTTCATTTGTCATATTTTTTGTCAATGATAAAATACTTACATCAATTCCAATATTTGATTTTTTTATGAACACGTCAATATTTGTATTTCCATCACCGACCAATTCAGAGTTTTCTATTGATTTATGTAATATCCATTCTGCTTTTTTAGGATCACTTATTTTATAAGTAATTTTTTTATCATCAAAATATTCTCTATTTGCATCAATATCTTTTTTTACATAATCTTTTAAAATTTCGATATCTATCTGATTTAAAATATTACATGGTTCTAAAACAAATTTACATTCAACTTCTTTTATTAATTTCTTTTTCGTTGACTTTTTTTCTAAATGTAAATTTAGAAAGCTATCAGTTAGTTCCTCCATATACTTAATATAAATAAAACACATGTTTAAAAATACATAATAAAATCAAATTTTAATTTTCTACCATGGATTCGCTACATTGTTTTTTAACGATTTCCTTTGTCATTTGATGTTTAGCAAGATTTGCCATATTTCCATCACTAAAGAAATAAAAATGAGTATTTCCACTCTTACTCATTTGTTGTAAAGCGTCTAAATTTCTCATTTGCATTGCCGATTCTGAATCCATTTGATCTGCCGCTTCTCTCATTAATTTTGCTGCTTCAACTTCTGCACGTGCAGTAATTAATTTTGATTCAGCAATTCTTTTTGCTTTTGCCGCAGCGGTCAACGCTTCCTTTAACTCTTCGCCAAAAATAATGTCCTTAATATCAATTCTATCGATTTTAACTCCAAATTCGGTACAATTTTCTGCGACACGTTTTTTAATTTCATTGCTATGAGAAATTTTATCGTTCATGCATTCGTCGAGGGTGTGTTCACTTAAAACTTGATGTGACACAATTTTAATGGTCTCTCTAATTGTAAAATCAATATCATTTACTAAAAAAGTAGCTTTATATGCATCAGTAATTTGGTAAATAAGAACACTATAAATAGTGATACTTACCGTATCCTTTGTTACTATTGTCTGAGGCTTTAATTCTTTTGTTTGTACTTGCATATTGACATCAGTAATAGATTCATTCATAAAACTATTTTCCAAATATAACCCTGGATCGAGAGTTTCTGTAAGCTTTCCATTGACACATTTTAAGCCAATATGTCCTTCTTTTATTACAGTTAGATCTTTTACGATTATTTTTATTTCGAGAGCAGGATTTTCATAATATTGACCTGGATTTAAAATTTGTTTAAAACAACCTCGTTCTGTCAAAATACCTTTTTGATTTTCATTAATTGTGGTAGATTGTATTATATCCAAATGTTCTTTATTAAATTTATTTACAAAATGTAGTCCAGGATCCAAAGTTTTAACAAAAACACCATTTCTGGTCAAAATTCCTTTATGATTTTCTCTTATTTCCATGAGAGGAATAATTTCTATTTTCTCTCCTAAAAATTCATTATATTCATATCTACCTTCATCTAAAACTTCAATTATTTTTTTATCACGGATTAAAACACCTTTTGAGAATTCAGGGACAAGAATTTGATCATATATTTTTATGGATTCTGTAATTGGGTTATAATTATGAGTTCCAGTTCGTAAAATTTTTTTAAATATTCCAAACTCAGTCACAATTGCAAAACGAAAATCTTCTATGCGAAATTGAAACATTCCGGATCGCGATAAAAAATTTCCAAAATTTCGTAAATTATTATCATGTCTACTTCCCGATGGTTGGTTCCGTTCAGGTTCCATTAAATCCCCAGATTTGTCTTTGTGTACTGGATTTTTTTGGCTAGTTTGTTTCATCATACATCATTAATAATTCTAATAAAATAATAATATAAACAACATTTTCAGATTTCAACTTTTAAATAATTAAGATAATCTTGATATTTATAAAATTTGTTTTGTCAGCATTCAAAAGATGACAAATATAATAACACATCTAAATTTTGCATGAAATTAGACGTTGATGGAAATAATAATAAGTTTATCAAATTTTACATTTTTTTATGTTTGATAAAAATTCTTTTTCATAATAATTGTTATAATATGGCTAATATAGATATTAACAAATATGATTTAGTGGCAATTGGAGAATTTAGTTATGGTTTTAATGAGATTTGGGAATTTAGATACAAATTTTTAAAAAAGTTAATAAGAGCGTCGACAAAAACAATAACTTTATATTGTGAGATATACGACTGGCAAGCAAAAAATTTTACACAAAAAAATTATCTTATCGACCAAAAAGAAGATTGTGATAATAAAATGTTTACACATGCATACAGAAAAAACAAATTTACACAACCTCATGGAATTTTACATAATTTTATTCCATATCTTATAGAATCAAGAATATATCACAAAATATTAAAATACATGATTAAACATCATCACCGTATCCGACTTATTGGATTGACACCTGACAAAGAAAAAAGTAAAATTACTGATCAAGAAAAAGATGAACATATGTATGATATTATTAAAAAAACATTAAATACTACACATGTAAATATTTTATGGGCACATAATAGATATATCGACAACAGAAAAAGTATACACGATGATTCAAAATGGTCATTGGGTCATATGTTAAGACAAAAATATGGCACAAAATATTGTATTGTATTATCACAAGCATATGAAGGTGAATTACGATGGTGTGGATTTTATTTAGGACATAAAAAAATAACACATATTTGGGAAAAACGACCATTTTACAAACCATTTAATTTTAGAGCTCATAAAGAATGGAGACATTGGAACACGATACCTGGAGTACATTACCATATATTTGATAACTTTGGAAGCGAATTTGTTGAATTTGGAGATGGATATTATGAAGATCACATTCATGGTTACGATCAAATAGCGAAGTCAAAAGAATGGGATTATGTTATATTTTGGAATTATGTCACGCCATTACAACAAATTTCTTCTTATTGACGCGTTTAATTTTCCAAATAAATATAAAAATGAATAATATGGATATCGACAATAATTTTAAAAAGAAAATAAATGAAATGATTGATTTTATTATTGACACGAAACCAAATTTTATTCAAACAACAAATATTTATGAAAGAAAAATAATTTATGAAGCATTAGAACAAATTGAATTACAGTACAATATTGTTATTAATTGTAATAGATCAAAAAAATGGATTCCACAAATTGCAGATAAAGACATGTGTTCAAAACATAAATGTGGTTTAATTGGGGGGTGTACATGTTGTTCAGATCCATGGTGTTGCGGTCCAAATTGCGAAAAATGTGGTAGATGGAGTATTTGTAGATATGCAGTTTATGAAGGAGACGAAATGTATAAATCAAAAGTTTGCGTTGGAATAAATTTATATTACGAAAATGACAAAAAAATTAAATTCAAAAAATTAAAATCAATTTAAATAATTCTTTAAGTCAAGAATTAAATTTGATACTTTGACTATTTTAACAATGTTTTGATTGCTAAGTTTTACGTAAAGTCATTAACGAAAAAAATTTATGAATATTTTTTCATAAAATATATTAAAAATTTTATTGTTTATGAAGAACAATAAAATCAAATTATGATTTAATTAAAGGTTTTTATAATATGTGGGTACATTAAAATTAATTAATTTAAGCAGAAGTTCCCTTCAATGCATGAGCAATGTAAGTTTGCAAGTTGCAGAAGTTGAATCCATTTTCATCTCTGTGGTCAACAGAGTTGTTAGCAGTCGCTGGGACATTGAACAACGCAGAAACTTCCTTGTTTGTTCTGAAAACTCTCTTGTCCTTTTCGTATGTCAAGTTACGAGACTTCAATTGCTTCCAGACGGCAGAAGTGATTTCTGGTCCAGTTAATTCAGATCCACCCTTTACACCAATGAACTTAGCAAGCTTTTCTGGCACAACTTGTGGCTTAGCAAATCCAGTTGGTTTATGTTGTCCATTTCTCTTTTGTTTGTGCTTTCTGACACTCTTAATTTCAGCACGATGAGCGCTTTCTAATTTTCTCAATGTCAAAGTTAAACCAGATTGTCTGTCCTTAATTTCCTTTAATTCAGCTTGAACTGCTCTGAATAATGTGTCAAACTTAGATTCAGATTCACCAGCATTTTGAACTTCTGATTGTTGAACTGGTGCTGATGGTGCTGGAGTAGATGGTGCTGGTTCTGCTACTGCTTGAGCTTTCTTTCCACCTCCAACTTTCTTTGGAGCTTTTTCACTTGAAGCAACTTGTGCTACTGCTTGACTTCCGTTTGAAGTATTTTTCTTTGATCCTGCCATTTGGTACTGATTCTAATATCGAGTCTTGTCTTTAAGTCCTTTCTAAAAAAAATTGGTACTTAAGGACAGTACAAAATGTTCAAAAAAAATAAGCAAATCGACAATTTTTTATTTTTCACATAATGATTTTTTTAATTAACATGATAAAAGATCAATTTATAGAAAAAATATATATTTTTTAAGAACAATTATTTTATTATCAATTAAATCATAAAATAATTAAAAAAGGAAAAAACATATTAGTGTAAAATTTTGCTCTTTGTATAAAAAATTGAATTTTTAAAGATATACTTAAAAACTGACATATGAACATAAAAACAAATTGTATATTTAACAATGAATCAGCAAGACGATTATACTTATCTAATATTTGATAAGGCAGTAGAAAATGATCATAGTTATACAAATAAAATTACATCATCAATTTCAGTTGGAGATATGTTTATGTCAAATCATACATGTTTTGAAGGAATGTCTGCAATAGAAGAATTTAACAAATTCAAAGAACTTGAAAATATAGATACAAATATAGATTTAAATTTATACAAACCATATCTATTTAGTTATTCACTACAAGGAGCCAAAATTAAAATAATGATTATAGCAGTAAATAATAAATTATTAGAAAATTATGTGATAAATAAAACGCAGATACCAAATAAAAAATTTTTTATATCTTTGTGTAATTCAAACATTTTATATGAAAAAGTTTCAAGTGGAACAAATTTATATTCTTCAAACTCGCAAACCGAAATTGAAAATATTGTTAATTCTGTTATTACCACTGTATCCACCCCAAACGCACTTTTTTCCGATCCTGTTGAAGAACAACCATCATATTGTGCACTTCCCCTATATGAATATCAAAAGAAAACGATTAAATGGATGAGACAACGAGAGTTGAACCCAGTCGAAATATATTACAATCCTAATGACGAGTTAATAATTGGAAATGTTGCATATGATTCTGGAGATCAAAACTTTGTTTCTGCTTCTGATAGAAAAAAATTTACGTTTTGCGGAGGATCATTAATTGACGAAATGGGTTTAGGTAAAACATATCAAATGATGACAATGTCATTACAAAATCAGGCCACAAATATTAATTATATTCAAAGAGGATTACAAATGTTATTTAGTAGGGCAACTTTAGTATTATGTCCAAATCATCTTGGTTCGCAATGGTATGAAGAATTGGAAAAATTAACAAAAAAAACCTATGGTTTAAACGTAGTAAAATTATTTACAAAAATAGATTATGATAAATGTACTTATTCAGATATATTAGATGCAGATTTTGTTATAGTAACATTTCAATTTTTAGATAATAAATGTTTTCAAGATAAATTTCGCCCAAAAATATCAGAACTTAAATCATATTTTACATCAGCGAAGTCAACTTATACATATTTAGAAACTCAAACAGTTTTGGACGAACTCGGAAAAACAACATTAAACAACCCAAACGTTTTATTTCAAACATGTCCAAATTTATTAACCATTCATTGGCATAGAATAGTGATAGATGAATTTCACGAAATATTTACATTAGATAAATATGCGCATATGCAAAGGTTGATAGCACATTTTAAAGGTGATAATAAATGGTGCATGTCAGGCACCCCATTTAATGATACTACAAAGTCACTTTTAAGTATGTTTGACTTTGTTACAAAATATGTTAATGAAATAGGAGATCAAATTATATTAAATAAAAATATAAACAATCATTTAACTACACACTTTTTTAGAAGAAATACTAAATTAAGTATTAATAATGAGTACACGTTGCCTACTCCAATCGAAAACACAATATTTTTAACATTTTCAACTACGGAATGGATGATGTACAATGCATATTTGGCAAATCCAAATGTCGATAAAGGAGGTGTTTTAATGAGACAGTTATGTTGTCATCCTGGAATAGCCGACGAAATTAAAGGATCAATTTCAAATTGTAAAACTTTGAAAGATATTGAAAACGTTATGATAAAACATTATGAATCACAAACAACAACTGCAGAAAACAAATTGAAATTTGCAGAATACAAACTTAAAGTGTTAAAACAAAAAATAAAAATATTAACTTACAAAAGACAAGCCAAATTTTTAAGAAAACTTGGCTACAGAGTAAAAATAGAATTTGGAATTGAAATTTCAAATAAAGAAGAAATGAAAAAATTAGAAAAATACTTTGCAAATGATGGAGATTTTCTCACATTTTTATTGGGACATGATGACATCGACGATAAAGACGATGAAGATAGTGACGATGACATCAAAAAACCATTGATTACTGTCTCCGATGAAAATCAAACTAAAATTCAAAAGTTACTTTCTAAAGAAAAAGATTACAAAGAAACTCCAAAAACAATTCTTGATTTAAAAGACACCGAGTTAAACATGAATTCACAAATAGAACTTTTAAAAAAGGATTATGAAGGAAAAAAATCTACAAGTAATTATTACAATGATGTACTTACAAGACTCAAAAAAACTACAGAAGTAATAGATAATACGGCAAATGAAGATGAAAATGAAGATGATGAAGATGATGATAAAGAACAATGTGGTATATGTTTAGGAAACATCAAAGGTACAGATTTGGGTGTAACAAAATGTGGTCATATTTTTTGTTATAATTGTGTAAAACCATTTATTAACAAAAAACCATCGTGCCCTATTTGTAGCAAACCGGTAAAAATAGATGAATTATATATGATAACACAGCCTGCACCAGAAGAAAAATCGAGTAAAGAATTTAAAGATAAACAAACTTTAATAAACGCAGTTGGAACAAAATTAGCAAACTTAATTTTCTTTTTGAAAAAAAATGACAAACATTGCATCATATTTTCTCAATGGGATGATCTTTTAATGAAAGTGGGTGTAATTTTAAATGATTATGGTATTCAAAATGTGTTTTGTAAAGGAAATGTTTGGCAATGTACAAAGGCCGTAAATGATTTTAATTCAAATGATAAAATTAAAGTAATTATGCTTTCATCAAAAAGTTCTGCCTCCGGAATGAATTTGACGAAAGCTGAAATGGTGATATTGTTAGACCCTGTTTCAGGATCATATAAAGACAGGAGAAATACCGAATGGCAAGCAATTGGAAGGGCTGTAAGAATGGGACAAACAAAACAAGTTCAAATTGTCAGGTTTATTATAAAAAACACAATAGAAGATGACATATACAAAGAAAACATGATCGAAAATGCAAAACAAGTAGAAAACATAAAAATATTTGAATTGACAGAAGATGTTACAAATTTGGATGAAGACAAAATAAACGAAATAAATAAAGCTGCAAAAGAAAGTAAACCAAAAAAAATAATTAAAAAAGTTACGAAAAAAGTACCAGTAAAAATGGAAGTTATGATTGATGATGACGATTATTAATTATTATTTATTTTATATATTATTTTTAAAGAAGACACTTAAACGCACTAATATATTTGTATAAATAAGGATGGAATCTAGTGAAAGTGATGATATGAGTGAAGAATCTAATCAGTCGAGTGAAAAAACCATAGAAAATATGAACCCGAATGAGTTTTTTGATCAAAAAGAATTATGTTATTATAGAAAAGTAAATAATTTTTTTAAAACATGTACATCAGAGCAAATTGAAATGATGATTGACATTATAAAAAGTGGGTCAAAAAATAAAGATATTCCAAAATCAAAAATATCACTGAGGTTGTTAGATTGGTTTGTAACAAAATACCCGAAAAAAATTAATTTGACTATAGAAAGCGAATCCAATGACATTGAAATATTTGACGTACGAATGAGTTATAAAGCACATCTTAAGTCTTCAAAAAAACGATGTTTTGATCCATTTAGAAGAAGACAAAAATTTTTATATAGATTTCCAAATACTGATTACACAGTGGAAACCACGTTGTGCCAATTAAATTTTTTCAAATGGTTATTTTCATGTGACGTATTATCATATGTAGAAAAAAATTTAAAACAAATAAATAAAGAAATGATAAACGCTAATAAAGAAGAAAAAGAAAAAAAGAAAAACTCTGAAGAACATGAAGAATCAGAAAAAAAACCACGTAGGACAAAAAAAACCAAAGATATTAATATCAGAGCTTCAAAAATAGTAGATTGTGATGACGTTCAAATTGTTTTGAAATTTGATTGAAAAAGAATTTGAACGAAGAAATTGTTTTGAAATTTGATTGAAAAAGAATTTGAACGAAGAAATTGTTTTGAAATTTGATTGAAAAAGAATTTGAACAAAGAAATTGTTTTGAAAAAGAAAATTAAGTATGCTTTAAAGTTTGATTTTTCTCAAATAAATTTTGGCATATTATTTTAAAAACTTCGAACATATCGTCTGACATGTTTTTTATATCTGCTAATTCTTGTAATTGTAACAAAATATTTTCATTTGTTGCATTTTCTATTTGATTTAAAAACTCCATAAATTTTTTTAATTTTGACAACATTTCTATGTTCTCATTTCCTACTGCAAATAATTTTTCTTTTTCACAATCTAAAAATTCTGTAGAACTTTCCATTTTATAAATATAGTTGTTATATTACATCACGTGAAATATTTTTTATTTTTTTGGCGACAAATATTCTACTACATGAGCATCTCCTGATTCTGTATAATAGCAATCACTATCATTAAACATATAACTTGAATTATTCATTTCTGAATTATGAGACATATTTAACGACACCATATCTGAATCTGATAAATTTAAGTCAGAACTAATATGAGTTCCTGATATAATTTGATCAAATTTCGTCTTTAGTTCAGACAATTGATTATTTTGATCAGATATTCTTTTATCGAGTTCGTTTATTTTTTTATACATTTCTAATTTTAATTCCCCGATTCGCGTTAAATCATCTTGTAATAATTTGTATGTATTTGTTTTTTCTTCTATTTCATCTCGCATAAATGTGTTTAATTTGTAAACTATCATAACACTTTGTCTTAACAAAGTGTCCTTTAATTGTTTTTGAGATTGATCATCTTTTATTGTTGTACTTATTTGTGCGATAAGTCTAAGACTATAATTTAAAATTACGTATGACAACTGTTTGAGAATTTTTATAATTTGTTGTTTTATTGTTTGTTCGGGAATTTTGTCAATTTCTATTTTTATTACGTTGTTTAATTGAATTATTCCTTGATACAATTTTATTATCATTTCAATATTTGCCATAAAAGGTGATTCCAAATGATTTAACAATTTAATTTTATACGTGTCATCAACAAAAATAACATCACAAATATATTTTTTAATTAACGGAAACGCAGAGTCATTCCCAATATTAAAAAAAAAATTTGGATAAACTTTATTTGTAATAAATTTAATGACGTCTTTGTTTGAAAAACTTCCCAAAAATATTTTATTAACGTTATAAACTTTAAATGAATAATCTTCTTGATTAAAATTAATTATTATTGAATTATCTTGATTATAATTTACTACGTTTATAACAGAGTGTTCAGGTTTTATATTCTCTGACTTTTGATGTTCCGATTTTATATGGTCAGATTTATGCAAATCTGTTTTTATTGTAGTATGTTCTTCTGAATTAATCATAAATCTCTATATAAAATCGTAATATAAAAAATATTGTTATATTTTGTTGCATTACATAACAATTAAACATTTATTTTATGCAAATAATTTTGATATAAAAATATATGATTATTTAAGTTCTAAAAATTATTTTTTTAGCGATTTCTTTTTTGTAGGTTTTTTTTCTATGTCTTTTTGTTTGATTTTTATGGTTGATTGTTCTTCTTCGTCATCATTGGATAATATCGAACCTGTGTCAGAGTCATTGTCTTTATTTTTATCATAGTCCAATAAATGCTTACAAAATATTATTTTTGATTTTTTTACAATATTTGTAAAATTATGATATATTATAACTGGATTGCCTGATGAATCAAGAAGTGGTTTACAAGTTTTTGGGTCAATTACTTCTTTTCCTGTTACTGGGTCAACCACTGGTTTTCCTGTGTCGGGGTTAATGTACGGTGTTCCGGTTGTAGGGTCCTTTTTTATACGTGATTTTGCGGGAACTTCTAATTGTTTTTTTAGACCTGTGTACCAATAACATTTCTTAACCTTTGTTTTTCTTGTGCATTCTTTTAATCCAAAATATATTTGAGTTGTTAATTCCATGTTGGCGTCTGCGTAGATGCGTAAAATTTTACTAAATGCTTTTGATGCCGCTTGTCGTGGTTTTGTTCCATGGTATTTGCCATCCAACACTATTATTCCATCTGGGTTTTCAAAAATAGCTCTGAACACACGTTTATTTTCTTTTTTTTCTTTCTTTTTAGTTGATGGGTATAACATCGATTCATCAAACGTTTTTTTATTTGTTGGCATAATATACTTTACCAAGATATTTTTTGTGGTTGGCACATTTCCAAAAATAAACACATAATTTTGAACGCACTCATTTTTATATATCTCGCCGAGTGATTTTATTGATAAAAACAAATACCATTAAAAATATAACATGAATAATAATTTGCATATGAACATTAATGATAGTAAAGTACCGGTATATTTTATACAAAAGGATATAATAACCACATGACGTAATTTAAAAATAATTATAAAACAAAAATATTGCGTTTTTGTTATTTGTTAAAATGGCCGACAATATAGAATAATCTGTGTGTTATAAATGTTTATTTTTTATTTAACTACTTTATAAACAATGGGTACAGAAACAACTTTAAGAGATTTTTTAATTCACTATTCTCAAAATGAATATTTAAAAAGATCAAATATAATTCGTGCACTATCATTACATATTGAAGAATTGCACAAAAATTATTTAATTAATGGTTCAGAAAGAACAAAAACATTAAAAATAATAAATGACCTAATTAATACCCTAAATAGCACATATAACGAAAGAATGAAAATGTTAAAAGAAAATGATACAGATTCAAATGAATACATGTCGGATGACAGCGAAATGACAACGGCAAAAAATTTAAAAAAAATACCAGATGTCGATTGTAAATTATCTGAATTAACTCATTTTCCAGAACAATTACACTCATATGACAACTTTGACGTTATTGATTCTTTAATGAATTCTAGTTCTCATATTTTTAGTGACGATTTTTACAGTGTATTGCCAAATGATTTTGCAAAAATAGACGACACAATTTTAAATATTATGTATGATTACGGAGCATCAAATATTAAAGATATTTTAAAAGTTTTGGCTCGATATAAAAATATCAATGAATGCATTAAAGCAGAACTATTTGAATTTACAAATGTAATATCAACACTATTTGTACCAATATTTGTTAAAAAAATAAATGTAAATGAATCTAATGGAGGAGAACTAAAAAGAGTTGAAGTTGTCCCCGAAAAATATGAAATATTACTCGATAACTTTTTTTCTGTGGATGTGAATTTTGTGTTTTATGGAAAAACAAAATCTGAAATCGCGGTATCTGTATATGGATATTTTCCAAATGATCCAACAAATTCTGTCATTAGAACATCTCAAATTTGCAATAAATATGTATACGAAAAGAAAAAATATTATACTAAACTATGTAGTGAACCTACACTTCTTAAAAAGAAGGTAGGTTTAAAATTGTTCAATAAATTCGATTTAATCCCGGATGAATTTAAATTTTTATTCGTTAAAAATATTTCCGTTGGACATTTGTTGGCATGGAATGAAGTATCGTTTATCGAGGATCTTGTAACTGATTATAGTATTTTTAATGTGTACGCTACCTCAAAAAATTTTAAAATGGTGTTTTCAGATTTTGTTCAATCAGAAACCATGATAAAATTCAAAATCATAAAATATTTATTGTTGGGAACGAATTCTAAAGATGCCGCAATGTTGTTTAACTTAATGAAAGAGTCGAAATTTGGATCTGTGTTGGTTTCTGATGTAATGTATAATAATTTATCATTGCATTTACAAACAAAATTAACAAAAGCTGATATTTCTATTAAAACAGAATTAAAAAAATTAAACAAAATGAACACAGATGATGTTGATTTAAAAACACAAATTGCATTGAACAAAAACATGCCTGCCAAAGTTAAGAAACATGCACTAGAAAAACTAAATGAATTGAAATCTGGGAATAATGAATATTATAAATATTTAACTTATGTCAAGACGCTAGTTGATTATCCATGGACTGGTGATGGTGACGGTGATATTTTCGAAATTTACAAGACAAATAAACCAAAGTGGAAAACAATAATGGAAGACACGCACAATAAAATGGAAAAAAAAGTATATGGACATAAAGAATCAAAAGAAACTATAGTGGAATTATTGGGAAAATGGTTTAGCAATCATAAAAGTTTGGGAAAAGCAATTGGCTTGCTCGGACCACCAGGTGTCGGAAAAACTTTGTTAGCAAAAGAACTCGGAAATGCGTTGGGAATTCCTCTTGTCAAAATTAATTTGGGTGGTATGGAAGATGCCGCAATTTTATCAGGGCACTCAATAACATACAGTGGAGCAGTTCCTGGTTTAATAGTTAAAAAAATGGTTGAAGCCGGTAAATCTCGTTGTATATTATTTTTTGACGAATTAGATAAAACTTGTTATCATCATGGAGTAAATGAAATTTTCGATGTTTTAATTCATGTTACTGATCAAACTACAAATGCAGAATTTAATGACAAATTTTTCCAGGATATTGCGTTTCCATTGAACAAAGCATTATTTGTATTTTCATTTAACGACAAAAGTAAAGTAGATCCTATTTTGTTAGATCGTATGGAAATAATTAATGTAAAAGCATATACCGTAGATGATAAAATTAAAATTGTAAATGATTATTTATTAAAAGAAGTCAAAGATGATTTTGGATTTGATTTAAATGTAAAAATTTCAAATGAAACTATAGAATATTTAATTAATAATTTTACACATGAAGCAGGAGTAAGATCAATAAAAAGAAAAATAGAAAAATTATTTTTAAAAATGAACAAAGATAGAATATTTGAAAGTGGACCATTTGAAAATTTTAAATCTGATACGATCGAAATAACAAAAGAACTTGTTGATAGATATTTAAACAAGCCAAACATGTTAATAAAGAAAGTTGGAAACCTTCCAGAAATTGGTACAATAAATGGTTTATATGCAACTTCTCTTGGAGATGGAGGAATAATACCAATTTTAATATATAAATTACAAACGGGTAAATCAAATAAATTTAGTTTTCAACTAACAGGAAAACAAGGAACTGTAATGAAAGAATCAGTTTCATTTGCATACACAATTGCAAGTAATTTGATAAAACCAGAATTGGTTAATGATTTTTTGGATGAACATCCATGTGGTCTCCACATTCATACTCCGGATGGAGCCACTCCAAAAGATGGTCCTTCAGCAGGATCTGCGTTCACGCTGGGATTTATCTCAAAAATTTTAGGTAAGCGTATTAAAAATGACGTTGGAATAACTGGGGAAATTGAAAGACGTGGTTGTATAACTGCCATAGGAGGATTAGAATATAAATTACCAGGAGCGAAAAGTGCTGGAGTCAAATTAGTGTTTGTCCCAAAAGAAAATGAAAAAGATATAATAAAATTAAAAGAATCGGATCCTAAATTATTCGATAATAATTTTAAATGCGAACTTGTCAATCATATTTCGGACGTTTTAGACTTGGCGTTAATAGAAGACGAAAATTTAATTTATACTGATGACATGGTGTATGAAAAATTATTTGACAGTACAAAATTTGTATTGCCCATCGAAAAAATAGAAAAAAACATCAAGAAACCAAACAAAATAAACAAAATTCCAATAATAATTGAATCTGATGACGAACAAGAAGAAAACAATAATGATTGTGATAGTTGTGATGAAGATGACAATAATTCGGAATCTGACATGAGCAAATAAAAACTTTTTATAAAAATATTACTTTAATTTAATTTAGTTCACAATATTATAAAAATAAATATTATGAACTACGAAGTAAAAGAAATTTATGTTGTGTTTATTGCAATAATCTTTTTAATATTTGTAAATATGTTTATGAAAAACGACAATAATAATATAGAAGGTTTTGCACGCGAAGGATATTATAAAAGAAAATATCTTAGAAATTTAAATTATAGATATATTGATTGGTATGATTGGAATTATTGGTTATATTACATAAATCCATTTTACCCTCCACAACAGGTAGATTTACCATTTGAAGGAAGAAATGGTGGTGTTAGTTGGTATGAACCATGGACAGGCGGAATTTATAATTATTAAATATTATATATATTTATATGTATTTTTTATAATTTATATATTTTTACAATGTATATAAATTGTATTTTTTTCTGTAAAACATATGTCTAGATAAAAAAATAAAATGTTGGTGTGGAAACACTCTACAAACATTTACAATTTATCTATAAGTTTTATAAAGATGGATATAAATTCTAATTCCGAATCTATTGCTGTCATACTGGACGATTCAATTGTCAATGACATTTTTACATGTTTTAGGGCATTGAAAGAGTTTAAAGGTGATGTTTATCTTAGAATTGACACAGTCTTGCAATCCGAAAGTATGAAGCTAAAAAAGTATATTATAAATAAAGCTGACTTTGGGGATGATTGTGTCATTATTTTAGATGAACAGCGAAAAATTACTTGTACGAAACACCAGTCGGTGTTTGAATTGTATAATCAGATACAAACACAAAATAATTATACACAAGTAAAAATAGTCACATCATCATTAAATAACCAATTGACAGCAAAAATGAATAAAATGAATTGTGAATTATACCACGTTAATATAGATGATTTATCAAATGTTTTATATAATACCAACAGAATCCCAATACTAAATCAATATAAATTTGAGAATAATATATTGTCAAGATATGTAAATGGATTATGGGAAAATGTACAAACATCTCCTATTTACGGTATTTCTCCAATAAATACAAATCAAACTGCATATCTTGATCTTCTTTTGGACGACACTGTAAATTTAGTAATGTGCATTGGACAAGCAGGTACTGGTAAAACATTTTTAGCATGTTTAGCTGGTATATTTAAGGCATATGATCAAAATAAATATGATGATATTTTAATAACACGTGCAACTGTTAGCATAGGGGATAACTCAATAGGGTTTTTACCAGGTTCAAAAGAAGAAAAAATGGAACCGTGGATACAACCAATTAGAGATAACTTAAAAACGGTTTTAAACAAAAAAAATTTAATTGATTCTCGTAATTCTGTTACAGAGTTCGACAATTATGTTGACACTGACATTCTTTATCAACGAGGATTATCAAAAAAGAATAAAAAAAAATTAAATAAAATGAATAGATCGATGAAAAGATCTTCGAGAAGCAGAATGTTTGATAAAAATGGATTTGATGATTCTCGTATAAAAATAGAATGTATTTCATTTTTCAGAGGGCGATCATTGGATAATTCGTATTGTATAATTGACGAATGTCAAAATTTAACTTCTCATGAAATTAAAACAATAATCACCAGAATTGGAAAAAATTCAAAATTGATTATGCTTGGAGACGATAGTCAATCTGATTTGAAGAGTAAATCTAATGCGTATGTAAATGCAATTTATAGTATGTGTGATAATAAAACTGTTGGGGTAATAAAATTAAATGATACCGTTAGATCTGAATTGGCAAGATTGGCAGTTAAAATGTTATAGGACTGTGTTACTTAGTTCTTGTATTTTTTTATTAGATGATTTTAAATGTTCTACTATTTGTTTGGCATTTTGTAAATCAAAATTATTTTTTAGTTCTTCTATACGAGATGTGTTTTTAGAATATTTTTTTTGAATTGGAGGTTCTTGAATTATAGTTTTTTGCATTATAGGTTCTTGTTTTGATTCAATCATATTAAATTTTTTCATGCGTTCTAATACTTCCGGTGCTATTTCTTCTTGTATAACTTCCTTGTTAATTTGTTTGACAATATCATTTACCGCATTATTATTTGATAATATATGTCTGCAATGTTCTATTTCTTTATATGTTTTTGCTATTGTAACATCAGATAGACCAAATTCATATGCTATTTTCTTTTTTGTTATTGATTTCAATTCAAAATTTTCTGCCATGAGCAAAATACTTGCTGCCGCCACAGAATAAGGTGTATGATCTGAAGCAATGTTTAATCTTTCTATATTTTGTGCAATTTTTATTGCTTCTCCAATATGAATATTTTTTATTTTTAATTCTTCACAATATCTTTTAACAAAATGTTCTGCTTTACTTGTTCCAATATTTAAATTTACATTTTTTATTTTTAATAATCTTAATAATGTTTTAAACCCTTTATTCATATCCTGATCTTTTATTCCATATAACGTTGCAATTTCTCTTGACGTTCTAGTCAAACCATTTTTTAAACATGCTAAAAACATACATCCCGAACTTATACCTACTCTATTAATACCTCTCGTTATAATATATTTATTTTCATTAATTCCTTCTGAATGTTTACAATCGTTTGCCAACTTATATAAAATTTTTACATCATCTTCTACACATTTTGGAATATTTCCTTTTGCACAAATATCTTGTATTTTCTTAAATTCATTATTCAAAGTTCTTTCACGATATGGCATTGCATTCCACGAATGCAAAGTTTTAAGTCTTGCTTTACCATACCCCGTTATCACAGTTCCAAGTGATGATTGTGGTAATAATGGATTTGTAATTTTATTACATCTTCCTCCTGAAGAAGCTCCAGCACCATCATCTTCGAACTGTTTCCATTCTGGGTTACTGTCGACAATGTTAGATTCTAGCACTTGTCCACAGTAAGTGCATACCAACACTCCTTGACTAAAATCTTCAACGATTTCATCAGAACCACATGATTGACATAAGTTTAAATCTATAGAGTTATTGACTTTCTTATCTTCCTTAAAGTCAATACCTTCAAATATTTTGTTTAATTTTTTGATGTCAATGTTGTTTATATCCATGCTTTTACCGGTCATAGTATAACTTGACATTTTAAGTATTATATATAATGATTTTCTCTTTAAGCCTTTTTATGTCAATTTTTTATATAAAAAGAAAATAATTATTTTTTATAGTTATTGTTTGATTTACTTGACTGTACCTCATAACAAATTGTACTTTCATATAAAAGATTATGTATACGCACACGTTTAACAACCCAAATAACATAAAAATTAATGATTTATATAATTATGATATTGTGCCTATAGGAAATCGTTGTTATACTGCTTCTTCTTGTATCCGTGCAAATTTACGTGTTTATAGTTTGCCGTTTGATTGGATATGTCATACTCTTCCGTCGACACTAAAAGAAATATTAGAAAATGACTTTAATGGTTTTATTCCCGATGTTATAAATTCTTCATTTATAAATAAATATGACATTTCTTTTCCGCATTTTGACGAAGATATAGACAAAGGAATATTAGACACAACTCGACGTATTGAAAGATTTAAAACACTGTTGAAGTCATCGCCAAAAATTTATTTTATTCATCTTAGTTTTGATTATATAATAGATAAATCTTGGCAAACTAATGAGTTCAATCATAACCTAATGTCAAATTTCGTAGATCTTGATTATTTTTTAAGAAAAAAATACCCACATTTAAATTACACGCTAATTGTTTTCACATTCAAAAAATATGATTATCTACCAAGAGATTCCAATATTTTCCAAATAGTGTTAACATGTAACGAACCATATAATTTTGATTCATTTGACGAAAAAAAATTTACAAAAATGACACACGAACTAATAGAACATTGTGGAAACATTTTAAAACAATTGTTTAAGGTATAGTAAATCGTGTGAGTTTTACTCCTGCAGTGAGACACAACGGTTCTACCAACTCGTCATTTTTATAATCTTCTCCAAATATTATTTCATTTATTCCTGCCGATATTAACGCTTTTGTACAATTAATACAACAATAGTGAGTTACATATGCAGTACTACCTTTAAGTGCAATTCCTTCTTTTGATGCGTGACATACTGCGTTAATTTCTGCATGTATTGTTAACTGTTCATGGCCATCTCTTACACATCCGATATGTGGCGCTCCAGCGATAAATCCATTATAGCCTGTCGATAAAACTCTATTATCTTTTACAATTACACACCCTACGTGTAATCTATCGCATGTAGATCTTGTTGTACTTAAATATGCCATCATCATAAAATATTCTTGCCACGAAGGACGAGTTTTCATTGATTTTAAATGAGAAATTATATCAATAGTGGACATTGCTTTTTTGTGATAATTAATTATCATTTTACGTATATTTGATAAAATATTCAATTTTTAAAATATTTTATTTTATGATATAAAAAAGTTGATTTAAATATATTTTATTAATAAACCTAACAAACAACTAACATAAAATGAGCTCAAGTGTTTGTGTGACAAACTTAACAAAAAAACAAATGAGAAAATTATCTTCATGGCAAGAAAAATTTCCGGATGGACAAGTAAATATTTTTATGTTACCATATCATCCATCATGGGAGCCATTGTTTGAAATTTTAAGAAATTCTGACCAAACAAAACTTGTAAATGAAGCATTGACGGCGGTATTTGAAAATGACCCAAATGCCCTCATGTATCCAAAACCAGATTTATTATGGAATGCATTTTTATTAACTCCATTTAAAAAAGTCAGAGTCGTATTTATAGGACAAGATCCATACTTTCAACAATTACAGGCAATGGGATTGTCTTTTTCAGTCCCTCACGGCGTTGCAATTCCGTCATCACTATATAACATTTTTAACAATGGAAAGAAAAATGGTCATATGAAATATGAAATAACACACGGAAATTTAGAATTCTGGGCTATGCAAGGATGCTTAATGATAAATACAGCGTTAACAGTGTTAGACAATCAAAAAAATTGTCACTCTCAAACATGGAGTTGGACAACAGATCGAATTATTAAATATTTGTCATTTGCATGTGACCGACTCATTTTCGTATTATGGGGTGGTCCAGCATATGAAAAAATAAGACACATTGATCAAGACAAGCACGAAGTTATTATTTCGTCTCATCCATCTGGTCTGTCTGCACACAAAGAAATGAAAGGTTATCCTGCTTTTAATGATTATGATCAATTCGGAGAAATAAACAAAATATTAAGAAAATGGGGAGAACAAGAAATTTTATGGCAATTATAATTTTAATGCAATTATAATTTTATTTATATAAGTGTAAGAACAGAGTTAAAGATTTTGTGTGATTATATTAATATTATTAAATGATTGAATCATCCGTTGGTTGGACGATTGGCGCGATATTATTGTCCTTATTTTATTATTTTAAAACACCGTTCGTTTTATTATTAATATTCTTAGATGGATTTTATGGACAATTTTCAAAGTATCATGTCGGATTGACTTTGTCTGGTCTAGTGCTATGGATCTGTGGATGGTGTGATTTTTTATTGGTCAAGTTTTGTTTAATTTCATTTTTGTTAATAAAAAATTTTGACTCATTATCAAAAAAATATACATCGGGGAAAAAGTGTTTACATGCAATGTTAAAATTAACAAGGCTAACTGGTATAAAATCAGACGAGCTCGATATGATGGAGTATGTAGATTCTACAACAACATATGTTGACAAAAAAATAGAATATGTTGATAACACATACAATACTATAAAAAGCAATGTTGTCACAAAAACAAACGAAGTTATCGAAACAGAATTATACAAAGATATCGTGTATGCAGTTTCTGTGTCAGATTACGTTATTGGAAATGTTTTTGATTTTGTTAAAGTAAACACGATGTTAGTGGGAGAATTTGTATATTCTATTCCTTATTTGAAAGGATATCTTGATAAAGGAAATAAATATTTATCAGTTGGAAATGATTTATATTCAAAATATGATAAAGAAGATATTTTTGAATCCCCAAATTTGGCATCAGAAATGAAAATCGAAGCTCCCTTAAATATGAATATTGACATGGACAAACTTGGCGATCTTGCAGGATTGATGACTAACTTCTTAGACTCAATCGGAAGTATGAACTTAGAAATGCCACCAATTCCTACACAAACTGTACAACACATAGATTATTCACAATTACCTCCTGCAGAAGATGATGATAATGTATATTTTGATAAAAATGCTTTTCTTGATCCAAAAAAATGGGGATATCAAGAAAATTTATCAAGTTCTATGATATTACATAATAAACGTATTGATGATGATCTAACACAATTAGAAGATGACTTGACTCCATTAGATGAAGATATAAGCGAAATGTTAAATAAAGGTAGTAAAATAAGTGATAAACAATTATCACATGCTTTTAGTACTATTTCGACAATAACGTCAAAAAAAAATAATTCTAAAATAACATTGAAAAAGAAAAAAAATTAAAGTAAACAATTAACATAAACAACAAAATATATTATTTACAATAACCTTTACTACATGCACCGGCTAAAATTATAATTAATAATATTATCATTACAATAAATATTATTATGATTTTTGTTTTACATTGTTTTCTCCAAATTTTTGTTTTTAATTCAGAAAGTGCTTTTGCATGTAATTTATCAAGTGGTTCAATGTCTGCAATATTTTCTTCTAGCTGTGCAAGTTGTGTATCAGTTTGTAAAATTATTTCAGTATTATCATGTAATACATTTGTAACAATATTTAATTTTTCATTTATAGAAGCTTTTTTTGTGTTCATTTAACTTCCAATAAAAATCATATTTATAAACAAAAGTTAGTTTGAGAGCATATTTTTCAAATTTTTGGAAAATATGCATTTTTATACAAATGAGATATTTTTTCAATTTAAGGGAGAAATAGAAAGGATATAAAAATTTGATTTATATATTTATAGCCATAGAATGTCGTCTAAATCTGGTAAAAATCATAGTATGAGTAAAAAGACATTGAAACGGTCGACCAATGCTGACGATGATGATGCTCCCAAAAAACCAAAGGTTACCTTTGATGGATTGGACGGAGCTAGTGTCATTAACAGCAATGATAGTTTGTCGATAACTAATTTATTTAGACTTGCAGATTTACATTTTAATAAAAAAAATTATATGTTTAGGCACTTGTATGATTCTTATAACAAATTTATAGAAGAAGACATTAAAAATTTTCTTGAACATACAAATCATGTTTTTTCAGAAACTTTAACTCCAACAACAAGTTATGCATATTGGTTTAAATATAGTAATGTACGAATTGAAGAACCTCTTATGTCAAACGGAATAGAACCATTATTTCCATCAGATGTCAGACACAATCGTTTAACATATTCTATAAAATTATTTGCTAATGTTACTCAATATCAAGATGTAATAGATGTAGCTTCAGATCATAAAGTTACTAATATTGTTGGAACTCCTGTGCCAAATTATCATATTGGAACAATTCCATTGATGGTTAGATCAAAATGGTGTTCAGTTGTAAATCATAAAGATTCTGTCCGTAATGAATGTGAATATGATCCAGGAGGATATTTCCTTGTAAATGGAAATGAAAAAGTGGTAATTTCACAAGACAGAATGGTTGACAATAAACCACTTGTTTTCATTAAAAAGGATTCTGGCGCATTATCATATGTTGTTCAAATAAATTCAAGATCATACAAATTTAATGGAATGACACAAGTTATGAATGTGAAATTAAGAAAAGACGGTGTGATGATGATCAGAGTTCCAATTTTAAATGAAGTAAATGTTTGTGCAGTGTTAAGAGCATTAGGAATGGAATCTGATAAACAAATTATTGATTACATTACATATGATTCTCATGATTCTGATATGATAGATTTAATTAGATTGACTCTAGATGCTTGTAAGGGTGAAAAAGGCTCTAAAATAAGTACACAAGAAGAAGCAATAGATTATTTGTTACCAAAAATTAGAGCTCCGAAAAAATACACAGAGTCTGACAAGGAAACTAAACAAAATCAAAAGAAGATGTATCTTGATGATTTATTTAAACGAAGCTTTTTGCCACACGTCGAGGGTAATAAATTAATGAAAGCATTTTATTTGTGTTATATGTTAAATAGATTATTACGTGCTTCTCTAGGAAGAATCCCTGTTGACGACAGAGATTCATATTTGAACAAACGTGTCGACTTACCTGGTGATTTAATGATGGAACTGTTTAAACAACAGCACAAAAAAGTAATTTCAGATTGCAAAAAACAATTCGATCAAAAGAATAAAAATGATGCAAAACCAATTAACATTATTTCTTACATTAAAGCAAGTACGATTGAACAAGGTTTCAAAGCGTCTCTATCAACTGGTAGATGGCCACGCCGTCAAGGTGTAGCACAAGTTCTTAATAGATTATCATATTTACAAACTATATCTTTCTTAAGACGTGTTGATGCTCCAGGTGGTGATGCAAGTTCTGCCAAGTTAACTAATCCTAGACATTTACATGCATCTTCTGTCGGATTTTTATGTTGTGTAACAGGAGATACTGAAATATTAATGGGTGATAATGCAACAATCAAACAAATAAAAGATATGAAAAATGGAGATTCGATCATGTCAACATATAAGGAAAACTTACAAGAAATACAAACTCCTATCACAAATTATTTTTCTAGAATGCCAAATAGTTTATTAGAACTTACAACATTATCAGGAAGAACATTAAAATGTACAACAGATCATCCAATTCTAACATTGGGAGAAAATGGAACATATACAATGAAACAAGCGGGCGAGTTGACATTGGATGACAAGGTTATAATCAGACATCAACAACAATATATTAATGATAATACACTTACAACTGTTGTGATTAAATCAAGCGAAATTCCACAAGAATATACTTATGATTTGCAAGAAATTGGAATGCTTGATAAGCCCATTTCACAAGAGAAATTAGAAATTTTAGCAAGATTGATTGGCGCGAGTGTTTCAGACGGACATATTTCTAAAAGAGAAAAAATTAGTAAAAAATACCCAGAACAATATCAAGCAAGTTTTCATGTAGGTGAAGAACAAGATGCATATGAAATATTTGATGACATTAATAGATTGGGATTTGGTACGTCGTCTATTTCTCGAGAAACCACCACTCACATAAATAAAAAAAATGGAGTAAATACAATTCATAACACATGGAAAGTAGCGAAAGGTGGTGCATTTGCATATATACTTACAAAATTAGGAACGTTTATTGGTGATAAAACAACGCAAATTAGACAAATACCTACATGGATAATGTCAGGAAATAAACAAATACAAAGAGAATTTTTGTCTGGTTTTATGGGAGGTGATGGAAGTAGACTTACATTTCAATCAAATAATAACCATTTTAAACTTTCACTTGGTGATGTCGGACAAACTACGCATAATGATTATTTGACCGATACAATAAAATATGTAGATCAAATATGTGAATTATTAAAACAATTTGGAATAGAATCAAAAACAATGACAAGAAAAATCGAAGATGAAATTGATAAAACTAAAGTATTATGTGACATTTCAAATTCCTACGAAAATTTAGAAACTTATGCTAATTATATCGGATATAGATATTGTGGAGAAAAACGTAGAGCATCTGCATGTGTGATCGAATATATTAAATATAAAAGAACGATTGCTAATGAAAAAGCTGTTGATTATAACACAATAAAACAAATGTATAAAATAGGTAATACTCCTTCCAAAATTGTAAACGAAACTGGAATTGAATATCATGTCGTTAAAAGAATTTTAGAAAATATTAGAAAAGGAAAATGTCCCACTCCACGCGAAAGATTAAGTGGTAATGAAAATTCTACAATAAAATTTGACACATTTAGCAAACAATATTATTTGGGAGGAAATCATTTAGCAATGCCATTGAAAGACATTAAAAATATTAAACCAGAATTAACTTATGATTTTGAAACATGTTTTTCTACTCATACATTAAATGCAAACGGATTTGTAACATCAAATTGCTCGCAAACTCCAGAGCACGCAAAGGTTGGTTTAACAAAACATTTAACCTTAATAGGAAGTTTATCAATTATGTCTCGTGATCAATATGCAATTTTGAAAGATTATTTGGTGAAACATACAACACATGTATTAGAAACACCCCCTTTAAAATTACAAGATGTTAATACATATAAAGTATTTTTAAATGGTGATTGGATTGGTGTTACTGATAAGTTTGTCGAATTATATGGAAAGTTAAGCGAAATGAAATTAAATAACGAATTTGATCATAAAAATGTATCTATTGTCGCAGATCATGATGAAGGAGAAATTAGAGTATATTGTGATAGTGGTCGTATGTATAGACCTACATTTGTTGTGAACGATAATAAATTACTAATCACAAAAGAACATATTGATACAATATCCTTAAACAAAGCAGATCAATTAAAGAAAATAACAGATTTTGACGAATTTGTCATAAAGAATCCGGGATTGATAGAATATGTTGATATGGAATTACAACCATATATTATGATTGCAGATAAACAGAAGAGTCTAAATATTATGGCAAACAAAATGAATGATTCTATCGAATTATCTAAAAATGTGACGAGTAGACACGTAGATAATAGATATGATGATATGTTTTATACAAAATATTCTCATTGTGAAATGCACCCTTCTTTATTGATTGGTGAAATTATTGCAAACATTCCATTTTTCGATCACAATGTCGGTCCTCGTGTTATCTTTGCATACGCACAAGGTCGTCAAGCTATGGGCATTTACGCCACTAATTATCGTGATCGTATGGATATTAGTTACATATTGTATCATCCTCAAAGACCATTGGTCTCGACAAGAACTGCACGTTATACAAACTCCGAACTTTTACCAGCTGGAGAAAACTGTGTGGTAGCAATTGCATGTTATACAGGTTATAACCAAGAAGATTCATTGATCTTCAATAAGACAGCAATTGAAAGAGGAAAGTTTAGAGGTATGTATCTAAAGAAATATTTGGTTCAAGTACAAAAAAATCAAACTACATTCCAAGATGATTTATTGATCAAACCAGATCCAAATAAAACAAGCAATATGAAAAACTCAAATGTAGATAAGTTAAACGAAAAAGGATATGCTCCAGAAGAAACAAGATTGGAAAATGGTGATGTTATTTTTGGAAAGGTTACACAAGTTACTGATCCAAATGCAAAGAAACCATATCGTGATAGTTCTGAAATTTACAAAATGCACACTCCTGGTGTTGTGGACAGAATGTATATTGATATACCAAATGCCGACGGATATTTGACAAGAGAAGCACTAATCAGATGCGAAAAATACCCTAGAATTGGGGATAAGTATTCTTGTTATGACGATCAAACAGAAATTTTAACAGAAAGAGGTTGGATATTATTCAAGGACTTAACAATGGAAGACAAAGTGGCAACATTAATAAACGGGAATAATATTGTATATTCAAAACCTTCAGAAATTCAACAATATGATTTTGACGGAAACATGTACAAAGTAAAAAGCAATCATGTTGATTTGTTAGTAACGCCAAATCATGGTATGTGGGTAAAGCCACATGGAGGAAAAAAATTTAGAAGAATGAATGCAGAAGACATAGACAACAAAATTGTTCAATACAAAAAGAACGCAGAAAACTTTACACCAACTATAAAAAGCGAGTTCATTAATGAAAACAAATTTATATTGCCAAGTTTCGGCACATGTCCACAAAAAGAACTCGATTTAAATGCATTTTTAGAATTTTTTGGAATATGGGTTGCGGAAGGATGTGCATCAAAAGACAAAATTGATTTTTCTGCACATAAACCTCGAGTAAAACAAGCACTTGATCCATTGTGTACAATATTGGGATATGACATCAGAAAATATATCGATAAACAAAGTGACAACGACAGACACAAATGGTGTATTTTAGACAAACAATTAAGTTCGTATTTTGAAAAACTAAGCGTAGGTGCAATAAACAAAACTTTACCTGATTGGGTTTGGTCACTAAACACAAATCAATGTAAAATTTTGATAAATGGTATGGTTTTGGGTGATGGTCATTATATGAAAAACACAACTACTGAAAGATATGATACATCGTCAATTAAATTAGCAGATGATTTCCAACGATTATGTTTACATGCAGGTTATTGTTGTAACATTGCATTAAAATATGAAGCTGGTCATTCTGCTACAATTCAAAAAGGATCGCGAAAAGGAGAAGTTATAACATCAACAAAAGATGCTTGGAGAATGAGTGTGATTAAAACACAAACGGAACCGAAAGTAAATAAATATAGAAATACAAATAAACAAGATTCATGGGAACATTATAATGGAAAAGTGTATTGTTGCACTGTAAATGATGATACAGTTAACGGTGGTATAGTATACGTAAGAAGAAATGGAATACCAATTTGGTCATGTAATAGTAGACATGGTAAAGAAATTGCCTAAAAGCCTTTAAATAAAAAAGTCTACAACTAGTTCATTTAGTTTGTTGATCTAACTGAACTTTCTAATGGTTAAAATCAAATGCTTTTTATTGCAAAGTAAAAAGTAAGGCTAGTCAAAGTAGTAAAAATATTCATTGAATCATTGTAGTGAAATATGAAAAAAACTTTGGCGAGATACGTGAAAACGGTCAATATGTAATCGAACATAAAGACCGTCGGTGACTACAATCATCGCTACAGACTGCGCTGGATCTATAGAAATATAGGTAATTGGACATAATGAGACCAGCTTCGGCACGTATCGGTGATCTATCTTTTTAATATTCCCATTATAAATGGGAAAATAATTGGAGGATTGCTTAATGTACAGTCGGAGTCCAGTATGATTTAAAATAATCATAGGAACTATTTGAAACAGTTAATATTGTTTTGAACGAGAGTTATTATCATGTCGAATATAAACAAAAGTGATAGTAAGCTGGACTTGCAAAAAGGAACAATTGGTATATTGTTGGACGCAATTGATATGCCATTCACAAAAGATGGTATTGTCCCAGATTTAATAGTAAACCCTAATGCTATTCCGAGTAAACAATTCTGCTCGTGTGGAATGGTAACATTCTGCAAGTTATTTAAACAAAAAATAATCATAGTTTAAATAGCAACATTTTCAAAATGCGGGAAGTTCATCATATAATGCTTAAAGAAAAAAACGATATGTAATATTAAAAATGGAAGATCTTGAAATTGTAGTTGTACAAACTTGTAACGAATGCGAGGTAGAATTAGAAATGTCCGAATTTAGGATAAAAGAACGCAAAGGTAAAATATATTATGAACACACGTGTAAAAAATGTTCATATAAAAAAAGTAAAATGAGAGTTGCCAAACTTAAAGATGAAGATCTTGAAAAATACAACGAAATAAAAGCTAAACAAATACAATGTGATAAAAAATATTACAGTAACAACAAAGAAAGAATAAACATTCGTAATAATAAATATTATGAAGATAATAAAACTGTAATTAGAGCACAACGAAAAGCATATTATCTCTTACATCCAGAAAAACGAAAAGAACAGCGTGCAAAATTTTTAAGCAAAATCGAAAATAGAATTGCGATGAATCTTAGAAGAAGAACACGTTCATTTTTACATACTGGCAAGGGATGGTCAGATTTATTAAGTTGTGACATAGAACATTTTCTCAATTGGTTAGAATTTAATTTTGATAAAGAAGAGATAGATATGACACTAGACAATTATGGAAAAGTCTGGGAATTAGATCACGTTTATCCGTTATCAAAATTTGATATGAAAAACGAGGAAGATGTTAAAAAAGCTTTTAATTGGCAAAATATTTTACCTGCAATTTGCACAGACAACAAAGTTAAAAACAATCGTATTTTTAGTGACAATTTGACAAAGTTACAAAATCGTTTAAATGAATTTAAAGTATTAAACAGTTCATAAGTACTATCAACAAATAGTGATATTTGATTGAAAGCCAGATTAATTGTCTGGTTCACAGTGACAATCTTATGAAACACAATCGCGAGACATCGATGATTGGTCTAACATTAATTTTGTTAGATGGTGATAATTCGCAACCAAATTTCTTAAACACGGTTTTAAGAAATAGGCTCAGAGACTAGATGGAAATGGACTCTTTTACATAAGAGTTTAAGGTATAGTCCAACCGGCTATGAAAATAGTGGTTTTTGTAGTAATTGATTATTACGAGTAAGACCGTAACGGATAATGTTGAGAATGACCATAGGTCAGTTAGTAGAAGGGTTAGTAGGTAAATGTGCAGCAATTCAAGGAATGGACGCCGATGGAACGGTATTCGAAGAACATGACTTTGAATCTGCAAAAGACACATTAGAAAAGTTAGGATATGATAGAAATGGATATGAGTACATGTACAATGGTATGACTGGAGAAAAAATGTTAACAAAAATATTCTTATGTCCAACTTTTTATCAAAGATTGAAGCATCTCGTCGAGGATAAGATTCATTGTTTTTCCGAAAAACACGATGTATTAACATCAGAAGGATGGAAACCAATAAAAGAAATTACAAAAGAAGACAAAGTGGCATGCTTGAAAGATGGAAATGTCATATACGAAAATCCGATTAATGTTTTTTCATATGAAGATTATTCAGGAGAAATGTATTCAATAGAATCTGATAACGTGGAACTAGAAGTGACAGGAAATCATAGAATGTGGGTAAAATTGGAAGGACAAAATGACTATGGATTTCAATATGCACGAGATATATATCAACACAACGCAAAATATTTGACATTAAACGAAAATAATGAATGTGTTGAGATTGAAGTGCAAAAGAAAATAGAAAAACTATATAACGCGAATACTCCAGTATATTGCATAGAAGTTCCATCTGAAGTATTTATGGTAAGAAGAAATGGTAAGGCTGTATGGACGGCAAATTCAAGAAGTAGAGGAGCAGTTACTGCACTAACTCGTCAGGCTACGGAAGGTATGTAAACATGCCTTTGTTGATGTAAAAGCATCAGCAAGTCACCAGTGTGGTGGCAACACATTCAAATTGCGGGAAAATCCAAAAAAGTAAATTTCAAAATAAACTCCTAAGTTGATATAGTGATATATTAATGGCTTTGGTGAAAATCAAAGGTATAGGAACAATGTTTAAATAGGACAATCCGCAGCCAAGTTTCTTAAAAATAGTTTTTAAGAAAAAGGTTAAACGCATGTATGTTTGTGGGCTGAATTATATATTCGGCTTAAGATTCATGCTACTTCCACTAGTAATAGTGTTGTAATGTAGTTCATATTAATTCACACTTTAAAATTATATGAGCAAGTTTACGAAAGCGATGATATTAAGAGGAAATGCTTAATGGAGCTTGATATCAAGGAGAAGCAGGGAAGGAGGATTAAGACTGGGCGAAATGGAAAGGGATGCGCTCTTAGCTCATGGCATGGCAAAGTTCATCAAAGAAAAGCTATTAGATAATAGTGATGCATACACAACGTTTGTATGTGACAGATGTGGCTTATTCGCAAGAAGAGTAGACAAAGATGAAAACAAAAACTTTGCGACAGATGAAGATACATACTACTGTCCGCCATGTGGAAATTATACGGATGTGAGCAAATTAAAAATACCATATGCATTCAAATTATTCTTACAAGAAATGATGGCTATGTGTATTGCTCCACGTATTAGATGTGCTAAAAATATTTATAATTCATAAGTACACAATATTTTAATCTAGAACATAAGTACATAATTTATTTTATTTATTAAATTGTTTTTAATGTAATTACATTTATTAAAATAATAAAGAAAAAATTTAACTCGAGCAAACTTCTAACATCATATTATAAATTTGTTCATCATAGTCAAATATTAAAGGCGATTCTCTTAAAAGTACTCCTAAACACGGAGCTTCTAAAATTCCTGCGAGATCATACAACGAATTATACCATTTTAGCACAATACTTAAAATTTGTTCTCTATCTATAATAATATTATTATTTGATGCAAGTTCCACATAGTGCTCGACATATTTATCTTTATCCCTAATAATTTTTCTGTTCATTGTATATCTTATAAATGTTTGAACGTCATTTATGTTAACTATATAGTTATAAACACTTGTATTAAAATCTTGATTTGTATGAATTCTAGATAAATATGCACCAATTTTATTTACTAAAGCTGTGTCTAAATATCCTTCTTCAATAAATGTTCCAATTTCTTCACGATCAAAATATCCAAATAAATCCATATCATTTAATAAATTATTTTTTTCTATTAAAGTTAAATTAGTCAATTGCATAAGTCAAGATTATTAGTAATAAAATAAATACCTTTAAGTAACTTTATCAATTTTTCACATTTCTTCTGCAATATCGAATGAGTATAACACAAATTTATAATTATCCAAATCATCTGAAATCGTAATTGTAAATTTATTTAATAAAACCGCCATTAAATATTCAAAATCTAAATCATTTTGATATATCGAATTAATTTTTATTGCATTTAGTTTTATTATTTGTTTCATTTTTTCAAAATCATAATTAAAAGTAATCTCAAGTTTCTCTGCAATATGCATGTTATATTTGATAACATGTTCGTGTTTTCTGTTACATATAATTTCTAAAACATACAAAAATGGTTGCTGTTTGTTTCGTGATTTGATTTCAGAAACGTATATTTTCTTGTCTCTAAGAAACTTATCAAAAGTTATGTTAGGAGAAGATTCTTCAATGAGTAATTCTAGTATGTCTAAATTACTTATACTTTTTGCTTTGACAATTGCTAATCTTTTTGTGTTGGCGATTTTATGACAATGAATATTAATATCAATATCTTTGTTATATAGTGCATGATTTGTCCAAACAATCCACATCTATAGTCCGTTCGCGTTAATTTCAGAAACTTCTTAAGATGATACTTCTTCAATTTTTAAACAAGTATTTCGAATGATAAAGAACATCAATTTTAATCATTGAGTTCTGTTTCTAAGTCAAAATAATACATAAATAATCCGCATTCTTTTGCATAGCCGAAAAAATCGTGAAAGCCATGTGTTTTAAGATCATCTATCATTTCGTCAACTGCTTCACCAGAAGTATCAGATGATTCATCCTCGAACCATTCCATAGCTGTGGCTAATATTGCATCCTCTGACGTATCGCATATAATATAAGTATATGAATTACGCACATCAGCAATAGTAACTTGTAATACATATAATATTTTACTGTTATTAGAATTAAAATATTCTGCGACATAAGTCGTATTTTGTTTCAGACCACTATTTATTTCTATTGGTAACTTACAATCAGCAATATGTTTTATTGTTTTTTCTTGTGATTGTATTTTTGTTAAAATATTAAGTTTTGATTTAAAAACTCCTCTGACATATAAATTACCCTTAATATTATTATCATACAATGGCTCTTTTGTTAACGCAACATAAATTCTACTCATAAATAAATATAAATATATAATTTTGTTTAAGTACAATTGTTCAATCACATATTTATTGTATACAAATTATATCTAATATGAACATCAATGAACGAATATTCTCCATTCTCAAGTAAACATTCTACGACATCATTAGAATTTTCCTCATCTGTCCCGTACGCAACACAATCATCGTCAAACTGTTCTTTTGCAAAGTCCAAAATTTCATCTAAAGAAGCTGACCAATAAATTGTGACATAATGATATTCTCCTTGTTTCCAATCATAATTTTCGCATTCAAGTACATATAATTTTCCTCTATATGCATCATCTATTTTAACAGCATAATTTATGTTATTATTATGATAGTCAAATTCAATACAATTTTCATATACATCGACGTCAGCAGTATTATCATAATCACAATTAATGATATTTTTATTTTTTATGGATTTTATGATTTGTATATAAAATATTTCATCATCAAATTTGTCATTATATTGTCTTTTTTTAGAAAATAATAAGTACATTATTTGTGTTAAATAATCAAATATCATAATAATAAAATAAATAAGTTTATCAATTTTTAAAAATATTATTTTTTGTTAGCCACCACAAGTTGTTCCTAATGTGTCTGTTTGTTCTGATATTGTTGGATGTAATTTAATTGTTATGATATGTCCAAACCATAATGCTTTACCTCCATAAATATTATGGTCAGTAAATATTGATTTAAGTTCATTTAACTTTAAATTAAATAATTTATACTTTTCTTCTTCTGATAGTTTTATATTCGGACTAAGTAAAAAATGAATGTGTGTATCATCATCAAAAAATTTTTTTAAATTAAATGAATCTCCAAGTACATTTGACACGTGTTCCATAAGTATTTCATTAGTAGTCATTTTATGTTAACTTTTATTAAAATACTCTTAACGAATAATGTATACAATATTCAACTTTTTGGGCGCAATAAACAAAAAATTGAACAACAAAGATTATGTTAGCAATAAAGAATAACATATTAACTTATAACCAATTTTTATGGGAGCAGAATTTTCATATCACCAAGATACTGAAAAGTGTTGCGAACGATGTTTAAGCGCAAATAATAGATCGCCAGTAATAACATATATTGATACTGTTTCCAAACATGAACCTCAATACAGAAATCCTGATAGGGTTCACCATTTATATAAATGTTCATATTGACATACATTTTATACTGCGGAACTACGAGAGACTCACAATCGACGAGTTGAGAATCGTAGATTATCAAACGAACAACAAAATGTCACAATAGAACAATTAATGCAAAAATTAGATTCGATGTCAACACAAATCGATAAATTAAACGGTAAAATAGAAATTTTGCAAACAGAAAACAATAAATTAAAACAAGAAAAAAATAAAACAACTCAAGTTGATTTGTTGGATTTAGGAACTAGTTAAATTATAAAAATTGAAAAACTTAAAGTATTTAACATATATTTATTTATTGTTATTCAAAATGTTAAGACAAATTTTAAGAAATTCTCCCAAATTATGTAGATCGTATAGGTCATATAGGTCATTTTCAACAAGATCATTTAATCCGGCTAATTGTCTTGATCCGCCATGTGTGACGCGAGATGAATGTAAAAAAATAAATTGTTGTAAATATGGTCAACAAAGCGAACAATATATAGAAAGCACGAATACAAATACAAATATAAATGTTAATTTTAATGATGATCATTCTAATAATGACATAAATATTAATTTCGATTTCAAACCAAAAAATAGAGGAAATCATGTTGAATCAAATGTTGAATCAAATATTACGCCATCTGTTCCAGAAACAGAAACATCTATTATAGATTCTGTTACTAGCAGTGTCGCTGATACTGTTTCTGATGTAGCTAGCAGTGTCGCCGACACAGTTTCAGATGTGGCAGAAGCCATTAGTGATGCAGTAGGCGACGATTAAACAAAAATTGAAAATAGAACATATTTGATTATTTATTTAACTTATTTGTTTATTTAACACATTGCGGACAGAATGATTCCAAATTTTGTTAAGATTTTACAGAGTGCGTTAGTTGGACACACTGTTATTACAAGCCCTGACGATAAATTTGATTTACAAATAAACATTAACAAATTAATTGGTAAGCCAGAATTAAATGAATTGTTAATATCATTAAATTCCAATACAGAAATTTCAAATATTTTTCAGTTTGAACAAGTTAGTGCAGGAAAAGGTCATTTTTTATGTTTTGCTATAAAACCTGAAGTAATGATTAATGTTTTACAAAAGTGTCATACATCACATTCTATAAATTTAGTTCAACCAAATGCAAATCCTCGAACAATAATTTATGATTATTCATCGCCAAATATGTCAAAGGATATGCATGTGGGTCATTTGAGATCAACAATTATTGGCGATACTTTGGCAAACGTATCTGAATATTTAGGAAATACTGTGATTAGATTAAATCATTTGGGAGATTTCGGTCTTCCATTTGGAATGATTGTCGAATATATTATTAGCGCAAATGGAGGAATTGTTGGTGATAATTTACAACAAATATATATCGAAGCAAAAAAATTATTTGACGCTGACACCGAATTTGCAGAAAAAGCATATTTGAGAACTGCGCTTCTACAAAATAAAAATGACGAATATACAAATCAAGTTTGGGGATACGTTCTAAGTAAATCATTAGAACAATATAAACAAATTTATAAATTATTAAATATTTCTCCAAATTTAGAAGTAAAGGGTGAATCATTTTATGTTGATTATATTGATCAATGTCTAACATCATTAAAGGAAAATAATTTGGTCGAATTAGACGGAACTCGAGTGATGGTCAAATGTACAAAACAATTAAATCATTTGACATATATCAAGTCAGAAGAAAAAGGATGTGCATATACATATGATACAACTGATATTGTTGCTTTATGGTATCGAACTCAAGTTATGAACGCCGATGAGGTTTATTATGTCGTAGACAATCGTCAAAGTTTACATTTTGAACAAGTGTTTGATGTTGGAAAACAAATGGGATGGCTAAATGATAGCAAAAAAGCAGTCCATGTACAATTTGGCACAATATTAGACAAATTTGGCAAACCATTAAAATCTAGAACAGGTGATACCCCGCGTTTGATAGATTTAATAGAAGAATCAATAGAAAAAACGACTGAACAATTTAAATTGAAAGGTAAAGATATCGATAAATTTCAATACGAAATCAATGCTCTTGCAATTGGTAGTTTAAAATATCAAGATTATTCAAAATGTAGGACATCAGATTATAAATTTAATTCAGATCAAATGTTAAAATTTGACGGAAGTACTTATACATTTTTAAGTTACACTATATCTCGAATTCGAGGAATTATGGATTATGTGAATCAAAATGATTTAACAGAATTATTAAATGTTCATATAATTGATCAAAATGAATTATCAGAACTTGATTTTAAAGTTATTAAAAAACTAATGTGTTTTACTCACATCATAGAAAATGTCGATGAAACTAAAATGATTCATGGATTTGTCGAATTTGTATCCAAACTATGCGTGGCGTTCAATGGTAATTATACCAATTCTCGTTATTTAAATTTTGACGAATCAGGTAAACTAATTAGTTGTAATATGAGCAAGTTAGTTATGTGTAGGGTTGTATTGGATGTATTAACCACATCATGTACCTTATTAGGTTTGCAAATAGTTAACGAAATGTAGAAGCATATTAGATAATTTAGTTTATATGTGTTATCATAATGCATATTATATTTTTATATTTAATAAAATATCTCTTAATCATTTATCTGCTGTTTTCAACACACACAATGTTCTTTAAGTTATATATCAACACATAGAAAACCATGTGTGTGTTGAAAACAGCAACAAATAAAATAAAAATTAAATATGTAGTTTATTTATTTTTTATTATCATATTGATAATAAAAATAATAATATTTAAAATCAGATTTAATAATTTTTTATTTTTGCTTGTTTCATAAAAACTAAAAAATAAATTTATAATATTGTATACTTTCAATACAAGTTGTTAATATTTATTATTATACATTTCGTTAATATGATCATTTATATTTATTTAACACATATTTTTTATCTTTAAATAAAATTTAAAATTAATTCATTGTGTTAATATTTATAAAAATATTTTATTAAAACTGCACATAAATTTGCTAGTTTAACAATCCAGCACAACAAATAAAATAAAGATTTTTAACATACATGGTTATATATTTTCAATACATTAAGTATTTTTATTATCTTTTGGTTAATGTATTGAAAATATAACATTTTTAGGAATTTAATATTTTTAATATTAATGCTTGTTTTTGTTTGCTTGTTTTAATACATAGAAAAAATTTTTTAACTATTTAAAAATATGAAAATTTATGTTGATTTGTGTTTATACTTATATTTTTCATTTCTTTTTTTATTACTTTTTTTTATTACTTTTTTTATTACTTTTTTATTACTTTTTTATATAGTATTTTTATTATTAGTTTTATTAATAATAACATAACACATCTAAAAATATATTAATTTTAAACATATATACAAATAAAAATGTATTGAAACAAGCAAAAAAAAAAGTATAAAATTTATATATAAACATTAAAAAATGTATGAGTGTAAACAATGTAATTTTAAATCCGACAGACTAAATAATTATAACTCGCATTGCAAGACAGACAAACATAAAAAATTAACATGTCTTACTGAACAATCTTCAATATTACAACATAACGATGTATATAGTTATATATGTAAATGTGGAAAGTCATATCAATCGAGATATGGATTATATTATCATGAAAAACGTTGCAATGAAAGCGAAAAATATGATGAAACAAAACTTATTACACATGAAATTTCAAAAACGAAACAATTAATAAAAAATAATGATTTAGAAAAAGAAGATGTATTAAATTTATTGACCCAATTAGAGTCAAACGTTATAAAAGAAAAAAAACCAAAAAAAGTATCAAAAAAAGTAACAAATATTGTGGGAAGTACAATTAATGCTCCTACAAATAATCTTATTACAGATAATTCAATAAAAAACACTGGAACTATAGATAATTCTGTTAAAATGTCTAAAATAGATGTTAAAACATATATCACAAATAATTATGCTCCAATTGAACCTCTTATGATTTTAACAGAAAAAGAAGTATTGAAACTTTTAGAATTAAACCCAGAAACATCGGGAGATCATTGTCTTGGAGAATTAATTTTGTTTTATTATGGAAAACATTTATTCGGGCAATTTATCGGAGAATTTATTATCAAAGCATACAAAAATGAAAATCCTCAATATCAAAAATTTTGGGCAAGTGATATTGATAGATTGACATTTTTAATAAGAAAAATATTTGAGGATGAAAATGTCTGGATTTCAGATAAAAAAGGAATATGTTTAACACAATATGTGATTACACCAGTTCTCGAAACAGTAACAAACAAAATAAATGAATATGTCACAATTTGTAAAGAATTATTAAAAAAAACTAAAGATATAGACCAACAAGAAAAGTACGGTAATTATTTATATAATGCAAAACAACTTATGATCGATATACAGGATAAAATTTCTCACAGAGATATCCTTAGGTATATCGCCCCACACTTTCAAGTAATGTTGTAAGACGAGAACATTATTATTTTAAAAATTTTTTAAGAATAATAATATTTAAAATATATAAAGAAAAAAATGTATTATTTTTTATGGATTTAATACAATCTTATTGTTTGACTGACTTGTTTTATAAAAATACTGTTGCTGTACAAAAGAAAATATTAAACGAAATTGAACGTATTCCGAGTAATATACAAGACGGATATGTATATTGTTTCAAACCTGTAAATTTCTTGAACACTCAAACAGAATTTAAACTTAAAATTGGTCGCACATATAGAGACGCGGAAGAACGTATTGATGAACAACATGGCGTAAAAATATATTTTTTAAATACTGTTTTTTACTTTAAATTAGAACGCATGTGTCATTTATTTTTTAGATTTGCAAACGTAAGGGGACCAAATGAAGGAAACGAAATGTTTTTATTTTGTGAAAAATATGGCATAAAAATGAACGATGTGTTTGCATACATAAACAAGTTAGACACAATATTAAAATATAAATTCGACAAATTGTATAATTCTGTTGTTCCAATAAGTTTAAGTTGTACAAATGATAATATACACGATATCGATATAGCTAATATCATAAACAACAATAATATAGACGATAATATAGAAGATAATATAGACGATAACACTGATAATCCAGACATTGTAATTGAGCCTGCTTCAGGCACCAAAATATATGAATGTAAATGTTGTTTGTTTATAACAAATAAACTATTTAATTTTAATAAACATTGCGCGACAGCGAAACATCTAAAACAAGAATGCGTTCCAAAAAATTCAAATAAAATATACAATGATAAACATATAAATTATATTTGTGAATGTGCCAAAGTTTGTAATTCTAGACAAAGTTTAGCTTATCACCAAAAGCATTGTAAATCTAGTAGTAAATATGATCCTTCTAACACAATAGTTAAAAAAATAGAAAAAGTTCAAAGATTATTGGGCGAAAATCCAGAACAAGCCAAACTTGAATTTTCTAAATTAAAACAATTTACTGACGACATAGTAAAAAAACCAAAAAAAGTAACAATTCTATAAAAATATTATCAATAAATGTAAAAGCATATGTAACAAATAATTATACCAAACTAAACTACTTATGATATTTACAGAAAAAGAAGTATTGAAACACATTTATTCGGAAATTATTTATATGATGCAGACAAACTAATCCAAGAAATAGATCTCAAAAAAGCACACGAACAAGTACTTAGGTATATAGCCCCACATTTCCAAGTAATGTTATAAAAAGTTGAATATGAATACTCACTATGAATTCTATATAATTATCATATATTTCAATATGTAATATTAATATTGCATTGGCCAGTTTTAAAAACATTACAAACAATGAACTCGTTTTCAGTTACTGCTATAAATAAATCAAATGACGTTTTACTATCATTTGATCAGTCTTTGTTGGAAGAAGGTGACACCGTCCAAACTTTAATAAATTTAATTTGTAAGGAAAATCAACATCTCAATAATGACGTGCTTGTATATCAAATGTGTCCACATCCAAAATTGGTAAGTCAATATGCAAATTTAATTAATGGTGCAACATACAAAATTTCATTCAAACCATTAATTACCTCATACACTGTAAAAAACATTAAAGTATTTCTAAGTGAAATTGCACAATACGCAAAATATCCAGATCCATGTGCTCCAGAAATCGAATTATTGCTTCCTAACGGTACATATTTTGGTCAAGTTAGTACTATCACTAGAGATTCACAAGAAGAAGTAGTACCACATGGATATGGAAAAATTGTAACTGATGATTACACATATAGTGGATTGTGGTTTTATGGACATATGGAAGGTGAAGGAGAAACTATTTTTGTAGATGGTAGAATCTATAAAGGAAATCACACGTCAGATGGAATTACCGAAGGGATAGAAATGAGTTTGAGAGATGAATACGTTTACACCGGAAGTTTTTATAATTGGGTAAAACATGGCAAAGGAAAAGAAGTATTCCCAGATGGATCTGTCGCAGAAGGAGATTATGCGGAAGATGACTTTACAAAAGGTACACTAATTTGGGCAAATGGGAAAGTAGAAATAGGAGATTTTTATGTTGATGATGAGAGAGATTATCATTTGGTTAAAGGAACTGTGACAACTCCAGATGGAAAAATTATTTTAATTGAATAAATTTGTTTATAAAAAATTGATAATTAAACTTAATGTTAAAAAATACAAATGATTTAAAAACATAATAAATAGATATTATATAATGCCTCCAAAAAAAACCAAAAAGTTAGTTTCTGAAGAGACAAAAGCAAAAAATAAGAATACAAAGAAGCCAGTACAAAAAAAAATATCAAGAGAAAAAACAGAAGATGATGAAATTGATGAAGATACACCACTTTCTGACACAGAATATATTGGTGGAGATAGTGGAGCTGATGAATTAGATGCACAAGAAGATGTGGAAAATATTACTGAAGTTGAAGAGCAATATGAAAATATAGATGAAGATGATATTTTAGATGGTGAAGGAAAAGAAATAGATAATGAAGATGAAGACGAACAAGTAGAAGAACAAGATGAAATGGATATAGAAGAAAAAGGAGAAGATGGTGATCAGGATGATTGTATTTATCGATTTACTAAAAAGAAGAGTGAATATGTAGCAGATGAAGATGTAGACGAAGAATATTTTTCTGAAGAAGAAGCATTTATTCCAGAAAATGAAATTTATGTTCCAGATTCACAAAGGATTACAAAACCAGTGATGACAAAATATGAAAGAGTAAGAATTATAGGAGACAGAACAAAACAATTATCATTGGGTGCAAAACCAATGATCAAAGGAGTAGAAAATATGGACCCTAAAGAGGTGGCTAAACTCGAATTAAAAAAGAAAGTAATGCCTCTGATTATTATAAGACCACTTCCTTCTGGGAAAAAAGAAAAGTGGAGAGTATCAGAACTAGAAATAGTCAACTAATAAATTAATTTATATTCCAATGGCATATGTTTTTATGATCCATTCCAATAACTATTACATACTGTGCAAGTATATGCTACTTGCATACTATTTCCGACTCTATAAAATACTGCTTCCTTTACTTTACGTTTTTTTGGATCTTTATGATTGGTGTCACAATTTTCGTTAATACAAATATAATTCCGTGTATATGGAAGAATTTGTGAATACTTCTTATTTTTAAACTTTTCTACATTTATATAATTAGAACTAGTTTTTCCACTAATTCTACTGATAACAAGTGCTCCTGATGCAATTGGTTCTGAATACATACAATTTCTACAAAAATAAAATGCGTTTACTGAGTCACTAATTTTATCTACTATTTCTGCATATTTATTTTGAATTAATGACTTTTGTTTTTTTGCTAAATTTTTATATTTTTCACTTTTTGTAATTTGATCAAGTCTAACATTGCTGATCATTGCATTTGTGACTTCATTGTCGTTTAGCATTTTATCGATAATATCATCAACAACATCAGTCTTAGCCACAACATCATCTTCACTCACTGTAGTTGGAGTATACGCTCCAAGTTGCGGATTAGATGATGAATTATTAGTAGGAGGATTTTTACTTACATCCAAAATATTATGACAATGTGGGCAATACAACATAATATTATAATAAGATGTTATTCTTTATATTCTTTTATATTTCTGAAAAATAAATTCAATTTTTATACTTAAAAATTGAATATGCCTATTTACTAAAAAACATAAAATACATTGGTTGTTTTATATGTGATGTTAGTCACGTTAATAGTTGGAAATATATTAGGATTATTGGTTGGTCTCTATCTTATTATAACCACATGTTGTGTCCCAATAATATCATTATATTTGGATCAAGTTGATGATCCCGAATTAAGATCAATATTATATACGACACATTTACTTTCCTTAATTTCTTTACTTATAGGAGGAATTTATTCTAGTCCAGATGTTGGGATCTGGACACACATTTTATTTACAATTTACAGTTCATATAACTCTAAATTGATCTGGGAGTGTAAATACAAATATATATGCGCTTATGCCAAATTTCAAACATTTATTTTTCCATGTGTAATGTATTTAATTGTGACATGTATATTATATTTGATAACATCTCAATCACGCGAGCACGATGACGCGATTAATTCAGCAACAGAAAAATTAAAATATGTTCGTTTAGGCGACATGACGAAATTCGAATGTTCCATATGTCTCGGTGATGAACAAGAAACTATTGTAAAATTAGAAAAATGTAATCATTTATTTCATCACAAATGTATAAGTAAATGGTTCCGTACGAAGTTAGATTGCCCAAATTGTAGAAAAGCTATTGTTTAATTATTGGAGGTCCATTAAATGGAACAACTTGTCCTTGTTTATTAACAAAAAACATTTTTCCTTTTTCATTTATAGACAAATGTTCATGTCCTGGTAATAATAATTTATTTGGACATAAATAATTCTTTTCAATTGATCCACAAACACATGTATCCACAACACTATAATTATTTTTATTCTTATTATTTGTAGCTTGTTTACTATTCCAATAATCCGCTATTGTCGTTGAAAGTTCATGTGGAATTCCACTTACAACTAATAATTTAATTGGCACATGATTCCATAACATTGAACAATCTTCGCAGTGCGGGCCATGACCGCCATCTGGTAAATAATCGGGATCATCTTTAGAAATATCAGTACGTAAATAGTATTTGTATCTGTCGCTAGAAGAATAAGGAATATGTGAGGTGTGAGTAAGACCATATATTTTTGATATTAAATGTACAATTTTTCTGTGATAAGCTGATTTACATTTAAAATATATTATAATTTTTTTATTTGGATTTGATTTATATGTTGCCCTAATAATATGCTCCACGCCTAGAATATACAAATAAGTATTTTGACCATCAGTATTTAATATTTGTTTGATTTGATCCATTTTATATTACATAATAAAGAAATCTTTTATAGTAGTTTTGGAATTTTTCTTTTATGTTGTTCAACCATATATTCTTTTAATTCGCTAGGAACACGATGGTTTTTATTTATTGCTTCTAAAGGAGCTAGCATGGAATTATAATAATGTCCACTGAGATTTAAATTGATCCCATGGTCAACATAAAAGCGTATCATATTAGTAGATTCCGAATTATAACATATTGACACAAAGCTATCTATACATGAATCAATATCAGCACCTCGCTCAAACAAATAATCTAAAATTTCCTCGTCATAACAGTTAGAAACACATGTATATCCTTTATCGTTAACGTACGTGACAGAAGCACATTCGAGTTCGACTAAATATCTTACTTGAACAAGATTACGTTTGTAATCATGTGCAACAGTAATTAGAAGATTATTTAAATCAGTTTGAGATAATGTTGCATGTTCTACAATATATATGAATAATTCTAACCCAATTTGTGGGAACTCATAGAGTTTGTTATAATTAACAAACATTTGTAAATTTTCTAATTTAATAATAAACCCAGACTCTACAAATTTAGTCACCAGTCGTATAATTAAATCAATGCTTGCTTCATATTCAAAATACCATATCATATTGAAACAATTCATGCCGTATTTATCAGTGTTATAAAGATTACATTTACATTTGTCAATCATGTAACAAATCGTATCATATTTTTTTCCCGCAATGGCGTACGTTAAGCAAGATGAATTATAATTATCTACTTGATGTGGATTACATTGTTTTACTTCCACGAGATATTTCACAAGATTTGTAAATCCAAAAAAGCAAGCTAACATTAATGGCGTTAACATTCTTTTGCTTACACAGCATTCTGAGTCAAACTGAGAATCAACAATATAAGTTCCCCACAACACGTCAATTATTTTGATACATACATTTTCATTAAAATAATTTTCATGTTTATCACTAAAACAGCATCGGCTTTTAACAAGATGTAAACCAGTGTTAATATCTAAAGAATTATATCTTAAAAGTCCTTTAAAATAATTACATGATGTGTCAAATTTATATTTACTTATTAAGTATTTGATTGTTTCGTAATATTGTCCATAACACGCATAATATAGTAATGGTCTTTTCCAAGTAGTATAAGAAATCTCCACTTCACAATTATGTTGTTCAATAAGAATTTTTAGAATATGTAACACATCTTTATCACTTTTATTAATATCATGTCGAGAGTTTGATACAACAAGTTCAACTGTAGTTAATTTTTCGTCTTTGGTTAAATGTGGATTAGCACCCAAACTCAACATATATTCAACTCCTTCAACGTGACCAGCTAAACATGCTTGCATAAATGGCGTGAGTCGAGAATGTTCAAATGAGTTTACATTTTCCTTTGTTACATATGTTTTTATTGTATCCATGCTTTTGCTTGGATGACGATATGTGTCATATAAATATGTAAGTTCATTAGTCATTTTAAGTTTATAATGTTTATCCAGTTATAAAAATAATGTAGAAGATGGTAATATTCAATTTTTAACGTTTATTAAAAGTTGAATAATTAAATGAATTTAAATGTATAAATAATAGTAAATTACCACAAATGGATAACAATTCGTTAGTAGAAATTAAAAATAGTATCATAGGAGAAAAAGGATTATTTGCACTTATTCATTTTGCAAAAGATCAAGTTGTATTTGTTTTAGATGGAAAAATATATAATTCGCCAACTAGAGAATCAATACACGTGGGAAATGGAGTTCATATTCATGACGATTATGGTGCATATATTAATCATTCTTTTGACCCATCAACTCGAATAGAAGGAAGATTTGTCATTGCTATAAAAGAAATAAATGTAGGAGATGAAATCACATTTAATTATAATGCAAGTGAAATTAACATGGCTTGTCCTTTTACTGTAGATGGAATAGAAGTAAAAGGCAAATAATATTTATTTTATGATGTAAATAAAATAAATATTATTATCCTTTTATTGTAGATGGAATAGAAGTAAAAGGCAAATAATATTATTTGCCTTTTACCGACATAAAAGATTGTTACCACAATCTTTTATTGCGGTAAAAATCGTTTGTTACGATTTTTCCGTAGATGGAACAGAAGTAAAAGGCAAATAATATTTATTTTTATTTTTTATGTTGTGCAAACATTGATCCTTCACTATCTGTTATTTTTGTTTTCTTTTTAGTCGGTTTTTTTTCAGTGGTGGTTTTCTTTTCAGTGGCTGGTTTCTTTTTGGTGGGTTTTTTTTCTGTTTCTTTGTTCGTGTTAGTTTTATCGTCATTTGTTTCTTTAGCTTTTTTCCCCCTTGTTTTTCGTTTTTCGTGATGTTTTGAAATAATTTCTAAAACATCTTTTAATGTTAATTGTTCCAAATCAATATCTTTACTTACTCCAACAAAAAGAGGAGGTTTTTGGACTTTTGGTTTGACAAGAGGAACCACCATTAAATATTTTCCATTTTCTGGATGTTCTCTGATCAAGTATTTATTTTTTGTATCATGGTTTTGCCACAATATATCTTTATTTTTTTCTTCTGTAACTTTTTCATGATTTTTTAGAGCTTCCAAAAAGTCACTCATGGTAAAATTGCTTGCTACTTCTTTTTCTAATTTACCTAAACTTATTCTTGTTCCTCCTTTTTTCTGATCTCCAATATCGATATAATGACCCAAGTCTCCGACTTTCATGACAACTGATTTTTTTTGATGTATTCCCAATGTTTTAGGGAATTCTAAAATTTCTAATGCTTGTTGCAATGTTACTTTTTTTAGTGTGTATGGAGGTTTAATTGGGGCAATTTTTATTTCTTTTCTATCCTGATCAATTAACATAACCACTGGCCCATGCTTACGAGTTGTAGCTAAAACATCAAGATTTGTTTCAGGATCTTTTCCTAAATTTCTTTCGTCTTTTTGCATAATGGCTTTTGGTATAATACTGGATTGTATACTTTTAATGAGAGGTTCAAACGTGGTATAGAATTCTGCCAATATGTCCGTCCAGACTGCATTTCCATTTGCCACTTCATCCAGATCTTTTTCTACATTTGCAGTAAATCCATAATCCATTATATCAGGAAAATACCCATTTAAAAAGTCAGTAACCATTATACCCAAGTGTGTTGGTGTAAATCTATTAACATCTTTTCCTAGAATTGTTTTCTTCACTGCTTCATGTAGTTCTTCAGAATTACCATTCCATGAAAAAGTCAAACTATCTTTTTCTACTCCTTTACAGTCTTTCTTTACAACATAATCAACTTCTTGAATTTTTTTCATCATCGTTGGAATTGTACTTGGGCGACCAATTCCTAAATTTTTAATATCTAACTTATTTACTAAAGAAGCTTCATTAAATCTGCTTGGTGGCCTTTTGTAATTTTGATTTGACACGACATTTTTTGCTGTTAAAATAGTATTTAATTTTGGGATGTATATGTTATCATTTTTATCTTCATTGTCAATTTCTGCATCAGGATCATCTTCTTCTACGTTTTTCATGTCATATACTGCCAAAAATCCTTTGAATGTATTTTTTTCGTATTGCGTTATGAAAAAATACTCTTCCAATTTACTAATGTTAATTTTTACTGTTGTCACATCGAATTTTGCAGGAGACATTTGAGAAGCAATGGTACGTTTCCATATTAAATTATATAATCGAACTTCATCACTTCCTATTTTTTTTTCTGAATTTGTTGTTATATGTTGGACAGCCGGATCGGTAGGCGTGATGGCAGGATGACCTTCTTGAGCATTTTTAGCCTTTACTTCGTAATTTATTGGTCTATGATATGTTTTTCCATATTCCTTTTTAATAAAATCACCTATAGCATTAATAGTCGGTTCTGGCATGTGCGTGGAATCTGTTCGAATATATGTAATATATGATCCTTCATACAATTTTTGCGCAGCTCGTGTTGTTCGTTCTGTTGACATGCCAAGTTTTCTTGACGCCTCTTGTAACATCGTGGCGGTAGTAAAAGGAGCTGATGGATATCGCGTACTTTCTTTTGTTGTGACAGAACCAACTTTAAATGTAGATTTCATAATATTTTTCATTAAATTTTTTGCATTAACAGTAGATTTTATTTTAGACTGAACTCCTTTTGTATTGTCTGGTTCTTCTTCTACTTCTTCTTCTACTTTTTCTTTCTTTGTCACTTTTTTTCCCTTTTTAGTTGGTTTTTTTTCTGCCTCGATTTCAACATCATCGTCTTGGGATTGCTTTGTTAAGTCTGTTGTGTATAAAGTCGCATGAATCAATTGTTTTCCGTCTAAAAAGTCTCCGGTTGTGCAAAAATAACATTCAGATTCTCCTTCGAAAAATTCATTAATTTTATTTTCTTGTTCCACAATAAGTTTTACTACTACAGACATAACGCGCCCTGCTGCCAAATTTCCAATTCCTAAACTTTTACATAAAATAGGAGATACTTGATAACCTATAATTCTGTCCAACAATCTTCTTAACTTCTGGGCATTTACTAAATTATGGTCTATTGTACCAATATTATTAACTGCTTCTGTGATAGATTGTTTTGTTGTGTCATGATATCTAATTCTTTTTGGATTTTTTACTCCAAGTTGTTTTGCAATACTATATGCAATAAATTCACCCTCTCTATCTGCATCGGAAGCAATTAATAAATCATCACATTTAGAGTATGCTTTTTTTAAATCTGCCACAGTTTTTTCTTTTCCTGGTTTAATACAATAAGTTGGTTCAAAATTATTCTCAAAATTAATAGACATTTTGTTCTCGTCGAGATCAATAATATGACCAGCGGTAGCTTCTACTCTATAATCATCATCAAGATATTTTCTAAATGAAGCCAATTTACCAGGGCCTTCAATAATAACCAACGTTGTCATTTATTAATATTTTATTATATTTGTTATCTCTTTATGAATCTTGTTTAAATTATTCAATTTTTCTAATAAAAATAAACTAAGGTAATGTAACTTTTAACATATAGTGATCACTTTCTCTACTTTCTTTAGTAGAAACCACTTCGCAATTTTGTATAAAATTTTCATTTGGATATAGAAATGCGTGGTCTAATTTAGTGTCAACAAATGTTCCGAGTCTCGTTACCAATGAGTCATGTGGAAATGGAGTAAATGTATGTGGAATATGATATGAAGCATCGAAAAATATTTGACGCAATTCTGCCACTTGATCCTCACCATTTCCGTCTTCGCTGTGATCACCAATAGTAATTTTAAAAAATGTGTTAAAATCCCCCATTATAATTGCTTTTCCTCCTAATGTTGGAACGCGTGACATTAACCACCGATTTGTATACAGTTTATCAACTTCGGGTAGGGGATAATGAACATTTACTGTCCAAAATGGATCTCCTTGGAAAATAACATTTTCCTTATCTAGGATTCTTCCGAATTGTGTGAATTGAACACCTACACCAAATCTCTTTGGATTTTCACTGGAACAACCACTCGGAACATTTGGAGTGTTTGACAACCATTCTCCAAAGCATTGCAGTGGAAATACAGTTTGATTATTGTATAAAGTTAATCTTGAAAATGCAAGGGCAGATGGATTTAACGTAAACAACCCAGCTATTGACAATCCAGTTTTTGATGAAAATTCATGTGCAATATCATAAACTGTCATTGTAGTACCTTCTTTATTTCTACATTGTCTTATTTCTTGTAACATTACAACATCAGGTTGTTGTGATGAAATTAAACTACAAATTTTATCCAATCGCATTCCAAGTCGGTAATCTTCAACCTTTTCATCTCCTACTGCGTTTGCAATATTTAAAGATAAAATAGTTATTGGTTTCATTCTTTTTTCATATGGTCGTTCATATGCATTGCATAAAAAAACAACACAAATTAATATCAATTTTTTAAGCATTATGTATATATTTAGTTTATTATTATTCGAGTTAATCATATAACTCAAAAGTCAATTTTTAAAAAAAGTTGAAATAAGTTGAAATCTGATGATGTCGTAATTTATGTCAGTGACAAAAATGATTCCATTATATTTTATAAGAGTAGAAAACGATTATTCATCTGCTGTAATTTACACACATAAAGACAATATTTATCAATGTTATGAATTAGTAAAATATCAAATATGCAATGATCATAATCCTTCATATATCATCGGTTTTTTTAATAATGTGTATAAAATAGATGAAATTACTCCACAAAGCGAAATTACAATTACTAGTTTGTATGATCTGGAAGAGAAATTAAGAGATGAAGAACCTACAGACAATATAAATGGAATTGATGAGTACTTTTTTGACGAGAACATTATAAAATCTGTGGTTAAATTTAATACTGAAATACATTAGATTTTATAAAAATTTGAAAAATAAAAATTAAATTACAAACATATATATATTAATAAACTATATCAATAAATACTAAATGAATGAATTGCTCATACGAAATATGTTCAGAACACGATATTTACGATTTGATATTAAAGGAACTTGCAAAATTTGTGTCATGTAGTAAATTTAATTTAAATGGATTTTCAAATGTAACCAAAAAAGATACCGAAAAAGAAATTGAATTACATTTATCTATTCCATTTGACGTGGAAATATGTGATATGTTTAACAACAATCCAATTTCTATAAAAAGAACTCGTGTGGGACAATCAGTAGGCACTGCACACAGTGCAACATTTTTTGAAACATTGGTGATAATGGCAGATTCACATGACACACTAAAAAATTTAATTACTTTTTTAATAAAATCTGCTGATGCTTCTTCTGTAAAACCAAATAGAGATTATATAAATTTATATGTTTATGAAAAATCATTTTGGTCAAAAACAACAGCACAAAAAAAAAGATCTATTGAAACAGTTTATTTACCTGACGAATTAAAAACAGAATTACTAACAGATATAATAGAATTTCGTAATGACCGTGAATTATATGAGACAAATGGAGTCCCTTATAAAAGGTCATATTTATTATTAGGTCCACCCGGAACTGGAAAAACAAGTTTAATATATGCAATAGCATCGTATTTCGATTTAGATATTGGAATATTTAAAGTGAGTACAGAAAAACAATCATTAGAGCAATCTTATAAAGAACTTCCCAAAAACACAATTATGTTAATAGAAGATATCGAAAATTTTTTCCCAACAGAAGGAAGAGATTCAAGTAAATTTAATAAAAGTGATTTGCTCAATGTATTAGATGGTGTAATTGTTAAAGATCAATTGTTGACTTTTATGACTGCAAATAATATCAATGACATACCAAAAGTATTGTTAAGATCAGGTAGAGTTGATAAAAAAATAATGTTTGATTATTGTACAAAAGATCAAATCAAAAAGATTTACAAAACATTTAGAAGAGTAGAATCTGACGTTGAAGCGGAAGATTTTTATAATAAAGTTCGCCATTTGAGACTGACTCCCGCAATCCTGCAATCGTTTTTATTTAGACAAAAGAAAAGAAAATTATCAGAACTAGAAGAAATTGTACAAAGAGAAGTTCCGAGTGAAAATTATAAAAATATGTTTACATAAAATATTGTGTTGCGTTTAAAATGACGTTTTTTTATCACTTGTTAACCCATATATAAATGTCATATCAAGAAATACTTACTCATGGAAAGTTTTACTATCCAGCATGGATGCATTACAATAGACAAGTCAACGTGATCTGTGATAGATGCCATACTGAACAATTAAATGCATGTATTGGATATATGAGACAAGATTTATGTTTAATATGCGCTAACGAAATGACTCGATCTAATGGAACTTATATAGGGTTCCCATCGAGACCAGCTTTTCCAGGTTATCAGCCACGACCACCGGTGAACCCAAATGATTATTTTGAAGATTATAAATAAAAAGTTGAAAAAAAATCAAACAACTTAAAGATTATGTTGTGATAATAACATATAAGCATGTCAGTAAATCCACAATTATCTGTTAGAATTGATACAGAAACTGTCAGAGAAAGAGTTTTATCAAATATTGTAAAAATGTTGTTTCACAGAGGTTGGATAAAACATGAAAATTTGGCAAACAAAACTAAAACTATAGTAGACGAAGCAAATGATGAAAATTTATATAAAGTAAAACTCGACGTAAAATTAGGAAGTTTCCCTACTTATGAATTTCAAAATGTTGATAACAAGTCAGATTTTATAGATGACGTTGTTTATATAAAATTAGTTCCTCAAAAAGTCACAAGTGTAGGAAAATCTCCTATCATTGTAGATTTTTTAACTACATATAAACAATCACACAAAATATTAGTTGTGGATGAAATTTCAGATAAATCACGTAATGCGTTGATGTCAAACAAGTATGTAGAAGCATTCATAGAAAAAAAAATATTACAGAATGTAATGGATCATGTTTTATCTCCGGCGTATGAAATTTTAACACCAGACGAATGTAACATGGTGTTAAAAGAATATCAATTAACAAGAAGACAAATGAAAATTATGTTTGATGTAGACACAGTGGCACAATACTTATTTTTGAAAAAAGGAAGAATTGTAAGAATAACAAGAAACAGTGAAGCATCAGGAAATGCAATAGATTATAGAATAGTTGTGCATAAAAATTAATGTATAAGTCGTTTCGCTGAATTTTTATAAGATTCTTCTTCCGAATCATAATCGTCACAATCGTCATATGGTTTTAAAATTTCTTTTTTTTTATTTCCGTTTACTCTGAAATCTACTTCGCAATTTAATCGTTCCATTAATTTGTTATTTGTAAAGTCTTTTTCTACTTCTTCTTTATATTGGGGTTCTAAATTACTAAATCGTGTTTTGTGGGACTCCCAAAATCGTTCCATATGACCCCTTCTTTTAATAAATGTTTCGTCGGGTTTGTGTTTTTGTTGTGATTTGAGAATTGTATCAAGATCGTCATTTATTGTCTTTTTTATTTTTTCTTCTTTAGCATGTTTCATCGCAAGTTTTTTTTTGTTTGCTATTTGTTTTATAATATCTTTTTGTGCGACATTTTTATCATCACAACTATAATATTCTATTTTCAGTTCCTCTAAAGACATTTTCATAAGTTTTTCACAATAACTCATTTTAGTATAATATATTAAACAAAACAAAATAAATTTTAATTTACTAACACATTATTTTCAACCTCTAAATTATCAATATTTATATCATCAATAACATTGTCATTGTCATTATCATTGTCGTTATCATCGTCATAATAATAATCATTATCATTATTGTTATTGTTAAGACATTTGTGTTCATCCTCTGTTAGTTCATATTTCACTATGTCAAATGAACATTGTAGTCTTTTAAAGTGTGACTTAATTATATCATAATCTTCTTGTTTAATTTTGTTGTAATATGAATTTAAATTAGTTAATAGTCCTAAAGTATATTTATTTCTTCTATATCTAAATCTATTATACCTAATAGTTGTAATAGATTGTGCAAAATATGTGTATATGGCCGGAGTCACGTGTATATTAGGACATGCACTCATTATTTCTAAAAAGTTGTCAAATGATATGTCTCTTGTCACCACATATTTCATTAACTGATTCACATTAATATATTTTGATATATCAATACTAAATTTTTTACCAATTTTAACAAACAAATGATGATGATCAAGGATATGAAGTTGAGATAACATATTGTTAATCGAAGAATCTGATAAATTATCACAATAACTTAAAATTTTATCTACTGTTTTCTCGCTATATGCATGTGTTAATAGCGAACAAATTATCTCATCAGTTATATTCCATTCAAAAATAAACTTTAATGTGTTCATTGTAGAACTAGTTATTGATTCCACACATGACGAAAGAAATTTTGTTAGAAACGTATTACGGTCATATGAACTATTTAAATACTCATCAAATTCTGTAAATTTTTTTGAAAATTTATTTTTGATATATTTAAATATATTTAATATTTTATCTGGTGAATTGGATTTATAATAGTATGATCTATAATATTGTCTTCTGTATCTTCTGTCTTCATCAAATAACAAATCTTTCAAGATTTTTCCTTCAACGTTATCCAAATTTAATCCTAGATCATCACAGAAATATTTAATTATTTGTAAATTATTTGTGGCTAATACCCTTGGCATAATTGATGATTTTATTTTCGTGTTTTTTACTACAAGTTTTATTATTGGTAATGTATGTATGCTAATAGTGTTATCCAAAATACATGATAATATTTTTGAAGGATATTTTTGTTCTACCTGTGGATAATATTTTTTGAACATTGTTATAGAATTTTTATGTTGAGATTTAAACAAATTTAACAACATTCCATTTGTTATTTTAAAATTAAATGTTTTGACACAATAATCAATAGAGCTAGCGTCACCCGCACTAAATAGTAAATTCATTACATTTTCTTGTACAGGTAAATTGTTCTTGTGAAGAAATTTTAGTTTTTCACAATTTACGCAACCCCTAATTACAGATACTCCCGTCGTTTTCATCTTCAAAACATCTATCATAAATTGTGCAATTTTAAATTTGTTGTTTTTTACTGCGTATGTTAAACGTGAACTATTTACAAATTTTTCTGCTGATATTTGTGAACATTCAATAAATTTTTTTAATAATATGTCATCATCGTCTTTAATTAATTTATTTATTAGAGATGACAATGTATAACCACCGTGTTTATATCCTATATTTTTGCAAATTTCCAGTTGCAATTCCATGTAATCAAGCGATAACAAATAACATATAAAATGTTTAATTCCTGATATTGAAGATAAATTTATATTGTTTTTTGTATAGTACTGAACAAGTTTAATAAGTTTTTCTATATGAGTTTTGTCGTATTGAAGTGAATTAAAGTTAAATTTATGCTTAAATCTTGTTGAAGGTGAAATATATCTATATCTATGCCTATATCCCCTAGTTATTTTTGTTTTCAAGGGAGATTTATGTGTTAAATGTAGTCCAAATGTTGCTAATATGTCTGACTTTGAGGGAGTAGTGTTATGATTTTGCAATAAATGCATATATAAATCTATATTTTGATGATTTGCAGAATATGACAAGATTTTTTGTAAAACTTTGTCATTTACTTTTATAATATTACTATCTAAAACGAGTTGAAATATAGTAGGGTTGACACGTGCTACAAGTGATAATTGTTCATCAGAGTTTAATGACAACATTTTGGTTACAAGAATATCATATACGTCAATTAATGAATCATATTTTTCTAGACTTAATTTCAAAATTTGATCTCGTATTTGCTCTGTATCAACTCCAACCTTTGTAAGTCCAATTAAAAAATGTAAATTTGTTGATGTTATTGGTCTAATTTTTTCTTTAACATACATTCTAAGATATATTACACAATTATGCATATTGTGTGACAATAATAAATTTTCAAGATGAACTACATTTTTTGCAGAATAATATTTCTTTTCAATTAAATGGAATAATAAATGTGTTAATTCTTGCTTTAATAATGGATTGGAAGCGTTGACAATGTTGTCAATAAGAGAATTTGTAAAACGTTTTGTCACCCCTATTTTGTTAATCCATATGTCAAAAAAAGTAGACGGATATTTTGTGATTATTGATTTCGAAAAATACAAATCATTTTTAACACGTGTTTGCTTTTTAAATAAAAGTTCATTTGATGTTCTGAATAACGTCTCAATCTCTGGTTTTAGTTTCATATGAGTTATTTAGATGTTAATCTTTTAAATCATAAAAATTGAATATATCATTATTTTAATAAATATATTTACTAACAAAACTAAATAAAATCATCATAGAATGATTTGCTTTGACGGCATTATTGAACACATTTTGTCACTTAATGAACCAAATACTATTGTATATATAGCGGTGGGATCTTGTGCAGGATCTATTGAACACGACGAGATTACAAATAGTTGGAAAATAAAACCGGAACTAGAACAACAATTTCCTCCATTTTTATCAACATTAAAACAACGTAATTGTATCCTACCGACACATATTATTTTAATAGATAGTTTACTTGAAGATCCTCCATTTGTAATGTGTAATTCAAAAAAACAAGTATCTGACGATTGGTGTAGCAATGACATTTGGAAATATAATATTGTTACAAATACATATGTATATCCAGTACGGGTGAACGTTACGTATCCTCCGTATAACGAAGAATCTCAAATTAATATTGATATTTTCCTACAACAATTAAATTTATGTGCAATCGAAAACAATTGGTTTGTAGTTTTTCATGATTTTTGTGGAAGGGACGTAGGGCCTTTAGCAGAACATTTTGACTGTATGTTGAAAGGTCATCTCGATCACATTATATATGGAATTGGAGCAAGATCTGACGGTGGTTGTTTTCTCGATTTAACGTTACCAGAATGTCAGTTTGAATATATTATAAGTGACGACGGAATTAAAACATTTAATCCATATCAGTATACTTTAAATGAACTAGTACCTATATATAATGGCACCGATTCAATCATCATAAAACAACAAATAAAGGTGATGTTTGAAAATATCAAAAGATTCTTCAAAACTACATTTTTTAATTTGATTAGGCAATTAGCGATGCTAGATTGCGGGAAAGAAGTCACACTTTATGAATATTCTTATTCGCATTTCGCGTCAATATATAATATAAAAATAAAAGAACATTTAGAAAATAAAAAATACAAAGAACTATTAAATATTCTTGTTAACATGATGGAAATTGAATTATCTAAACATTTTGAAAACACAATAGTCAATAGCGCGATTATTAATATGTTAAACGAACCAAATTTTTATAAGTGGTCTGATCATTTAGAAGAAGTGTTTAATGAAGTACTATTTTTGTAATCTAATTTATTTTATTGTAATATAGTATAAAAATGATTAATGATATAATCACATGTGACGCATCATTTGATAAGTTTATACTAGATATAAAAACAAATGATGGTGTGTCAGAAAGACAATTTAGTTGTAACTCTGGCAGTGGAGTATTTGCAACATTTTTTCATACAAAATTAAAAATTGTAGATTATATACAAGAATGTGCTAGAAATAATAACAAAACAATATACAATGATATATCTCCTACAAATTCAATTTGGTTAGAAACTTTCACTGCAGGGGAAAAACGTGGATTTGGTCCGAAATTATTATTTCCATTTTTAAAAAAATTAAGAGAATATGACATAAAATATATTGCGTTATATCCTTCCGCTGGATTAGGATCTGATCGTAACAAATTGATAGAAATATATAAAACTAAATATGGTCTTGACGAACTTAACCGATGTATATGGTACGATAGTCTAGAATTAATGGGCAATGAATTGCGTGTTCACACTTTTGATAGAGAGGTAGAATTTAAATATATGATAACGACAGTAGAAAATATGATACGCGTATTGATTAATTCAATAATGTTAGAAAAACTAAAATTAAATCCAAAAAGTGACATAGAAATATTGGGTAACCTATTAAAAATGACAGAAATAAATGAAACTACTTTTAATGTTGCCACAGGAGGATCAAATTCTACTTACAAAAAATACATGAAATATAAAGCAAAATACACCGCGCTTAAATCACTGGCAAAATAATATGCCCATGCAAAAAACAACATTTCAAATGCTCATCTTTCGCATTTGAAATCAAATCAACAATTTTCATTTTGGAATTGTGAATGTACACATGCGAGGTGTTGATATCGATACCCATACTATCTAAAAATTTAGATATTTCCAAAGCGAATGACACATCATCACTATAATTGACGTAATAAGGCTTGTTTTCGTATACGAGGATTATTTGTCTAATCATGCTCATAAAAGTATTTAACTTATTATGTTAAATATATGTAATATAATAATATTTAATGAGACTATTAGTTAAATATTAATTTCAATTTTTTTATAAAGAAAACAGTGTTAAATTAACGCGTCAATTACTTTTTCTGTCACATTTTCTACTACTGTGGGACTATATCCTCCCTCAGTGACATATACAATCGGTTTGCCGATGTGTTTTAACATTGCGGCAATTTCCACATATAAATTGTCAGTCAAATTAAATCCTTCTAATGGATCATCTTTGTGACCATCTAGCCCGTTTGACACGATTATAATATCCACATTAGAATTATTTATAAAAGGTATTACTTGTGATGAAAAAATGTTTAAATAGTAAGAATCATCTACATAGTTTCTTGATTCTGGATCAATTGTAACATTTATTGGAATATTTAAAATATTATCACTGCTTTTCGTTCCAGTATGAGGATATATCAAATCTCCATACCCATGTATAGACACAAAAAAGATGTCTTGTTGATCTTTTACCAATTCTTCTGTTCCATTTCCATGATGAAAATCTATATCCAAAATTAAAACTTTGTTGAAAAAACGTTGTGCATATTTAGCTGTCACGACCACGTTATTTACCAAACAAAAGCCCGATGCACGGTCACAACAATGATGCCCAGGGGGACGTACCAACGCATATCCATATTTAATTTCATGATCGACGATTTTATCAATCAGTACTTTTAGAACATCTATTGCGCTCAATATAGCAGAAAATGTATGTGGCGTAAAATATGTATCGATATCCAAGTATGCCAAAATATTTTCGCTAGTCAATGAACTACTACAATGATTACATACACCGCCGGCTACATATGCAGTCACTTTTGTACAAGTTCTACATGTAACATTTTCACAATCAAAACAAGATATCATTTTTATGTGTTTGTCTTGATGAACCTCTTTTATCATATTAATAATGATATCGTCAGATGTGTACCTACCAGATACAATTATACGTGGGTCGTGTTTAGAAAGTATTTTTTTTATACAATTAGCAAATCTTTCAGGGCGTTCATAATGAGAACGCATCCCGACATGTCCTATAGACTCGTTAAATCCAATGTTAATCATCGATTAACAATAATAAACATTTATATGTCCCAATGGGATTTGTAGATTTTTTTGATTTTCAACTTTTTTATGATCTCAAAAAATTGAAAATGTGATGTGGTTGATGCCATTGATAATTGTATATATTTTATATGTATATACAATGTGTTATCATGAAAAAATCATCTATATGAACAAGATATATAGCGTTGGTGACACTGTCGTGTATAACGGTTTATGTGGAACACAAAAGGCGATTATAAAGATAATTACAAACAGTCCAATTTATGGAATAAAACATAAAACACTTAGAGAAATATGTTCTTTAAAAAAATTTAAATGTGACAACATTATTAAATTATTGGATGTAAGATATATCGTAAATGATCAAGAAAACGTGACTATATTGATATATGAAAATTGTGGTGTAAGTCTTGATTATATTGACATATCATCATTAGACACACAAGCTACAATAAGAGATATATCATATGGACTAAAACATATCCACAAGCTAGGATACATACACGGAGACTTAAAAATATCTAATGTAATAAAGTGTGAAAAACACGACGGAAGCACATCATTTAAAATTATAGATTTTGGAAACTGCACAAAAACATATCGGTTGTCAGCAATATCAATGCCGACACCACAAATAATGCCTATAGAAATGTTAAATTTTGATAAACTGACAAATACAATTGGTATAGACTCATGGGGATTAGGGTGTTTAGCATATCATATTACCACCGGATCACCATTGTTTATAGAAAATAATATTGCAGATTTAAAAGCAGAGGTTACACAAAAATTTGACACATGCAACAACGTTAACAACGGTATAAAAACAAAAATGTTAAAACATATTGATCCATCAACAGATCCGTATTTTTGTAAAACTTTTGTTAAAAACACTTCAAAATTATTTAATAACAACGCGACAAAAAGATTTTCCGTAATACAGTTTTATAAAAGTGTGTATAAATCAAATTCAGATGATAAATTGCATGAAAAAGGCCAAGATGAGTTAGAGGATAGTTATATGGAAGAATGTATTGATAATAAATATAGATCTTTCATGATGGATATATTATTGGGACTTAATACGGAAAATGGGTTACCTATTGAAAATATATTTATTACTTTTCAACTTGTAGAAAAACAAGAACCCAAATTTTGTTATAAAGTTGATGTATTTTTACTATATACGCTTGTAACAAAGTTAATATGTAATTCGCATTTTCCGACAACAAGCATGATTAATATAATTAAAAAAATATCTGGAGAAGATATTGATACTATAGATATAAATAAAAAAATAGGTATTATATTAGAACATTATGGATGGGATTTAGATGTAAAAACATTAATGTCATATTTACCAGAACTAGATCGAAAGTTGATAAAAGAATATATAGTGCTGTCAATATTCATTACATATGTTCCAACATACAAAGGATTTAAAAATTCATACAAAAAAGAGCTAATATGTCACGTTTTAAATTTTTGTAGCGTTATAAAATCGGGAAGGAAAAAGTCGCTCAAGTTGAAAAAATCTCATTTTGATAGAAACCAAATTAAACGAGTAGTAAAATTATTAAGAGATAATATAGACAATGGACTTATTATAGGTTATTTAAGTTCGGTCAATTTGTTGCAAGAATATAAATATTTAAAAATGTATCTGTGCAATGATATCTCAAAATTTGAAATTTAATAATTCAAGTAACGTTGTTATTTGAATGCCTGACATTAGATAAGTATTTTTTAATACTTTTATATAATTAGATACAAAGCATTATAAATTATATAAAAATATCTGAAAATACTTATCTATTAGATCATAATTTTATTCAATGTAGATCATTATAAAAATTATTTTATTTATTATTTATGAACATTATGTATTATTTTTAACAAAAAAATTGAAAAACTATTTTTTTGTCGAAAAACGTATATATAGAATAAAACTTAAGAAAAAATGTCTGATACTAAGCACATGAATAAATCAAATACGGTAGTGAACGTAAAGGCGTTTGTAAATTTTATGAAAACACATCAGATATCATCTGGAGACAAAGACACTCCAATAACACATACATTAATGGGACCATTGCACCCGACTCTTGCCCCATACAAAGGTAGTTATCATATTAATGATCACGATTATCCTAAGTTTTTGAAGTTATATAAAGCAGCAATATATGGTATGGCGATGCATATTGTTGAACGACCAAAAGAAATTGGTCCCATGGTAATTGACATTGATTTTAAAACAAATATAAAACATAAAGAAAGACAATATTTAGATGAACATATTGAACTAGTTATAGAACATTATAACAAATATTTCAAACAATATTTAAAAGTAAGAGACAGAGATATGAAAGCATTTGTATTCGAAAAACCAGAACCAACATTCGACCAAAAAAAGAAAGAATATAAAGATGGTTTTCACGTTATATATCCAGACATTCCTCTTACAGTTGTCCAAAGATATTTTTTTTACCATAAAGTCAAAAAAGATATTGAAGAAAATGATCTATTTTCAGATATTCCATTTACAAATACATACAAAGACATATTAGATCCGAGCGTTGTAAATAGTAATGGGATTTTAATGCATGGTGCTTCAAAAGAAGGAAGAGATCCATACGATCTTACAAAAATATATTGTCATGATATGGAAGTAGAATGTATTGATGAATATGATCATGAATATTTAGTAGATTTCTTATCAATTAGGAGATATCATGATGAACTTACAGAATTTGGATCAAAAGAAAATGTTACAGAAGCAAATGATGTATATGAATTATACAAATCTGGGGACAAGAAGAAAAAAATTGTAGAAACAACGTTGGACGAAGAAAAATTAAAAAAAGCAGAAGAAAGAGTAAACAAAGAATTCCCACAACCAATTAAAAATGATCAGTATCAATTTGTAGAGGCGTTGACAAATATATTGTCTCCACATAGATCATATGACTATCACGAATGGATAAGAGTATGTTGGGCATTAAGAAATATTTCGCCATCATATTTTAATATTTTTGTAAACTTTTCAAAGAAATGTCCAGAAAAATTTAATTTAGAGTTTTGTAAACAAACGTGGACTTCTGGAAGAACTCAAGGTGGCGGATATACATTGGCATCTCTTCATTGGTGGGCAAGATTAGATAACAAGGAAGCATACCTAAAAGTAATGAGAGACAAAGTACAAACATACGTTACACAAGCAAAATCTGGTACGCACGATGACGTGGCGAACGTAGTAAGAGAAATGTACAAATCTTTGTATAAATGTGTTGACATTTCGAAAAATATATGGTATGAATTTCAAGATCATAGATGGGTACTTATTGATAGTGCGTATACATTATCAGAAAAAATTTCTGATGAATTAACACGTGAGTTTTGGTTATTATTGTCGTATTACATGAGTGATGCCGCAACAAAAGTGTCGATTGATCAAGACGACGGTGTGAAAAACATGGGAGGAATCAAAAAATTAACAGAAAAACTTAAAAATGCAGGATTTAAAAAAAGTGTGATTGAATTATGCAGAAATAAATTTTATGATAAGAACGCACAAGAAAAATTCGATCTTAATCCAATGTTAATTGGATTTGACAATGGTGTGTTTGATTTAAACGAAATGAAATTTAGAAATGGCACTCCAGATGACATGGTTAGTAAATCAGTCGGATATAATTATATTGAATTTGACGAAGATTCTGAAGAGCTTGAACCAATTACACAATATTTTGAACAAGTGCAAACTGATGAAGAATTAAGAGAGTATACATTGAGACTAATCTCATCTTACATAAGTGGAAAAACCAAAGACCAACAAATGGTATTTTGGACAGGATCTGGATGTCATGCGAAGGACACACCCATTTGCATGGCAGATGGATCTACAAAAATGATTCAAGATATACAACTTGGTGAGAAAGTACTTGGTTCAGACGGAAGAGCCAGAAAGGTATCCGTATTATATGACGGAACGAGCATTATGTACAAAATTATTGCACAGGATGAGAAATCTACTGAATTTGTGGTTAATTGTTCTCATCGTATGGCGTTAAGATCACATTTTAAGCCGACTATTACGTATGAATTGGATGATATTGGTGATGACATATTCTGGGTAATTTCTCATTCAATGTGTGATGGAAATCCAATAAAAATAACCAATAAATTTAAAACACATGAGGAAGCGCAAAATTTTATTAATTCATTGGAATCTGATCAGGATAATATTGAGTATGGAAGAACAATACCTGTCAGCATGAATAGAATAATTTATATGGACAAAGATGTGTTACAACATTATAAGTTATTAAAAATGAGTTCAGAAATGGAATGTGACGTAAATTTCGCTTATGAAGACATAGGAAGTGGTGAATTTTATGGAATTGAAATAGATGGTGACAAACAATATGTTATGGCAAATGGATATGTTACGTATAACTCTAATGGCAAATCAACTACATCAGAATTAATTCACAAAACTCTTGGAGAATATGCAAAGATTTTAGAAATTACTGTGTTAACAAGAAAAAGAGGAGCACAAGGAGCGGCAACTCCAGAATTAGCAGATAAGTTTGGAACTCGATTTTTATCATTAAACGAACCAGAGCATGGAGAACAAATGTTTGTGGGGCAAATGAAAGAATTAGTTTCTGGTGTAGAAAAAATTCAGGCAAGAGCATTATATGGTGCTCCATTTTATTACAGACCACAATATAAGCTTGTACTATTATGTAATGACTTGCCACACATTGAAGACACTACAGATGGTACATGGAGAAGAATTAGAGTGTTACAATGGAAATCCAAATTTTATCCATATGATCATGAAGATTATGATCCTGATAATCCACTACACTTTGTGAAAGATGGAGATTTAATAGAAAAGATGGACGAATGGAGACAACCATTTATGTGGTTGTTAATTAATAAATATTGGCCACAATATATTAAATATGGCCTACAAGAACCAGCAGAAGTAACAAAATATACAAATAAATATAAACAAAATTCAGATGTATTTATGGAATTTATTGATAAGTTCATTGTGGAAACTGGCAACAATACTGATAAAGAAAAACAAGATTATGTATATGAAACTTTTGCAAATTGGTATAAAGGAGCATATCCTAAAAAACCAATTCCAGCTTCTAAAGATTTAATTGGATATTTTGTTAAGAAAAATTTCAAAGTGGAAAAATATACTATTAGAGGAATCGAAGTGTCAAATAACAAAGATGATGAGGAAGAATAATAATTGATAAAAAATACATTGAATAAAAATTTGATATTGAAAACATATGAATATTATGAATTATTTCTTTTTATTTTAAAATAACTTATGTCAACTTCAATAAAACTACCAGTATCTCGTAAATTTACCTACGCGAATTTTGATCAAGAAGATGACATAGCATACATGAACTGTGGTTCTCATTATGATAAAAATATTAAATTTATAATATCAGAACACAGAATTTATAGAGTACTAAAAAACAATGACAAAACAGAAACATTCACACAACCGGAATATATCATTAAAGAAAAACACAAGGAATCTTTAGGATCATCAAAATATGAATATCAAGGAACACTGGAATTTAGTGATATACCAAAAGCTACATCTGTAATTATTACAAATGTAGAAAGTGATAAATTGACGTATTGTACTCAAGAAAAATTAAAAGAATATGTTAAAAATAATTTAAATTTAGGATCACTAATCGGTAAACCTATTTTTATTAACTCAGTAACATCTCATATTATTGAAGATCTGACAATTTCTATTGCATGTTGTATCGATAATCCAGATAATTGTCAAATTTGTGAAATTACTGACAAAACAACAATCGTTATTTCTGATCAAATAAATTCTTCCATGAAAATAGAACAAATAATTAGGTTAGGAAGCACTGGTGTAATTGATGTTGTCATTTCTGATCACAAAGATCACAATAAAAAAAAGAATGATAGAAATCTCGATAAAGTTATGGACATGTTACAAATTTTAGAGTCGACATGTAAAAAAATTTCAGGTGATGTACCAGAAAATAATTTAAAAGGATATGTAGTTAAGAATGTTTTGATTCAAAAAATTAAGCAACTATTAATATTGTCTCCATTTAAAATAGGATCTGAAGCTATAATTGGTATTGATAATTGTAATTTTGTCGTGAATATCGAAGGAGTTAATTCACATGCATTAGGAAATGTGGCATTTATTATAAGTGATGAAAATGTTCACATTAACATCCAAGATAAACTTTGCAAACAATTAATGTTAGACACAATTTATAATTTACATGAATCTGACAGATTAATTTTTAAGATAACGATGTCGAAATTAAATGTAATTATAAGGCAAGATTTAGTAAGTAAAATTACGGAGTATCTAGAAAATAAAACAATTTTAAAAGGACATGTAATAACAATATATATCGAAATTTATAAAATAACGTTAGTATTGGATGATATTTTTATAAAGTCTACTAACGACATTGATCATTTACCAAAAGTTGCGTATACATGTGATAAATTTTGTATGCCTCGCATAGAAATAAATGATAATGTAAATTTAGGGACATATATCATTGATACTCCACACAAATATGAAATTTTGTCAATATTAATAAAACCGATTAAAAAAGAAATCGTCCAAAACTATGAGCTTGCATCATTATTAAAACTAATTAATACAACTGATATTCATGCTGACAAAATAAGACAACATTTCAAATACAAAATTAAAGAATCATGTGTTTTTGTTGGAAGGGTTTATGATTTTGAAAATGTTAAATATGTGATAGAAAATATTCAATATATTGATACTTCTATAAATAAAAAACATCGAATTGTTGGATTGTTTACCGAGCACACTGAAATAAAATTTAATAAAGATACAGATAAATCTATCAATTTGATTGATGGTTCAGATCAGACTTCGAGAAATTTAGACATTGAAACAATAAAAGGAATCGCAAAACATATGGAAAATGAAGGACTATATGGCATGACAGAGCACGTAAATAAATTTATCAAAGAGGTATTATTGACAAGAACCAATTTAGTTGACGAAAATCTTATTGATCTAATTGAACCGACAAAGGGGGTGATATTGTATGGACCACCGGGTACAGGAAAAACAACTTTAGCGAGAAATATTGGAAAAATATTTGGGGCAAGTGGATCGCGAATAAAAAGAATGACCGCCACTGAGATAAAATCAAAATGGCATGGAGAATCAGAAGGTAACATTAGAAAACTTTTTGAACTTGCAATAAAAGAATATGAACTTTATGGAGATAATGCTCCATTACATATACTAATTATAGATGAGATTGATGCAATATTGGGTAGTAGAGGAGATTCATGTAGTTCAAATATAAAGGATTCTATAGTAAATCAATTTTTAGGAGAAATGGATGGTCTTGTTCAATTTGCAAATTGTATTATAATAGGTATTACAAATAGGTTAGAATTGCTTGACCAGGCTTGTTTAAGACCAGGGAGATTTGGATGTCACATTCACGTAGATTTACCAAATGAATCCCAACGTAAATTAATTTTTGAATCGTTCCATAAAAAACTTGAAAGGGCAGGAATAATAAGTGATATTAGATTGTTTAATTATGAACTAATTTCAAGTTTAACACAAGGAATGTCAGGAGCAGATATTAAAAATATTTATCAATTGTGTGTAAGTGAACATGTGAATAAAAAAATGGACGGTATTCAGTATATAATAGAACCGACTACGTTACGCACAATATTGCGATCAAATTATAAAGTGATAATAGAATAAAATATTTGTTTATTTTATTTGTATTTTTCTATAAAAAACTAAATATGCTTGTTCATCATCTATTATTTTTCCCTCTGAACTATGTTGAACATAAACAGGATCCATTTCGATTACTTCACTGTCATTAAACATAAACCACGTTTGTGCTTCATTTCGAATATATACATAATAATGTCCAGATAATAAGGTATATCCAATATGCATAACAATTGCATATATCTCATATATATTAGATCCGACTTGCAATGTGTTAGGAATAACGATCGGTAACATATTTTTCATTCCATTTTCGCATGCAAATCGCCCTAATTGAATAGTCAAGTGTTCCGGATATTGAGTTATACACTTAGTTTGAGAAGCCATCACATTACATTTTAAATGTTCATCATAATATGCATTGTCTCCACATAAAAAATTTTCTCTAAAATAATCATCAATCGCGTCATTTAATGTGTAGTCGACTACACACTCTCCCACAGGAAGTTGTAGATGTAAACAATTAAAATCTTCAACTTTTGTACTTTTATATGGAGATTCAAGACTTGCGATAGAACTAGTAAGTTTCCCACCATATAATTTTGTTATTGATCCTTCTACAAAAGTTCCCTTAAAAGTATTTTCAAGAGCCTCAAATAAAACATCTCTAAGCTCGCAAATATCTTCTTGTTGGTGAACTTCATTATTTTCCCATCCAAAAGATCTCGTCAAGTCATGTGTGTCTAGTTTTATAGGTTCGCACATTTGTTGTGCAACATCCATTAAATCAAATAGTTTTTGTATTTGAAGTGCAATACAATATTGTTCATCTCCGTCTTTTTCTTTATTATATTTCCAACTGAATATGATTGACCTAAATTCAGGTGTCATAAATAATACTTGTAATAATGAGTTAATATAGCACGTCGCTCCTTGATTTTGTAATCCTGCAAGTTGACCAGTTACTGACATTACTTATTACTATGTAATAAACTAATGAGTAAAATAAGATATATTTAGAGTTATTGGCAATTCAATTTTTCAACGACGCCCATATTTTTAAAAGCCCATTGGAAATCCTTTTTTTGGCTTAGATTGAATATTAAATTCTTTGTTTAAATGATCTATTAAATCGCTACAATTTTTTAGACGCGTTGCTAATTTTGGTAATGCTTTGTTATAATTAACCCAATTTATTGTTCTTGAAATTTTATCTGTTTCTTCAAAATTTCCAAACACATTAGTGTTATTATAAAAATCATTATCTACTTCAACTACAATAAAAAAGTATTTACAAAATTCATTATAAAAAGACTTGAAATTTCCAGATTTTATTATTTTTCTCATATGAGTCTCACTTATAACACCGTTTGTTTCTTCAGCTACTTCCCTCCAAATAGTTTCATAAATGGAATCATCATCGTGATCAACAGTACCACCAAAATCATCATAATTTGGCCAATTTGGATCTGTATATGAAATTAGTAATAATTCTGAATTATGTTTTTTGTAAAATAAACATCCGCACGCAGAAATGGTATGTGGATATAATTGAGTTTTTGCTTTTAGACTTGACACGACCTTGGTTTCGTCTAATTTATCATAATTAAAAATTTTACGAGACATTTAAATATAATGTTTACACTTAACATTATAATATGAATAAATGTATTTTTCAATGTTTTTGAAAAAAATTGAAAAACGCAAATAATTGGAGACTGCAGTACGTTTAGGCTATAATTATAACTGCTGTATATTTTATTAGATATCAGCTTTTTTTACAATGCTCTCAAATCAAGTTAATAGTGATTCTTGGGAAGATGATTGGCATGTTCCAATTGGTGGAACTTCTCAAACTGTCAATACATTTGAAGATGAACAAGACGAGTTACAAGTAGATACTAGACGGGAAATATCAGCTGTAATTTCACAGAACATCCAGCATACGTCAGGTCATAAAAATATTGACCTTGCGGATCTTTCTAATAGAGCCAGCCAAATCTTCAAAAACCCGAAAATTAAAACTGACAAACATGTTAGATTGGACGAAGAACTCCATCGTATGCGGATATTTGGAGAGTTAAACAAACTTTGGCATGTTTCTGATGTCGCAAAATATTTGAAGTGTGCAATTGACTTCTATGATAAAGACACAAAAGCAATTACTACTAAATCAAATAAACAACAAATTGATATGCTTGTCAAAGCTATCGACAAAGTTAATGGTACTATTAGTGCAACTAATCTTGCTATTCGTCAACACCCATCTGATACAGTTCTTCAAGAAAAGCTACGAAATTCTATTGCCACAAAAGAACAGCTTGAAAAAGAACAACAAGCGTTGTCGGCAAGAAGTGTCAGCGATAAAAAGAATGATTCGAAGAGACTTAAAGATGATGCTAAGATGATTCTGCGAATTCTTTCTAAAGAGGATAGCAGATCCAGAGCATTACATCATTTGTTGCTACAAAAGGTCAATCCGTCAGGATATGAAAGAAAGTTGCAGGAAACCGAGGAAGCTACAAGACTTGCAAAAATTCGTGAAGAACGAGAATACGAAGAAAGACGAGAAAGAAGAAAAATTAATGGAATTATTGAAAGATATTCCATCATTGATAAGGAAAATTTTATGAGAGCTCGCGAGATTTATCGACGAGGAGATTCAATTCCGCGAAACCTACAAAAATATATTCAAGTCATTGAAGCGGAGCCATATTTAACCTTTGAAAACGAATTGTCAGCGCCAAAACAAGTTACAAGGCTTACGATGTCTGGACAAGATTACCAATATCGTCAAAATTTTCCTGCTTTTGGAGCAGTCACGCAGTCTAACGCATGGACGCAAAAGCTGGGTACAAAGGTAGAAAAAAAAACAACTGTCGTAGGGGCATGGACAAAATCCCTTGACACGGAAGTATTGGCTAAATTGCCAGATCCACCAAAAGTAGTTTCTAAGAAAAATAACACTTCGCTACAACTACATAACGAATGTGAAGATGACCACGATGATGATTACGGAAGTGATGCGGTTGAATATGATTCATATGCAAAACCCGATGAAGAGTATGATGATGAATGGTAAAAATTTACTCATTGTTTATTCTATAGTCATTTTTGTTTTCTTTTAATATATTTCTTTTTATTGATATGTCTTTGTTTATATTTATAGGATAAGTTGATATTAATCTGCGATTATATAAATAGGTTTGTGCATCTAATAGATAGTAATCTCGAGTAAAAGGATTATGAGATCCAAACAATCTATCTATTTTTCTTGATAGATAATCAAGTAGATAACATTTACGTTCTTTTAACCATGAATAAAAATATGCAATGTTATCGTTATCTTTGTTTTCTATTTCGTGTAAAAAAATTTTGTCGTATATCTGATAAAGTTCATCTCTGTCATCTTTCAAGAGTATTTTTTTCGGGCTCGTTGTTTTCAATGTATCAAGATAATAATATGAAAACATTGGCTTTAATTCAATATTTAATAAGTTTATGTCAGAATATCGTTTTTTTCCAGTAGTTAAATATTGATACAAATCGACGGGATAACTTCCTCCCAATATGTTAATTTCTCCTATTTTTTTATCCGCCGTAAGTTGTGTATCTTTATCAGGCAAGCCAAATGATCTTTGTCTAATAAGGCCATTATCACCTCCACTTTGCACCATGTCATTATATATAGTACAATTTAAATAATTTGAGTATAAAACTACTGTTTGAACATCAAAATAATTTGCAACTGAACAAAAAAATTTTATTAGGTTTTCATCTCCCACCACTTTTGATGGATCAACAGAACTATATTTTAAGAAATAATTAATGTGCATCATATTTCCATTTGAAGTTTCTCCAATTTCTATAAAAAATAATATATATCCGTTGTAAAGTGTATAAATAGAATATCCCATTTTGGATTCAATTGCATAATAATTTTTGTATGCTCCGGTGCTATCATACCACTCTGACACTACTGTATATTCTTTGTCGCCAATGGTGGTTTTAAATTGATACATTTCGTTGACATAATTATTTTCAAATGCTTTTATTTTTTCTATTAAAGAAAGTGATGATGTTTTTGTAATTTCTAAAAAATCTACTCGTTTTGTATTTATTGGTTGTATATTTCTGTCAAACGAAATTGGATCATTTTTTATCCATTCAAATTCATATCTAGTTTTAATTTGTTTTGTAAAATTTTTATCTGTGTGATAATATTTGCAATCTTCTCCTTTGTTTATTAATTTAAAATGTGTTTTTGGAGGAAAAATTATTTCTAGTTCTTCGGGAAAATGAGAAATTGTTTCTAAACACAATGCTATTCCTTTTATTTCTTTTGGAATTTTTACTTTGATAAGAATAAATCCAAATTTGTATAAATCAGATCTATAAAATGGATCTCTGGTAGTACTCATAAACCCCGTTTCAGTAAATACATCTCCAATATTTAATCCTTGTAAAAAACTGTCATTATTAATAAATCTATATACATAATAATCTTTATCGAACTCAGGTGCCTCAAGTACAAGATTCCACATTGGATATATTAATTTTTCTAAATATTCATTTTTGTTGTTATATGATGTCATTTTTCTTAAATATTGATTCATAAAATAACTACCTTGTATAGTGTAATATTGTGTTAGTCCTAATTTCTCATGAAGAATTATATAATTATGATGAGATAGTAACATTGATGACGACATTTGATGTCTCAATACTTTTTTACATAAATTTTCGTCGATTTCGATATTTGTATCTTCGTTTTTTATAATTTGAAAGTTTAACGCAAGATTCAAAATTTCTCCCTTTGTCAAATATGGTTTAACATGCAAAAATTGAGGAACAAAAGAAGCATTTTTGCATAATGTTATTTCTTTTCCATATTTAGAATATTTATAAAAAACTTTTACGTAAGTATCATATAGGATATCGAGCTCAAAATTTTCTAAAAATGATATCATTAAATCTACTTTTGTTATTTTTCGTAAAAGCAATGTCTCAACATTTCCGCTTGTTTTTATTTTCGAGTATTTTTTTTGTTTTAACAATAGATCGTCTAATAAAAGTTGTTCTGGAAATCTATAATTTTGGTGATATACTCTATTATAAACATTTTCTTTTTTTATTAAATACATGTTTTCAGTTACAACATCGTACAATGGAACTTTATTATCTATTTTTGAAATTGTTTGTTTAATTTCAGTTTGACTAATATTTTTTTTAGATTGTTTTATTTCGTCGTCAGTGGGAACACGTGCTTCCAAAAAATATAAAGAATCAAAAACATCATCTTTTTGATACATTTTTATAACTCTATTTTTAATATCATACAAATACACGCTCATCTCTATAACTAACAAAAAGAAAAACTTATTTATGAAATCTATCATTAAACATTTCGATAAAATGATGTACTTCAAATCCTTCTAATTTTTTATAATCCCCTTTTGTACTTACTAAAAATTTTTTCATTAAAGAATCACTAAACACGTACGCTTTTAAATGGGATTTATGTTGTAGATATGCTTTTGACAATCTGTGCATGCCATCAACAATATTTCCATTATGAATTATTATCGGATATTTTAAATCAGCGTTTTTAATTTTGCTTATATCGTAATCATAATGTGAAGGGTCATTTAATACCTCCATAGGAGAATACTTTTTTCCATGTCTTCTCCAACATTTTGAATTTAGATGTTGTAAATAATCTTGCGTATCTATATGTGTTGAGGGGTAGTCAACTATATTGACGTATGCAATCATTAGATCAACTAGGTAAATTTTATCTCCATCAGAATAAGTATGAACCATTTATATTTTTTGTTTAGATTTAAATTTAAAATATGTAATGACTAATGGATCACATATTTAATAGAGTTTTGACACACTTACTTTTTGGTAAAATATTTATAAATAAAAATTAATAATATGATACATAACAATATCATTAGTACATTTGGAGAATCTGATTGCCCTTCATTAAATCCTTCTATTTTTTGACAAGGTTGTCCAGCTCTGTCCATGTAAGAATATCCAAATCCTAAGTCTGGTGAATTTTCATCAAGTACTCTACCAGGTTTGTAATCAGCGTTTGTCCTATAATACATTTCTTGTAAATTTTGTTGTTTTAAATATTCCATTGGAATTGTTGTATCTTTGTTTAAATACCATGGATCATCGGATTCTACTAACACGACTGTCTTTCCAAAATAATCTGTCCACTTAAATGAATCATTCGAATCTTCTGATTGTTCAGTTTGCCAACTTTGTGAGTCGGAATTATCACAAGTTTTTGAGATAAGCGTATCATCTGAATCATATGAGACACATTTTTGATTATCACTTTCTGGTCTTATTGAATTCCCTATTATATCCCATTTTTGAGATTCACTTCCTACACAATCACTTAAATATAGAGGGTTGTTAGATCCAGATGGTTGTGTTATGCATTTATCTTTTATAATTAATTCACCTTGCGCGGAATATGATAATAACTGATCTGGTGATTTATTTTTTGATTTTAATTTTATATTTTTTGTGTCATTATCGGCAGTCATGTATTTTCCTGACATGCTTGTTAATTTCATATCTCTCATACTATTGTCACACAATTTACTTTTTTTTATAGACTTTATTCCAATTTTTGAACTTGACAACAAAAAATATTCATTGCAAGATATTTTTTTATAACTTGTGTCTAAAGTTTCGATAAAATCGGAAGGTATTAAACAAATATCATTCGTGAGAAGCCCTTGTGTATCTCTAATCCATTTTAACCCTAATGAACTATAATTTTTTTCAATTGGATTTATTATCGATCCATTTCCGAACGAAATTACTTTTTCGTAATTATTTGAAATTTTACAAAAAGATTTATTTGCTAAAATTAGAGAACGTATATTTACTTTTCCGTCGTAAAATAAATCTCCAAGTTGCCCAAAATTTACTGGATCAATATTATTTTGTAATAAAATTTCATTTAATAATTTTTCGTTTGGTTTCCAAATACTTGTTTTTCCAACTTTTACTATTCGTTTTAATATTTTATATAGTTCAGAAGAATTGATAATTATAAAGGGAGATGTATTTAACGGTTTATACCCAAACAAATCTACCACAGTAACATCGTTCAATATTGAACTCATTATTTTATTATAATATTGTCAACAAAAAAATATGTTCAACAAAACATAATAATTAAAAAGTTGATTATTTAAATGTCAACAAATTACATTTAAACAAAATTATGTATATATATTATGCAAAAACAAATTTGTCAATATTTGTGGAGAGGTGTAACTCTTGATACAAAAGATCGTGAAACTTATGATTGTCGTCACAAAACTCGTGTTTTAAACCGCGCACCCACATTTACTTTACCTCCAATTTGGAACTACGACGGAAGTTCTACAAGGCAAGCATCTACGGAAAATTCAGTAGTGCATCTTATTCCTGTCACTACATATGGTCACCCCGACAAAAATTTAAGAGATAATGGAGCAATTTTGACATTGTGTGGAACTTCATTGCAAGGAGATACAATTATGTCAACTGTTGAAAAACTCAGCAATGATGAAAAAAAACTTATGCTAGGTTTTGAATTGGAATGTTTTATGATAGATAATAATACTAATTTGCCAGTCGGATGGGATGGTAAAAATCTACAATGTACTGATCATTATTGTAGTACATGTACAGTAGTGGATATGCGTGTACAAAATTTTTTAAATGAAGTTATGACAACTGGATTAGAAATGGGTTTATCACTTACTGGTCATAACGTTGAAGTGGCATATGGACAAATTGAATTACAGGTATGTGATTTTGCATTAAAAGCATGTTATGATCTTGAAGTTCTTAAATATTTAATGGAATTTATTGGACGAAAACCAGAATACAACGTTAGTATTGACTATAGATGCAAACCACTTGGACCAAATCACAATGGTTCAGGTATGCATACTAATGCAAGTACAGAAGAAATGAGGGTTAAAAATGATCCAGAATTGACAAGATCAATTGTAGAGAGACTTGGTATGGGACATTTTGATGCAATGAAAATTTATGGATTTGATAATGAACAAAGGTTAACTGGACTTCATGAAACAAGTAGCTTTACAGAATTTACATATGCACAAGACAGTAGAGCAGTGTCAGTAAGATTGCAATCAAAATATGATCCTATTACAAAGCAAATTGTTCCAGACGCTACATATTTCGAAGATCGAAGGCCAAATCCTACAGCTGACCAATTTCTTATAGCGTGCCATATTTATGATCATGTCTAATTTATCTTATGTGTGAATAAAGACTAGATATTTGATATTTATAACGTGATTGTAATGTTTGTTCTTCCTTCAAACATTCCATAACATTTAACACAAATTGATTTCTATTTTTCAATCTAAAATATACACATGGTTGACCATCTAGTTTGAATGAATAATTTTTAATCGCATTTTTAAAATCATTTATCGATTCTATATTTTGTCCATTAACATTAGTAATAATAGATCCTGGAGTTAACTCTTCCAAACTTGAAGCATGTGACCCTTGCAATATGCCAGATATGAAAACGACTCCTCGTGATCTTTTTGTAATGTCAACATATTTATACAAATCAAGCTTTATTTCTTTATCGTATTCTACATCAGCCAAATTTTCAAGATGATTCATAGTAAGTTCCATAACTATTAAGCCCATAAAAATTTCGTATGAAATATCTTCTAATGGATATCTTATTTTTCTGATTGCGTACATGTCGTCTGCTTGTAAGACAACTTGTGATTTAATTTCTTTATTCTGACTGGTTGACCAATATTTAATATCGACATTTTTTCCAACAATATAGCGCGGAATTAAATCATTTATATTTATTTTATCTTGACTCCATTCTACATCAACGTCTCCATGTCCATCAACTTTATATACATCAAATTCTGTCAAGATATCATTTGTTCTTACACCAGCGTTCCATAAAGGAGAATTTTGAATTATTTTTTTTATTAAACAGCCATGGGGAAGAGTACATTTAAATAATTTGTAATGCATGTTATCCGTAATTTGATATGTAAAATACAATGCTGGTTCTTTTATGATTTTGGTTGATGAAGACAACATCATTTTTTCTAAAATAATTTTAAACTCATTAACTGGCATTGCATAACCTATATTTTCAGCTAAAAATGAACTAATTTTTGCAGTATTAATTCCTATAACATTGTTGTTTTGATCGAACAATGGTCCTCCTGAATTTCCAGGATTAATTGGCGCATCTGTTTGTATATAACGATCTTGTATACCACTTACCACACCTTTTGTTACTTTCAATCTTTCTTGACCAAGTGGATATCCCATAGCCGACACGCTGTCTCCACCATTTATAATATTAGAGTCTCCTAATGTACAAAAATGTTTATTTTTATAATCCAGTGTTTTTAAAAGAGCACAATCTTTGTCATAACAAATAGAATGAATATAAACTTCTATTTTTTTCTTTCCTTCTAATGGAGAATTTATCCAAAGTTTTACTCCGGTGTCTACGACGTGTGCACATGTCAAAATATATCCATCATTATTAATAAAAAAACCCGTTCCTATAGATTCGCTGTCAGATTTAACTTTATATGGTGAAAATATATCGATTTCTGTGTTATTTGATAATATTCTGACTATTGCGTCTGATTTTTCTTTCATATTATATGAAACGATATTATATCTCATTTCATAAAAAAATTGAAAAACTGAAATATTTAATTATCTTAGTGCATAACCATATAGTATAGCTTAACTATTCATTAATTATGTCTTATGGAGTCAATCGTATAGAATCTAACGATAAAACTAAAAAACACCCTATTCCACGATATTTTACGCCAGAAGGAAAGGCGCGTATTGAACAGCTTAGAAACAAATATCAAGTAACCCCCGCAGAAGGATATATCGTTATCCCTAATGGGATGGGGGCAATAAATTTAACGAATTCGTGTTCAGCATGTTCTAATGGTTCGGGGTATACTTATCAATCTTCAACAGGAGGAGCATCTCCATATTAATAATATTTAAATATATCATGATTTAATGCTTGGTTGGCTGTAGTTCTGCTATGTATGTCATACCTAAATAAACCCATCATAAAATTTATAAATAATTTCTCATCATCCGATGATAAACATTTGTCCTTGCATAAATTCTGCAAGTCTTTCCATAAAGGTCTTTGAAATTTTATTCCTTTGTATCCTTTGATACATGTACACTTTTTATTAAAAAAAATATCCTTTAATAAACAGCTTTCCATGTAAGACCGAGGAAATATACCTAATTTCTCTGCAATCATGTATAAATGGTGTCTATATGTGTTCCCATTATAAGATTCTGATTCAAATAATATTTTTCCTGTTAATAATTCATAAATAGTGCATCCTAATGCCCACATATCTACAGTATTATTAAAAGGTAGCTTCATAATAAGTTCTGGTGCGAGATAATAATTAGATTGTGTTTGATATGGAAAATTTGTATGTGGTAAAATGCAATGTCCCATATCTCCTAACTTAACATGTATATTTTCGTTTATATAAAATATAGAGGTAATAGAGTTATTACTAGTAGTACTTTCATTATCACTGCTATCACTTTTTAACTCTAAATTATGACAAATGGAATCACATTCGTCACTATCGTCATCACTATCGCTATCATTATTTTTATTGCGAGAACAAATTTCTTTTAATATATTATCTTTAATTTTTTTGTTAAGTTGTTTTTGATTTTTACTATGTTTTTCTACTATTTTTTTTGCTTCTAATGCAATTTTGATATCTTTGTATAGATTGTCTGATTCTGTTATCAATATATTTTCAGGCTTAACATCTTTGTGAATTATATTATGTTGATGTAGTTGATCCAATCCAATCAATATTTGTTTCGTTATTTTCATAACTATTTGAAATGGCAATCCATGTTTATATTGCTTTGATTTTATTAATTCATGTGTCGAACATTCCATTAAATTCATTACCATACATATATGAGGATTATCATCATCGTCTGCATCGTCATCTTTAAATTCAAATGAATTATAGATATTCATCAAGTAGTCTGATTTGATTTTTGCCATATAATCATACACACTAATTTCATGTCGCGCATCATCATAATCATCAGTGTTTTGCACTTTTAATGCATAATATTTTACAGTGTTAATGTCAAAAACAAGCCAAACTGTAGAAAATGATCCTGATCCGATTTCTTTAATTAATATATACCTATTATCAAGTAATTTGTTTTTTAAGCCAGTCATTGTTAGTTTAATATACAATATATCTTTAAGTTATTAATATTTTGCGACATTGATTGTTTTTTTCAATTTTGTTGAAAAAGAAGCAAATAATAAATATTGACATACAATAAAATATATTACGTATTTAGTATAAAGAAACAAAGCCAGATGGAAAAAAACAATAAAAATAATAATAATTGTGATATGTGGTGTGACATGATTGACATAGACACATCGTATAACATAGTATCTAAGTCAACCACATCAAGCTTGTCTAACAGTTTGTTGCTTGGTTTAGATAATCCGTTATCTAATTCGGTGAAGTTTAATATAGTAATGGATACAAATGTACATGAAGGACAAAATTTATCTGTAGATGAAATTGTTCAGCTTGATTATACTACTTTAACAGAATTATCGTTATTAAAACATCAATCTTACATAATATTACAATTAAAAAAATATGTTACAAGTTGTAAAAATGAAAAAATAAAATTTAATACCATTATGCACATCGAAAAACTAAAATGGTTATTAAAAACAACGTGTTTTTTGTCAGAATATAGAAAACTTACAAAAATAAAATCGAAAAAACATGCCACTAATAAATCTTTAAAACGAAATTCTTATGAATTTTGTGAAAAAAATAGTTTATGTCAATATCACATTGATAACAAATGTAAAAAGAAGCATTTTGTTTATAATTTTATTGTTTGTGATATTGAAGAATTGGTAAATTATATCGAAAACAATGATATGGTATCAATTGACGAAATTTATGTTTCGGTTAACACTATAAGTTATGTTATTAATCACATGAAAGACGAATTATATCATTTATCAAAATAACGTGTTTATTTTACATTTGATATGTCGATATTTTTGTGTCTTCATATTCATCACATGCGCTACATTGAGACGTTTCATCTTCGTTAAATATTGGATCATCTGGGTCATTTAAAGCCCTCATTATTTGTTCTTCTGTTATAATTTGGATAGGAGGTAATGTGTTAATAAACTCTTCTGCTATCTCTCGTAATTTTTCGTCATCTGGTACACTATAATTTTCATTTGTCAATACATTATATAACATTTCATATAAAACATATTCATTTTCAGTGTCTAATAATCTTTCTCTTACTTGTTCTCCATTTACATCTCTTCCATCCATAAACAAGAAAATTGCATATTTTACTACAAAAAGTTCCGGAACTTGATCCCATGACTGAATATAATGATCTCCGTTTTTATTTGTGTTAATAAACATGTCCGCGTAAATTTTTTTGTATGTGTATGTTTTATCACTTTCAAAAACACTTAATTTTTCATCACGTTTTCTCTTTTCTGTTTTTTCTTTACGTAATCTTCTACTCTCCATAACTTCTTCATTGTATAAAACATTATTAATCTCATCCTCAATATCATTTTTTATATTTTCTAATTTTAACATGGCTTTTTTAATATCATCATTACTCATTTTTTCTAACATATTTTGTTCTTCCTGTGTAAGTTCATATGTTACATTTTGTGTTTCTTGAGATGTTTGTATTGTCTGTGTTGGAGCTTCTATATTTATATTTGGAGGTTGTTCGCAATCAATTGTTACGGGTTCTGGTATTTTTGTTAAAAGAAATGTTGGTTTTTTTAGTTGTTCTTGATGTAGATTTGATGTGTGGTTTTCTAACGATTTCTGCATTTCTGATAATTTTTCTAATAAGCTTGAGTCTGTAGAACTTACTGAACTATTTGAACTTATTGGACTATTTGAATTACTCGAATCAGAAGAACGATGTCCAACGCAACAACTTCTTCCAGATATAAATTCTTCTAATTTCATTCCGGTGTCCAAATTTATACACTTTAATTTATTTTGAATAGATTTCTTCAGCATCAAATTATATGTTGGCTCTGATAAGTTTAAATAATCACATATTAGACATGACATATCATTTGTATCGCCTATTGTGTATCGTCGTTGTAACACCGACGACGTTAAAATATAATTGTTCTCACAACTAAGAGTATCTATAATATTATTATCTAGATATACTAATATTTTCAAAGTATTTTCTGTTGAACTGACATCAGATAATAATTCATTTAATATAATCAACAAATTTGAATTGATCATATTTTTTCCGAGGTTCATATTTCGATATTCGAATGATACGCTCATTTTGGGACTAAATAACAGTATTTGAAATGTCTTTATGCCAAAATAACATAGTTAAAAAAATTGATTAAATAACATTTAATAAAAACACCCAAAATCCATATATAAATCAATATTACGTCACATGTCTACTAAAAAATCTTGTTCGAAATCTTGTTCGAAATCTTGTTCGAAATCTTGTTCAAAATCAAAACGCGAGATTTCAGAAGAAACGACACCAGGGGATACAGTACAAATACCATTATCTTATTTATTGCAATTGCAATCGACGCAACCAACAATTCAACAAAATCATTCATTTACAATGACACACGAATATGTTAGTTTGTTGATCGAAATGCAAAAATTAATGTCGTTGAAATTTGATACTTTAGAACAAACAATCTTAAAATTAACAAAAGACAATCAATCACTAAAAAACACAATAGAACAACTTGAAACAAAATCTGAAATGTTAATTGACCAAGTCGATAACTTATGTGGATATATTTCGGAAAAAATCAATAATGATCAACCAGAGCATAATAATACATGTTGTGACGATGAATGTGAAGATAAAGATAATTGTGTACATACAAACGAACATCTTCCGATACAAATACAATCAGGGATGCAAAAAGGATTTCCACTAGAAATGATTATAAATCAATTTCTTGGAAATGGTGCAAAAACCAAAGAAACATCTGATGAAACTGAAGTTGACGATGAATATGACATTAATGAAAAAATATATTCGGACGAGATAATAGCTGATATTCCAGAATTACAAGAATTTGAAAAAGTTCCTAAAAATATTAATGATTTGTTAGAATTAGGAACAATTTGTGCAACGTTGTTAGAATCTGCAACAAAGAAAAAAAAGAAATTTAAAATAGGAAAACAAACTAACGACACATTAGACAAAAAATGCGATAATTCTGTTGAAAATGAATTGTATGAGCTTGAAGGGAAAAAATATGCAATTAATTTGGAAAAAGTAGTTGACTTGATGAAACCGTTAACAAAATTAAATAATATGGTAGGAATGAAACAAGTAAAAGAAAGTGTCTTTGAAATGATTTTGTATTATTTGCAGGGATTTGAAAAAAGAAATCAAAATATGTTACATTCAGTGATTGAAGGACCTCCAGGAACTGGAAAAACTCAATTGGGAAAAATATTGGCACAAGTTTATTGTGCATTAGGTATAATTAGTTCAGACAGGTTTAAATATGTAAAAGCTACTGATCTGATTGGAGACCACGTAGGTGCTACTAAACACATGACACAAAAAGTTATAGATGATGCAGATGGAGGAGTATTATTTATAGATGAAGCATATGCATTAAGCTCGAATGACAATAAAGATCCATATGGTAAAGAATGTATTGACACATTAAATTTCAATCTATCAGAGAAAAAAAAGAAACTAATAGTAATAGTGGCAGGATACCCGGAACAACTTGATAGATATTTTTTTGCATTTAACCCTGGATTACAAAGAAGATTTCCATTCAAACATCGCATAGATGGGTATTCTGCGGAAGAACTAAGAGATATTTTTATTGATAAATTAAAAAGATTCAAATGGAAACTCGATAATAGTGTCGAAATGAGTGAATTAACAACATTTTTTAAAGTAAATAAAGATGCATTTACAAATTTCGGGGGCGATATAGAAAATTTATTTAAAAAATGTCAATATGCTCATTCTAATAGGGTTGTGGGAAAAAATCCGATGGTTAGAAAAAGGTTAAGTATGGAAGATATGAACAATGGATTAAAAAAATTTAAAGATTCTAAGAGAAATGATGATTCCAAACCTAAATATCCACATATGTATACTTAAAGAGTCCCCGTTAGTCCATGTTCATCTATGTAATTGATGTTTGTATTGTCAAAATGATATAAAGTTAACACAGGAAAATATGACAAGTTTGTTATTTGTTGTTTTATTTTTACACCATTTAAGTCAAATATGTTAAAACTAACTTTATATGAATCCTTGGTTGTAACTACCATATTATTTCCTGCGACATTGTCAGTATTATATATGAGCGTATCAGAACTAACGCATGATAAATTATAAATGGAACTATTTTTAATGTTAATTGTTACATTTTTTGAATGAATTATGTCCATTCCACTTATTAATCCATAATCAACATTTACACATATATCTAAACAATTAAGTATTACAATATGATTAAATTTCGTACTTGTATTTATCAACAAATTTTCGCATTTCTCAATAAACAAAGTATGATGTTTTAAACAAGGAATATTTATTGTTCTATTGTTTATGTTTTCTATGTATATATGGTGATCCTTACATTTTTTCCACGCTTGAAAAAATGTAGTAAAGAATTGCTCAATTTCTGTCATTCAATATTATTCTATAGATATTATTAAAAGTTCTTGAGTGAACAATGCTTTCATGACAGACGAACAATAAAAATATTTTCGGCATATTAAATATAGTTTGATAATGAATTACAAATATCCCCCAATATATAAATATGGATTATTGTTATTAACAATTTACATGTTCATAAAACATCAAAAAATTATGACACCCGATAAAATATTACTTAATTCTGTTTTAATAACTCTTATTGTGTTTGTGTTTGACAATATTATTATATCTGACCATCCGACATTATTAGAAGATGCCAAAGAAAAAAAATATAAAAATAATTCTGACAACATAGAAGACTTTGAAAATGAGTTGTCAGACGAAGAAATTAACGATATAATTCACTCATATGACACAGATATTGATTCCCACGGAGATAATAGACAAACTATTAACGTCAACATGAAAAGACAATATCACAATCCACAACGAGAATATTATGATACTGACATGATATTATATTAAAATGATACATTTGTTGCAATTTTGGAGTATTCATCCATAATATTATCAACATTGTTGTCGCCACATAATGGTAAATCATACCACGTACTTTCTTGTAAAATTTTTTGCGAAGATTCTTGTGAAACCGATTCTTGTGAAAATTTATTATTGTTTTGAGAAGTTTTTTGATTATATGTAATATTATTTTCCTGTAAGATTTTGTTATTTGGTTGTATATTTTGTTGATTTAAAGTGCCATCAATAATTTTATATGTAGTACAACTTATTAACGATAATATCAAAATTATACACATGATAATCATTATTATATCAATAATATTCATTACTGATATAACTATCCATAAAAAAAATTGAATTTAATATGGCATAAAGACAAACACTATATATAATACATATCATAATTCAAAGATGCCAAAAAAAGCTACTGTTGATACTAAAAATACAAAGCAGGTCAAAACAGAAGTATCCGAATCTGTCAAAAAAGATTTAGACGAAAGCATGAAAGAAAAAAATTATACTCAGCCACCAACAATGGGAAATATTTTTGAACTTTTTAGTAAAATGAAAGAAGAAATTTCGGCAATTGAAATTAGTGATAAATCTTCCGACCCACAAGCGTATAACTTGTTAAAGAGTTATTTTATAGCTCTATCAACTCTTGGAACGTACTGTGAATTAGAATTACAATTTTTGTTAGACCAACTTACAGTTGTGTATAAACATAATTGCGAATCAGATTCAAATAATAATTCAGGAACATTGGACAACGAAGACGATAATGAAGATGAAGAAACAGGGGATGTAGATGAGGAAGCAGAAAATGATGAAGAAATAGATGCCGAAGATATCGATGTAGAAGATGATGAACCAGTTCAAGAACCAGAACCCAAGAAACCTACGAAAAAATCAAATGGTTCAAAAAATGTCGAGCCAGAACCAGCTCCAAAGAAACCGACAAAAAAGTCTCAACCGGCAGAAGAACCAACACCTGCAAAAAAACCGACAAAAAAGTCTCAACCGGCAGAAGAACCAACACCTGCAAAAAAACCTACAAAGAAAACTACAGAAGTGACACAAACAACGTCAGCAAAGAAACCAACTAAAAAACCACAAGTTGAGGAACCTGAGCCTGAACCTGTGCCTGAACCTGTGCAAGCAAAGCCATCAAAGAAGAAAACTGGTGATAAAAAGTAAAATAAATACATAATTTTTATTTATAAATAAATATGAGTAATTATAAAAAATTGATATTAACATTCTAATTCAAAAAATGTTAATAATAAAATTCTCAATAATGTTTAAAATTATTTCTGTGAAATCATCATATAGTTCTGTAAATGTGACTGATGATGACATCAAAGATGTATTAAATACACAATTTTTATGTAAAACACAAAGCGAAAAAAAATTGATATCTGAAAATATCAATGGGTCAATAGATATGAATGATATTTCACATAACTATGGCCTCAATAACATTGTCAGAATCTTCGAAACGAGTAGTAGAGAACATAACAAAAATTGTATGCGAGCTCATGATTTTGAAGGCGGAATTGATATCAGAAGGAAATCAAGGAACCGAGAAACAGCAAAAACAATTGTATGTGTTAAACCAAGTGTTAAAAAACTATTCACAAAAAAAAAAGGACGTGTTAAATAAAACATTTGAATACACACCATGTATTACTACTTACACTGAACAATTGCCATTATTTAGCGATGATATGAAATCATCTGACGGTGTTGATGATGAACAATCTAGTAAAAGTTCTGGAAACACTAAAAAGGAAGATGACGAAGATAATAACGCTACTGAATCTGAATATGAATTTAGTGATGTAGATGAAGAGGAAACTCAAACAGTAAATAAAATTATGGCAAAAGCAACAAATAAATTAAAAAGAAATAGACAAACAAAGCAGTATATACACATAACTACTACATATTAAAAATATTGAAATTAACAATTAATATTTAATAAGAACTTATAAATAAAAGATCAAAAGACGATGTTGTATTTGACAGTGTTTGACAAATTAAACAAATTTTTATTTGGCAATGCAATAAAAAACGTTAACACTTGTGAATCTGTCACTATTGTTATCGAAAATATTGGCGATAACAGAAATGATATGACGTTGAGTTTCACAAATTATTATTTAACACATAATTTTGATAAATATAAAACCATCTACATAATGACACTTTTCCCAAAACCATATTTATTTATAATTTCACAAAACACAATTGAAAATTATATTGACGTTCTTTTAAACATAAGATACTGTGAAGCAATAAATATGAAATTTTTTAGTGAAATTAAATTACAACCATGCATAACAGAAGACACATTTTTGTATGTATTTTCTGACAGGGGGTTAACATGCATTCCAAAAATATATCTTACTAACGGAAAACAACTTCAACCAGTAATAGAAAGAAAAAAAATAGATTATTTGAACAATCAATCTGCTGAATTGACATCTTACAAAGATGCACTTGTAGGAAAATACGCTCATAAAATAGAATTTAAAAGCAATTCAGTAAAATTTTATAACGGAAGTAACCAAATTTCTTATTCCGGTAATGATCATGAGTTTTTTATGGCTCAAATAACAAATAATACATTTTGTTTTGTAAACTCTGAGAATTTTGTGGCAAGTCTAGATAATGAAGAAAATCAGAAAAAACTTTTTTCATGTATGTTATTGTTATATATGAAGTATAATGCGATTCCAAATTACATATCTGACGTTATAGAAAGCGGATTAAATAATACACAATTATTAAATCCAAAATATAATTCATTAAAAAACGAACTAAAGAAATATTTACACCGACACAAATGCATGAAATCAATCATCGATGAAATTGTAAATTCAACAAATAAAATAGAAATAATTTTAACTAACAAAAATTCTGAAGAATTTTATAAAATACAAAACAATAGTTGTGTAGGGCTATGTTTGAATATTAACACCACAAATTCGCAATACAATGGCACTTGCATCGATCTAATAAATATTATAGATGGAAAAACCACTTTTATACCCGTGCAAAATTACTTTGACGAGTTAAAGGAAAAAAAATATATTCACAAAAATGTGTTTTTAAATCAATCAAACTTTGTATTACCAATTTACTTAAACAACCTTCATTGGAAAGCATCTCAACCATATATTAAAAAAATATTTGAAATTGTATTTACAAAAGCTTCCAGCAATTATTCTGAAAATATGATGAAATTTTATTATCATGCTTTGACATACTATTCTCGCGGAATGTTTTTCACAAAAAATATTGTGAATTGGGATGTAAATTGGATAAATTGTTGGTTATCATTATTTCACACATGTTATCATATATCGTTGGTTAACAATTATCACAAAGGTTTTCAAAAATATATTAGTAAAATGATGTCAATAAATAATTTAAAAAATTATTCTACCATATTTGGACAAATGATATCTATAAATTATAAAAATCCAGTTCCGATGTATAATATTATAGAATCCATAATTGTAACCAAATTAATTCATCATATCGATAATACGGCAGTAGGATTGAAAGAACTTATCGAAGAAAATGATCCAAATTTAAATATGGAATTAGAAAATGCTATGAAAACTATTCATAGTATAACACATGCAATTGAATCGTATATTGCTATATTATTTACTCTGTCCATGATTAAGGATATATTAGGAGGTATATCTGAATTATGTAAAGAACTTGATGAATCAGATGGTTTTATAGAAACAAACACTTCTAGAAAACTTTATGATTATTGTGAAACATTTAGAGAATTGCCTATCGAAAATAAAATACAAATTTTAGTGAATAAAAAGAGAATTCCTATTGACAATATATTTCAATTAAAAACTCTTTGCAAAAAAATAAAATATCATTATTCTTTGCTCTAAAAATCTTTTATCCATTGATCAGCAGCATTTTCCCATGAAATTATAGTATTTGATTTCATTAACATGTTTCTTCTATTTTCTAAAGTATCATCATCCATTTTTAATAAATCTAATATTTTATTTCCTACTGTTAATACATCTTTGTCAGTCGCCATATCAAAATGAAATCCATGCCTATTTTTAAATACGCCAAAATTAGACAATATTGGAATACAACCAGCCACCAAACTTTCTCTCACTGATATACAATCTATCTCAGATGGACTTGATGATAAATATAAATGAAATGATGACAAATGTTTTTCCCTGTTTATCATCTCAACATCTTGTCTTCCATGATCCATTACTCCTGGAGAAGCAAGTAATCCTAACATCATATTTTTCCAATTTTGATCAGGCACTGATCCCAACCCATAATATACATGTAATTCTGCTCTAGGTTCATTTTGATATATAACTGGCCATACATGTTTCAAAATGACTTCTAATCCACGAGTATAACAACTGCAATAACAAAATCTATATTTATTTCTTATAAAATTTCCAGTATTTCCAAATCTTTCAATACGTACACCATTCATAATATTTCTTACTATTTTAGTGTCAAGTTTTGATCCCACAAGTTTTTCAAATTCTTCTATATGATATTGACTCTTAAACATTATCGCGTTAAATTTAGATTCATATTTATCATATAAATCTTTTACTCCTTGCACATTTAACATATTATCATGTAAATCCCAAAATATTTTTTTTGCATTTATTTTTAACTTGTAAACTGGATATAACCCGAACAATCTCCATAGAATTATTACGTTAAACTCGTGATGAAATGGAAACATTTCAAATGGATAATAATCGACCCCTTCATGAGTTACCATTGGTATGGCGCCATATACTGCAACTTTATATCCTTTTTTAACCCATTCAGTAGATAAATTTACCACTGCTTGTTCAGATCCTCCTAATTTTTGATCACGTGGATCCCATACTATACTATGAAATCCACACATATAAACTATATCATATGGACATTTCCCTTCATGTCTGAACAATGATCTATATATTTTATAATATTTCTTTGGTATTGTTGACTCCATTTCTTTTAATGCACCCCTTCCCAACATTCCGTCAATTAGAAGTTTCCTTTTATTAAAAGTGTTTAGACTGTGTGATGAAACAACTATTGTTTTTTTAGGATTTAGTTGACACATTGGTTCTTTAAAAGTATTTGTAAACGATGATTCTTCTGCAAATGTTTTTGTGTCATCATATCTGTGATTTTTCAAATACTCTTTTTTATATGCAAAACAATTATTTGTAGAGTGGTTTGGATTTAAAGTGTCAGATTTAAATTGTTTGTCCAATATATAATCATAGAACATACATCCGCTACACCCAGCTATTAAATTTTTTGATGTTTTTAATGTTGTTACTGCGTGTTCTATACGTTCTTTTGGATAATAATCATCATCATCCATACAAACTATATATTCTCCAGAACACGCATCATTAGATTTATTACGTAGGCGCCCTAAAACAGTATTTCCATCATATTCTACATATTTGATGTTTATTTTTGTCTGTGTTTTTAACTGTTCTATATTTAATTTGTTTAATTTTGCATGTTCTTCTGTTTGTGAACCTTCTACAATTATCCACTCTAATATATTTGAATAAGTTTGTTCCTCTATCATCTCTCTTAAAACTTGCAAACAATTAAATCTTGCAATTTGTGTTATAGTTACTATAGATACACTCATATTATAACATTACGTCATGTTTATTTTCTTAAATGTCATTTAATTTAAAAAAATAATATTTTAAAAATTGATATTTAAACAATTTTTGTATATTGGGAGTTATATAAATACTAGCAAATGTCTTTAGTAAAACAAAATGTCAGAACTATAAATGAGCTTTTGAAATTAGTCAAAATTTCGGAAGAAAATGTAAAAAAAATGTCAACAACTGAAATTGTAAAAATTTTAGAAAAATTATCAGACGCATATCATATTAAAGGCACGCCGTTAGTACAAGACAGTGTGTATGATTATATTAGAGACTATTTAGAAGAAGTAGACCCTGAAAACCCTTTTTTAAGTAAAGTCGGTGCACCAGTAACCGGATCTAAAGAGGAAGTAGAGCTACCTTTTGAGATGGGAAGTTTGCAAAAATTTAAACCAGATGATGGTAGATTGGCAAAATGGTTGCTAAAATATCCTGGGCCATATTATTTGTCTGACAAACTAGATGGTGCATCTGCCCAGCTTTGGAAAAATCATTCAGGGAAATTATATTTTTATTCCCGAGGAGATGGAACAAATGGAACTGACATTAGTCATTTAATTCCAATGTTATTTGATACTGAAGTGTTAGACAATATTCCAGTTGGGACTAGCATTAGAGGGGAATTGATAATATCAATAAAAAACTTTGCGAAGGTCTCTTCATATATGAAAAATGCGAGAAATGCAGTGGCAGGACTTGTTAATTCGAAAACTGTTGATCCGAAAGTAGCAGGAATTACAAACTTTGTCACATATGCTGTACTTAGTCCCAGATATACACAAGACAAGCAATATAAATTGTTAAAATCATGGGGACTCCAGGTAGTTAATCATAAAAAAGTTACAAATTTGACAGATGATAATTTAACAAAAGATTTAACATTGAGAAAAAAAAATGCTCTATATGAAATGGACGGTTTAGTATGTGTTGATGATTCAGTATTATATGAACATAAGGGCGGCTATCCAGATCACATGTTTGCATTTAAAATGATAACAGAAGATCAGATGTCACAAGTTACAGTAACAAAAATTACATGGAAAATTTCAAAATATGGTTATTTAAAACCTACAATTAATATAAAACCAGTAAATTTAAAAGGAGTGACCGTCAAAAAAGCTACTGCACATAACGCAAAATTTATTGTTGATAATAAAATAGGACAAGGCTCAGTATTAAAAGTTATTAGGAGTGGTGATGTTATACCATATATTATGGAAGTTTTATCTCCCTCAACTTCAGGTGAAGGAGATTTGCCTGATGTAGAATGTGAATGGAATGCTACCGGGGTAGATTTGATTGTAAAAAAATTGGAAGGAAGTTCAAAAAAAGTAGTTACTGTAAAATTATTACATGGTTTTTTTTCTGGAATTGGCGTCAAACAATTTGGAGAGGAGCGTATTGCAAAATTTGTGTCAGCAGGGTATGACACCGTAGCAAAAATATTAACTGCAGATAAAGATGATTTGGCAGAGTTAGAAGGTATTGGACATACAATAGTACAAACCATTTATGACGAAATTGATAAAGCTTTTGATGAAATGTCTCTTGTTACGTTTATGTCAGCAAGTCACAAGTTTGGAAGAGGATTAGCAGAAAAAAAATTACAAAAAATATTAGATGTGTATCCAGATATTTTAAAACAAAAGTGGAATGAAACGGAAATGATAGAAAAAATTCAACAAGTAGAAGGATTTAGTGAAAAACTTGCGACGTTGTTCACAACTAATTTAAAAAGTTTCAAAGTGTTTTATAATGAAATATCAAAAATTAAAGACATAAGTAAATTTAATAAAATAGAAAAAAAAGTAGTAAAGACTGGTTTAAAATTTTCGGGAATGTCATTCGTTTTTACTGGCAAGAGGGACAAAGAGTTAGAACAATATATAAAAGATAATGGTGGGATCATCGAAGATACATTCAAAAAAACTTGTTCATATTTGATTCATGATGATAATGCTGATACGTCACATTCTAAATTTGAAAAAGCTGAAAAAGCAAATGTAAAAATTATATCAAATTCAGCATTTAAATTAAAGTATAATATATAACAAATAAGTATATGGAATATTTAAGAAATGCATGGGAAACTGTTACAAATACAGTTACAGATTTATGGTATTATTTTTTTGGTAGAAGAGGTTCGCAACAATTATTATTGGAATATGTTATAATGGATGAGAATTTGAATTCCAAATATGTTTACACTGGAGACGATAAAATCACCAAAAAATCAGACAAATCAAAAGAACTTTATAATAAACTTGTGGATACTAATAAAAAAGAAATGACATTATCAAATGGAACAAAATATCAATTTCTATTTGAAAAATATGATTATGAAGATGAATAATTTTTATAAACATAAAATATGAAACTACAAACTCCTATAATTCAAGAAAATATAAGAAAAAATATTATTGGATTGTATATATCATCAGTCTTGGGTTGTGGATGCGGATGTGCAGGACATACAACGTATTTTCTTGTAAAAGAAAATGATTGTTTATATGAATATATTTATAATGCATACATGGAAGTGGAATCATCTAGCGAATATTATTATGATAACTCAAAACCAATTATAAAACAAATTTTAATTTTATCTTTTAAAGAATTTTATGACGCATTTGACATAGACGATCAAAAAATATTAAAAATAATTGATAATTATTGGAGTAATACAATATCTAACAAAAAATATTATGATGTATATCATTATGATAAAACTAATTTTGAGTTTAACTTAGATTTAAACAAATGTTTGAAATGTTATGAAAAATATTGTGCTAATTTAAAATACGAAATTAAAAAATACAACCAACAAGAAGTTTTAGATTTGATTGATTTTAATTTGGAAAAAAATAATTTGGATATTGCAATTTATCTGATAAATGAAGAAATGTCCAATACGCACGATGAAAATAAAAATTATTCTTATTATTTTTAAAATTGAAATTTACACAACTTGCATTTCATTTTATTTATTCTAATTTGCATAATAAACAAAATGAATTATTTATCACAACGCCACATTTGCGAATCTATAGGGAGTATACATGACCCCAGTACAGAATATCTAGAGACAGACGTATTAGATATGTTTAATAACAAAAATCCAAACAAATATGAAGACACAACTGATCCAAAATTAATGACATGGATTGCAACTTATTATGACAATGTAGAGAAAAATGAAGAAAAAATGCTAAAATTTTTAATCAATGCTTCAAATTTAGGAGACTCAAATGCTCTAAACAACTTAGGATGTTTTTATTTTGAAAAGGGTCATCTTTCAAAAGCACGGCAATTGTGGCAAATGAGCGGAAACTCTCAAAAAAATTTAGATGTACTTGATAAATTAGAATCTGTTATCTCACAGATGCAAAACAATAAAAATTGAATAATAAATTTGTATATCAGTTTGACTATAATATTATACTTATATTTATGCGACAATGTCGAAAGCAAGATTAATTAACGTGAGAGGTACTATAGAAAATGATGATCCATTTTATCGCTATAAAATGGAAGAAGTTATAATTGTTTCAGAGGGAGTGAAATTCGCATTTTTAAATATTGAGCCAATTTGTCATGCTCTTAATAGAGATCCAAAAGAACTTGTGTCATTTTTACAAGAACATTTTGGTGCACGATTTCAACTTAAAAATGGAAAAGTCTTAATATCAAAAAATGACTTAACAAAATTGGTATTACAAGAAGCAATTTATAAATTTATAGAAAAAAATATTTTATGTCAAGCGTGTAGAAATCCAGAAACAAAAAAAATAATTGAGAAAAAAAAAGTGTTTTTAGTGTGCGAGGCGTGTGCCGCAAAAACTAATTTATCATAATATATCTATTTTTTATAAAAATAGATCATCCACATTTTTTTTATTTAAAGGATTTACAAATATAATAAAATAGCAATGGAAACATCTGGTGGTTTAAAAAGAAAGATCGGTTTGATCGAAAACACAAGTTATGGAAATAACGATGAAAATAACAATAATAATAAAAAACCTATACGCCCGACAGGTCATCCAATAAATCATCCAAAGAAGCGTCAATTCGATGAGCAGTCAAAAAATAATAATAAAAAACCATCTCACACTAGATTCAATGATGATCAACCCAAACAACCATATTACGATCCATATGAAAATGATGATGATAATGATATAAATAATTTTTTAATTTTGATTGGAATTAAGCCACATGGAAATGGTTCATCAGGAGGAAATTTTCCCCTTCTTACAAGTGGCCCAACTGGTCCAAATGATAATAATCCTTCAAAACCTTCATGCAATAATCCATTGTGTGATCACAAAACTTTTGAAGAGTGTGACAGTTTACCAAATATTCCAAAAATTACTAATATAAGTCATGTATCTGATTTGATTGAAATTGGAAAAAGTTATCACTGTAAAAAACACACTGAATTTGCGGGAATGGATTTAAAATTGATGTGTGATTTGGTGAATCCGTTAACGAAATTAAATAATATGATCGGAATGGATTCAGTCAAACAAAATATTGTGGATCAAATTTTATTTTTTCTACAAGGCCATTATAAAAAACAAAAATGTGGTACATGTACAAAGTGCACGTTTAATCTTCCATGTCTAAACTCTCAAAATGATATGATGCATACTGTAATTGCTGGTTCCCCTGGAACAGGAAAAACAGAGTTAGGAAAATTAATGGGAGAACTTTATAAAGCAATGGGTATTTTATCAAAAGGAACATTTAAGTCTGTATCAAGGGCAGATTTAATAGGGGAATACTTAGGTCACACCGCGGTAAAAACACAAAAAGTTATAGATGAATGTGCAGGAGGTGTTTTATTTATAGATGAAGCATATTCTCTTGGAAATTCAGAAGGACGTGATTCATTTTCTAAAGAGTGTATTGATACATTGAACAGAAATTTATCAGAAAAAAGAGATATGTTATGCATTATAGCAGGATATAAAGATCAACTTGATAGATGTTTTTTCAAATATAACGAAGGATTGAACAGAAGATTTACGTTCAGATATGAAATTGTTCCTTATAATCATGAAGAGTTATTTTTGATATTTGAAGGAAAAGTAAAGGCTGACGAATGGAAACTATATTATAATGAATTACCACAAGATCAACAAGCAGAAGAAAGAAATCGAGTGTTAAAACTATTTGAAGAAAATATTAAAGCATTTCCAAATTTCGGGGGTGATATTGAAACATTGTTATTTAAATGTAAAATTACTCACAGCAGAAGATGTATTTTTTCTAATGGAGAAACTCGTAGAGTTTTATCATATGATGACTTAAAAAAGGGCTTGGAATTGTTAGAAGCGCAAAGAGGAGATGATAAAGAGACAATTAAACAAAAACAAAAAATAGAAGAGCGTAAAGAACGTGCAGAAGAACGTGCAGAAGATAGAAAAGCACAGCGTGAAGAACAAAAAGAAGAACGCGAAAAGGAACGAGCAGAATGGAAAGAAGATAGAAAGCGCGAACGTGAAGAAGCCAGAAAAGAACACAAGGAAGAAGAACAGAAAGAAGAAGAAAAAGAACGAGCAAAAAGACAAAAACGTCGCGAAAACACTATAAATATATATAACTAAAAATTGAATAATTGACGCTAACATTCATATTATTATGTTATTATAGAATATATATCTATAATAATGTCAAAACAACAACCACCTAGAATGCAATTATTAGATCCAATTGGCGTAGGGTGTAAATTAATTTTGTTACAATTTTCTCCTCCAGGAACGAGGTTAAGAATTAGAGATCATGTTGTAGAACTAGTTACACCTGCAATCGGAGAAAGTTTATGGAGAAAATGGAATGGTGATTCGAGAGAAGATATGTGCTTATTGTTTACGTCAATTGTGAGATTTGTCGAATTATATTTATTACCAAAACAAAAAAGCAACGAAACATTTGCTGATGACGATGTTGGTGATGAACAAGATTTTGATTGTAATAAAACGATAGATAGTTTGGCAACAGATGATACATCAGCGAGTCTGAAAAAATTAGCTAAGTATATGGCTTCTGGAATTCCTTGTTTGGAAGAAGTTTATGGTTTGACATGTGCTGGTTTGACATTGCAGTATTATATTGTAATGTTGCGCTGTGGTATTAAAGGAACATATGATAAAGAAGATTTATTACCAAGTTATGCACAAGACGTTATAAACCAAAATTTAATTCAACCAGAGAAACTTCGAGGAATTTGGAAATCTGAAGATATCAGGAGAATCACCGAATTATTCGATAATTGTTTTTCCACGAAAGATTCAAATAAAATTATGTTAAATGGTTATATTACAAATATAACTACAATTTTATCTGCAAAAGATCAAGAATTCCAACAAATCGTAGGTGGTGCATTTTAATGCCATATTTCATTTATTTTGTTGACTATATTTGAAAAAGTTTCTAACGTATTTTTTGACCATTCGGGTAGCATTAAATTTTTTCGTAGTTTTAATATTTCTTTTGTATTTCCTTTACATTCTGGGTATATTTCATGTTCTTCTAATATCTCATATACAATAAAACTTGCCATATATTTATCACAATCATAACTATATTTATACATACTATCTATTGCGCATATAGGATAATATCTAATTGATCCTCTTTTAACATGTTCTACAGAATTATATTTTTTACTGACATTAAAATCTATTATTAACACATTCAAACAATCTGTGTAATTTAATAATATGTTTTCATAATGTATGTCACGATGGTAAACTTTATTTTGTTCAAGGAATTCCACTGATTCAAATAATTTTATGCAAAAATCATTTTTAAATTTTATTTTATTTTCTAAACACAATTGTTTTATTTGTTGTTCCAATTTAAATAGTTTTGTTTGTTCAAAATTAATGTACTTAGTACCACATAGTTGTAAAAAAATATTTAAATTTTCGATGTGGTTATTATATTCATGTTCTGATGTTTTTCTTTGATATGAATGTTTAACATTAATTATCGAATTTAATGGTATACCAACATCACTTACTATATAACCAAATTTATTATTTATTATTTCATAATGATATATTTTTAAAAATGATTTTTTTGTGCTGTCATTTAGATCATTACAATCTTGTGCAATTTTACATTGCGAGTAAAACATATGTTCAGATTCATATGAATTAATTGCAACTATTTTTACTGCTACTTCACGTGTCCCTAAATACATTAATCTTATTATTCCTTGAACACCACTTCCCAAAATAATGCCAGTGTCTTTTAACCACGATGGATCAAATTGTTTTATCGTGATAGACGGGTATAATGACTGGTTTAAAAATCTTTCAATTGTTGAACTAGATGTTAATAATGAATAATCACATTTTATCACACGTGCGTGCTTTACAATGTCTTTATTTTCTTCTGGAATATTTCTTCCGTCATCAATAATAATTGCGTTTGGGTTGTTTCTTACAAATTTTATTTTTGAATCAACTCCACAAACTTGTATGAGTTTTACATTTTGTAATTTATATTGTTTTTGTAAATTTTTAACATGCAATCCTATTCCAATGTTTATTTCAGAATTTAATAATGTCGAATCAAATTCTATTTCTGGATAATCTTGTAAAAATAATTGTAATGTATGTAATCTATTATCATATTGTTTCTCTAAACAACCAAATTTTTTCGATAATGATGTGTAATGCGATGGACATAAAATACATTGTGTCACAATGTCATTATTTTGTTCATAATGTTTTTTTGCAGTTAGCAATAAATTTATATGTCCAATGTGGATCGGATAAAATGATCCGCACAGCATTAAAACTATCTTCATATCATGATATGTGCAAACACAAAGATATACTTATTGTTATGTTTGTTTTTCAATTTTTACAAAAAAAATTGAAAAATTATATTGATTGAACTTCCCATAAAATTTTGATATTTGCTAATGTGTTGTTCTGTAGTGATATAGAATAATACGCCACGTGACTCGTGTAAAAAATCTTTTTTTCGGGAAATCTTTTTAAAATGAACTCAAAGTTTGGAAACAAACATGGGTTTCGTTCGACTCTACAAACTCAAGTCGAATATAAGGGAAACTTCTATGACGAAATTCGGATTGAAGGAAAAATTTTTTGGCTTCCGACGAGTTGGAAACTCCGCAGAATCGATCCTGGCTCCCTAATTTGCAAGAAATCTGGTTCTATATACTCTGATCATGATGTGATGTCAACAAATGTTCTCACATGTGAATTGCGTTTCGGGACATTTAATGCATGCCTCACGAATTTAGCTTTGAGAGGATTGCAAAAAATCTGCAACGCGAGTGGTGATTGGAAAGGAATGATAACTGGTGACGGATTTGAATCAGATATTGCAAGACGTGAATTTATGGTAGATTACATTATAAGCACATTTGAGCAACATGACATTTTGTTTTTGCAGGAAGTAGATAATGACGTGTGCGCAAGACTCAGCGAGCGCGGAGTACAAGTTGTATATTTTGAGGAGTATTTAAATAGCTCCAGAGGAGGAAACGCAATTTGTACAACTCGTCCAGATGTCCAATTTTCCCATGATGAGCCGATATGGGATGAATGGGATGGAGGAAGAAAACTAGTAGGAACATATTGTATGGCGACATTTGGAGGCACGTCGATGTCACTTGCAAGTTATCACTTTGACAAATACACTTCTGTAGAAATTACAAGAGCATATATGCGTCACGACGTGTCAATATTTGGAGGAGATTTTAACAAAGATGTCAGGCAATTTGACTCGCTTTCCAGCGAGGAACTTAGCGTCTCTCGTGCAACTGGAGATGACGTACACCGCAAAATAACCATTGATGGTGTTTTTGAATGTCTAAAGCATTAAAAATAATTAGTTTTTTGTTTATGTAATATTAAATAGTGTAAATAGTTAACGTAATTTTGTTTATTTTAGTATGTAAATCTTCATAATTTACCTAACAAAACAAAAAGTTGAAAAAATATCACCCGTTTGTTAAATGTTAATCTAATGTAGTATAAAATGAAAAGGACTTTTATGAAAAGGGAATGCGACGAATTAGAAGACTCGTCAGACTCCCCAATTGGTAAAAATAAGTGCTTTGATCGTGGATTGGATAACACCCAATTAAATGACGGACATAAAAGGCCAAGACAAATGTCTTTTGATTTTAACAAAGATAATTATGAAAACGTAGAAAAAGAAATTCTTGATAGGGAATTGACAATGAATGATATTTTTAAATTGGATTTGCCAATGAATGAAAATGTGTGGTTTATGGAACATCTTCGTATATTAAAAGAATTACAGCCAAATACACTCGACAGATATCGTATTAAAAATATGATATATGACAAATATGTCGCACTTAAAAATGTGGATCGCAAAAAATTGGCAAAAATAAAATCTGAAACTGATTTGTCAGGAAATATTGTCGCAAAAATTATCAATTCAAATCATCCAGATGAAGTAAAAACAATTTTATACAAAAAATACAAACGCTATTATGATAATGTATCAGAAGGAAACTCATCTGACGAATTGTTCAAAATTATAGAATGGATAGAAACAGTTCTTGATTTGCCCACAAAAACTGGAATTCCCTCATCTTTGTCTACAGATCAAAAATTATCAAAATTGTGGTTATCTCTTAATAAACATATAACAGGTTTAACACACGTAAAAGAAAAAATTATGGAAGCAATGTCAACAAAAATTCAAAATCCAAATGGAAAAGGGAAAATTTTAACGTTTGTTGGTCCTCCAGGTGTGGGAAAAACTGCAATGGCTGATGCTATCGCAGAAGCTATGGAAATGCCGTTCGATCATATTTCATTTGGATCAGTAAAAGACTCAACTGTTTTAACAGGGCATTCATCAACTTACATAGGAGCCACTGCTGGAATGTTTACAAAAGTGTTATTAAAATCTGGGAGACTTGACACAGTAGTTCTTTTGGATGAAATAGATAAAATTCCATTAAATACGGTTGAAGGAGCGTCAATTGCTTCTGTCCTATATCACGTTTTAGACAAAACTCAAAATAATAGATTCAAAGATATGTATATGCCGGAGATTTCGATCGATTTATCAAAAATGATATTTTTATTGTCGGCAAATTCCCTCGAAAACATAGACCCATTAATAAGAGACAGAATGACTGTAGTTGAGATAAATGGTTATAATGTTCAAGAAAAAATAGAAATTTGTACAAATCATATTTTTCCTAAAATTAGAACAGAAACTGGTTTTACCGAAAAAGACATTGTAATTGGAAAAAAAGAATTACAACATTTAATAATAAATAAAACAAATGGCTCACCTGGAATGAGAGATATTGAAAAAAAAATAGAACAATTATGCGAAAGATTGTCTTTGTTAAAATATACAAAAAATATTAATTTTAGTTACAAATGTGGTACAATAAAATTTCCTCTTGTGATAACCACTGAGATAATTGATAAATTACTATAAAAATATTACTTGTCGTTCATAGTGTTTAATAAAATATTTTGCTCGACACGCGGAACTATATACTTATAATAAAAAACGTCATGTGCAGTTGTACATTCCAAATTTGTAAATATAAATATTTTTATTTGTTCTGCAAATTCTATTATTTTTTCATTGGAACTAAAAATATTATCTATTTGTCCCAATAAATCGCCAGTTGTTTCTTTTATTTCTGAAACAATCGAATTTATTTTTATTAACAATTTAATTATTTCTTGTCTATTATGATATTCAATGTCATTATCATCTTCCATATTCGATATTAATTTATAATTTTGTTCCATAGTAGATTTTTTTAGTCTGACAAATGTATTTTCATCAGATCGTAAAATTGTTTGTTTTAGTGAATTTACATATGATTTAGATGTATCAATATTTGATCCTATCCACTCAAATCCTTTATTAATTAAGTTTTGAAGCATTTCAGATCTTAAAAAATATAACATTATTTGTGTAAGTTTTTGCCATAATTCTTGATCATGATTTACTATATATTGCAAAACATATATGTTTAACATATTAACACAATACAATCCGGTTGTCATCCAATTATCAACATAATATTGCAAGTTATTTTCTTCCAAAAAATATGTTCTGAATGAATCAACTTTAAGTTTTGATTGCTGAAACATGAATATTTCGGAGTTAAACTTGTACGCATATTCTAATTCTTGAATTGTGTCGTTAACAGAATAATGTTTGTCTAATTTATGTCCTTTATTTGATAATTCCCCTAATTTTCGCAAATAATTTATTTTTTTGTATTGTTCGTTATCAAATACACTATCTATTTCATCATCACTTTCATACGTATCGTCTAATTTATCGGATAAGATTTCATCAAATTTTAAATCAAATGGATTAACATTGTCATTTATCATTTCCGGCATATACATGTATTTTTTGTACATATTAGAATTAGCCAATTCTAATTGTTTTTTTCTAATTGATATATGTAAAGCTAATTCAAATTCCATGTCATCTAACGAATCACTCATACAATAATTTTTTGATAGTTTGACACCTGTCTTCATAAGTTCTCCTAATTTTCTTAAACAATCTAATTTCTTTAGAAGTGTTTGCTCGTTATTATTATTTTCCATTTTTTGATAAATATCAGTGGCTTCACTTTAAGCTATTTTGCAATATTTAAAGAAATAATATCATTCATAAAATATATTTTGTGAATAGTGACTATATAAAAATAACATGCATGAAATAGTTTATTTTGTATTTTACATAGTTATATTTGGATTAGAAATACATTATATATGTAAAATAAATTTAGCGTTTTCTATTTTTATTTCGCTCATATTAATGATGTTAATATTTATTAACGTAAATCCTTATAAAACTAACGAAAATAAGTTAACAATTTTAAATTATATTGATAAACTATATGTTCCTCAAACAAAATATTTATCAGAATTAAATTTAAATCAAGAAAAATATCCAATCGTAATAAAACCACATACGTGTAGTAGGGCAAGCAATGGTGTGGAAGTAATTAAAAATAAGTCATCCATTAATAATTATTACGAAAAACATAATTTTACTAAAGATGAGCTAATATATCAACAATTTGTCCCATACACAAATGAAGTAGGAATATTATACGAAAAAAATTTAATTACAGAAAAAGGCAATATTGTGTCCATAGTAAAAAAAAAGTCTCGCAATACTGATATTATGCCAGCGTGCATTGGAGAAACTACGTGTGAAGATTTAACAAAATTTGTTACTCCTGAACTTAACGCTATAATTGATAACATTGCAAATTCAATACCAAATTTTAATGTTGGAAGGTTCGATATAAAGTATAAAGATGAAAAATCTTTATTTGAAGGTACAGATTTTTACATTTTAGAAGCAAACGGTACACTAGGATTTGACTTAAGGAAAAATACGTCCAATTTGTTTATGTCAAATTATTACTTAAATAGATGGTTTGTTCATAGATTTTTTTATGGAATAAAAAATATTTTAACTTTAAATGGTTACGATATATTTGAAAATTGTGACACGCTTAATAATGCATTTAACAATGCATTTTATTGTGGAGACTGGGAAAAATTATTCGCAAAATATACTTAAGGACTCACTTATTATATTTATATATGGCAAACGCCACTTCAAATTATGAAACAATTTTTCATGACAAATGGAATTTTGAATATCGAGGTAATAAATTTACTTATCACATGACCCCAGATTCTATAGAAAACAATCAATTTAAGTTATATGATGTTAACAATTCTTTGGATGATATTATAGTACAAGATTATAGAAAAGCCGCAGTAATGCATAGACTAATTCGAAATGAGTTGAGGACAAAAGTTCAAGAATCTGTGTTATTCACAGATGTCACTAAATATGCAAATGAATTAGTAGCAAAATACTGTAAACCACTATGCAATCAAACAATAGGTTATGCATTTCCAGTTGGAATATCTGTAAATGAAATTATTGCACATGACACAGCAAATGTCGGAGATACACGTAGTTTAAAATTAAATGATGTTGTTAAAATAGATTTAGGAATTCACTTAAATGGATCCATTATTGATTCTGCATTCACAATGATAGTTGGAGACGATGAAGTAACAAAAAATTTTTATGCACCGCTTTTAGAGTCTTCACGAGATGCTACATATACTGGCATTGCTCTATCTGGAGTAGATGCCAGATTATATGAGATTAGTGAATCGATAGCTGAAGTAATTGGGTCATATGAGTTAGAAGATGGAACTGCAATTAAACCAGTATTTGGTTTGGGAGGACACAATATTTTACCATATCAAGTTCACGGTGAAAAATTAATATTATCAGTCCCTCATAAAACACAAAAAAACTTAAAAATGCAAGAAAATGAAGTTTATGCAATTGAAACATATGCATCAACAGGATCAGGAAAACCAAATCAAAATAATATTTCCAGATGTAATCATTTTATGATTGATAATAATATTAAAACAAATTATGCAAATTTAAAAGGAAAAGAAAAAAATAATGCGTTACTCAAATGGGTTATGAAAGATAATAATACTTTACCATTTACACAAGAATGGTGTTCACATATTGATAATTTTGAAAATCATATTAATTATTACGTTGGAAAACGTGGTATAACAGCATTTCCACCATTATCAGACACAGCAGGATCAAAAACTGCGCAATTTGAACACACAATTCATATTAAGGAAAATGGCATTGAAATATTTAGTTTAGGAAAGGATTATTAAAACATTATTTAAAATTGAATTAATATGATATTGTATAAATTTATATGTAATGTCATAACAATAAAAGCACAAATGTCAACTAAAAAGAATAGCATTAAAAAGCAATATGAAGAATCGAAATCAGAAAACGAAGAATCGGAATCAGAAAACGAAGAATTAGAATCAGAAAACGAAGAATCAGATTGTACATGTAATGATTTAGAAAGTCATGATTATTTATTAAGATATGGTAGAGATTTTGGTGATCATGGAATTCACTATGGAATGTGTATATATTGTCTAATGGAAGATAAAATTGAATGGATGGAAGAATGGGATAGTTGGGCAGAAGTAGCAGGGAGAGTAGCGAAACTTGTAAAATATGGATTTCAAGATGAGATTGATAATATACAATATAATACAAATGGTTTACAACCTTCTGATTCGTGGGTAAAAGAACTTATTAGTATTTACAATTTGGGTAGGACTTTGGCAAAGAGTAAATCAAAAAAAAAATAAATTTATGATGATCACGGTTTAAAGATCAAGTTGAAAATATGGTGTTATATATTTCAGAACAGATTCATGCATTACTTCATTCCCGATGTCTATTGATATTTTTTCACATGTTATACTAGCATTAACAAATTTTTCTATTGTGTCCAAATTTAAAAATTCTCCATTTTCTTTTATTTGTTTTTTGCAATATTTAAAATATTTATCAACCATTAATTTAACTTCAATCAAAATTGGAGTTATTATATATTTTTTTAACATTATTCCTTTTTTATCTGTCAACCATATTTTATCACTACTTTCGAGTGCCTGTCTAACTACAAAAGAAAGTCTTGATACATCTGTAGCCCAAAATTGTTGAATTTTTGGATTATCTTTTTTATATTCACTTTTTATTATTTCTCCAATAAAATAATCAAACAATTCTTTGTCATAATGATAAATCATAAATTCTTCCACCGTGTGATCTTTAGTTGTTTTAGCTGTTAACATGCTTTTTGCTTGTGACGATTCGATCATTTCTAAAGGTTGTGCAGTTTGATAATTTTTGTTAATATATTTTACCGCACTCATCATATTCATTGTGTTGTTTAATATCATGTTATGACTATCGGTGTTATTCGTCATATTAATGTTTATTGGAGTAGATGTAGTTTTTAAATTAGACACAATTGATTTTATGTCAGAAACATCAGATTTCATCGCGTCGAACTCGTCTTTTTTTAAAACAACCAAATTTTCTTTTATAAACTTACATGTTTTTTTGTGTTGCCACAAATTTTGATTATGATTAAATACTTTTTCACATATACATTTATAAATTTTTTTAGGATGTTTTTCTACATCTTTTTTAACTATTTGTTTCAAACAATTGGTTGTATTACTATAGTTATTATCATAACTTAAATTAGTTATATTATCACTATTTTTATTTTTATTTTGATCATTATTTAATTTTCCAAGTTCATGTAGACCAGATTTTTTCAAATGTTTTACAGATTTTTCATGAACTTTTAGATTATAAGGTCTATCTGTTTTATAATTACATATTTCACATACATATTCCATAATTCAATTTACTATATATTTACAACATAAAAACTAATTTTATTTCGAACGCATAAAAATTATAAAATATACCCTTAAACAAAGAATATTTTTGTTCATTACTAATTTTATATATATCATTATCATTTGCATTATAGATTTAATAAATTATTGATCGTAAATTTGTAAAATTAGATATTGCTAAAAATATTTACACAAAGTTTGTGTGGAAAAAATTAGCCTCTCACGCGTAGTAAAAAATAGGTTCAAATTGATAATTTATAATAATTTATAAAAATATTTTAGTTTATTTAATAATTATAAACCAAGTTACGTCTATAAACACGGTATTATTTAGTAATGCGTCAAAATAAACTATTTAATAACCAACAAATAAATATACATGAATATACAAAAAATTTTGCACGTAGATGAAAATATGTGTTTAGAAAGTTATCCTTGCAAGCATTATGTACAAGTTGAAATGACAGATGGTTCTGTTAAAAATATGACCATGAGCGGACCATCGATATATGAATTATGTCTAAAATATAATTATCAACTAATAAATCAACATCACTTTAGTAGTTATCCGGGTAATTATTATTCATCAAACATAACAAATAACAAATTTAAGGATATACTTAAATATGGAAAATATTATAACCCAGCTTATTTACATTATCCAAATAGTACATCAAAACAAGTACAGTGTGATAAATGTAATGAATTAATTAATGTGTGTATAGGTTATCAAAATATGGACTTGTGTATGTTATGCACACATAATCTTACATTATAAGAATAAAGAAATAAATTATGTTTATTATGTTTATATGGATAACATTATAAACATAACTGATGAAAATAATCCAAACGTACTTTTGAAAGTATTAGTCGTATTTTATATTCTTATTGGATCTTCTTTAATTCAACCACTTTTATCTAAACAATGGCGTAATTTAGTGGATAATAATAGAATTGTTCAACATATAATTGGGATAACAACATTAATAGCATTGACAACATTATTATCCAATGGAATGTTAGATAATGTGACCATCGTAATTTATTCATTGGTTGGGTACCTTTGGTTTATTTTTTCCACAAAACTTGATGTTCATTGGAATATAATAATAATGATATTATTGGTTATGGCATACATGCATTATAACTCATTGCAACAAGCAAATAATATTGTATATAGCGACAAAAATCTTACTCCCGAAGAAAAAAATAAAATAACTAAACAAAATTCGTCAAATTCTTTATTTATCATGTTAGGTATATTGGTCGTTACAATAGTAGGGGTCACAATGTATTCTAATAAAAAAGAAGTACAATATGGCGGAGGATATAGTATTGTTAATTTTTTACTTTATTAGGTCTATTTAGACTTTTCAAGTTCGATTAATTTTGTATAAACTTCTTTTGCCGCATTTTGTTTTGCAGTCATTTTATTTTGACCAGCTCCGTGGCCCACTATTTGTTTAACTTTACATTCCACTACAAACAAATGAGTTTTTTTATTTGCTTCATAATCTGTGTATTTTGGTAATTCTATTATTGTTTTATTTATTGATTTTGTCATTACATACTCTTGTAACATTCCAACATAATTTGTCGTATTATTTGTGGCCTTTACACTAACGCTATTATTTACGACAGTGTTGGGACTAATTGTCCTTTTATTCAGAAAAGTGTTAGAACTATTTTTTAAGAATTGTTTGCCTATGTTATACGAGCAAAATCCATCTGACCCAGCATATTTTAAATTTTGAGTACTTATATTTGATGACCAATCTCGTAAGGTGCAATAGTCAGGTTTTTCTACGCCACTTAAAAATTCGAGGTTTGGATTATTTACACCATTTAAAATAGCGTGAGTTCTCATATCAATATGACCGTTACATTGTGCTAATAGAAAATTATCAGAAATATATTGCATATCAAGATCGATTCCAACTCCAGTTTTTATCCAATTTCCAGATGTTAAAATTTCTATTAAACCGTGTGGGAGAATTTTATTGAATTTTGTTATATCAACAACAAGACATTCTTTTGCATTTGCTATTTGTATTAAGCAAACAGCAACTCCGAAACTCGATTGGTGGACCCAATTGCTAGATTTTATAAAGCTTTCAGGAAAGTTTGACTGTGTAATATATTCACAATCCAATCCAACATGGTATATTGCGGGATGTGTTGAAATTTTAGAGTTTTCTTTAAATTGATTGAATTTAAGATCAAATTGGGTAATATGATCAATATAATCTATTGACATAAATGATTTTATTTATATTATTAAATAAATATAAACATAATAATAAACATTTTCAATTTTTATAAATAAAAAATTTGTTTAATTTCTTAAACAAAAGTCAACATATGTTCCTATAGAACAGTTCGAATTTATAGTGTAATTTTGAGGAATTTCATTGATTTTTCCGATGTACGACAATATCAAACCTTCCATATATTTACATGATTTTTGTAACTCTATAGTTATGTAGTGGTCATGTTGCTCGGATAGTTCTTTTATTAATTTTGTTCTGTTTTCTATATAAATTTTATTATAATCAAATAAAATTTTTTCTCTTATCAATATGTTTAATAATTTTAAATATATATCATTAAGAACATATACATTTGTTTCGTTATGAATAATTTGGTGAAGTGGTATTTCATTTGAAATATCAAAATGTGATGATTGGACTGATATTAGATTCGAAAGTCTAATGTGACCAAAATGTTGGTATTTGACAACATTTTCTAATATTGATATAAAGTTTTTTGTAATTTTAAGTGTAATGTTTAAGGTTGTGTATTCTCGAATAATAATTTCAAGCAAACTATTTAAGGTTATGTCATATCCAATATTTTTAATACACATGTCAATATTTTCTACAATAGAGCTCATTTAACCTATATACTTAATATTTTTAGAATATTATTTTTAATTGGTTGGATATTCAGTTAAATATTTTTTTATGCATAACCATCCACCATACATTTCTAATTGTGATGATGTTGTTTCTATTATGTCTAAACTTGGGTATTGTACTAAAATATCTTTTGTTTCTTGTGTGATATGCATTTTATTAATATATAGTTTTGTTATATTTCCATATTCCATATAATTTAAACATTCTTTTTTTCCAAATCCTATCATTTCAGTATTATTATCAATTAATATTTTTATTTCATTATCTACTTGTTTTGACAAATCTTCCGTTATTACCAATTGTAAATCTTTTATTATTTTAATTACCGTGAGATCATCAATTGAGCTTATTACAAGTTTTTTATATAAATATTTGTTTAAGAATTGTTGAAATAACGCGCTTTCAATAACGTCATCTGGCATGTAACCAAATCCAGCTATGATTATTTTGGACACATTACATTTTGTATTATTTTCTATCATGTATGAATTAACAATATTTTCTGCATATTTGTTTACATATTGATTTCTAACAATATCGGCTATTCTTCCGAATCTAACGGCACTTTGTCCGCCTTTTTTTTGTTTGTTTGGTAATTTTATTTCTAATCGTTTAATCAAACGTGGTTCTATGTGAGATCCTGTTATTGAAACCGTATATATTCTTAATTCTTCTCCTGAAAGTAAACACACACCTATTAAACTTTCATTATTGTACATATCGAGAATATCATCTAAATGAAATTTATTATCACATCTATAAAAAGATATGTTAATTCTTTTGGGAGGTTCGAACAACATACAAATTCCTTCCTGAAGGCTAGGAGCAGTAATTTGATTCACCTGCACACAACACAAGTCTATTTTTGGGAGCAATGTGTTTACCGTATGATTTTATTGCGACGCTTGCCGATTTTAGTGCGGAAATGACATCTTTTCTTACGGCTTTGCTTTTGATGTTTGGCGCAGTTGACAATTCTGAAGTTAGTTTTTCAGAAACTAGTGACATTGCATATCCACTTGGGATATATAAGGTGATTAAACTTGTTCCACCTGAATTTGCCTTAGCAAGATCTAAATCTCTTACTGATTGGTATTCCATTTATATGTTATAATAATAAAATAATATTTAAGTATTATTCATAATATTATTCAATTTTTATTACAAAAAATTGAACAAATAAATATCATGAATGACACGACTGTTCGAAGATATTAGTATTATATAAACCATGGAGTTTTTAGGCTTATCATCAAGTAGTATATCGAGTGAAAGTGAAGGAACTATTCCCAGAATGGTTCGCACAGTCACTTCATATGTAAGAGGTTCTCATAGTGAGACTGGTGCCCCCATGAATACACCAGTATCAAATTGTACTTCAGAAGAAGTACTTACTTTGCCTGAACAATTTTCAGATTATAAAAGGCAATATACTGGAGCATGTTCTGACAGACCTCGTCAGAAGTTGAACGTGTTTAAGGTGTCTGACGTACATCCAACAGTTTCAAGTGATTTATCATTGGTCACCATTACTCATCAAACTGTGTTTTTGTTTGATATTACTGGGTCAATGGGACCAGTAATTGAGTCAGTCAAATCAGAAATTGTTCCCGTAATGAAAAGATTAAAGGACGAAGCAATTTTGGCTGTTAATGAGATTACTGAAGAGGGTCAAACATTTGCACTTAATTTTGAAGTATCGATTGTCGGATATAGAGATTTTGAAGATGAAACACATTTCGAAACTCATGACTTTACATCAGAAATTCCAGAAATTGAAACATTTTTAGGAACTCTCCGGGCCAAAGGAGGTGGTGATCAACCAGAAGACGTGAAGGGTGCATTTATTCATGCATTATTTGGAGTGTCAGAAAAGGCAAAGAAATTGTCTTGGAAAAATGACACTGCCAGTAAAACTATTTATTTGATTACTGACGCACCTGCTCACGGAGCTTTTTTCCATGATAGTGGTGCAGGAGGAGATCATTACTTTAGAGATAATCATAGTGAATGGGACGCATTATTAAAAGAATTAAAAGATCAACAAATTAGTTTTAGCATTATTAAGATCAATAATAACACTACTAAAATGTGTGACAAGTTTCGTGACATGTGTTCTATAGCCGAAGTTCTTTACAATGAGATTGATATTTCACAGCAAATTACACACGCGGTCCATCATCCTAGTGATGAGTTGGAATGTGCATGTAGTGGTATGCCAATGGAACATTCTGCACTTCCAACACTTAGTGGAAAGGTAGAGTCGTACATGACTTCAATGTATAGAATGACATCAGCAGGATATGCTACTTCCAGAGCTACATCACATGCTAGCACTGATCATGTATAACATAAAAAGTTGAATTCAAGATAGTCAAAATACAACATAATATTATTTTTTTATTTAGAAACATGGCGGTTGATTATATATTGTTTGTATTACAAGAGGGTAACTTTCAAAGTAGATCAATGATTGTCCCAACAAAAGCATTTTTAGAAGCGCGACAGGAAGAATATAATATATTAAAACAATATTCTGTAAAAACCACAGTTGGAATTTCTGATAAAGAGTTTACAGTTGTCGATAACTTAATAGTTCAGCCAATCGTGTTTGATGGAAATATTGGTACACCGAAAAAAAAACCATTTACAGATTTTTATCATCAACTTTTAGGTTATGCTGATGGATTAGATGAAGGATGTTATTATAGCACAAAGGATGCTAATTGGTATGACGACGCAATTATTCAATTATGTCAAGGCTTTAATCATGTTGAAAATTATTTAAAATGTAAATACATGACAGAAAAATCAGGGACATGCATTAATATCACAGATTCATTTTTGTTCTTAGAAAAAAATTTTAGGAAAAAGAAACATGTAGAATGTGAAAACAAACAAATAGAAAAAATAATTAATAGTTTTGAACAAGACCCAGAACAAATTGCAGAAAACACTGATGAATATATTGATTTTGAGTCACTGCTCTAAAAAATTGATTTATTGTATATCTCATACACACTTGTAAACTATGTTCTATAATCATCATGTCGTTTAAAATTTTATCATATAATGTATGGTTTGACACATTGTTGAGAGAACAACGACTCAAATCGTTAATTGCTAAAATTTTAACAGAAAATCCATGTGTAATGTGTTTGCAAGAAGTTGTTAGTGTTACACATTCTAAACTTTTATCTGCGTTGGGCACAACATATAAATATTCATATCCCGAGAATTTAGCTCATAGATATGGATGTATTATTTTAAGTAAATACCCAATAGAAAAATCGACTAGTTTGAAATTTCGAAGTAACATGGGAAGACAATTAGATATCGTCAATATAAGATTGCCGACAAGTCATTCTATCGTTATTGCTAACACTCATTTTGAAAGTGAATTTGGAGAAAATAATACATTAAAAACATTGCAATATAGATACACTTCGGCAATTTTGCATAAAATACATATGGATCATATACACGATAAGAAATTTTTGGGGACAATATTATGTTCAGATACAAATTTAACAAAACATGACGAAATAAAATATATGGAGTCATTTGGAACATTTTTAGATGCATGGGACATTGATGGAAGAATTGAAACGAAAAAATATACATATGACACAAAGGAAAACATTTTATTGTCTGAAAGTGAAAATCAAATACAGTCAAGATTAGATCGTATTTTATATATACCTGCAAATGGTTTATTACAATCGTCATTTAATATGATAAAGGGTAATTTGATAGAAATATCTGATCATTTTGGTATAATAGCGAATATGAGTTATAATATCAATGAAAAAAATTGATTTTATTATTGCTTGGTTTTAATCACGAATATAATATGTTACAATTAGAATAAAATGCCCAAAACATCAACTAGTTCAAAAAAGAAGCAAGTTAAGGAGGAAGATCATGTAGATATTGTGGAAGTAGAAGAAGAACCGGAACCTGAACCAGAGCCAGAGCCAGTTCAAAAGAAAAGTTTGAAAAGCTCTAAAAAAGCCAAAGAAGAACCAGTTCAAGTACAAGCTCCAGTAGTGGCACCTCAACAAAAGACAAAAAAAACTGAACCAATTCAAGTCACTGTTAATGATTGGAATGCAATGGGAGATGATATTTCTGTAGAAGAATTGGCATCTGATCACGAAAGTGAAGAAGAAGAGCAAGAACAACCAAAAAATACATTTAGAAGTGGAGGAAAAGGAGGAAGACAATCAAACACAAAATCATCAAGATTTGCGAACAGTGCAACAAACTTTTCATATCAAACATATGCTGATTTGGACACACCAGTTAATCAATTATCTAATAAAGATTTAGTAAAAGTTTTAATTGTGAGATCATATAGTGAAAATCAACATGATTTTTGTAAAACAATGAAAACCGTGTTAAGGGCAATGAATTTGGAATGTCCTATGCCAGGAACACGACCAATAATCGACGGAAGCATGCAAAGTCAACCAAATACAAGACCACCTACAAGAAACACGCAACCCAGCGGAAAATCATATTCTGGAGCAAGTATGTTTGGACAACGTAATCAGTCCAGAAGGTCAAGTGATCCACATGATTTCTAATTTGTTTATAATTATATACTTTAAGTAACTTCAGTACCTGAAGCATCTACGTACGTGACGTATGATGAAATAGATACTGCATGAGTACGTGTTAACGATGGAGAAGCGTTATATAAAGGAATTGTTACTACACCTCCAGAACCATCAGTAACAATATTTGTTCCGGACGTTGGGTGATATGTAAATGCATCAGAATAAATAACAAATTTTCCTCCATGTGTGACATCATAGATTGTCGCAGAATAATGACCAGATGCATCAGTACTGTTTGTAGCTGTTACTTTATATGAAATATTTGAACTAGTATCAACAAGTCCGGAATATGTATTTCCATTATAATAGAGTGTGACGATTTGATTAGATATACCCAAATTAACATTTCCACTGGCACAATTAGATATATGAGCTGTCAAGTTTCCGCTATAATCGACTCCGACATCTAATTGATCATCAGTATTACTTAAAGATTCATTATGATTGAACAATCCTACTGTTTTGTTATCTTGGTGAAAAACTGCAAGTGCAAATGACATTGGTACATTTGGATTGTAATTCGTATTTGCTATATTCAAACTTCCATTTATCAACGGATAAACGTAATTATCAAAAGTAAGGTTGTTTGACATGTATATTAATATATTTATATTAATATTTTTTTAGAGGATAATACAAAGGTGATAATAAAAGTAACAAAGCTTTGAATTTCAAATATCATAGGGTGATGTATAACACTAAATATATTTTAGAACATATTTGTATAAAGGAATAATATGCCAACATATCCAAATATAACTGATGAGAATTTTTATGATAAAGTAAATAATATTTATTCTAAATATAAAGTTAAAAAAGAACATAAAACATTAGAAAAAATATGTTATCCAAAAGAGTTTAAACTTCAGTTGCCACAACAATTTTTATCAGAATTTATAAATCCCAAAACGCCGTATATGGGAATATTAGTATATCACAGAATAGGATCAGGAAAAACATGCACTTCAGTGAGAATAGCAGAAAAATGGAAAAAACATAAACGTATTGTAGTTGTAGTTCCTGCAAGTTTAAAAAATAATTATCGTAATGAATTACGTAGTTTGTGTGCAGAAGATAATTATTTAAAGGAATTTGAACGTAATGAACTAATTAAATTAAATCCCACTGATGATAGATACAAAGAAATTATTGATATAAGTAATGAACGTATTGACAAATATTATGAAATTTATTCGTATAACAAATTTGTAGAGCTGATAAATGCCGGTGAACTAAATTTAAAAAATACATTATTAATAGTTGATGAGATTCAAAATATGGTTTCTGAAGGTGGTACATTTTATAATACGTTATATAAAGCTATACATAATGCTCCTCGAGATTTGAGGATTGTTCTTTTATCCGCTACTCCCATGTTCGACAAACCACATGAACTTGCATTAACAATGAACTTACTTAGACTTCCAAAAGAACTACCAATTGGTCGTGAATTTGATAAAAAGTTTGTTAGAATAACAAAGAGAGAAGATGGTGAATTATCGTACAACGTTAAAAATACAGAACTTTTTAAGAAATATTTGAGAGGTTATATTTCGTATTTTAGGGGTGCTGCGCCAATTGCGTTTCCACGTATGAATATAAAATATGTAAAATGTGAAATGAGTGAATTTCAATATTCGGCGTATCTCAGGGTGTTAAAAAATGAAGATATAAATAAAGATAACGAACACTTAAAAGAAGAATTGGAAAACTTAAATGTTTCAGATTTGCCAAATAACTTTTATATTGGTACTCGTGTAGTGTCGAATGTAGTTTTCCCTAATAAAAAAATTAATTCTAGTGGATTTAGATCATTTACGGATAAAAAAATAAAAGAAGATTTAGAAAAATATTCTTGTAAGTTTTTTGAGATTATCAATAGAATCAATAAATGTTCAGGAAAAGTATTTGTTTATTCTAGTTTTAAAGAATATGGAGGTTTGAAAAGTTTTATTCGTGTTCTTGAAGCTTTTGGTTATTCTGATTATACTAAAACTGGCGTCGGTAAAAAACGTTTTGCAGTGTGGTCTGGTGACGAAAATATTACAGTGAAGGAACAAACACGAACATTTTATAATATGAAGAATAACCTTAAGGGTGGTAAGATTAAAGTGTTACTCGGATCGAGCGCTTCTAAAGAAGGTTTGAGCCTTACGGCGGTGCGCCAGGCTCATGTTTTAGAACCCTATTGGAATAAATCGCGTCTTGACCAAGTTATAGGAAGAGCCAGTAGATTTTGTAGTCATAAAGATGTTGAGGAAGAAAAGCGTAAGGTTAATGTTTACATTTATACGGCAGTTGCACCAGGGTATCATACAAAAAAAGAAGTACCGCAAACAATAGATCAATATATTTATGATCTATCACTTAAAAAAAACAAATTAATAATGCAATTTGAAAAACTAGTTAAAGAAGTAGCAGTAGATTGCAATATTAATAAAAATGCAAATGTATATGAAGGAGATGATGACATTGTATGTGATACGTAAATAATCAATCTAAATATTTCCAAATAAATCCTTTTGTCGTTTTTCTTTCTCCCCTACATACCGCACAAATTTTAGACGAATCTATTCCAACAGCTTCAGATGCATCACTCATTTTATTCCATTCTTTTATTAAATTTCCATTTAGATCATATTGCCCAACTTTTCTTGTTTTTGGCTTAAATAATCCCGTTTTAAAAGCATGAACATTGTTTTCTGTTCCAGAAACCCATTCTAAATTTTTCAAATTATTATTAGTTTTTATACCATTTTTATGATTAATTAATGGTTTTCCTTCAATTTGCGGTAAAAATGTTAATGCGACAAGTTGATGTACATTATAACTTTTCTTATGTTCTCCACTAAGATGAACATGTAAATATCCATTTGTAACACTACCCTTTAATATTTTATTCGTCGTTGCATTTTTAACCCTTCCTTTATTTGAAACTAAATAATTTGTATTTAATTGAAACACTTTCCAAATTTCTCCTTTAATTTTATGTTGACTAGCATTAGTTTTTGTTGTATTTATTTTTAATAGTCCAGTTTTGATTGCATGAGATATATTTTCACTTGGCGTCGCCCATTCTAGATTTGACAATTTGTTGTTGTGTTTAACTCCATCAATATGATTAACTTGTGGTTTGTTTTCTGGATTATTCAGAAATGCTCTTGCTACTAAAACATGTACAGGATATTGTGTCTTAACTCCATTTTTACATAGCATTGCTCTTACATAACCATGATGTTTATGTGGTTTAAGTTCTTTAATTTTCATTGTAGTTAAATTTAATATACGACCCTGATCAGAAACCATAAACATATTTTCATAATCTTTAATTTCTTTCCATTGTTCGTTAGGCAATGAAATTTCTTTTATTGTAGGTAAATTTACTTCTTGTTTATGATATTTTACATCTATGTTTGATAAAATATTATTTGATTTGTCACCATCTTTATGAAAAATATTATATGTCCGAGTAAAATCTAAGCTTAAGAATGATTCCGCTATTAAAATATGTACAAATTTATTAGTATATGTATTTAATGTGACATAAATGTAATTAGTTTTATTATTTTTATATATTTTTAACAATTTATTATCTTTAATACTAAATACTTTTCCATTGTCTGATACAATATAGTTAAATTCACCTTTAACATATTTCCAATTACCTTCTAGTTTATATTTTTTTATTATTATGTTAATAGGAACAATTTGTTCAGTTTTATGTATAATTTTAGTTCTTGGTTTACAATACTTTAATTCTAAATTAATCACATGATTATCAAGTTTATTTCCGTTTTTATAAACAACATAAAAATTATTATTATCAGGATTTAAAAAATATTTTGCTACAAGTTGTCCAATTCCATAATAGTTTCGTTTTCCATTCATACACAAACCAATTCGATATAAGCCTTCTTTAAGGTTTGGTTTCAACACATCGCCGTTTTTATTTTTCACGTTGCCAAAATTAGAAATAGAATAATTAGGGTATTCAGTTATAACGCGATATATTTCTTCACTCATAAAATAATTATATTAAATTTTCTTTAAGTTAGATAAAAAAATGTACTCTAATGCAAATATTGTTCAGAAATCAACACGTTGAGCTTTTCTTGAATTTCAACGACAATATTGTCTAATTGCACATTTTCGGGTTCTGGTTGTGTGTCATTTTGAGAACACTCAGATTGTACACTAGTTTCTACATTTGCAGATGCTTGTTCAGATCGAGCTTCATATTCTTCTGGTGGTGTAGTTTCTGGTACCAAAGAAGGTAGTGTAGTTTCTTCTTCTTCATCATCATATCCTCCTCCAAAAGAAAATGGATCGTATGGCTCTTCTTCATAAGCGACATATGTTGATTCCTCTACATCTTCCTCCTCGGGAACAGGTTGATGTCGAAAATCAAGTAGAAATTGTGTTACTTCAGTTTCACTAGACATGTCTACTGAAGTAAAAGTAAAATCGTCACAACGACTACCATATATTTCTTGAATAGACGGAGCATTGAGAATCCATAGAGATTCAAACACATAATGTTTCACTGTTGAAGATGGTTGAACACAACGATGAACAACAAAGAAATACTTTCGATAATCTTCTAGTTCTTTTACAAGACCAGATACAAAGTTGGCAACAATAAATTGCATCGAACCATCAAAATCTTCAGGGGCATTATATACAGATCTAAAAAATTGATAAGGAGCCAATTTCAATTCTTGCTCAAATTTTTCATAATCGCGTGCCACAAACGCGCGCTTCGCGTTTTCGAGGTTACCAAACGTTTGAAATTTCTTGACAACATTCTCGTAAGAGGGTTCGGGTTCTTCTTCTTGATGTGACATATTTAGAAAGTTATTGTTATTAATATATTAAAGTTTGATTCAATATATTGTATATTTCAATTTTTCATAACAAATAAAAATGTTGAAAACAATAGGTTAAGAATTACTATTAAATATAATAAAATGGCCAAAAAGACGTAAAAATTGTCTACAGAGAATATATCACAAATGGAAGAATTGGGTATAAGCAACACACTAAAAAAATCACTAATATCGTACATCAAATATAGAAGGTTAAAAAGGGCAGTTATTTCTACGAAATCAATAACGGATTATTTATTGTCAGCGATCAATCCATCAAATATAAACATGTTTGATGTTCAAAAAGGAATTGAGATACAATACGATAACTTTTGTAAAATTTTACAAGATAAAAATTTAATTGAAGCAATAACAAATTTTTTGAAAATATATTATGATTACTATGAACTGGATCCGAATATTGCTCCCCGCATCACTAGCAAAAAATTATTATTTATGTGGTTATTAATAGGATTCCCACAGTTTACAATATCTAAAACAGCTCAAGAACTTACAGTCCAACAAAAAGATATTTACCCAAATGAAATTTATTATATAGCAGTAGATCTTTTAAAAAGTTTATCATCATTTAACAGCTCACTAGCATATTGTAAATCAAATAATGATTTATTAAGAAAATTTATAAAGGCGTTAAATAAATATTCAAATGCTATCACATATTTTTTGGAAAGAGACAAGACGGAAGAAATAACAAAATTAGTACAAGAATATTATGATGTGAATGAAACATTGATGAGAATAAGGGCAAGTGACAAATATTCCGATAAAATGAAAGAAGAAAATGAAATATCTTTAAACAAAACAAAAGAAAAAATATTAGCATACATAAACAAATTTGATAAATCAATTAAAAAAGAAGAACTAGAATCATATGCAAATATGAATCTTTTGAAAAGTTTAAAAGTAGAAGAAACACAATTTCAAGTAATGTTGAATGACATTAAAACAAAAAAACTTTTTTACTTTAGGAGGGCATTAGAATGGATTAAGAATTCGATGATTGAATTAAAAGCATTAAAAACAAAAAATGGATATAATTTAAATGATGTATTAGATTCAGATTTTATAATACAAAAAATAGTTGTAAGTGGCTCATTTGATAACAAAGAAGTAACAATATATGGTGATTATCTTATGTCTATATTAGGAGAATTACAATCAATTGATTCCAATTCTGAAAGTGTAGTTAAATGGAATGCAATGAAAGTAGAATATAAAGAAAAACAAATGTACATTTATTTGGCGAATATGATATTCTTCGTAATGAAAGAAATACATAAAATATTTGAGCAAATTCAATTAATGCTGACTATGGTAAATGTAGGAATTAATCCATTTTCTTAACAAATTTCCATTGGTATACTTGTGTCTATTAACATCTCATAAATTGTTTGTGTCAATTGGTTTATTAACGTTTGTTGATCATTTGATACAACTGCATAAACTTTATGATCATTCATTAAGTCTATAAAATTTTTACTTGGTTGCAATTTTGAACCAGTTAACATATACAATCTAAAATGAGGATTTATATTGGCAAGTCTATTTGAACAAAATACAAAATGACTTAAGTCTTTTATAGTTGTTTTTGTATCTGTTTGTTTTAAATATATCGCAATAATTTTATTATTATATACGACACATATGCCTATTCCAGTCATATATGACCCAAATCTGGAAACAATATCACTTTCCATAAAAATTTCAACACCAGGAAAATGTTTTTGTATTTCTGCCTTCAGAAGTAATTCTAATTGCGATGGCTGTAAATATGGGGTTATTGATTGCTGTTGTATGTTTGAAGAAAAATTTAGATTTAAAAATGGGTTTTCTTGAGTTTGTAAATTTCCCTCAGCCCCGGATCTTTGTCTTAAGTTATATTGAGACATAATATTTGTTCATATAATATAATGGTAGATTAAGAATTGGGAGAATAAATATCAACATTTTTTTGTAAAAAGTTGAAAAAACATCATCTTAAAAAGCATTAAATTTGACTCATAAGTAATAATAAATGAACTTTTTTTCTGTATTATTATGTGTATTATTTTTTGTGTTTATGGTTAGTACTTATCAAATTCAACTATTCAACAAACTTTATTTGGAAGAAAAAGGACGTGAAGTAGATTACAAAATATGTAGTGTTACAATAAACGATTTAAAAAATTTGAGTTGTGTGTTCTTGGATTCATATTTTTGTTGAACAATAAAAATGTCATATATTTCACATGTGTTTTTGGATATTTAATACTGATATCAAATTATTATATAAACACAATGACATGTGAAATTAAACAAAATATACTATTTGAGTTAATTTTACTTTTAATAATTCAAATATATTTAGAATATTACAAAACAAGTGATATTATAAATTATTTGATGTTAATGTTATGTTTTTCGACGTCTATCAGTGCAAAAAAATTGATTAATTAAGTTTATTACATTGTGGTAAACCAATTCTTTTATAAAATATTATGTTGATTCCAAAACAACTAATAGAAGATTATTTTAAATGTAAATACATATATTACAAAGAAAAGCAAAAATATGAAACTATAAACCGCAAATTTCCTGCACAAAATGTTAATTCTTTTGAATATAATGTTTATCTAACAAATCCAAAATATTACAAAGAATTAATAATTATTTGTGACAAAATAAAACAATATATAAAAAGCGCGCTCGATACCGCGATAAATCTTGAAAACAATTGCAATCAAATTAAATTAGAACACAAATATTATAAACTTACTATTAAATATGCTTACGATGATAATGGCGCGCAATATTATGAAACCCCCATTTTCAAAGCAACTTCTATTTTACAAGTTTATAAACATTTGTTGTTTGATAAAGAATTTGAGGATATAAAATTATTAGAAGTGTTTATCGGCATGTCAGATTGTTTTAATATATCAAAAATACCAGAATATGATACAGAGTTCCATATTCTGCTATGGCTATGTGATTCATATACAGTTAACAACATAAATATGTTTGCACAATATGATGAAACCTTAAGAAATAGGTATGACTCAATAGAAATGGAATTAGATAGTCTAAATGATATGTATACAATTGAGGAACTTAAGGATATTACATTTAAATACCCAAAGTCAGAGTCAGATAAAATAAATGTGACAGCTTTTATAAAAAAAACTAGGTTAACTAAAAATGTGCTACCACAATTATATAAATGTGATATATTAGAACCAATTGTATTAGATGACATAGAATATTATGATTTACTTGTTGCGTTAAATAATTTTTTTAGTAAGGATTTTATGAATAAACTAAATTTGACCGTTTTGGAAGAAAATCAAGTTTACATTACAATATAATTTTTTTATTAAAATATGTGAAAAAGGCATGTTTATTTTTCTTTGATATAAGTATAAAATGAATTTTTTAAACGATCCTAAAATAATGGCGGGACTCGCAGTATTAATATTTAGTGTAGTGATATATTTTTATATTAACTATCAAATCGGAGTCACATTAAAAGCAGAATTATCACGCATAAAAAAACAGAAACAACTTAAATTAGCAAAACAAGCCCAAATGTTAAAAAAGCAACAATATGTACAATCGAGAATGGGAAGAGCTGATCAAGATAGTTATTACGACCCTGCCGAGGATGGTGGTATACAAGGAGGAGATGATGATTATCAAAATGACCACGATGATATGCATCAAGAACACGGACAGCGCTTGACAAAAGATAATATACTAATGAGGGATATGATGGGATTGTAAAAAATATAATTCGCAATAAAATTATGATAATGTTTTGTAATCAAAGTTTCGACATAAACAAATATTATAATTTGTAATATTGGTGCGATAAAAATACGTATAAAATTGTCGGTATGATGAATATAACAAAATAATAAAATGGACGAATACTTAATATTGTTATTGTTTTTAGGGATATTATTTGTATTGTTTTTTTATCGTGAAGAAATTTTTGGAAAACAACAATCACAAATTATACAACCCTTGAGTCATAGAAATAAAAGAAGACATGGACACAAACATAATAATCGTCACGCTGATAGTCATAAACATAAACATAGACATAGACATAAAAGAGTCGTTGAATCAGAAACCGAAAAAAGTGAAACGTCTAATTTTTCGGGATTATCTGGAATTGAAAAAACTCAGGATGATCGTAGCAGAGGATCATTTGAGTCAAGACAAAGTATCCAATCCAATGACACATTTCCATCTATAGGGTCAGGATTATCACACGGAAATAATAGGAATGATGATGATACTTTTTAAGAAATTAATTAAATGTGATTTGGATATGTTTATGATTTTTTATAATTTCACATTTTATTCCGTCACATTTTTGATAAAATAAATGTCCTTGTTCATTAAAACCAAAAGTTGCACATATTTTTCCATCACAATTTTTAACATAAATAACATTTCCGAATTCTATTTCAAATGTTTTATCTTTATGTGATCTTACACGTTTAACGCGACGACATGGATCACAATGCTCTTCATAATGATGATGATGTTTACATTCATCTACACGACATTTATGAATTTCACAATAAACTTGTTTATGACGATGTCCACATTCATCAATATAACATTTATGAATTTCACAGTAAACGCGAAGTTCGTGACTGTGTCTACAATTATCTAGGTGATATCCGTGAATTTCACAATATTCGCGTCGGCGATACGCGTTGTGATGGTGATGACCGTCGTGATGACGGCGTTCTTGAAAATAATCTAAATGAATATTATCATGGTGATGTTTGTGACACTTTTCAACATTACAATCATATAAGTGACAATAATCACGATGAACAAATTCATGATGACTTTCGCGTTGATGTCCACGTTCATAATGTCCACAATGCTTATCATCAATATCAAAAACCTCTAGTTTAAGATCATGTCTAGTACCGTTTACTATTTGTATACGCATATATAATATAACATATATTATATTGTATTATATGGATATAAGCACATCCAACATAAGAATGTTAGCATGTATCCTTTTTAGAAAATTTGAAAATAATATATTTTATAAGATTTTTTCGTTTATTTTATAAAATAAATAAAAATTGAAGAAGTATCATCTTAAAGTTTCTGGAGTTAAATTAATAAATAAGTAGATACAATATGAACGAACATGTTACAAGTTCTATAATTACTCCTATATGTTCAGTATTGGGACATGTGGACGTCGGTAAAACAAAATTATTGGATTATTTAAGGTCAACGCACACAAAAGAAGTTTCTGGAATAACTCAACAAATTGGAACGACAGTGTTTGATAAAGATTCTTTACAAAAATTATGTGGAAAACTAGGTGCGGAACTTGAAGTTGATAGATTAATAATGATTGATACTCCCGGACACAGTAATTTTACGACTATGCGCCAGGTGGGGGCAGTTATATCTAACCTAGTAATTGTCGTTGTGGATATTAACAAAGGATTAGAAGAAGAAACAAAACGGTGTCTGCGATTTGTAAAAGACAACCATGACACAAATTTTGTTATTGCTCTAAATAAACTTGATCGTATATATGGATGGAAATCAATAGATAACGCTCCATTAAAAAAAACATTTAATAAAAACAAAGAAGTTATGGACACAGTAAAAGGAAACATTGATAGAATTATTTGCCAACTTGCCGAATTAGAAATTAACGCATGTGCATATTATGATAATAAAGATTTATCTACATTTGTATCAATGATACCTTTGTCAGCTCAAACAGGAGAAGGTATTCCGGACTTAATATTGGTAATATCAAAAATGATGGTGCGAGCTACTAAAAAATTAGAAGAAAAACCAATATCACGATATACATTTGGCTATTTTTTAGATAAAAGATACGAAGAACGCACTGGTAATTTTAATGTAAGTATTAACATTAATAAGGAAATTGCTACTGGAGATAGATTAATTATAGTAGATAGAGATGATAAAAATATTCAATATGAAAGTGTCGTTAGATCATTAGTTAGTTCCGCCGAAGGAAAAGAAATGAAAGATAAATCGCGTTATAAAACTATCCAAAGTGTAGATGGTACATCTGGTTTAGGAATCTTTTTAAATGACGATATTACACCCAGTCCAGGATCGATGTATGCTGTGACTACAGGTTTAGCAAGTGAAGAACAAGAGGAATTGATAAGATTAATGAAAGATAATATGTCATGCACAAGTTCTAATTTAATGTGTCAATATGACAAAAAAACTTACGGTGTGTTTTTGTACGCACCATCTTTAAATATATTGTCAGCATTGATTTCAATAGTCAACGAAAATTCAATTCCGATTATGGATCATTGCGTTGGTAGATTGACAAGACAGACAATAATAAAAATAAATGGTGTATATGAACGTATGGATGTGGAACACGAAATAAATTATGTACAACGGTATAAGACCATACTTGTATTCAATCCGGTAGCCGAAAAAGAAAATCCATTAGATGGAATTGAAGCAAATGTGATTGGAATGTGTAATCAAAATAAAATAACATTAATAGGGGAAAAAACTGTATTTAAGATTATGGAAAAATACAAAGAGTATGTAGAGAATTGTAACACAAAATTTTATAATAAATACAAAAACATAGGTGACAGTTTTCAGCTCAAAATATTGCCGGAATATGTGTTTATGAAAACAACTCCATTGTTATTTGGAATAAGAGTTATCAAGGGACAATTTAAAGTCGGTACGTTGGTCGTGGCGGTAAAGGGAGACAAACAACTATTATTGGGGAATATAACAAGTATTCAAAAAAACAAAAAAAATGTTGACAATATGAAAATTGGGGATGAAATATGTATTCGTATTGAAAGTTCTGGCGATAAACTAACATTCGGAGAAGATTTTGACGAAACATATGAAATTCAAAGGTATATTACTGAAGAGGAAAAAGTAGTAATGAGATTTATAGAAAGTTTATCGTCTATTTGAAAGTTCTGCTAGTGTTGCAGTCACGCTAAATAATAATCCACCCGCACATAATATACCCCCCAAAAAATAACTATCAGATTCGTCATTTTCCGACACAACTTTATTTATTAAGTCTTCTTTATTATCAGACACTGCTTTGTATAAAAATTTCTCTCCAACGTTTTCTCCAAGAAGAAAAACGTGAGAATTAAGAAGTGTCGTATTTAGTTCAAAAATATCTTTATTTCCACCGTACATGACTCTTATTCCATGACGCTCTTGTAATAAATTTGCTAAGTAACTACCATCACATTGTGCATGTTGTTGGTGCGTTCTAAACATATAATGTACTTGTGGACATTGAGATATATTTGGTCTACCAAAAGTCGGATCTGATAAAAAATTATCTACACGTGTTTTTAATACATTTTCTACTTCAATAGGAACATACACACTTGTTTTTTCTCCAGTAATAATATTAACGTTGCTGTATTTTCTTAATTCGACGTCTTTCTCCAGTCTTAATTTTGAAACAGCATAATAGTAAACAGGAGAAGAAATTGGCAAACTCAATATACCTTGCTTTACCAACCGAGTTTTATCATCAAATTGGACAACAGAAGTTTCCAGTTCAGTTTTCATTTGTCTAGATTTTTCTAGTTCTCTTGAAAAATTTTTAAAACAATTATATGTGCCATACCCGAATAAACCTGTAGAACACACTCCAAACAGTATACTTGTCATATGTTAATTATTATAATTATGAAGTAATGTAATAGTTTGTATTTGTCATTAAATATTCAATTTTTATGGTTAATAAACATCATATATACTTGCGGGATTGTTCGCGGTTACTATAGATGAATGTTTTTGAATTTTATATTTTCCTGCTTCCACAGAGTCAGGACTTAATTCAAAAATGGCATTGTCAGTTTTAAAATATGTAAGATTGTTCATTAATTCGATCACCTGGTTATATGATAATATTTCATTATGTTGTGCTTTTAATAGTCCTTTTAAAATTGTGTTTATTAATAAATTGTCGTTTGTATTTTCTAACAATGATTGTGTTGATGTTAGATTCAAAAAAGAAGATTCGTATTCAGAAGGAGATTTTTGTGTCAGAACATTTTCAAAATTTGCGTGTTCGTTTAACTTTATTGCATGTTCTATAGGATTTTTTTCGTATAAAAGAGTGGCTATTAATATTGCCAGCGGAACTGAAACTACTTTGTCTAATTCAGTGGTTAATTTGACGACAATACTCTGATATTCGCTATAATTTATATTGCTCAAAAACAATGATAAATCATCAGCCAAATTTGTCACTTCTGTATGTTTATTATAAATAGATGAAAGTTCTTTTACAATTTCTCCAGAATATTTTCCATATTTAATAATATGATCTAATGTTTGTATTTTTGCTTCTTCAACGGAGTTACATTTTGTAGTTATTATTTTATTAATTTTACTAAATTTATCCTTTTTATATTTAAGATTATTTAATTTTATGTAATTTTCAATTAAATAATATGGTACATATGTCCCAGAACTCATTATAATTCCAAAACTACCTTCTGTTTTTATAAGTGTTTTCACATCATGGTTATCAAGAGTAGTTAAATTATCATAATCTATAATAACAATTTTATGTTTTCCGTTTACGATATCAAACCCGATATTGGGCATTTTAATATCTCTTAAATAAACTTTCTTGTCAGTAAGTTGGGCTAAAAATAAAGTAAAATTATAAATCATATTTAGTTTATGTTCAAGTTGAAGTGACTTTATATTGTCCGATGTGAACATTTTATACTCCTTAACAATCATAAAATTCGCAATGTGATTATTATGTCTATCATATAATATCCCCCACATATGTACAGTCATAATGTTATCGCCATATGCTTGTTTGTCATGATTATATTTTTCAATACATGTCAAAAACTCGTCAAGAGATTCGTCAGTTAGCTTTAATATAATATTTTTAAACTCGTGTGTAACGTCAATAATAGAAAATACTGCAGTGTTTGATCCGTATGATAAAAAATGTGATCCGTGTGCGTAATAAATATTTTTTTCGTTGTTAAATTGAAATATATATTTTTTATCTCGAGAAAACAAAAAATTGTTTTTGTCTGTATTGAGAGTTTGTAAGATCTCGTTTGGATTTCCTCCAGTTTGATCAGACTTTATGTATAACCTTATTGGTCCTATCATATTTATAATATATATAAAAAAGTTGAATATGATAAAAAATTGAATAAAAAATTGAATAAAAAAATACTTCAGTACTAAACTGGAAAATATTATATCAAACATAACGATGCCACCTAAAACTCAAGTTGAAAAAGCACCGCAAAAGAAAAACACAACACCAGCAAAAAGTGTTGCTCCCGCTCCAGCTCAAACTGGAGGAAAGGGAGGAAAGAAGCAATTGTCTACTCAACCAGCTGTTGAAGCTCAAGTCCAAGCTCAAGAAGAAACAGCCACAAAGGAAAAGAAACCAGGAAAATATGACGGAGTAGAAAAGGGTGATGCTCCGAACAAAGCAACTGCATTTGCAGGACTTCAATTGAACGTCGAGACTGTAAAGAAGTGGTTGAAAAATTATTACAGTGACTACAAAGTAGAACGAAAACAAAAGAGCACTCCAGCACAAAGTACCGTCGCACCTACAGAAAAGGCACCAGCTAAGAAGGGAGCAAAGCCCCAAGAGGCCACTCCAACTCAAACTTCAGATAAGCCAAAAGTTTTATCTGACAAAGTAATGCTCAACAATGCCAACTTTGCATTGGGAGCAGTTGAACATTCTTTATGCTTGGGCCTAGTCGGACTGATTTATGGAAAATCAAAGAAGGCAGGAGCAGGATTATATACATTGGCAGAACAGGATTTATTAACTGCAATTGATGCAAATCGTGAATACAATTATACATTTGGAAGATTGATGTTTGGATATTTTCCAAAGATGGATTACTTGGGACAAATCGGTTTTTCAAAAGATGAATTGAAAAATTATATTGAAAAATATGGGTTTGAAGGTGGAAATACAACTGTCAACATTAATGGAGTTTTGAATTTGATCGCGTTTTTAATGTTACAAAATCGAACTTTATTGGCAGAAAATGCATATTGGGCAACAATCTCTAAAAAGGGAACTACTGTCAGTGACAGATCTATTTTATATGCAATTCCTACCGTATATCAGGGTCAGCTTAAAGATACTCTCTTTAGAAAGTGTGAAGATACTTTGCTAAAGATTGCAGGATTAAGTCCAAATGAAGGTGATTCAGAAACCGGGTCTAAAAAGGGATCTAAGAAAGGAGCCACTGCAAATGTAGATGCCGAAAACACTGACAACACAGAAGAAAACAATGATGTTGAAGATGTCGAGGAGGATCAAGAAGAGGACCAAGAAGAGGATCAAGAAGAGGATCAAGAAGAGGAAGAACAGGAACCAGAACCAGAACCAGTGAAGCCAGTGAAGAAACCAGTTGCTCCTGTCAAGAAGCCATTAAAGGCAACGAAATAAGCATATCTGATTATATCAGATAATAATTTTTTTATTAAAAAAATATATTAAATATATTCACAACAAGTAGCATAATAACAATCAGCAACATTTATAATTTGGAAAGGTTTGCAACATCCATTGACAACACCAGAATTTAAAAAGTTTTCACATTGTTCCTTTGTAGAGTGTGGATTTATAGGTTCGCCAGAAGCCTTGTAACAACCATGTCTAAAAATTTGGCAATTGAAATCTGCACTTGCGACAACAATGAAAGTGTTACACCATGGACATGCAAATATCCAATTATTTGTATCTTTATCAAATTCTAATTTATTCATTTATCCTATATGGTGATTTTATTTGTTAAATGATTTCCGTATACTATACGTGTATGACTCGTTTTTAAAATTTTGCATCCAATTAGACGTATTTTCACCGAAAAGTTGAATTACTCCTTGAGCCGGAGTGAACTTGATTATAGATCCATATTTAGAGCATTCAAATGGAGTAGTTAATGTTTCCATATAATTAAGTCTAACGTTTTTTGAATTTGCATCTTTCCAAGAAGGTAAAATAAAATCACATAAACCAACAACAACACCATTTTTTGAATTTGGAGATCCTACGATAATTTTAACAATGTTGTTTTGGACCTGTGAGTATACATCATTTGCATAAAATGATGGATTGTTTATATCAGATCTTAAATCTATCCACCAACCATTTAAATTTGGATCTATAAGAAAGTTACAGATTTCTCCAAATACAAACGAAGCCACAGTCGGAGTAAATTCATCTTTATATAAAACTACACCACCATTTTCTAAAATAGGTTTTGCCTCTATATCTCCTTTCATATGAAATCCGCTTGTGTTTATATCGATAAGATTAAATGTCACGTTGTGTGACATATTTGAAGGCGATTGTAAAATCACCGGACATGTTATATTCCAGCATTTACAAAAAGTTGGAAGCAATGCATTGCATGCAGTTATTATGCAATTAAAATCAACAGAGTTAACAATTTTTGATTTATTAGAAATATATATCATGTGACTCATACAGATTATATCTTTTATTAACAAAAAAAAATAATATATATCACAAAGAAAAAAGATGAAATTAATTTAAGTTCTTATATATATCATAAAAATATATAACAGCAATAATATGTTGACCACTTGGAAACAAATAAACGAAAAATATAATGTGATTTTAAATGGAGGCAATGACGGAGAGTTGTCAGAAATAGAAAAAAAAATTTACAACGGAACGTTTTCTCAAGATGACATTGATTTTTCTGACGTAAATGTGTTATTGGCATTATCAAATTATTATATGTTAACAAAAAATGATTCATTTAGATTAACAATTTTAAACAAACTTGTTGAATTGGGAGATCATAGAGGTCATGCAAATCTTGGGTGTTATTATTTTAATATTAACAGAGAATTGGCAATAATTCATTTTGAAAAGGCATCTCAACTTGGAAATTTAAACGCAAAGTTTAACTTAGTTAAACATTATATAGAAGTGGCAGATTTAGAAAAGGGGTATATTTTATGTGAAGAATTAGTACAATCAAATTATATTCCAGCGTATATGTTACTAGCGCAAATTTATGGATGGAAGGGAAATTTTCAAAAAATGATGGAAACCCTGGGAAAAGGAATTGAAAAAGAAGATCAAAATTGTATGAGTAGTTTGGAATTAGCTTTGGAAAATAATTTTGTTCAAATAAAACAATTTTTAGGTGGGTTGACACCGAACAATTTAATAACAAATAAAATAAATCAAATAAATAGTGTTATGTCTGGAACTGGTTTTATGTTGAGCATGAAGAGAATTTAACTTTTTCTCCAAATTATAGTTTCTGAATACAATTCAGTTTTATCATTAACTAAAATTGCGTTTGGAAAATGAATACTTAAAATATTGTCAGATGCTAATCTTCTCATAACTAAAACTCCGCCAGTTTTTAATGATGCTTTTACTTTGTTACAAAAAAGGACAAATTGATTATATTCCATCCAATCTGTGATATTTGATGTTTGAATAAAGTCATAAAAATTAGGAAATAATTTATGTTCAAACAAACTATGTTCAACATTAACATTATTAATTGCTTCAATATCAAATTCTTTACTTTTGTCTATTTTTACTTGAAGATCTCTGTCAAATATCCAATTGTGGTAAACGCCATGATGTTTACTCACCGTATGAAAATGTGTGGCAAAATTCTTTGAAGTATTTTTGACCGCTTCTTCACCAAAATCTTTTTTTAATGATTCTGCGTCAAACACACTTTCAAATGAATCCCCACTTTTCAATTTACAAAATAGGTTATCGTAAACTATCTTCTTTTTCTCAAGTTCTTCAATAAAAACTTCATATGTGGAATCTTTTAAATGATTTATTTTTTCTTTAACTAGTTTTACTTGACCCAAGTTCATATCTACCGCAGTAAGATTAATTATTTTTCCTGCCAGGTCAAACATTGTATCTCCTCCTGATAATATAATTAATCCATTTCTTGGGACAGATTCAAGCATTTCAATAGCTTGTTTTTCTACGTCACTATCTTCATATGTGTATCCAAAAACAGGTTTAAATTCTAATAATTCTGACAAACATCCAATTATCCAATTTGCACCAATATCCAACATTTCTAATGTTAGACTTTCTTTGTTAGAACATTCAAATAAATCCGTGGCATGTTTTATGTCAACAATTTCATGTACAGTGTAATGATTTGATGGTTGATAGCCATTTTTATCTATAAAGTATCTGTTTATTTCCCCAGATATTATATGATACACATATTCTATACTACCCAAAATTGCACAACATGACTCAAATGAATATTTGGTTATATATGATTGTAATAAATCATGATATTTTGCCACGATAAAATTTGATTTAATTGACTTTAATGATCCCTCAAACCCACATTCGATTAAAAATTGATAGAATGTTTCAACGTGTGTCAAATTTCCACAATTTTCATCCATCAAATTCATAACTATTTTTTTTCGTATTTCATGATTTTCACATGCATAAATTACATAACCTAAGATTTGACTCCAAAAGTTAACAAGATCAATAAATGATGCTAACCTAAAAGAAAATATTTGAATATTCATAGATCTATCTATCTTAAATGAATTTCTATACTTACTATTAAGGTAGTCTGTCGCCGATTCTATAAAACTATTATGACTCATTTATATATGACCAATGAAATTTACAGTATTAAATCAAACACACTAATTTTAATATTTTCAATATTTTTAA